CGACATTACCCTGAGTACCCATGGAACCTTGCGTTCCGTGTGCACCCTGTGTTCCTTCGTAACCTGCGGTACCTATTTCACCGGGAGTACCATCAGCACCTTCGCTGCCTTGCTCACCCTGAGCACCCATCGCGCCCTGAGCACCGACATTACCCTGAGTACCCATGGAACCTTGCGTTCCGTGTGCACCCTGTGTTCCTTCGTAACCTGCGGTGCCTGTGTCGCCGAGCGTGCCTTCAGCACCTTCGCTTCCTTGCTCACCCTGAGCACCTATCGCGCCCTGAGCACCGACATTACCCTGAGTACCCATGGAACCTTGCGTTCCGTGTGCACCCTGTGTTCCTTCGTAACCTGCGGTACCTATTTCACCGGGAGTACCATCAGCACCCTTGCTGCCTTGCTCACCCTGAGCACCTATCGCGCCCTGAGCACCGACATTACCCTGAGTACCCATGGAACCTTGCGTTCCGTGTGCACCCTGTGTTCCTTCGTAACCTGCGGTACCTATTTCACCGGGAGTACCATCAGCACCCTTGCTGCCTTGCTCACCCTGAGCACCCATCGCGCCCTGAGCACCGACATTACCCTGAGTACCCATGGAACCTTGCGTTCCGTGTGCACCATGCGTTCCTTCGTAACCTGCAGTACCTGTTTCACCGAGGGTGCCTTCTTCACCATCGGGGCCTTTTTCGCCTTGTACGCCCATCGCACCCTGCGGGCCCAAATTACCTTGCGTGCCACGGAAGCCCATAGTTCCCCTTTCGCCCTGAGTTCCTAATTCGCCTCTTAATCCTTGCCTACCCGTTGTACCTGTATCACCTTGTGGTCCTGCTATACCCTGAACACCTGCGGCGCCTTGTGTTCCAACGGGTCCTTGTGCACCTGTAACACCTTGAGTACCCATTGCACCTTGTGCGCCTTTAGCGATAGGAAGATAAAGAACGCCATCCTCTACATAAGGTTCTTCGAGTTCATCTTCTGTTACATAATACTGTGCACTTTTTACTTTTTCCTCTGCAGTACCGTATTTCTTTCCATTGAAATAAAGATAACCATCCTCTAAGTCTTTTGAGGTTCTGATGAAATAGATGTATCCATCTTGTAAGTCATCTATTGAAAACGACGGTTTTGTGCCGTCAATGGTTTTAAATCCTTTGAAAATATTTTTAGCCATACGCTTTTTTTATTTTAATCCTTTATAAATACCTGTTAAAAATAAAAAGGAAAAAATGAAAAACATATCTATTTATATAAAAAAGGTATTATGGAAAAGAAAAATTTTTTATATTGGTTTATATTCACGCTGTTGGCGATTTGGCAGCTGCCACAATTTATTGTTGCATTGGTTATGTGGCCTTTTCTCGGCAGAAAGGAGCTTGTTGCCGACAGGCATTTCAATTTTTGTTGGAAAGGAGAAAAAATGAGCGGCGGAATCAGCCTTGGACCATTTGCATTTGTTTCTCCCAATTCAGGCGACGCAACCATTGCTCACGAGACTGACGGGCATACTGTACAAAGTAAAATATTAGGGCCATTATACCTATTCGTAATTGGTATCGAATCAATATTTTGGGCATGGCTCTACGATTCAAAAAAGTATTGTTATTACGATTTTTATACTGAGAAAAACGCTAATTTTTTTGCTAAATTGGAGGTTGATAAATATTGTCGGTTAAAATTTAAGAATTCTTAATAATATTCTCAAATAATTCATGAATGTTGTGGAAAACATTTTTTCCTTCAAAATTCTCATGCGTATAATAATATAAAGTAATACCGTTTTTAGAACAAGACTCTTGTTTTTCGCGGTCTCGAACAACGGTACTATTATATTTTTCAATGCCGCCGAAATATTGCACGGGGAAAAAATGCTGAATTCCCTTTTATTTCCCTTATATTGAACTTGAGAATAATCATATTTTTCGCCATGGACTGATTTCGCCATTTTTATAAATTCTTTTATTGTTAATGTTTTATGAAAAATTTTTAATAAAAAAGAACCGAGGGATTTCTCCTTCGGTTTCTTTTTAAGATAAATTAAGGAATTAAGCCTTGACGAGTTCTTTCTTCCTCCAATCCCAACGGTAGCCCGTATTTGCCTCGATAAAGTGCTCTACAGCGAAAACCTCGTCGCGTGTAGCCTTCCTCAAGTCGTCAAATATTACACCATCGACGGAATCGTAATCAATCACATGATCAATGCCGATAAATTGATTCTTACCGGGATTAAGTGAGGTAATGAGAATCCAATAAGCCTTTTCGTTGTTTAAATTCGCAACATAGACGTTATAGGTAGGATACTCTGCCTTGAGAATGTCGCCATCCTTAAATTTCTGATTTGGCTTTTCATCTGTTACGGTAACAATAGCATGCTTTCCGTCTTCGGACATTTTTGCGTCCTTGACATACATTCCGCCGCCGTCCTGTACGGTTTCCCATTCGCCCTTATCGTTAAGACTATATTCCTCGTGCGCGGCTTCCTTTAAATTTCCATCTTTGTCTGTTTCCTGAGTGAATACGCTCCTTGCCCCGGTATATTTTCCGTCAGCACCGCGCACAATCTTGGAGTGTTCAACTCTTTGAAAAATGTAATTCATAGTATAATTAAGCTTTTACGAATTTTACATTATTTTCGTCCCAAGCATTGCCGTAGCGTTTCTTGAGATACTCTGCAATCTTTGCTTTCTCTTCATCGGTTGCCTTGGACATATACTTAATGAAGTTATTCTTGTCCATATAGCGAACGGATGTGAAACGAGGATCGAAAAGAACCTGTGATTCATCGTCGTAATTGTAGAACGTCCACCTAATCGTAGGTTTCTCCTGATTCTCGAGATTGAGAGCGCCATATAAGTCGCCGTCGAATATCTTCACGATTTCTCCGTCACGGAAATTCTCGTAGAAGTTCTTCTCAGCCGCATATTTCTTCAATGCGTCCTTGAACTCATGTGTTTCAACATAGTCAGCCGTCTGATTGAGGATAGCGAGAACCATATCTTCTTTAAGGAAGCGGCAATCCTGAGTTCTGATAGGCGCCTTTGAGAAACGTTTCTTCGCAAGAAGGATGCCCTTTGCCTCGTCGAATACGTCATCAGGCGAGCAAATTGCCCATCCGAAATTAAGTTCCTTAGTCGGGCTTAAATTGTCACCAAGCCGATAAATCATCTCATCCGGCTCAACTGATACGGGAGTTCCCGTTCCATGCTGATAACGTACACGGCGAACCTCAATACCGTCGAGTTCCTTCGTTTCCTTTACCTCGCCGTAAACGTAGATAATGTACTCTCTACCGTTGTCGTCTTTAACTGTCTTTGTTACTGAATAATTCTTGTACTTTGCCATTTTGTCAGTCGTTTAGTAAAATTTTCTCTTTATTAGAATTGTCAACTTCCGTGCCGGGTTTTTGATCACGAAGCTTCTTTGCATAATTGAGCCAGAAATTTTCCTTGTCAATTTCCTGTTGGACGCTATTCTCTGGCTTGAGCCCCATTCTCATTCGATAGAAGAATGCCGTGATTTCTGCAGCCTTGATAAGGGCTTCATCGCCCCAAATACGCCTGGCCATTTCAACCGCCTCGATGGAGTAGCGATTATAATGGGAAGGGTGGTTTACCATTTCGTAATTTTTGTTTTCCTCTGCCATTACTTTTCGAGATTTTCCTTAATCTTATTTTCAATCGCTTCCCTGCCAATCATTCCTGTAAATCTGTCAATCTGCAAGCCATTCTTGAAGAAGAGGACAGTTGGAATGTTGCGGACGCCGTGTTCAGTTGCGATTTCCTCGTCCGCCTCATCCAAGTCAACCTCACCAACGACAACTCCGTCAATCGGGAAGATGTCGTCGAAGATTTGTCCGAGCATTCGGCAAGGACCGCACCATGCAGCCTTAAAATCAACGAGCGCAAGCTTATCCTTGCTGTTTTCCACGAATTGTGAAAATTCGTTCTTTGTTAAAATCTTTTCCATATATTATATCTTATATTTTTTCTCAAATTTCTTAACGTTCTCACAGTGCTTCTCATATAGGAGATTCTTTGTTTCCGATGGTAATCCAAAAGCAAATGTACCCAAAATTATTGTACCATCCTCAATCCCGTTCTTAAATTCTTTTATTGGGTTTTTGCTGCCATTGGCAACAATATTCATAAGAACCTTCCTCACATTCTGTGTGTCAACAGGGAGATACTTACCGTTTCTCGTGCAGCACCAGGAATGGAGATACTGCTCGCATTCCTGCATGAATTCGATTACCTTATTAAGCTCTTTTTCTCCCTTCGTCATACCTTGCTAAGAAATTCCTTAACAAGATTCTGAACCTCAACGTTTCCGAATCCTTCCTTATTCGCCATCCAACGCAGATATCCTGGCTCCTTCTCGTAGGCTTCCTTAATAGTCATTCCATTCGTCTTTCCGAAGTCGAACTTATATCCTTCAACCGTCATAACAGGAGCCTCATAAGCCTCGACAGCCTCTGTCTCTCCGTTATCAATGAAGTCAATGCCGACAATCTCCTTACGGCTGGCAATGTAGTCAGCGTAGAACACGATTAACTCGGGACGCGTCTGTGGAACAGGTTCCTGCCAAGGACCCATATGGGAACGGATTGCCTTGCAGATATAGTCAAGGTGTTCCTCGTCTACGAGTTCGTCGTCAGCCTCTTCCCAAATCTTCTCGACATACTCTGCTGCAAGCTGAGGGTGTTCCTTAACGGTGTGTGCGCCAAGTCCGTCACCCTGTTTCTTGATATCGTGAACAAGCGCAGCAACAAGAATACAGTCTCCCTCGTAGCGGGTTAGTTTCTTCGCCTCAATACTGGGGCGGATAAGTTCATTTGCAAAATATGCCACAGCGCGGCTGTGACGTACGAGTCCGCCGTTTCCGCGTGCAAAATCAGGGTGGTATTTACCAGATGACGAAGCCGGTACCGAGAAAAAGTAATCATCGGCGTTGGCAACAATTAATTTGGCAAATTCCCTGAGTTTCTCGTCGAGAATATAAGAAAATTCTCTTGTAAAATAACTTAATTTTTCTTCTTTTGTAAGCATATAGTAAAATTTAATTTGTTATCGGGTGTTCCCTTAGATATTCAACCAATCGCTTGGTATAACTTACAAGATTAATTTTTTCGTAATTTCCGTCTGGGCGAAGCCACATAAGACGCCTTGCAACAACCTTGAAGCCGATTTTCTCAAGACAATTCTGATAAAGCGACAGTTGCAGGTGATATATGTACAACGGCATATCAAGCAAGTCCTCAAACGGGTGTAGGAGTTTCTTTTCCTTGAAATTCTTGTATAAGTCCTTATTTGTCTTCCAATCAAGAATGACAAGTCCGCTCTTGTCTGCAGTTTTACCGTCTAACTCTGCGTCATAGTAACACAGAAGATCAAACGTGCCAGAATATCCCAAATCTTCGTCATAAACCTTCGTTTCTGCAAGAATTGGAACAAGGCACTTCGGTAAATCCTCATAGAACCTTACGGCAGCCTCTTCTTTCGGGTAAATCGCCTTAAACCCGCCGTCTTCTGTCAACCTGTCCTTGAATTCCGGAAGAATCTTGTCATATTGGCGCGTCATATAGTAGAAAATAGACTCGGAGAACTCATGTCTTTCGGTTCCCGTGTCGCAAGCCTCCTTACTGATATGCTTCCACGATTCCTCAATCTGCTGTGCAGTCATTCGGTAGTATTTCGAATCGGGGTTGTCGAAATTTCGCTCAAATGTTTCCTGGGCCTTCTGGTGTGAATCAAAATGCTCTTGGAACATATGCGTTACATTGGAAACGCACGTCATTTCCTTTCCTTCAAGAAAATATCTGTGCCCTTCCTCGACAAATGTCAATCCCTTGAAAGAATTAACAATTTTATCGCGCATTTCCTGATACTTGGGCAAATCCCAAATACCGTCCCATTTTCCGTCGTTATATAATATCTTACTCATTTTTCAACTGTGCAAATTTTTCCTTGATAAGCCTTTTTCTCAATTTTTCTGCAATAACATCGCCGTGGCAAGGCTTCGGGGCACAATAACACTCGAGATAAACGTCCTCTCCCTTCTTATACTTCTCGTAAATCTTATCAACAGCCTTGGTAAACGCCTCATTTGAACCGTACATAATGTCGAAATAATCAGAATACCTCCTGATTGCCTCTTCCCTGTCCTTGACAACGTACATTGCCTTCGTATTCCTGTCCTTTATCTCAGTGTAAGGATTTCCGAGAATAGAGGGACGGAAAATTGGGAAGTTATTCGGGTTATTGCTGTGATCTTCCCTAGTTCTATTGTAAACGATTATTGCCATTGCCTTATTTTCTGCAAATATACTCTTTTTTAATCACAAATCCCATATTTATAATAAAATATCGCTTATATTATGCTTACTGAAAACGAAAAAAAGAAGCTTGTTAATAAGATAAAGAAGCTTGTCCGTGAATCTATAGCAGAAAACGGATACTTTGAAAATTTATACCCAGAAAAGAAAGAAAAATCCCACGATTTCGACAGGGATGAAGATAGAGAAGGCGGAAACAAGGAAATTTCCTCAAAGAAAGAGTCTGTTCTTAAGTGGCTTGACACCGCGCAGGAGCTTCACTCGGTTCTATCATACGAATTATGGCCCGATATGGACGAGGATACGGCGAGAAGCCTGTTCAGCAAGAAGTATCGTGGACACGATAACGACGGAAATTCATATCATTTCGACGACGACGAAATCAATGACCTTTATAATATGAGGGACGACTTCATTGAGCGCGCCGGATTTAAGGACAACAACTAATCATGAGAAAGAAAATTGTATTAAAGGAAAGCGACATAAGGAAAATCGTTGCTAATGTCCTATCAGAAAACATTGACGAGATTTCGTACAATACGCTCGATTCCGCAAGTAATAAGATAAACAGAGGATGGTATGACGACCCTGAATATAGGGAAGGGTATCATAACATTGACGACGTGTTCGACGCAATCGCAACCATACGTCAATTCCTCAATAGAATGGAACAGAGTTACACGCCACTTCACGGGCAAAAAGCGTTGAACTATTTCTATGACAATAAAAAGGCTCCGCAAGAGGGCGGCGCAAGAAAATGTAATCAGTACCTCGACTTCATTGAGCAGTTTGTTCAGAGAAAACAAGCACAAGGAAAAAACTTAGAAAATGCTGCAGATAGCAAAGAAGAACAGGAGAAGTCTGAGCTCCTTAAATTAGCCTATCAATGGAACGGATTCAAAGGAACTAACATTTTTGATTTCATTAACACACTTAATACAGATGAATACGATGACGAATGGAATAATGAATGGGACAGGTTCCTAAATTCCATACAGGATCCTGAACTAAAGCAATACGCAGAAGAAAACTTCTAAAAATAAAAAACGGAAGCATTCGCTTCCGTTTTTCTTTTATAGTGCCTTGCGCTTAATCAATTGTGCGTTCTGCTGAACGTACTTAATTATCTTATCGCGCAACGAAGCCACCTCAGTAGCAGTGATTCCGTATTTCTCTCCAACCTCTTCGGTTGTGTAGCAGCGCTCGTAGTCAATGCCGTAAAGCATTTTCATAACGTCAGCCTGCTTCTCTGGTATGAACGACAGAATTGTGGAAACAAGAGCCTTCTTGTAATCCTTCTCCGCGTTCTCCTCGTATTCGTTTACGGAACTTGTGCGTTTCGTGTACTCAGGGTCGTTCTCGACAGTATAGTCGTCATCAATCTCCTCGTTGATAGAAGAAATGCTTACTTCGAATACGTCGCAGTCTTCCTTGATATCGAGCCCGTAGTTGTCTAGCAGAATCTGCTTAACCTCCTCCGTCGTAGGCTCGCGCCCGTTCTCCGCATAATATTTCTGCTTAATCGTGTCAAGCTTCTTCCCAATCTTATTTACGTTGGAACGCGTAATCATGTTCCTCGTATCATTAAGATAGAAATTCATCTGTCTGCGGACATACCATACTGCGTAGGTAATGAACTTGTTTTCAAGCGTCAAATCGAACTTGTTAAGCGCAATGTTGAAGCCGATAACACCCTCGTTCACGTAGTCCACAACCTCGTTCTCATCCCTTGCGTAAATCTTAGCAAGCGAATAGATAAATCTCAGATGACGGTTGATAAGCTCCTGTCCGGCGGCTTCGTCTCCGTCCCTATATCTCTTCACGAGACTAATTTCCTCTTCTGCGGTAGGAACGTCATATTTCCTTACATCGGCAAGAAATTTTTGAAGTGTTTCGTTTGTTCCGAAAAATTTACAGTTGTAATCGCTAATCCTCATTCAAATTTTATTTTTGTCTAAATTTTATATTTCAAGTACAGAATCTGGACAAAATGTCTCGATAGTTGTCTAGATTCCAACATTAAGCCGATAAATCGGGACACAATGTCCCGAAAAGTGTCCCGAAGCTACTTGAATAGTCCCTTAACCTCGGCAAGAACGTCCTCGGAGAGCTCCCACTTGCCACACTTGAGCGTTGGCTTCTTCAATGCTACAGGCTGAAGGCTTACCTCAACCTTATAGGCTTCTACGCCTGCATTCTTGATTGCCTCGTTCACTTTCTGAAGAGCGTTGTTCATATTCTCTTCATTGTGGCAGAAATACTGCTCGTCTTCTTCCTTTGAGTGTGCGCAGTTCACGCACATCTTCTTGAAAGCATGTTCGTTAGGGCATACTCAGCCCTCTGTTGCGGTTCCGCAAAATTTACAATACTTACCCATAAATTTATATTAAGTTTAGTCTTCTCTCTCCCAAATATGCTCGTGAGCCTTGCACTTGTAAACGCCTGGCTTGAGCCCTCCACGTGCGCAGAATTGGTGTACCAACTCCTCAATCCACCCGATATGCTCGATAATGTTCGTGTGAATGTCCCAAATGTAGTCTTCGACTTCCTTGGGGAACTGTGCGCCAAGCGGATTTTCCTCTGTTCCCGGAATATGTTTGTCATAAAGTCCGAGAATGTATGCGATATTTTCGAATGTAACATCCGTTCCGCCATACAAATTGAAGAAATCAAATCCCCAAGTTACCTTATCCTTTTCCTCTTCAAGATTCGGAACCTCAGTGAACGTGAGGTTGGATATGAGCTTAAGCATATCCTCAGTCAAGTTAATCTTTAAAATAGCCATAGAAATTACTGTTTGTTGCAAATATATGGATTTAATCCTGTTTTACAAAATATCTGAACTTAATTCCACTGATATTGATCTGTACATCGTCAATATCTTCGTTCGGAGCCTCTCCTTCTCCACCCGCATACCTGTAATAATAGTCGTCGTTGATCTTTTTGAGCGTCGCCTCGTCATCTACCTCGATTTCGATGCATATTCCTTGATCGTATCCCTTTTCAACAAGAAACTTGGCGATTTCCATCAGTTGTTCGCCCTTTAATATCTTTTTCATTGTATTACGCTAATCAATTTTTCTATAAATGTTTTAAATTTAGATGGTTTCTTCTGGGCGGGCTGCTTAATTGGAGACGGGGAATCTTTCAACGCTTCCATTATCTGTTCCCCAAGCACGTCCTTTACTTGACTTGCGAATGCATTCTTACCGGATAGCAGTTCCTCCGCAAGAATTTCACGTTCCCTACGAAGATCATTAAGTTCTGCGCTTACCGCCTGTTCGTAACGACTAGTCTCCATAGATATCCTCTAATTTTTCCTTAAGTGAATCGCCCTCTGTTGGAACCTCATCCTCGTAAATTGGCGTATTCTTGTCAATATAGTCGTCAATATTCCAAAGAATATGGCATACGCCCGCGCAATAGCAAGCGTCAAGAATCATAGCGAGCCACCATAGTCCCGTTCCCCTCAATACAATGTTGAAAGGGCTGATTGCAACCTGAGGAACCACAAACCAGTTGAACAGGGAAAATACCCAACCAACATTAGTCGGGAAACATGTCATACACTTGAAAAGGAGCCCAAAATTTGGACCGACACTCTCAGCCCACATTCTCAGCCTGAAAAATATATTCGCAGGGCCGATTGATTGAGTGAAAATCACACTCATTCCATATACGAAGAACGTATATACAAAAACCGTAAACCAAGTCATACCTTATTCTCCCGTTAATCCCTTTGCAAAAGCCATTAGCCCACTGTCGCCGTCGTCAGCCGTTTCAGGCTCTGACTCCTTGGCGTTCTCCGTAATAGATTTGGCTAAAATTTCTTCAACCTCTTCTTCCTTTGTTTTCTTCGGGGCCTTTTTGCCTTTCTTTTCCTCCTTCGGTTTCTTTACCTCCTCGGCAACTTCCTCCTCTTCTTCGGATTCTTCCACCTCTTCGATATCGTCCATTTCAAATCTGAGAGTCTTGAGCCTCTCCAACTTCTCTGAAGCAAATATCTTTGTAAGTTCGTTCATTCTTTCCTTGAGAAGATACTTTCTCTCCTCAATATTCTTGTTATACTGAACAACGAACTCAGCGCAGCCGAAAAGTTTATCCATTCCGTTCTTAATTTCAGTGAAGAAATAGATTCCCTCGGGACGTGACGCAATCTCTACGAGATAAACCTCTTTCAGCATTTTCTCGTCAGGCATAAGCCAATTGCCGGGGAACCTCATAAGAACGTATGAAGCGTCGTCCTCAGCGATTACGTTGAAGGACTGAAAATACGGCTTCAAATTCTCTATTCTTTCGTTAATTTCCATCTCTTAGAATAAATTAAATCCTGTGGTGATAATTGTCAGAATATAAGCCAGTGACAATATCAGAATCAGTCCTCTACTTTTAGATAGTGAATACTTGTGCTCGCCGGGTTCGCCCTTGAACGCGGATCTGAGCACAAGGAAAAAAATTCCTGCCTCCTTCAATACGGAAAGTATGGAAAGGAACAGTACAAATACCATTATCTTCTGTGCTATTAACATAATATGCTACTTTTACTCAAATATACAAAAAAATTCCCGAAAGTGAAGCCTTCGGGAATTAATAAGTGCGTTATTTTCAGATTAGTCGATAGGAACCACCGTGTAAACACGCTCGTCGCCTTCCATGCTCTCGATTACGTCGTATCCCTCAGGTACGAAACTTACAGGAGCACCCGGCTCTCCATATGATTCGGCAGGATTGAAATTGTAGAACTTACCGCCATATACGTTGATATGTGCAGTTCCTGCTGTGTAGTTTGCATCGTAGCAGTTGAGGAGGAACTTAGCCCTTCCGAACTGGTCCTTATCCTGACTACTCCCACAGTTAAAACTGTTGGGTTCTTGGGGCAAGCTCGGAGTAACCTCCCACTTTAAGCCCGCAAAGGGATAGTCCTTCCCTTTCTATATTCCTTGCGGCATTCAAATCCCTATTGTGATGTGTTCCACATACAGGACAAGTCCATTCCCTTACATTCAAGTTTTTGACTTTCTCTTCCTTGTGCCTACACTCAGAACAGGTTTGGCTACTTGCAAACCACTTGTCTATCTTAACAAGGTTATCACACTTGTATTCAAGCATATTCAGGAACATACTCCACCCACAGTCAGAGATTGATTGTGCAAGATGATGGTTCTTTTGCATGCCTTTCACATTCAAAGTCTCAACACATACAGTTGAGTAGTTCTGTGCAATCCAAGTGCTAACTTTATGCAAGTAATCATATCTTTGGGAGGCAATATGCTCTTGTAGTTTTGCGACTTGCTTGACTGCTTTCTTCCAATTGTTTGACTGCTCTTCTCTTTTCTTTCCACGTTGGTATCTCCTACTGACAGTCCTTTGCAATACCCTCAGTTTTCTGAGATTGTGCTTCAGGTATTTTTGGTTTTCAAATACCTCTCCGTCACTAAGTACCGCAAAGTCCTTAATGCCCATATCAATACCAACAGACTTGTTGTTATTTAGTTTGGCCTTATCCTCAGCCTCATACAATACAGAAATGAAATATCTGTCAGTAGATGTATGGCTGATTGTATAGGACCTTATTCTTCCATTTATTTGTTTGTTGTGCCCCTTAAAAAATCTAATGATTCCAATCTTGGCAACCTTGATTGTCCAATTGTCATAGTCAATCACACAAGCCACAGGTATCCTGAAACTATCCCTTACACCTTTCTTCTTGAATTTAGGAAAACCGCCACCACCCTTTCTGAAAAAGTTAGTATATGCACTATCAAGGTTCCTAACTGCTTGTTGCAAAGATTGACTTGGAGCGTCCTTCAAAAAAGTAAGTTCAGATTTAAGTTGTGGAAGTTGGTTTATCAGTTCTATTGCTGAAATTGTTATGCCACTTTCCTTATATGCACGAATCTTCCTGTCAAGCATGGTGTTATACACAAGCCTGCAACACCCACAAGTCTGCTTAATCTGCTCCTTCTGAGTGTTGGTAGGATTTAGTTCATATTTAATGGCTCTCAGCATTAGTTAAATTTCTGATTTTCTATGTATTTCTTAATTGTTTCTTCATTTATGCACCCTATTGTCTCGCAGTAGTAACTTCTTGTCCAAAGGCAGGGCAACCTTTTTCTAAGGTGTGGAAACTCAGCTCTCAATATCCTGCTACTCTTTCCCTTAAGGTTTTTAACTATTAGGTGTATCGGAATTGTTGGTGTGCCTTTAAGAAAGATATGGATATGGTCTGGCATTACCTCCATAGTGTCAATAGTGCAACCACTTTCTTCCGCAATCTGTGCCAACACTTCCTTCAATCTTGTATCCACTCCGTCCACAAGAACTTTTCTCCTGTACTTTGGACACCATATGATATGGTAGTTGATGTTGACAACCGAAGTTATGTTATGTTTAAGGTTCTTCATACATTAGTTAAATAGTTACTAAACTAATTTTCTAATGCAAATATACTAAAAATATTTCAATTTTCAAAATCCTGCTTTCATCCCACTATTGAAATAGTGGGTTTTCCCGCAGGGAAATCATAAATACATTTTTAGCGTTAAAACTTGTATAAGATTTCAGCACCTACTATGTTTGTTTTTGCGTTGATATCTTTCTGATATGTAACAAGTCCACCCCACTTTTCGTTAACGAACACACCACCAGATACAGAAACGCATGAGGCGCTATTGAAGCCAGCGCCAACAAACGGTGAAATCTTCTTTGGAGGAATAATATAAGGTACGTTCTTAACCGCGGGAACTACGTCCGCGCTGAGCATTTCAAGCCTATTATACTGTACCAACGCCTTAACCGTTGCGGTTCCAAGCGTATCAACGTCAAACACCTTTTCCTCATACATTCTCGCCGTTGCCCAATCCCTGATTATTTCAAGTGTATCCTGTGGAATCGGAACATACGAAATGCTGTCGCGAACATTCTCAGGAAACAGTTCCCAATATTTTCCGCTCGCAACGCATTCCGCAATAATGTCAGCCGTGTCAGCGGGTACCTTAACAGATACAGGAACCGGCTTCGGAACCTCTATCTTAACCGTATCGCCGGGAATATATATTGGAGGTTGTTCAATAGGTTCAACGTTGCCCATACTCTTTCTTCCTCCGAAGAAAGCGCCTACCATTAATAATAATACTAATACAAGTTTCCACCATCCGCCACCTTGTGACGTCGTTGACGAATTCTCTACGTCAATGCTTATGGTTGTTCCATTTTTACTTTTCTTTGCCATAATATAAAAATGGGGCGATTTTTTATCGCCCCTCTATCCTTTTATTTTTTTCTTATGTTTCCCTCGTCCAAGTATGGCGAAATTGCCGAAGCGTATTTGTGAACCGCCGCTAACGCGACATTTCTGTCAGGTATGCTGTCTCCATCAATGAAAGATATTCCCAAAATTCCGATTTCCCTCATATTTGAGCCGTAAATCATTTGGAATGCGTAATAAACACCGCCGTTAAGCCTCATTCTGTTATAGAACCTTTCGTCAATGCTTACAAGTTCGTCAATTCCACCTGCCCAATATGACTTATCGTGAACTAAATTAGCAAAATTATACCTTGATAGAGAAACATTCTGAATTTCATCGCTGATATCGTCCGTTCCGTCGTTGATAAATGTTAAGTCGCCAAACTGCCATTGTAATCCTGTCGGATTTGACTTACCGTTGTGGAACTCAAGAATATATGCTCTTTCCGCTCCCGTTTCTTTCGCAAGTTGGTCCAAATATGACCTAACAATTGGCGCTGACTCCATCCTGTAGTCCACAGAATTGCTGTGTAGCTCTGTAACGTATTTTTCGTACCTTTCGAACACAACACCAGGATTAACCGCAATGTACGCCATATATGAGAAGAATACAAAGAATATGACGCCGAAAAACATTCTTCCGAAGCCATACTTCTTTGTCAATTCCAATAACTTCTCAAACAGCCCGAGTGTGCTGTCTGAAACGTTAACCTCTTTGCGTACTTCCTGTTCTTTCCCTTTATTTTTTTCCATGGTTTTGAATTAGGATTTATCGCAATTATTTTACGAGGCTGCGAGATAAATTCATCAAATCTTCGAAGCCCTTACTTTCATTGATTCTTGTTTCCATGCTTGTTGGAGCGCACGTTGCTGGTGTCTTATAGTCGAAGAGCTCCTGAATTCTGCTAACCTGCTCGTTCATAAGCTTGTCGTTCTTGTGGGAAACAACATTCGTCTCAATGAATCCTGTCGTCTCGCTCTTTGCGCATTCAACTACATATTCGTTTCCTGCCACGTCGTTCATATAGATAACCTGTCCGTCCCTCTTATATTCCTCGGGGATACGGCTAAGCATTTGAGCCTCGTTGAGGAATCTCGTGTGCTTGAAGGTTAACCTCTTTGCTACGGGTTTCTTATTCTCTAACATTGTGTTCTTCTCCTTAATATCAAGATTATGCCCCTGAATACCAGACTTTGCGAGGGCGTTTTTTTCCTTATTTATCTTTTCGCTTGCTTTCTTGAACTGATCAACGATTTTACCGTCGTTATCGAACTCGGCGCCACCCTTCTCGATTCCGTTCTCTTCCTCGAGCTTTGAAGTGTAGCCCTTTGCCTGAGCTTCCCAATTGTCCTTCTGTTCCTTTGAAACTTCCGTCCTTGGGTTATAGTCAAGAGTGGTGCGATTGTAATCTTCCTTTGGGGGAAGTTCGCCCTTCTTCTCGTTCTTAAGTCCTCCGTCAAAATCCTTAGCGGCTTTCTCGGCATCTTTGTAGGACTTTTCGTTGTTGCTCTTATTATCCGATTTCACACCTGGTCCAAGTACTGGGTTGAACTCCTGTGCGCTTTCCGCGATAATTCGTTTTAGGTCTCCTACCTTGTAACTGATTTTTTCCATTTCTTTTGACTTTTATATTATTTTAATAATAAATACTACCAAGGTGAACGAAATTTAGCATATGAACTTCCTAACTCATTGGAGAATAAACCCTGTATCAGTTTCTGCTCCTGTAGACGCATTATCTTATGTGCGTCAGCGTCAGGCTTATTTCGCTCCTCCTCAATGGTTTCATTGAGTTTCTTAATATCTTCCTGTACCTTTGCGTTGGCTAATTTGTTATATGGCTCCTTGTACATTTATTTGTCCATTACCATTTTAACCTTTATCTTTCCTGCCTTCGCGCAAGGATCCTCCTTGCCGTCCGAAGTTTTGAGAACAAGTCCCTGTGCCGTGTAGTCACCGAGCGCACCGACAGTCATTGTTGACGGTGAACCGTCTTCCATTATCATATTGAACTGTTCCTCTGTTATGTAAATTTTCCTCGGAGTTTTCATTTCTGCGCTAATTGTTTTTCCTAAGATATCGTCAGGATTTTTCTTTTTCTTGTCTCTGTTGGCACCGTATGCGGGGCGTCTCATCATTCCGAAAACAACGTCATATCCAACGTCTCCCCTTGTTGTACTCTCTCCCGCTGAGAATGAGGAAGTTCCGCCGAGTCCGCCTTCTCCGCCTGTTGCCGCTTCACCCTCTTCGTTTATCTTCTCGGGTTCATTCTTTTCAAAGTACTTTATGTAAATCCTTCTAATCTTCGTTTCGAAATCCTTCTTCCTAACGCTGTATTTCACTGAATATTTTACGTTCTTCTCGCCAGTCTTGTCTGGGGTTAAAATTTTCTCATTACGTTCGAGAACTCCCCTGTCCATAAGTTCCTTGATAAGTTTTGTTCTTGTAATGTCCCTATCCTTCAAATACGCGCTTACTTTTGCGTTGATTGGGTCATTCATAAGTTTGGAAAGGAACGCACGAACTTCCGACAGGAATCTATAAAATGTGGTTTCTTTTTCCATTACTTGCCAAGGTTTTTGAACAATGCGTTATGCTGCCAAAGAACACGGAACAGTTCTGTAACCACCTCAGAAGCTATTTCCTTAACCCTCTTCTCGAAATTTTTATCTTTTTTAACATAATCAAGAATTTCGGATTTGTCAATAGCCTCGGTGACGATATTTACTATTTCGTTTCTTTTAATTTGCATTACTTAACTATTTTAATATAAATATCTGATTTAAATGAAAAAAGCCAAGTTTTAACGCTTGGCTCTTTTACTAAAAAATGTCTAATGGTAAATTTGCTTAATATTCTTTTTTCAATTTGTCAAGCAAATCCGTTGCAGCCAAAAACTCGTTTTTCCAGTTCTTATAGTACCCACGCAATTTCTTCAACGTGTCAAGTACGTCGTCGGTAATAGCGAGTCCGTCCACAAAGATATACGGAGCATTCGTCACGTCATTTAAGCTGAATTGGAACTTCAAGTCAGACAACGTAGGAATACTTCCACTGAACACGAGGTTTCCTGATTTTGGATAGAAAACAAGGGGATTACTCTCGGCGTCTTCATTGTTTTCGTCGGCAAATTTCGCTCCGCCGCTTACCGATTTTCTGAATGCGTCAATCTGATTCTTGAGAACCTCCTGTCCGAAACGAACGTCGTTCGTTATGGCAATGGATTCCTCTTTCTCATCCTCTTTTGCCTCATTCAGCGTGCCCCTCGTTAAAGCGAGAAGCGACTTTATTGATTCATATTCTCTGTCGCTCTTTCTCATAGTATTGTAGTTTTTCTATTAGTTATTCCATCCACTTGAAACACCACACCAGAAGTCACGGAAGCTATCGTTTCTTTTCTTGATACTCTTCTCAGTCTTAGCAACTTCTTCCTTGAGTTTCTTTTCAAGCTCGTCAACGTGCTCGAGTTCCTTGGAAATTGTCTCCTCAGCATTAGGGCCTGTAAGTTCTTCACTTTCAAGCGCCTTTCCAACAGACTCAACCTCGCCGATAAGTTCCTTAGTCTCTTCGTCAACAATCTCGTCCTGTGAGGCAGGTTCCTCAGTGGTTTCACCATCTGTCGTTTCCTCAGAAGGCTCCTCTGTCGTTTCCTCAGAAGGCTCCTCGGTAGTTTCCTCCTCTACGGATTCCTCTTCCTTGGTTTCCTCTGCGGGCTCTTCTACGGTTTCTTCCTTAGTTTCTTCTTCAACCGTCTCTTCGGTTTCCTCGGCTGTCTCAACCTTCTCAGTGGTTTCCTCAGTTTCAACCGATACCTTTACTTCTTCGAGCTCTTCGCTCTTCTTGGTAGTTTTCTTTGCTGCCATGTTAATTGTTTCTAATAAATAGTTTTATGTTTTGATTTTCTTTATCTTGAAAGGAATTTGCTATCGACCAACATCGATTTTGTCCTCAATTTTCTGAACGCGCCTTCAATAATCTGACGAACACGTTCTTTTGTTAATTTATATTTTTTTCCGATTTCGTCAAGAGTATTCTCATCATATCCGCACCTGCCGAAATACATATTTACCATGTCTGATTCCCTTTCGGAAAGCGTGCGTAGTATTTCTTCAATGAAGTCCAAGTCCTCTCGTTCGTCCTCGCAACGCTCTGTCTCTATGATAAATGAATCGTCGCGTGTCATTTTCTTATTCTCGACTGCAGTATCTTCGTCGTCGTCCAATATCGGGGTGTCCCTTTCCTCAGGTATTTCCGACTCTGGCATACGGTTCCTCTTCTCTATCGCAGCCTGCATTTTCTGCATAATCCACCACTTTGAGTAGCTGATTATCTTCACGTCATTGCTCATATCGAACTTGTCAATAGCCTCAATAAGCCCCATATTTGCCTCGGATATTAAATCAGAAAAGCTGACACCCCTATTCCTATACGCCGACGCCATTTTACAGGCATAGCGAAGGTTAGCGTTTATCAGCTTATTCCTTGCGGATATGTCGTTTCCGATTTTATATTTCCATAAAAGCTCTCGCTCTTCTTTCTTTGATAGTGGCTTAAATTCTTTTAGTCCATCAAAATACGATTTAACTGTTTCGTCAATGTCAATCGGGTTGCATTTCATTTTTACTTTAAAGGTTAAACATATAGTTATTTATATTTCCATATAAAACCGCCAAAAGTTTTTATTTTTCCATTACAACAATTTCTTATACTAGTGTTTTTATTTAAATCGTTGAACACTTTTCTCGCGGCTTCATTTGGATTGTTAAATTCATTTATTACACTTCCCGTTTTATCGAGTTGTACAACTTTTCTAATGGAATGAAATTCCGATGCCCGTTCAAACGGAACTGTGCTCTTTTTTCCAATTTTCGATTTACTAATTTTTTTTCTTCGTTCCTTTTCTATTTTTGCTTTATCAAGATGCGAAAATGCTTCATCTGCCCATCCGTGTGACAAAATTTTGTTGTACAAATATCTGTTGTTGATTTCCACCTCTTTTCTACTATTAAACTTTTTTGCGTAAGATATGCATGCTTCTTTTGAATACTTGATATCGTCTTCGTTGTTTCCGCCTAGTGCGCCTGTCTTTGCTTTGTTTAACATGTGCCACCCCTCATTTTTATACTTTTCATAAAAAAATGTCTCTTTTTCTGACGCCTCTGTTCTATCAATGTACCCCGTTAGCATTATTGGTTCTGGAATATCAATCCCGTTTTCCATTGAATATTTATACACTTGAGAATTCAATGAGCTTCTATGATTAATATCCCTCATTTTCAAATTGAAAGTAAGTCCAACATAGCAAACTTTATTAGGGAACTCGTATGCATAAATGCAGCGCTTATATCTGCTTCCGCATTTTTCCATATGTGAAAATATTTCATCTTGGCACTTATGGTTTTTTGCCCAATGAAAGAAAAAACTCTGTTCCCTTTTGAAATCTAACAGCTTCGTATATCTTTTTGCAATTTTAATAACATCTTCTTTTGTATATTTACTTTTGCAATATTTGTTTTCCATATGAGCTGTCGCTTCTTTCATTATGCCGTTTTCTTTTGCAAAATCGAAATATTTTCTTTTCTTATTATGAAAATCTGTCTTATTTGTAAAAAGCTTCGCTACCTCAATACATTCTTCTTTTGTTATCTTTTTCATTTTATTCTACAATTTACTCATAAATACTTTAAGATTGGTAAATTGTACTAACATGATTCTCTTTTTTTATTGTTATATGTGTTGTATGCCAGTCGGAAATGGCTTTTAAATGTGAAATTTGTAAAATAAAAGAATAATCTTCTGATATTCTATCATAAAGGAGCTTCATTTTATCATAATTTTCATCAGATACGCCACCGAGAATTTCGTCGAACACAACAAATGAAGGCTTGCTAAACGAAGAAATCTTACTCAGCACGCTTCTAAGTGCAAGGCTTGCAGCTGTCTGCTCAAATCCTGAGCCGGAGCCGAGGCTACCCTTAACTCCGTCGGAAATAATGTTGAATGCAACGTCGTTATGATCGTCAATATCAACCTCGACAGTGAAGTCACACACGCCGTTAAGAAGGTGTTTGAGTTCGCCATTGATAAGCGGAAGCGCGTCCCTGAGAACCATCTTCGAAATGCCATTCTTTCCAATCATTTCAAGATAAATCTTCCAATTTCGCACAAGTTTTTCTTCCTTGTCGAGAATTTCCAAAATTTTCTCAGCGTCGGAAATAGCCTTATCGTTTGCCTTCTTATCGGAGACGCACTCTGAAATTTTGTCGTTAAGTTCGGAAAGATACTGCTCCTCAACCTTGATATTCTCACGAACAATATTGAGACTCGTGTCGATTTCGTTATTCTTCCTGATAGCTTCCTCATTCGCCTTGATATCCTTAAGGAGGCGGGTATTCTCGCGGTGACGAGCAAGAAGATTCTCGATATCTACGTCAATCTTGTCAACAAGAAGTTCGAGGCGAACCTTTTCATTATATGAAGTCCTCTGCTTTTCAAGTTCCTCTACTTCCTTGGTAAGCGCATTCAACTTTGTTCTAAGCTTCTTTCCGCTTTCCTGAAGTTCCTTCAATTCCTTCTCCTTCTCGGCGATTGCCTTACTGTTATCAACGCCCTTCAACTTTGCGCCGCAGGTAGGGCAGAATTCGCCACTCTTAAGTGCTTCAACTTCCTTGCCAATACGCGAATATGCGTTAAGGGCATTGTTAAGTTCTACCGTAAGTTTCTTATCCTCGGCAACTTTGTTCTTATAATCCTGCTCGTTGAACTCCTTAACGTCTTTCAGCTCCTTGAGTTTCGCCTCGTTCTCTTCCTTTTCCTTGCGCTTCTTCTGCCCGGCAAGCTTAATCTGCTCCAAGGTATTGTTAATGGTTTCAACGTCGGCATTGAGGAGCTTATCGTCAATTTGCTGCTTGGACTCAAGTAATGTATCGCGATTCTTCTTATATCCTTCCAACTTAGTCTCAGAAACCTTCTTCAAATTTTCATTCTCAGCCTTTGACTTTTCGATTTCCTTGTTGCTCTCTGTGCACTCCTCGATAAGTTGCTTTGTACCCTCCTTTGAATACTTATTCATATAAAGAGTTGGCTGTACAGTCTTGTTGAACGTATCGCGGGCAATCTTATCCATATCTTCAAGTGGAAGAAGCCCAATCCAACGGGTAATAAGTCTACCCCTATCAGTATCCTTCAATGAGATAAGCCCCTTCAAATTTGAGTCATTTACACAAATCATTAAGTCAAAATCTCTCTCGTTACCGATAGCTTCCTTGATAAGTTTGTTGGTATTCGTTGCGGTTGTTCCTGCCTCGTTCTCAATATCCTCGTCCTCGAGTTCGGTGTATCCGCCACCGTCAACACGGTAATACTGAATCTTCTGAGACACCTTGCTCTTCTCCGTTCTCTTAGCGGGACGGGTAATGGTTCTCTTAATAACATAATCAATGCCGTCAATGCAGATACAGCCTTCTACGTTTGCCTCCGTAGCCTCAGGAAGAAAGCGGTTGAACACCTTGGCGATAGTCCAATCCGTTTCACGTGAAGTCACCTTTCCAAACAACAGGAAGCGAAGCAAGTCAAGGCAGAATGTTGTCTTACCTCCCTGATTAGCCGGCTCTGACGAAAGAAGGACAAGCCCCTTGAGTCCCGTGAAGTCAAAATAATTTCCGGAGCCGTAGGACATAAAATTATCCCACTTAATCCACTTCACGGTATATCTCTTATGCTTCTCGTAAGATTCAAAATTGATATTCGCTGAAATTTGATCATTAATCTCGATAATCTTATCGAAATCATAATCTTGGACGTTGCGGACAACAAGATACTTCTTGAACAGTCCCTGCAAGAACGCAGGATCCTGAATATTGTTGGCTACTTCCATTCCGTACCCCAAATCGCTGTCCTCACCGCTTTGATTGATGAAGATAGGTTCAATTGAGATGTTTTTCTTCGGAATTCCGTACTTCTTGGCGAATTTGGCAATAATATCCTCTTCCGTCTCGTCTGTTCTGTCAATAGGCAGGACGCGCCACTTAATATTCACCTTGGCGTCCTTTCCAATGGTTACTTTTCCCATTATAGCTTTCTTTTTTTGATTGTTTTCGGTTTATCCTCTGTTTTTGTTGGCTGAACCACCTCTATTGGCTGATTTTCCTCATTATACGCTGTTTTTGGCTCAATAGTTTCAGTTTTGTCGCGAAAATCGCCGTTTTGAGCACTTTTTTGGGGCTTCGCGACACTTTTGTCGCGTTCTTGGCGCGATTCTGTCTCGTTTTCATCTTCCACGATGACGATATCGGGACGATTCTCTGCCTTTGGTGGTTCAGGCTCGCTCATCGGCTTGTTTTCAACGATTTCCCTTGCGGGTTGCTGAAAAAATGGAGGCGCCTTGCCGTATTTTTCCTCCATAAAGGCCTTTTTGAGTAAGGAATTAGTAAAATCTCTCGGTTTCAACCCGTTCAATTCGCAATATTCCTTAATCTCTTCGTATAATTTTTTATCAACCTCCATTATGCCAACTATTTTTGGCAAATATACATTTTTTTATTGATTTTTCCTATTTTGTGGGTAATTTTTAAATAAAAAGAGACTTTTTATGGCTGATGAAGTGAAGAAATATCCGAGTTTGATACTGGGGCTTGATATAAGCACCGCATGCATCGGTATTTCTGTTATTTACGATGATGGAGTCAACGAGCCCAACGTTGAAATTATTTCCCATGTCTCCCCGAAGATTGACAAGAATATCAAGGGGATTGAGGCATTGATTCTAAGGAAGGATATCTTCGAGAAAAATTTCCTTCTTAGAATGGACGAAGTTCTTGCGAATATCAACTGTCCACTCAAAAAAATTACCGAATGTATTATCGAAGCACCATTGGTGTACACATCAGCCGGTTCCAACGCACAAACCGTTTCCCAACTCAATCAGTTCAATGCACTTCTTTCCGAGGGAGTGTATAAGGTTCTCGGTATTGTCCCACACTATATCTCGAGTTATGATGCCCGTATGGTTTCATTCCCTGAGCTACTGTCAGTAAGAAAATTCAACAAAAAGGGAGAATTCTATCCGGCGAAGCACGTGGTCAACGCCTTGGAGAATAATCACCTTATTCTTTTCGGCTCATATCCATTCGATTGCGACAAGAAGGGAATTATGATGAACTGTGTATGCGAGAAATACCCGAATATTCCTTGGCTATACAATAAGAAGGGAGAATTGAAGAAGGAAAACTATGACTCTTGTGACGCCCTAATCTGTGCTCTCGCCTACTCAAATCAGAAACGTAACGGTGAACTCGACGCTAAGGTGACGAAGTACGGCGTGGTGCCGTCAGAGGATGGTTCAGCAACGGAAATTTCGTACACGGTAAGTGTCTGGAACAGAACTTATAACAAAAAACTTATCATACCCAATCCTTCTGAAGATACAACAGAAGAGTAGTCCACAAAATTTTAATCCATAGTATTGCTTGTTTGCCCGCATTTTGCGGGCTTTCTTTTTTATTGATATGCAACATTTCGCACTCAAAATCTATTTATATTAAAATAAAAACAAGAAATACTATGAGTGATTTTTCAGATATCGTAAAATTTGCGGCTGAAAGAGGTATATTGCTCGATTCTTGCGGCGAAGCTGAAAGACAATATTGGTGGGGGCTCTACAATGACCTTTGCGGAATGTCTGTCGAGGACGCATTAAAGGTTCAATATTACCACGATAACGGTGGAGACGAACCAGCGCAGAAGAAGAACACTATCAACTTTGTCATGAAAAAGGGCACGGACGAGGAGTACACGCTATCCCTCGTTCCTTCATTCGCACCAGAGGCTCCTGTTATCGTATCCTTCACAATGGACGGTGTTTCCAACACAGTAACCATTCCTGCGGGTAGCACAACATACGATACGGGCATTAAGAGTGCAGAGAACCCTACGAAGCCATACGCAGAAATATCAAGCATTTCAATTCAAGCCGACGATCCTACTTACAAATACGAATCAAAGAATTCTGTTGCAACGGGTTTCTTCAAGCTCACTATTGACAAGGACGGCGATGTTATGGTTGATGACGTCAAGTACGGAACTATCGTTTCACTTCCTACCGTTCCTGAGGTTGAAGGACACGACTTCACTTGGACTGACTCCAAGGGAGAGGTTATAACAGGTTCAACAATAGAAATGCCTGAGGCTGACTATTCAGTCAATGGCGCATATACCGTTAATGAATATCAGCTTTCATTCAACGTTGTTGAGGAATATCTTGACAACGGAAGCATTGCGACAAGGGTATATACTGCAGGAACTGTCACGATTAACTACGGCGAGAAGGTTATCAACTACGTGAAATCATACGTTCCTTCAAGAATCGGAATGACAATAACCGGCTGGGAATTGGAAGACGGTACGGATATCGACGCCAACTACACAATGCCCGCTCAGGACATTACTGTCAAGAACAGGTACGAGCTCAACACATACGAACTTAAATATCTTGTTGACGGAACCGTGTTCTATCAGGATACCCTATACTACGGAGAGGAAATCGTTCCTGTTGAAAATCCTTCTAAGGTTGGATACACGTTCAACGGTTGGGACAAGGAAATTCCCGCAACAATGCCTGCTGAGAACATTACGGCTAACGCAAAATTCACGGCTATAAACTATTATATATATTATAAGGTTGATGGCGAGACTATCTACTCTGAAGTTCACCACTACGGAGACGCTATTACAATCCGCCCTGATGAAACGAAGACAGGCTACACGTTCGCTTGGAGCCCTTCTACGCTTCCTGCAACAATGCCTGCTGAGGATATCAATGTCGTTGGTGCGTTCACGGCTATCGACTACACCTTCAAATGTGTTGTTGACGGCGAGACTGTCGTTGAGAAAATTTACAATTACGGAGACGCAATCGAGGCTGTCGATGAACCTTCAAAGACGGGATACACATTCGACGGATGGAATCCTTCAATTCCTGCAACAATGCCAGCGGCTGACGTCACGTGCGTTGCTCAGTTCACGGCTATCGACTACACAATCACCTATACTGTTGACGGCGTAGTTGTTCCTGAATACACTGAGACACATAACTACGGAGACGCAATTTCAATTCGCGAAAACGAGGAACGCGAGGGATATACATTCAGCGGTTGGAACCCTTCTGAGCTTCCTGCAATAATGCCTGCCGAAAATATCACAGTCGCAGGCACATTCGCGGTTAACCAATACACATTGGAGTACTATGTTGACGGTTCTCTCTACTCAGCCGAAACATATGACTTCGGCGAGTCTATCGTTGTAATCGACGAGCCTTCACGCGAGGGCTATACATTCAGCGGTTGGGGCGAGGTTCCTGCAACAATGCCCGCACACGATGTAAAAATCGAAGGTGAGTTCACAATCAATAGCTACGTTATTTCCTATGTTCTTGACGGTGAGCCTTACTCAGCGGAAACATACGAATACAACGAGGTTGTCGTTCCTGTTGCTGAGCCTTCAAAGGTGGGCTACACGTTCGGTGGATGGAGCGAGATTCCTGCAAGAATGCCTGCTCACGATGTGACAGTAACGGGTGAGTTTACAGTAAATTCACATACTATTACTTATATTGTTGACAACGAGGTTTACACCGCACAGACTTACAACTACGGTGAGACAATCGTTCCTGTCGAGGCTCCTTCGGTTGTCGGCTATCACTTCACAGAGTGGAGCGGAATTACTGCTACAATGCCTGACGAAGACTTGGAGGTTATTGCTGTTTACGACATTAACGTATGGACGGCAACATACCGTATCAAGAGCGGAGAAACATATTCAACGTATACTGCCGTAACTTATGAATATGGCGAGACAATCGTTGATCCAACTCCACAGGAGATTCCTGGCTATACATTTGCTTGGGAAGAGCACGTTGCGACAATGCCTGACAACGACACACTTATTACTGGTGAGTACACCGAGATTGTTGAGTCAACAATGGTTTATCATAACATACTCCAATACGACATTACGAGCGCAATAACTGCTGAAATCATGTCAGCCTCCACCTCCTATGACGGAAACGAAGAGCATGAAAAGATTGTCAATCCGAAAATTCACGCAGACGCTCAGTGCGTAGAGTGGGCGGCACTAAGAGACGCTGAGCTTGACGCCTACGATGATGACGGTGAAGAATATCATGTTGAGAAAGCTGATGAATATCAGGGATATATTGACGACTATGCAGCTTCTCCTGAATCAAGGTACGGATTTGTGTTTGCAATACCAAGCACACTTACCCTTACGCACCTTCTCGGTTCAATCGGTGAAGAGAAAACGGTTGAAACACTCAACACCATAACAATAGACGGAACAGATTACACCGTTTATAGATATGCGCCTGACAACAACGCATTCCACCAATGCGCCATTGAACTTGAGCATAAGTTTACAATAATTGTAGAATAAAATACTAAGATATAATGGCAACAATATTATCAGAACGTGTTTTTTACAATGGTGCCTATTCTGATGTTTCAATGGGCCCAGTGGAGAGCGTTGAGGCTCTTACAGGTTTAACTAATTTATTCCAAGGGCTCACTGTGACGGTTTTAGCACCTGTTCCTATGGAACTGTGGCTCCGTGATGGAAAGACAAGGGCATATTGGAGGATTAAGAGGTTCAAACCTTTCGCAACATTCGAAGACTTGCAGACTAAGACTTCGGCTATCGTCGGGCAAATGCATGGGCTTTTCGAAAAGGGTGTAGAGGCAACCGTTCTTGCTGACGAGACAAACGACGGCAAGTATACGAAATACTACGTTGACAGCAAGGCAAAGGTTGGCGGCGTATGGACACTCACTTGGAAGAAGGTTTCTTCTGACGGAGCAATCACAGTTGATGGCGACGACTTACCAAACGAATAAATTACAAAACAAAGATTATAATCTATGAAAACATTAAAAGGCTTTAAACAAGTAAGGTTCGAAACCTACCAAGCTGCGGTTTCTGCAGGAACCGCTAACGATTACCTATGGCTCGTCAGGGAATTCAGTGGTGAAACACCTATTTCCGCGGCTATCTACTATGGCGACCGCAAGTATGCCGAACTTAACACAGAAAGTCAGGATCAGAAGGTTCTCAATATTATCGCCGCTCTCGGTGATATGATTGACGAAAACGGTGAATGGGCTGGCTTCCTACCAACTCACGTTATTCTTGGCGACGAATCCGTTGATTCTGTAACCGCTGCTCTTGAAGCTCTTGAGAGTGCAATCCTTGACAACACAGCATTAATCTCAGGTAAGGTTGATATCGACGACTACGAGGCTGCTATGGCTGCCGTTGAGAGTGCTATCACCGCTAATGAGGGCGCTATTGCGGCTCTTGCTGAGGAACTCAACCTCAAGGCTGATAAAGATAACGTTTACACTAAGGAAGAAATCGACGCTAAAATTGCAGGCGCATTCCACTTCAAGGGCGTTGCATCAGGTATCAGCGACGACCTCACGACAATCTATGGCGAAGATGCTGGCGACGGTATCGTGGCTTCTGAGGAAAACCTTGGTGACGTCTACCAGATTGGCGACAAGGAATATGCTTCAAACGGAAGCGTTTGGGTTGAACTTGGTTTCAATTTTGACTTAACCCCAATCCTTAATAAGATTGCTGAACTCGAAGCTGCTCTCGAACAGGAGCGCAACGAGCGCGAGGCTCTTGCTGAGGATTTGGCTGACCTTTCAGAGAAAGTTGACGAACTTGATGACGTTGTAAGTCAGGAGATTGAAAAGGTTGCTGCACTCGAGCAGAAGGTTGGAAATACCGAACTTGGTGATTCTATTACCAACATTCTCTACGGCTTAATCACGGTAGAAGGTGACGATTTTTAATTGAATTAAAATCATAATTTTTAAATTAATCGGGACAATATTTGGTTGCCCCGATTTTTTTGTGTATATTTGCACGGTAATAGATTATGCGCGGATTTGAAAAAATAGAATTTATCCTTGCTTCGTTCCTTGGACCCCCGAAGAATGGAACCGACTCGCCGCAGCAACAGTACAACTGCCCTTGCTGTGCGCAGGAGAACGGTGGCGTTCCTGACGGAAAGTACAACCTTGAGGTAAACCTTCAACGAGGAGTTTACAAGTGTTGGAAATGCGCCGATACGAACGGGACGCAAGGTAGTCTTGGTTCGCTGATAAGGAAGTATGGCGGAAATGCCTTATATCGTCAATATAAGGAGGAAATCAACGCCCTTATCAAGGCGAAATTATATTCTATTGACGAATTCTTTGGAAGGGGTTCTGCGCTTGTTGAACGTCCGCAGATTAAACTCCCCGCTTCTTACAAGAAAATCAACCTGAACGGCTATTGTAAGTATAGTGTGAAGGAATATCTTGAAAGCAGGGGAATAACACAGGATATTGTCGATAAATTTAAATTAGGCTATACCGAACTCGAACCGGATAAACCTGACGGACAGGGGAGAAGTTGGAGTTACAGGATAATAATTCCTTCCTATGATATCGACGGCAAGCTGAATTTCTACGTCGGAAGGGATTATACAGAAAACGATAAACGTGCGAAATATAAGAATGTAACGGGCGTAAATAAGACGGAAATTATATTCCAAGAATCTCTTATTGATTGGGACGCGCCGATATATCTTTGTGAGGGCGCCATTGACTGCCTGTTCTTTCCCAACTCGGTTTCAATGTTAGGTAAACACTTGGATAAGGACGATTATCTTTGCACGCAGATCAAGAAATGTGCAAACAGCGATGTAATTGTCTGCATAGACGGAGATACAAAACTGTCAGAAACAAAGGCAATATATTCGCTTCTTAACTATGGAAGATTGAAAGGGAAAATTAAATATATCAGGCTCGGTGAGTCTCCTTGTTTATATAAAGACTTCGGAGAAATTTATCAGAAGGAAGGAAAACGAGGAATGATGAAAACCGTCAGGCTTGCTAAAACTTTTTCGGAGGCTGAACTCCTATTTTAAATTTTATGATAGAACTTAAGAGAATGTCGAAATTGCAGCGCTATGCTGCTTCGCTTGTTAATGATAAGGATAATGATATAATACAGTCACGCGGAACGAACAGCGTTTACTACAACTTCAACGGAAACCGTGTCAGGATTTCTGACCATCTGCCCGCTGAACATAATGTAGAAACCTACGGAATGGCGTTGTCAATTATATCAACGGAGGACGATAACACTTTTGTCCTTCAACGCGAATGCTCGGGCTACCTGACGGTAATAACGTACCGCCGCGCTCAGGAAATCCTTCGCTCTTTTGTATCTTTGGCAAACATAATCAAGCGTCCGGAGAATAACTTCCATTTGGAACGAGAATTTTATGATGTCGGTGTTACAATCAATGAGATTCCTTCCGAGATGCTAACAGCCAATGAAAGGAAAAAATTAGTGAACATAATCAACGGCGTGAAACTCCGTATTGGAAGCAACGCCGTCAAGAAAGAAAAGCAAGAGAAAAAACTACCAAAAATATGATTCAGAAAATTATTCACACAGCGGATATCCACATTCGCAACCTAAGGAGAATGGAGGAATATCAGAGACAGCTTCAGCGATTCGTTGACGAGTGCAAGGCTGAGGCAGAAAAAATCGGAAGAGAGAACCTGAGAATTGTCATCGCGGGCGACTTGGTGCACAATAAGCTCGATATCAGCGGCGAGGGCTATATTCTTGCTTCGTGGTTCCTTCGTCAGCTTGACGAGGTTGCGAAGACAATCGTCATAGCCGGCAACCACGACATGAATACCAACAACCTGTCCCGTCTTGATCCACTTTCAGCAATTTTCTCAATGTGTAATTTCAAGCAAACGATTTACCTTGACGAAATTTTGGAATATCAGTCTGGAACTTATGTTGACGACAATGTTGTGTGGTGCCTATACTCCATATTCGATAATTTCGCCCGTCCTGACATTGATAAGGCAAGAATGGACTATGGGGACGACTATACCTATGTAGGGCTCTTCCACGGTGTTATTAACGGCGCTAAAACAGACGTTGGATATGCCTTCAACGCAGGATATGACGTATCCTACTTCGACGGCGTTGATTTCTGCCTGTGCGGGCACATTCATAAGAGACAATGCCTTAAAAACAACGGCGTTCCCATTGTCTACTGCAGTAGCCTCATTCAACAGGACCACGGAGAAAATTTGTCCAAACACGGTTATCTTCTTTGGGACGTTGAGACACAAACATACGTTGAACGGGACATTGAAAACGAAGATTACGGTTTCTATACGTTCTCAATCAATAACATAGAAGATATTGACGAAGATAAAGAAGAAATCCTGAATCTATAAAAAGAAACTCGGTAATTTTTGAAGAATTACCGAGTTTTTTCGTTAATCATCATAACTTTGCGATACCTCTATTTTCATTTGCATACCAATTGGAGAATTTACGTTGTTTCCTCTTGAATAAACTTTGGTATTAACACCGTTGATTGGTACTGTGAATGAACTCATTGTATTTACTGTCTGACTTTCGTAATATCTGCCTTTCTGTCTGTCGTATGTTGCCGTGTGGTAATAATTTATTAATAAATAGTTTTTACAGACGAAATGGCACGGGTATATAAAGAAAAACCCCGCAGAAATGCGGGGTTTGACTATTAAATTGTAATATTTGGCGGGCATACGAATACTGTTTGATCTTGCCCAGCTATTGGCTGTGGAATTGTTATTGATTCGGTTCCACTGTTGACTGTCAAAACGTTTCCTCCACCATCGCGCACCACATATTCATACCATATGCCCACTCGTGTTCCATATCCAAGTGTGCTGCCTGAGCCAAAGAAGTACTGATCGCTAGAAACACTGTCATATCCCCACGCTCCTGACGAGCCATATCCAATCGAAATTGCATTACTTGCTATTATCTTGCCAACTTCATCATTGATACGAATTTTCCATTCAAGATCCTCTGACTGCCGCCCGGTACATGTATATTGTCCTTCGCCGAGGTAAACAAATACATCGCCCATATTTGTATTACCACTCTGTGTTATCGTTATTGTTCTCCTGTCCGATGCTGCACTAAACTGTGTATCATAGAGCATAATGCTAATTTGTCTAGAAGTGGCACTAGGATTCATAGGAACAGTCACTTGACGTCCTTGTATTAGCATGCCAGAAATATTAGTTGTTGCACTTAAGGCTAATGCCTCTGCGTTGAACGATGTAACGGATACGCCTGTAACCGTTTGTGTAGAGCCATCTCCATATGTGTGAAGCTCTGTTCTTTCGGTTTCACCGGATGCGGTAAGAAGTACGCTTGAATTTCCACCAATAACCAAACCGCTTCCGCTACCGTTCAATGTGTACGACTTTATAGTAGAATTCGAAACAGATATGGTTACATTCGTAGCATCTCCGCCATCGCCATTAGAATTAATTCCTTTGAAGAAGAACCAATCGCCAGGGGATTCTATCTTGAAATCAAACTCGGTATCGTAAAAGGTTGTCGTATCGCCAGACATTCTAGAACAAATAAACGTAACTCCGCTTGCATTGTTTTCAATGATACTAACAAATGGCACTGCTTTAAGTGCATAATTGTTATAAGTTGCACCACTTATGCAGCCCTGTGTGCTTCTTGGCGTTACGCTGACAAATCTATCGGTGTCGGAAACCCACAACCTTGGATAATATAGCCTATACACACCGGCTTTAAACCTAACAAAATGGAGATTGGTGTCAGGGGTTGATACGGCAGTTACTCCACTAACAACGCTTGTCGCATCAAAAACATGCAAATCAGTCATTGTTAATCCTGTATATGTCGAGTTTGCCACATAAACGGTACTTCCAAACATTAACGTCCTTGACTCATGTCCGTAACGTTTCTGTGTCATCATATTTGTCCTGCTAAGCACTATCCACCCATAGAATTTGCCATAATCAGGCTCACCAAATCCAAGAAGTTCAATAACTTCATTAGATATTACAAGTCTTCTCTTCGGTATTCCATCCTCAAAGAAATATGCCGAATTATTATCTATTTTAATGGCGGTACTGTTGTAGTTATTTCCGTCTTTACCGCGTTCATTATATACCAAAGTTATTCTTCTACCAACTTGTCGGTTATCGCTAGGTAGTGTTAAGGAATTTTGCCCGCCGCCAATAAAGCCAGTATTTGCTGAAAAGTAAACGTTATCGTTAATCGCAACAACATCTTCTGGTGACATTACGGTTGGGGCGTCGTCATCCCATATGTACTCGGAATCCATATCTAACCGCTTAAATGGTTGAGAAAATCTACCAGGCACCGTAAGCATACTTGAATAAACTTCACCCGTATTGAAATTGACGAAGAAATTCGGAACAAACGCTGATTTCAACAAAATGTTCGGAATGCTTACATCGTCTATTTCGGCTGTTCCTCCACTATTTGCTTTTAAGAATAATTTAAATGAGTTAGACTGTGTATAAGCTGTTGAAGAAGGTATGTTTTTACGGTAGATTCCTTCCTTACTAAACATAAACTCACCGTAGAATACAGCATCACCAATATCACCATAATCCGAAATAAGTATTTCCGTATATAACGCTTTGAACGAATCAAACTTTGTCCAATGCGTATTTACATCCGGCGTTATGTTATGCGAAGAATATGGATAAGGCCCATCCGAGTCAAGGAACCAATATTCTTTCACCGTATTCTGAACACCGTTTTCTACGGTTGTCCTTTCATATGAAACATATGGAGCAAGAGTTTCAGTTGTTATATAAGTTTCTCCACTGCTATATGCCCCAGCTGGATAAAGCATTTTTCCTCTTCCGTTCTCTCCCGGTCTTCCGTCAGCACCCTTAGGAACACTGCTTATCCTTAAATTTTGTTGATATAATATATTATCATAGTTAACCTTCACAGGAATATCTATCGCGCCATTAAATCTGTACGTGCTATCTACTCTGATATTGAATGTGCAGACATTTGCATTATATGTTCCATTAAAGGTAACACCTGTACCATATCCAAATTCCTGATATGTACTGCTTACCGCTGAAACATTAAACACAACAGGAACACTTGCGCTAAAAGTAACCTGAGGGTCTGATTCAAATCTCACCGTTCCCGTTATAACCTCCGTCTGTAAAGGGCTTCCGCTATCATTTGTTGTTATAACGGCATTGTCGGGGGTTAAGTAAAGGAATGATGGATCCTTTTGCCCCTTGTTTCCATTAATTGAGTATTTTGCGTAATAGTTAACGGAATCGTATGTAACATTTATATCTACGTCAATAGGATTATCGATGTTAATCCCATCCCTCGCAATGAATGTGAGAGTAACAGAACTATTTGCTGTTGTTGCACTACAGTCAAGCTTGTTGTTTCCATTAACACCCGTGATAACACCGCCAGAGAATGACGTGTTAAACAATTTTACGTTAGAGACAGAAAGGTTAACTTTCGTATCTCCCTTTCTGAGAGAAATTTCTGTTGTACATCCCGTATATCCTGTAACGCTTGAAGGTAGGTCAAGAATGCCATCACTTCCAACAGGTATAAACGAATTCTCAGGGTCTATTGTAAGAACCATCGCATCGTTTCCGTCCTCTCCGTCGCTGACAAGAGGAATTGTTTCGAAATCGAGCAATGTACTTCCTGAGAACATATAGACTATAAGATTTTTCTTGTTATAATCTGCACTGGTTAGCGAGATTATCCAAGTAGTCGTGTTCGCTGTTTGCGCAACTGTAAGAGTCCCGGAAGGAGTTGGCTCAACCCCGAAGTTATACTTCACGGTTGTATCTCCCGTAGTGAGTTGTTCGTCATATCCGCTCCATGTTGTGGCGCTTAGTACGAATGTATTCTCCCCGAATGGCTTATGCGTTTCCTTGTCAAATTTAACAATTCCGACGCTTGGTACAAGTCTATAAACTTCTCCGTCCTTTCCACTAGGAACGCCCGTTATGGTATAGATTGCACTTCTGCTATCACCACCACTTGAAACGGCTTCAACCTTAATTTCATAATGTTTAACTTGGTTGAATGCAAACCCAGCCGGAAATCTTATTTCAACTTGGTTATTATTAACCGTTGCAGCGGTTGCAACCTTATCATGATTGTTATCATATATGTACTGAATCTGAGAATCACCAGAGTATATGTTTACACTGCTTATGGTTAATGCGGTTGTTCCACTATATAGAGATATAGTTCCCGTTGATGCCGTGAAAGCAACATCAAGAACATCATCGTTTCCGAGCCCTATTGTGTCATGTTCATTTTCCAAGTCTATTGCTATAGAACCTGCCCCGTCCCTACCGTCATAAAGAACAGGAACGGTTTCCTTATCAACAATCGTGTTGCTGAGAACATAGTAGAACGTAATCGAACTAGCTACAAGGAACTGATTTCCTACAGTGTTTCCTGAAAGAGGTATATAGCCGCATGCTTCGGTTGCATAGTTTCCAGTACTTGCGGAATATGGCATCGACTTTTTGAATGTGTAAGAAATCTGTGTACCGTTATCAATCCATGTAAATGTCTTGAATGTCGTTCCACTGTTTGCCGTTAACTCATTATAGCTATTATAAACAATATCAAATGACACCCATATATTCTTGTTATCAGCTTCGCTTACACCCTCTATTGCCAAACAGGTAATCTTGTTAACGTTAATAAACTTATCCGTTGAGTTACTGTAATACACCTTGATAAAGTCATCGGAAGGAACAAGCCTTGTGACAACGCCATCCTCGCCACTTTCAAGCCCAGTAATTGTAAACACCTTCGACATTGGATGTGAAGTACCATTTACGTTAACCTGAATATGCTTGATTGCGTAATCGCCTCTGAAGTCAATATGGTTATTTTCTCCCTTGAGCACAATTTTTACTTCTGCTGTCTTTGTGCTTGCAGTATATCCACTCACTAAGACAATCTTATTATCATTAATAAGGGCTTGTGTGTTTGTATAATCTGAATTTCCGGAGTATGCACTTATTGTAATAGTGTCTATTGAAACAGCCTCTGTTCCATAGAACATTCTTACCATTGTAGAAGCCGTTACATCTGAATCGAGTGTTCCATTTCCTCCAATGCCAATTGCCTCAACTTCGTTGCTCAAATCAAGTGTAATAGAGCCTGCGCCATCTGCGCCATCGTAAATAACGGGAACCGTTTCTCTATCAATAATTGTTGTGACGGTATTTCCATTAAACGCAACATAATAGAATGTTATACAATTATCAATAATTAAATTTCCTGTATTATCGTCTGTTAGATCAATGGCAGTTCCGCATGAAGATGTGCTTGCTGTTGCAATGTCGTTATATCTGAAAACGGTTCCTCCTGTTAATCCATCAGTTAATCCTTGTGCGGTATATATTGTGTCATCTTTTGATACAAGTATATTATCTCGCCCGCCAGAAACTTCTCCGCTTCCGTTATAAACTGAGCAAGTCATACAATCAATAGATGCTTCACCGCCATTGTTAACGCTTATAACATCCGCAGAAGGAACAATCTTGAATACCTGTCCATCCTTTCCTTCTTTGAGTCCGACAACCGTGAAAACTTTTGACATAGGAAAAGCTTCACCGCCAGAACTTTGTGTATATCCGGTTACACTGATAAGGAACTGCCTATGTTCTGTCTTATCATAGAATGAAATCTTGTTTTGCGCCGTTGCATTAAGTCCTATTTGTATTTTAACTCCAGACAAATGGTCTCTTGACGTCTTATAGTTTTTAACAATTTTAATTGTGTCGTTTCCTATAAGAGCATCGGTTCCATCATTTTGCCCCGTATTTCCGGCGGCAGACGCACCATAGCCAACCACAGTCACATCATCACTTAGATTTCTAACATAAAGTGGCTCCGTTCCGTTATAAATCATAAAACTTGTTACAGCAGTCGTAGCTGATTCGAACATAAGGTCGTCCCCAACTCCAATCGGCTCAATCTCATTGTCAAGTTCCATTACTGAATATCCCGCGCCATCCTTTCCATCTTTTTGGATAAGGATTGTTTCTCTATCTGATACAGGAATCATCCAATCTGTTGCCCCAATATATTTTGTAACAAGATAGAATACAACATACTGAGGATTTAACAAGTATTGCTGATAATTTGCCATATCAGTTAAATCGAACTCAGCCTTATTTTCAGTAGCCGTTTCTGAATTCCATATTAGCAATGTGCTACCCGTTATGTCGTCTACATCTGTATATGTTACACCAGTAGATACATATATTCTTGCTTCGCTAAAATATGTTCCGGCGCTAATCAATCCAAGAAGTTTCTGCTCATTATAGAATGGCTCAACAATAAGGCTTGTCTTATCAGCACTTCCTGTGTCAATTGTTCCTGTATTCGGGTTATAAAGAATAACATCAGTGCTTGTAATAAGCTCAAATTCTGCACCATCTTCACCGCCTTGAACGCCTGTTATTTCAAAAACAGCAGCCGGTATTGCCACACCGTCTTTCTTTGGCGTTATAACAAATTCTATTGTTTGGTCATATTCAAAACTTGCCCCACTAACAACTTCAAATGTTATCTTATTCATGTTTGTTCCACTGAACACAACACCGATATTGATAGTTCTTCCGCCGTCAACAATAGTATCACTAGTGTGCCCTGTTGTTAACGTTTTTCCATTAATTTGATACTCATCAATATCAAGTATGGTGTGCCCGCTATTAACGGTTACAATAGTGAACTTCTCTACTGTCGTATTTAGAATCCAATCATTTCCTAGTGAAATTGTGCAGGTATCATTTGAAGAATGTGTACTTATTGAGCCTTCTCCATCCTTTCCATCTTTACCGTCTTTCACATATGGAACAGTTTCCCTATCTATAATAGCGTTATTATGTATAAGATAGAATACTATGCCGCCTTCTGAGAACGCTCCAACTTTTACTCCCGTAGAAGGATAGTCAATCATGTTTCCTGTAATACTTGAATATGGCGTAACGCCGGTACTATACTTAATAGTCCAACTACTTCCCGTTAACTCAGTACTACCGGCATATGCAACGCATGTAACCGCCGTTGTTACTGCAGTTAATCCATCGTCTGAGAACGAAACCATATCTACGGAAGGAAAAAGCCTATAAACTTCGCCATCTTCTCCCGTATGAACACCAACAATCGTATATCCAAGTGTAGTTGTGAAATCCCCATATACAATCTCAACCTGATAGTTCTTCCTTAGGCTGTTTGCTGGATTAAACTGTGTTCCGGCAGCTAAAGACAGCGTAATTTCAATACCCTTATTATCAGCCGTAACTGCTGAACTCCAACTTTCGTGCGTTGGATCACCAATCCCCGTCAAGTTAACTGATTGTGGCTTATACTTCTCTGTTCCGAATATAATATAAGCTGTTGTTTTGAAATCAACTGCAACATCAAGAGTATCGTCATCGCCGATTGAAACTCCGTCCATTTCGTTTGTTAAATCAGCGATTATAAGAGAACCATCTTTTCCGTTTTCACCCTTTATTCTTGAAATTTTCCAATCCGGCTTATTTTCTTCGTTCAAAACATATGCGCCGCCAACAACTTTACATTCTGCAAGCCATACGGCGTTATTCTGAGGATTATCATACCATCCGTTGTCGTCAGGATTTAAATGTGCAACACCCGGTGCATCGTCCCTAGGCGAGGTTCTTAATGGCTTTGGCACATTTTCACATGTGTATTCTGTGTATCCACTATTCCATTCCCTGTCGATATCTTCGCTATCGGCTGCAATAGTTGGCTTTGTCCAAGCCCATTCACTCTCCTTATTTGGAACCACATGTTCATTCTTAGAAAATTTTCTTGAAGACATCCATATAACAGCTTCCGTATTACCATTTGTATCAGCAGAAGGAATACCATCATACCAATCAGAAGGAGAAGAAGGCACCGGCGCATAATATGTACCGCCTTCGCCCCTCCTTATTGCCTCATATAACGCCTGCCATTCTGCATTAATGGCTTCTTCATTTCCAAATAATGCGTTACTTCTTTTAAAAATCGTTGAACGATAATCTGGTGAGGTTCCTGGTAAACCATCCTCACCGGCCGGACCCCTTGCGCCAGTTGGACCCTGAGGGCCCTGAGGACCACGCGGTCCCTGTCCGCCGCCGTCCTGTCCGTCTCTACCATTATCTCCCTTGTCTCCCTTCTCAACATACAAGTCATAATGGACAATCCATTGCCCGCTTGGAGTCTGCTCGTTGTTAACAAAAACAACCTTTGAGCCTTCCCCATATTCTACAGTATATGTGTGATCAAACACAATCATAGGGCAAAGGATTTCGCCCGTAGTAGCGTCAACGCAAGCGGAGTTCTCAATATTGAAGAAAGTGTCACAATCTGAGAATCTTGCGGTTCTTCCTGTGCTGTTGATAAACGTCATCATTGAGTTGAACGCCGTACAGTAGGCGCTCCTTGTCTTCGGAACTCTCGGTTCAATATTGCTGTCTATCACAGGCTCCGCTGACGTACCATAGCCAGTTTGCCCCGGATAGAGTCTCTTCTGAGTGTCTGAATCGTAGATAAAAGGATTATTTCCGCTTTCATTTATGATGTAAGCGTACTCCTTAGCATTGAGCTTCCATTTAAACGTTGACATAATATGTGTTTAGTTTTCGAATTTTATTTCTAATATTGAGGTTGATGGCACAACCTGCATTAAGTACGGCATAACCGTTTTCTTGATATATTCCTGTTCCGGCTCGCTGTCGGTTCTGAACGTTATAATCAAATTTTTTCTGTTTACGACGGACGGTTCCGCATAAATCGTATTGTTGTCGCTGTTTCCGCCATTGCTTCCGCGAACGTCACTCGGCTTAATGCCGTTGTAGTTAAATCCTTCTACATATGACATTTGCACGCCCAAATAATCTCCTTTATAGTCCAGCTTAAGCCATATTTTCCCATCAGATGCATATTTTTCGTACTTATTTGTCTGTTCATTAAGGATATAATAAGCATCGCCAATATTTTCTTCAGATGCAATAACCCCTTCACCCGCGCCTTCTCCGTAGATAGTGGTCCCATCTTCACTTATTCCAGTCGCAACGCCTTTATCTTCCATAAGGTAAAGTTTCTGCTGATTCAGACTATCGACGTCATATTGAGACTTATCATAGAAATACCAACATTTCTTATTGTCAATAGCCGGCTCGGAAATATTGAATCCCTGATTTCTAATTTCAGGAATTATTTCTCCGCTCGTACAATCATAGGCGTTATCTCTAAATACTTCATCCTCGATTGAACCTTTGAATATTTGTTTCAAATATTCGAAGAATTCTGCTCCGTCGTCATAATTATCAAATCCAACGTGAGGGTTGTTTCCGCGATATTCGTCAATTATCTTCTCGAGATACTCAACGTGTGCCTTCGCTGCTGGCTCTGTAACAGGAAGCCAACCGTCACCGCCGATTTTGTCCAAATTTTCGACGTTTTTCAAAACAAAATAATTTGTCGGCTGCGTGCTTCCGAAATATTCTGAGAAATCTGAAATATCTGATACGTAACAAATTGTACCGTTCTTACTTTCGTGAATATTACCAGGAAGAAGATTCTTCAATCCACCTATTGTCTCAGAAAGACTAAGATAGTTAATTGTCTCCGAATATTCTCCGCCTGCAATCTTTCCCCATCCGCCTTTCATTTGGAAATATGGGTTTCCGTCCATATCCTCAGCCGCGACGAACCAAGGAATTATCGTCTTCCAAAGCTGCTCTGTCTTTGAGTAGTACTTGTTTCCAACCTTAATCATTTGTGGGTCGGATTCCGTAGCGAACTGCGGAACGCTGGACATACTAACGGGGCTGTAATTGCTGTTCGCAGCTATTTCATCGTAAACGTATCTTGGATAATAAAACACACTGACGGGAAGTCTCTCAACAGTATTATAATCAACCCCCTCAGGTGCGTCCGTCTCCAAACTGTCCCTGTATGCACCATATTTCTCTGCCGCGAGTTCGTCGCTTGCTGAGCAGTGCGTGGTTCCTACACTCTTAACCGTTGCGATTGCAATTTGCTCGTCAATACTGTAATCACCTTCGCCCGTTCCCTTAAATTCGTCTGAATGATAGCCGAAAAGCCCGAGAATCATTTCAATACCATAGCGGGTTCCCTTTCTTGAGAAAATTTGTCTGGTATTAATTTTTAAATTGTTAAGGAACTTTACATTCGCGTCAACGACGCCGTAATCCTCGTTTGATTCGTGAGAAGGAATCGTTGCATTGCTGTCGAGCGTATATACAGAACTGCTTACTTCCCACCCAGACAATCCGAGCGTATCGCTAAGGAAATAATCCGGAAGATTACCCTGCTGACTGTATGTTATCTTATTCGTCGCACGAACATTATCAATGTAGCGCTTGAGTTCGTCGAAAAGTCTTCCGTAAGCCCATAGAAGCCCCTGAACCTTCGTCGTTCCCTCATTATAATCGGAAGAATCCTCGTCACTGTCTGAGCGTGAGAACGTGATATCCATATTCTTGATAGAATCGTGCGTCATCATTCTCCAAAGATTATCCGTACGATAACTGTCATAGAAATCTGCAAGCGTCAATAAGTCATTGATATACTCTGTATATCTTACGGAAGAAATATCCAAGTTCCAATCGTCGTCAACTGGCCAGGTAAAACGTTTCTTGTATGTTTCAATACCGCGCATTGTCTCGTGCGGGAAATCAAGTGTAGCCGTGTACTTCGGATTGCTTGTTCTGTTAAGAAGGAGTTTCTCGAAGTCGTCAAGACTGTTGAAGAAAATTTCCAACTCTTCCTCAGAAGGGCGAACCCTGAAATTTTTCCTACTTGTAATGTAATATGGCTCTCCGTTAAACGTGAATCGTATAACATAGGCAGGAGTTCCGTCAACGTCTATGGATATAATCTTATCCCACGTTCCGTCCATTCCGCAGTAGTCTGGATTGTAGCAAACATTGTCAAATGAATCTACACAACCCTCCGCCTCTCCATTTAAGGTAATCAAATATCTTGAATAAGAAGTTTGGAAGTGTCTTAACGGATTTGTTACGCTACTTTGGTTAATATTGCTTGAAAAGAAGTCGATTTCGAACGGATTATTGAATACATACCACTTCGGAACACCGATACAACAGGCAACGCCTATCATTTCATAGGTTATGAACGTTTCCTCGTCTGTTGAATAAGCCTCTGCGGGAAAATTTTCGATAATATGCTTCACGGTTGACTTGATAAGTTCCGTACAGCTTCCGTAATACGCGTAACTTAGAAGAGTGGTGTTGTCGCTCTTTATGACGATTTCACCCTCGCTTCCTGCCTGTCCCTGAGAGGCACCTTCGCTGAGCGTCCAAGTGTCTGTCTCGCCACCGCTCGCCGTATGCTTAAGATATTCTCCGAACTTGTGCGCCCTACTACCTGTCTTGGCGTTGTTGAACGCCATTTTGAAGTTGTTTTCCCCGTGAGCGAATACGCCGTCGTTCCAACCGCTAAGGTTGGTTGTGGTCATAAAGTCCCTTTCATAAATCTGCCCATTAGGGGCGTTTTTATGAAATTCCTTAAGCGTATAATTGCTTCTTGTGACTGTATATCCGTTCTTCACCATATTAGTACACGTTCTCTATAACGTCCTTAAGCTTCTTTTCTTCTCCGTAATCAACATTTTCAGTCTTTGGAAGCTTGAAATCATAATGTACACCCTCGTTCGGGTTAACAATGTTGCCATAATCAGCCTGGTGGTAAACACTGCCGTCCTTGTTGAAGGTAGTAATCGTTCCTTTGTCGAGATTTCTAAGCTGCGTTCCCTCGAGCATTGTAGAAACAGTCTCAATATCGTGCTCAACCATTTCAATTTCCAATGCAATTGGGTTAAATTTCGTGTTGATAAGAGCAATTTTCTGATTTGTCTGCCCGATTCCGGGAAGACTGTTGCTCTTGAATGACAATGAGGAACTTGGAGTGAGCGTACAGAAGATAAGACTGCTTGAATCGTTGAACCTGTACCTGATTCCTTTCTGAGAAGTGTCATTAAGGTTCTGCGCAACGGGCTCGCACCTGTTATTTGAGGTTATAATCCTGTAATCTCCCGTCCTTGTAACGCCGTCCTCGCCGAAATACTCTACACGGTACCCTACAAGGTTTCCGTTATTTGTAATTTCCGCGTCGGTAATCGTTGTTGCGTCCAATACAATACCGCGGACGTTTGACATAGCCGCAAGACGGCAGTCTCCGTCAAGAATCTTTGTAAAAATTTCCTTTGGTTTTATATAAATTGTATAAATTCCGACTTTTCCGAATACGTCAAGCGGAAGCCTTAGATTGTACATTCCGGGAAGCGTAAGAACAGGCTTGTCAGCCACAGCGGAATACTCTCCTGTCACTTCTGATAGGAGATTGCTGCTCAACTGCTTGAAGCTATTGAAATCAGCCGCCTCTGTACTATATGAGGGGCGGTAATGATAAAAAATATCTACATCGGCTGCAGTAATCTGCGCAGGCCTTTTTGTTCCGTAAGTTCCGTTTGCCATAATTACTTATAAATAGTTTGTCTTATCTGTTTTCGTCGTCTATGATTTCAAAAAATCCGTTCTTGTACTTCACCAAATCGTCAAGTGAAGTTATTTCTCCAAGGATTGAGTGTCTTTCATAGGCTGCTGAGGTTCCGCGCTCTATTCTAACGTTGTCGGCGCTTACTGACATATCCTGTATTCCGAACAGCGATTCCTCCTTGAAATACGGTACATCCTGCGATTCTGTTCCCGTCCTTTCTATCGTCGCGCTGAAATCAGCATACATTCTATCTGCATATAATCTACGTGCGCTGTAATCAATATCAAGATAGTAGAATAACTTCTGACTTGGTTCGCTCTCCATTGTTACGTCAAAATATCCGTAAGTCTCACGATATGGATAAACCTCCGTATATTCAACTATATTCTGCCCTTCACCCTTATCAATATAATAGAATGTTATCTCTTCGTCCGTCCTTGAACTACTACAAATGTATGGAACGGCTGTTTCGTAGAAGATTTCGCCGTTGATTGTTCCACCCTGCTTCAATTCTCCTCTATTATTATACAATAGGCTGAACGGCATTTGCTCGCCGTTATCGTCTACGTCCGCGTTCTTGTAGTTGCTGAGTTTGCTTTCGGTAATTCCCGTTATGCCGCTTATGAGTGAAGAATCGTTCTCCTTCTCCCAATACTCGCTTCCTTCCGCCGGCGGATTGACGTCATAATATCCCTTCACAAAATACTTCTCATTTCCGTCCGTCTTTACGTATGTAATATCAGGATTTTGTAGAACTGCGGCGTCACTTCGGTATGCTTTGTAAATATCGTCGTCAGGATCTGAAATCCTTTCTTCAATGAACTCGCTCAGTGTCGTTGGAACAGGAACCTCGAGAACTGCATATCCCTTTTTAAGCGTCCATACGATTCCGTCTGAATCGCTAACCTTGTCTCCGACAATATACTTTCTGCCGGGAACCCAATCTGAAGCAACGGAAGTGAAAATTCCCATATCCTCATTCTCACTTTCAATATAGAATATAATTGGAATGAAACCCTCCATTCCGCTTGTCGCTTTCTTTCTATATTCTGCAAATTGAATGAAGTTCTTAGCCCTGTTAAGCGCAGGTAAATTTCCGTTGTCAGTGTCAAGTTTAAAATATGAAATGAAATCAGCGAAATTGCCGTTAACCCAGAAATAATCACCGACACATATTCCGTTTACGATATTTCTGTTATTGGTATTATCGTTATATCTTACTTTTCCGCCGAATGAAACCTCAAATCCCGAAACAGTCCAATTTTCACATTCAGGACTCTCATTATAATAAGTGTTTCCGCTATCGTCCCGCACTGTTTCAAGGCACGCGCCTTTCACATAAGGAACGGTTGTAGAGAATATAAACTCACTTGGGCTCTCCAAGAAATCCTCTATCGGAATTTCAACCATTTTCCTTCCCGTGCCCCTCGCACAGAACTGGAATATCCTTGAACTCCTGAAAAATTCATTAATGTAGGTAATGATATTCATCATAGTACGATACCTTAGCACAACTCTTTCCATTGCACCCTTTGAGATATCGTCATAATACCTTTCCTCGTTGTTCCTGAACCTTATAAGCCCGTCTTCTGCTCCGTTGGAAACACCTGCCTTGACAACCGGCAGATTGTCATAAATCTCCTCGGGAACAAGTCTGTTATTTTCAAGAATAATGTCATCAGCGAGTCCGCTCGCCGATGTCTGTTTCACAAATCTATTCTTGAATTGCTCGAGGCTTACTTTTCTTACTATTGTTTTCATAATCCTTCGTAATAGTTGTAAATGTAAGGAGGAAGATTTACTGTTATTGTCTGATCACTTGTTGATAGCGGAATGAAAACGCTTACACGTCCAGAATCGCTAAATGTTATGTTAGGGTCGTCAACAAACGTAGCATTAATCGTCCAATCAACAATTCGTGTTGTGCCGTATATGCTCTTATCGGAAATTTCTGGGAATTGTATCGGAGACACCCCCCAAAGAATATTCGAATTTGTAAATCCACGATTAACTGTCGGGTCGCTTAGCCATAATATTGAGCCATCGCTCATCTCCATATATATGTCACTTGAAACATTGACTGCTTCTGTTGACGGCCATTCCCAATAGAACTGAGAACCGCTAAGATTAACGTAAACTTTTCCAACCGTTGAGACTTGCGAAACTGTTGTTTCGTGATAAAATAGCCCAAGTGCCTCGTCCTTTATAACTACGCCGCCGTATCTTTCAGATGTTGTATCATTTTGCGCCACGCTAAACGTGAAAATCCTCTTATGTTCCGAAGGTACATCTATTGCGCCGTCGAGTGTAATCCATGGAATGTATGAATTTGGAACAAATGCACTTCCAAATCCATCCGGATCATAAATTTCAACGTCAAACGTTCCTCCTTCATTAGGGAAATCTGTTATATTAAGAGGAGAACCGCCCCAATCTGAAACGACGCCAAATTGGGTAACTGTCACATTGATTTCTATGTTGAATGTCCTATCCCTTACAACGATAACACCATTAATAGGTGACAGTCTATTATTTCTTCCGAATGTAACAGTAACCGTTTTTGTTCCAACGCCGCCATTATCTGAAACGGTAACATAATCTTTTCTTATAATATCCCATCCGAAGTTTTCCGGGTCGTTGATTGTGATTGTTGTAGAGGAACCTTCCCAATCGGATTCTACGGCGCTTGGTGAAATGTAGAACGGATAATTTGCCTTATCCTGTACAACGATAAGCGTAAACGTCTTGTCGCCACACTCGAATGTAGCGTTCATTTGTCTCGTGTCTCCGCTTTCTGCACCCATATTTGGAGAGACATTAACAGTTATAGACGTTGCTCCATTTCCTTGCGTAGGTGATATTGACATTCGTTCATCGCACGACACCATTCTCCATTGTTTTCCATCTGGCACTATGACGCTTCCTTGAATATTTCCTCCCTCGTATCCAATATTTCCACCGTAGTTAAGAACCGCTTGATAATCCTCTCCTGAATTCAATCTTGGCTCAAATAGATTTAGATTTAAGACCTCACTATTTGAAATATTTGGAAAATACCATATGTATCTATTTTGATTATAATCAAATTCAATTCTAACCTCCACATACATGTCCGAATATAATTCGTTCATGTTTATATATTTCATTCCGCTCCCGTCTACCGCTTCGTAGTTTCTCGGAAACCTTGAATCTGTTGGGGATATTACGTTTCCATTTGAATCAGTCGGAATGGTGAACGGTATAGTATAACCGTACTTCGCATGGCTAAATTCAACTTTCATATATATTGTCGCCTTGCCATCTTCGTCTAATAGTCCGGGAAACAGATAAAGATAAAACCCCTCGCTTGACTCTGTTGTGTTGTATTTATTTCTACAAGAAAATTCCGCTGAAAGCCTTTCTGTTGCATTTTCAGTAAAAACGTATTCACCATCGGCGCCGTTTACTGCAGAGCCATTTTTTACCGAACCGGTTCTTACGTTCGAAGAATATTGCCCATATAGCTTCTCGCCATTCAGAAACATTGTTGACGTAAACAAAAGTTTTTGCGTTCTCCTATCCCTTGTATTATAAAAAGACAAACGCAAAAAAGAACGGCTTATCCTATTCCTCATTTTAATAACGTCTTCATCCGTAAACCCAAGATAGCCTATAAGGTCCGCTTGTTCTGGCGTATTTCCATGCGCCGGAACTAGAATTGAGCCCGCGCTTGCGTAGTTATTCCAATATAAGTCATCTGAAGTCTTCCAATCGTTATACGTATATCCAATTACTCGTTCTTCCCCTTCTTCAACGCCTTTAATTGGTTCTGCTGTACGTTCTCTGAAATGAAGGTTAAACCTAAGTTCTTCCAAATCACGCATTTCTCCATTGATAATATAGACGGGTGAGAAGCACTTCTTTTCGTAGTCAATTACTTTATTCTTCGAACTGTTGATTAACTTATTCACAAAATCTGTCCTGAGCGTATCTTCCTGAAATAGGTTTGCCCCGAAATCCTGAAGTAACGGCTCTGAAAATCTTGCTGAATAGTTTGTCCTGTAAAGAACGGTTCCATTTGTGAAAACGCATTTTAAGCCCAAATCAGACGTTTCTGATGTTTCGGCGATAAATCTCTCGTCTTTCGCATAAAACGTCAAATTACGGCACTTTCTCGCAATCAGAGAGGCAATGTAGATATTCTCTCCTTCCCACATTATAATATGTCTGTCGTTCTTTCCTGTTTTCAGAACGGGAATGATACAATTCTTGAGGATTATAGTTCCTGCGCTATACTCCCAAGTCTCGCCATAAAGCTGTCTGTCGCCATACGCCTCAATAAATTCGTCGTCCGTTTCTTCGTCAAGCACTACAAATACGTTAGCCTTCGTATTCTTTACATAACTGTAAATTCTCTCATTAGAGCCTGCCTTTGGGAACGCGTATTTTCCCGTACTTGCGTCAACGTTTGCCGTATAAAGGAAAGTTTCTTCGTAAAGGACATAATCTCCGTCACAACGTCTAACGCCGTCTGCCGCCGTTGAATAATCTCCATATATGAATTCGTTGATATATGTAGTAGAGGCGCTGTATTTTCCGACAAGCCTATTTTCAAGAAAATCGTGAACACCGTCTCCGAGAGACAATATTAAAAATTTGCGCTCGCTGTCGGCATAATGATATTTTTCATATTCGTACCCTGCTGCGTTAACCGATAATAGTCTGTATGGAAAATCAGGAATTGTAAAACTGTTCTTTTCGACTGTTTCTATCTCCGTTGAATAGAGGAATTGAATATCCTCTCCGTCTGAACGCGCAAACTTAACGGTTTCTCCGCTGTCGAGCCCGTGCTTAGGAGAATTTACCGTTATGCTGTCGGCTTTCCATACGACTGACTTCCCTCCAATATTTTCAACTTCAATTGGAAGGTTCTCTCGCTTAATATCTTTTGAACTTATCTTGTATGTTAACATATGTCGCCAGCTTTTTCTTCTTCGTATTCTGCGACGGAAACGTCCTTAATCTTGCCTTCGGCGGCGCCCGTCTTGTAGTCAAGCGTATAATAATTATTGAGTCCGTATTCACCTGTTGGATCCTGCCTCCTCAGATAAAAATTGATATTTGTATGCCTATAATGTGCCCCATTTGTAAATATCGAATCATAAAGTTCATCCCCTATTGTCAACGCACTATCTGATAATGGCTCTCTCCATAGATATCTTCCGGTAGAATCACACAAATCGTACGCATAATCAGGCATTTCCACATTAAACTTGAAAACATTATAACTATCAATGTCTATTGACTGTCCGTCACATGTCTTAAATGATATGTTCATGTAATTCTTTCCGCCAACACTAGTAACAACCGCAGAAACTCTATTGCCATTTATCTTATGGTAAAGGTAAAGCGTATCACCTGAGCTTAAAAAATAATTTACAGTTGTCTTTCCTGTAAATGAATTAGCCGTACCAGACGGTTTTCCGTCAGCAGAAAAAACAATCTTCTTGTGCATTCCCTGATGAACCGTGTCACCATACTGTTTTATTGGTACCCTATAGTGCGGCTTATAATAGTATCCTTCAAAACATGGGATATTTTCGGATGCATTATCCGGTAGATACTTTTCTGTTACTATTGAAAATTCGCCATCAACGTCGTAATCATCGTAAAGTATCTCATCATATGAGATATTGTTGGCCCCACTATACCCATTATCTCGCTGTACTGTGTTGAATCTATGATAAACCGTCTCTATAACCGTTTCTTCAACAGTATTCGGTGAAAATTCAACAATGTCCCCAACAAAAACGTTATTGTCAATTGTTATGTTATTTTCAACTACGGAAGAGGCGCCGTTTTTGTGTATTGTATGCACATTATAATCCGTTTCCGTACTCTGCAAATCGAATCCTGACGTTATCTCGCCAAAACAATGAGAATATTCAACGCTCGAATCCGCTGCACGTGAAGGATCACTACTTCCATACCATATATTATGCCCGGCATTTCTCTTAACTATTGTAAGATATATCTCACTTAAAGGGCGGTTCCAGTCATCCCTTAATCCAGTTAAAATAACGTCCTCGTTATATAGTATCTGTGCTACCTTGTCTGAGAATATGTTCTCACTGAACCCTAACTTGTTTATTGTTGTGCTGAATTCCTTGCTTGCGTTCTCTATTTCTTCTTCTGTTACTCCGTCGCTTACGCAAATATTCTCTGAATTGAAATTAGGTATCTTTCTGAATTTTCTTAAATAATATTGGCAATCTCCTCCATTAACATATTTTCTAACAATTATCTCATATTCCGGCTTTATATTTCCATTGCTGTCGATAAAGCCTTCTTCGTAATTAGATAGTCTTGAGAATACGTCAAACAACTTACTGGCACTAACCGCAAAATTATGCTTCGTATCTTCGTTTATATACCCAATCGCCTCGACGGTTGTTGGATAATCCATATCGACAGAAACGCCGTTTTTAATAACGGAAAACTTCACAGAGTCACCTTTCTGAAAAGTATTTGATAACTCCGTTCTAAGATAAACGAGAACGCCGTCCGTACCGTCTTTTTTCTCAAATATTGTTCCGTTTAAGTTGGTTCTTACGTAACACCTTAACCCGTTTACGCTTCTATTTGTTTTTGAATGCACAATTGTACTTCCAGAATCGTGCTCATATGGGTACGTTAAGCAAAAATCCCAATTGTTCTCAAGCCTTTTCCTGTATACATTAAATCTTGGAGTAAATGAATATAGCTCACGCCCAGGATACATATCTATAAATGCCCCTGCGCTTTCATCGTTCATACATTTATTAACTGTGTAAATGCTATTATCAAGCGAAACATTCGGTATGTCTATTGAAGACGGGTTAATAAATCCAACCCACCCATCTGATTCTACGAGATTATAGTGCATGGCTTCCTGAAAAGAAAACACGGAATCCCTTGTATACAAATGTAACTCTGTTTCAAATTTTTCGAGCTTTCCCGAACTCTTTTCAGTTTTTACGATATTCTTTTTAATAATCCTTCCTGAGCTATCTCTCATATAGTCAGAAAGTTTATTGAACGTTGGTGTGTTTGCTAATTCACTATCATTAACAACAGAGAACTCTTTTCTTCTCAACGAATGATTATTGAATATATCAGCGCCACAATGGTATTTGTAACCGCCTATCTCTTTATTGGAATAAGCGGTATCTCTGATAAAATTAACAACGCTTCCATCGTACTTTGTTGCATACTTCAGCGCATTTCCTGTAAGATTACTTCTTGAAATTTCGTTTGTCGAATACACCTTTGCATCATCACTTCCTTCATTAAGGACAACTTCGGTTTTTCCGTTAAAGAGAATGTTGCTGCACACCGGATTAATAGTAAATATCAACCTGAACGTATCGGAAGAATCCTTTTCCTTCGTATATTCCTCATACGAATCAATCGTTTCGGAAATGCTGTCTGTTGGCAAAAGTTTCCTTTCCGTAGATAAATCTATTGAAAGATTATTATCCACGTTGGACGATCTTTTCGATCTAAACTTATTTAAAAGCAACTTTTTCATTTACTAATCTTCTGTTGAGGCAAATTGGGCCATATAATTATTCCACTCCGTTTTAGTGTATTCTCTAACAATGAATATTTCGTTCGAATTCCTTGTATAGAAAATATCTATCAGTTCATTGTTCGAATATCTTCTAACATTTGCTGAACCATACCCCTCTGCGGTATTAACGCCTGCACTATAGAACCCATAAACGTAAGGATTATTTGTTGCGCCTTCTCCTGCCATGATGGTATCCCCATCTATAACGCAATCTTCGTTATTAAGCCAGTCATTAAGAAATATGGTATTTATCCCTATAAAATTTTGATTATTAGTTTCAATTGTCTCATATCCATGAGGTATATATTTTCTACCACTAAAAACATCGCTATCCCAGGCCGCATAGAACTTACATCTTTTTTCAACGCTTCTATAAAATACCGCACTGCTATATGCCCCTTCGTAATCACCAACAAATGTTACTCTTATACTATTACTTAATGTATTTAGCTCATTTTCATTAATGCCGGTATCGCCATTTTCCGTAACGCTAACGCTATATGAAAAATCGGTTCTATCTTCGCAGTCTATTGAGCAGTTAACAACTTTTGTTGTATAATATTGTTCCAAATCATGATTCGTAGAAGCGGGAATAATGTTATAATCCATACCATTATCTGTTGGCTCATATTCATACCCGCTGATAGAAATCTTATACTTTCTTCCTAAAATATTACCACTATTTGCATCTGAATACTCACAAATTCCGTTGGCTACAGCCACTTCTGCGCTTATTGTTTGTGAATTTGTCACGAAAAACAATGCCCTAAAGAAGAATGGACGATATATTGAAGGAACAGTAAACCGTATTTCGTTGTTTTTTGAATCCAAAATTTTTAATTTATAGTCTGGCTTCGTAGCATTTTGTGTATAATCGTGGTAATATCCATATTTCAATGATATATCTCGTGTTGGCGAAACGAAGTTATCTATTGATAGCTCATATCCATCAGGAAGAGAAGATGATGATGTGTTTACTATCATAAGCCTATCATTTCCCTCGTCTGGTGATATTACCTTCTCCGCGCCGCCGTTTTCAATGATTAACGTATATGGTGTATTTTCCCCTACTATATCATATGGTATCTCTCCATATGCAGTCAACATTGATGAGCGAGAAACCATATAGAATATAGCTCTCTTGATATCATACATTGCTTTCTGATAGAGAGACAGGTTGCTCTTAAACGGCTCTGAATTCTTTAATGTCGTCCTCCACCCATTAACCGTTGAATCATTATAAGCATCGACAAAGGCAATTTTCCACCAATTTTCTCTTACATATTCTGGATTTGATGAGCTCTCTATGAGCGGCTTTATTATTCTCCTATATGAGGCATATTTGCTTCCATTGAAGTAAAAATCTAGCTCATTAGGCATCTGCATTGTTTCTGTTGCAACTTCTACTTCCTTAACAACGTTTCCGCAGCCATACATAATTGAAGTTGTATAATCCTCATCGCCAGCCCAACCGACTATTTCTTCGGTTGTTATATCAGAGCTTGTAATGACTGTTATTACATGGTAAGCACTTTCGTCAATTGGCGTTCCATTATAATTTGAATTCTTGATAATTTTCGCGTACGGTTTACTATTATCCTTTAGGTTTTCCGTATAAGCGATAACACCGGCAACATTTGCATCATCAAATAAGTTTTGCGGACTGTTAAATGTAATACGCCCGTTGCCACTCCTTACATCAAATGTTTCAACCTCTTCTGTATAGTTTTCAATTTGATGTGAGAAATAGCTAAAACTATCCGGCAATATTGTATCGACAGAGAATGTCTTTGTGATTACGGTTATGTTGCTTCCTGTAACTGTAACATCAACATCTGTTCCGCCAGGTATATCAAATATTTTATTTCCAACAAGTCTTCCGACGGATACGCTCTCTATTCCGCCTTTCTCTATGTTTTTCAGCTTCACGGTAGCCTCACCAATATCTTCGCATAACGTAGCATTCTTATTAACAACAACCGTAACCGACGGTCCATACTCTGACATTGATGGACATTCAGCATAGAACTCTTTATAGAGTTTGTCAATAGCTGTATTTCCTCCCTTTAAGCCAAAATAGAAATAGAACGAATTTTCATAGACAGGCAGTGATACTGTTCCGCCATTTGAAATCAGGTACTTTTTCTTTGCGTCGTCTAATGTATATCCCTTTGGAAGTCCGAGTCTAAATCTATAATAGTCTACGCTATTTTCTTCTATTGTTCTTGTGAATTCGTTGGGCTGTCCTCCCGGTATGTAGTCTCTATTGTAATCGGAATCCTTAATCTTTTTTGATAGTTCCCCGTTAAAGTTAACGGGATTAATTGTCTCAAAAACGTATTCTCTTAACAAGGTATCATTGTTCTGAACCGTCTTTAACCCACGATAATTAAGCGTTGCAAATTCATTTTTGAATCCATAATCATTGATTTCCTCGCCGGATATTAAGCCAGTCGGAACCGTATAATTATATCGCAATTCATCTGTTGTGTTTCCAATATACGCCATTCTTTGCGAAAACATTGTGCCGACTTCGCATATTCTTGATAGGTTTACACAAGATTTTATATTCGTCTGAGAATTAAAGCATGATATACCAAGGAAATGCCCACCGGGAAAATAAAGATCAGAAATGCTGTTATCTCCTTGTCCAGGCCCATGGTATCCCCAATCTATTCCAGATGCTTCTGTTACTACATCTTCATTTCCATATGGGTTCTGCTCATAGAAGTCCTTTCCCTTACTCCAATTTATGACATTTTCTTTCCAATCTCTTCCAGAATGCCCACCATCAAGACGCTTGATTGGTTCGTCTGTCATTCCTCCTGAACATATTGAGCCTTCTTCGTTATTTCCGTAGATAAAACCGTCGATACCCAAATTTGTGCTTGCAAGCGTATCAGGAATTTGATATGATGTTGAAGATAGCTTTGTAAATGTCTGTGGAATCCCATGAAGATTATTTTCCTCCAATGAACCAAGCAAAATTATATCTGTCGCAAATAAATTGCATTTTCTATTTTTACTTAGCCATTCGCATGGGCGGAAATAATAAGCATACTTTCCGTTAAGCACCATTTCATTATGAACAACGCCTCCGCCGGGTTTCGTGTCGCCTGAGCGAGATAAAATTTTTATATATTTTCTTCCCTTTGCCTTATGACACTTCTGCTTACTATTATTTTTACAGCCGTTTGGAGTTGTTACATTGATAAAGCTCGTTGCATCATCTGATACCTTATACGCTAAAGCGCATTGCTGCGTGTATCTTCTACTGAATAACGCATTATATCCGCTTTCCATACACCCATTTACGCCTTGCCTTAATTTTATTAATCCAAACAGGAAACTATTTTTCTTTCGTATATCTGCAGCCCACCTAGGAATATATATCATTCCGTTTATCCAATCGTTATAGAAGTCAAATTGAATAACTTCGTATTCCATTGCAAGATTTATTTCTACGCATTGTACGAAATAGTCTATCTTATTCGTCAAACACGTCTTTCCGCCAGTGTCGCCCTTATCCTTATTTTGGTAATCAATACTCTTTTCGTCCTCCTCCGCTTCTTTTGCAATCTTTTCATATGAAGCCTTAAGAAGCTCTGAATTATTACAGCCAGGTGCAAAATACCAGCCATCTGCCTCTGGGCAATACCCCTCGCCAATATAAACACAGCCGGCTTGACGGATTCTATCTCTTATACTACTAAAAACCCACCTTGTTATTGCGTTTTTTCCGCCAATTCTATATATGGCGCTTAAAAACTTGTTGTATATTGTTGTTACCCATAATAGAATCTTAAAAATTGCGCATTGCAGGACGAACATAAATGTTAAATTAACCCTAATGTTGTTGTACGGAATCGGGTTGTTATTATCATTATTATTAACCGCCTTAAATCCTGAAAATCTTTTATTCCTATCAAAATTTAACATTTGAAAACGCGGAATGAAAGATTTTACGCTATATACATTGTTTGAGAATAAATCCTTAAATGATGCATCATCCGTATCTGTCCCAAAAACATAATCTAATACCGAATCGTCAGGACTTCCATTTAAAGAACGTTCATTGTTAGAATAAAATTTTGGGTTGTTTGGTACAAGAACTTTTGACAAATGCGTTGATCCGCCTTCGCTCTCGAATTCAGTCAGCGAAAACCTAAATCTTACAGATGCCCTTGTCGGAATTCCCTTTGTCGTATCATCGGTGCGAACAACATTTCCATACTCATCTGTACGAACATAATCAAGGTTCATTGGTATCTGATAACACCAAACACCGTTTCCATCAATAAGCGTATTACCTTGAATTATGAGCTCTTCCACATTACCCTCTGGCGTTTTACGGATCATTTCAATGGTGCCGTTACCTGTTGTAAGCCTGTCCATTTTACCCATTCTTTCACTTGGAATGCAGCGCTTGCTTATACTATTTGACGCTTCGTCTGTGATAACGGAGCCAATAAACACACAAGTAGGGGTAAACTCATACTGAATTTCAATATCCCTTCTCGTGATTGCAATGTCACCTTCTGATTCCTCTCCCCAGAAAGGATAAACGTTCACATTTTGATTCTGAGATATGATTTGAGCCAAACTATCCAAGTCTGTGCTTGTCTTGAACATATTTGCGTTCTCGAACTGAGTGATGTTGTAGCCCTTATAAACCATATCCCTCGGACGCTGAGAGAGAATACCAATATCTGATAAGTCTATGTCAACGTGAAGCGTTTGCTCTCCCGTAGGAACGCCAAAAATCATATAGTCGCCTGCTTCGTTTGTTCTCGTGGTGAACTTATAGTATTTGTCGTAAACCTCGAGAATATTGTTATCATCAAGAACGGTTCTCTTACTTGGGAATGTGCCTACGTTCCTGTGGCAATCTGAAAGTTGATCCTCTGGAAGTAAGTTATAACGAATTCTGTCTGCATTTTTTGTATTTACAGACTTATATGGGTAGAGATATGATAGAATGTCGTCCTCTAAGTCAGCTTCATCAGCACTTATAAAGATTGAAATCTTCGCGTTTGGTATTCCATAACCGCCATTGGCAAGTACACGCCCAACAACACACCCGTAATTCGCGGTGTGTAGTTTATAGAGGTTGTCAACGTCAAGTTTAAGGCTCAGAACCTCAAGAGAGTTGAAGTCCTGATTGATATTAACGTTTAGAACACTGTCCTCACCGACATTTGTCCTTATTCTATATGAGTTATTGTTATCCGACATTGGTTATTGCTTGTTTTCCACTTAAATTAAAAAACTTTTTCATGTTGATGCGCCGATCCTTGCTTATGGCACCTTTATAAAAAACATATATAACAATTGCTGGAAGCAAAAATAGTAGGCACATATAAACGCCTACCTTCTGAAAAATAACCCTAACCTTTTGCCCAAATGGTAAATTTTCAGCATTCTTTTTCTCTCCATATTTTTTGAACAGCGCGTTTAGCTGTTCTGTTGTTGCACAGTTGCATGCCATAATTAAATTTTATCTTATCTCGCAATCATTTTAACCTTGATATCCTTCTCAGGGTGATTAATTTCGAACATTGAATTCACATTGCTGTTGAGAACGTAGTTCGTGTCGTCAAGAAGAACCTTGGCGCGTCCCTGCTCTATTTCTTCAACGCTCTGTGCAATTCTCGAACTCGAATAATCGTAATTTGTGGTTCCGTCTCGATAAACGTTGTAAACCGTGAAGTCAATAAGGTTAAGAACTCCATCCACACTGCTTATCGCACGCTCAATATCACCGACGAAGATATCTTCTCCAAGTTGGTGATTCTTAATTTCCATATAATTCTTAACCGTTTCGATTACGTTATATGCCACGTCACCCGCGTTGTAGTTCTTATCAACGAAGATTTCAACGTCGAATGCAAGGTGCACAACCTCGCCAGCCTCAATTACAACATAATCGTTGATTGCACGGAACTTTGAAAGGTAATCAGTTATGTTCCTGATAAGAACCTCGGGAAGCATAGCGCTGAGTTTTCCGTTATAGTCAAGCCCGAGCATAAACAACTTAACCTTATTGTTCTCCTCGATTGCGGAAACCCTGTAAGGGGCGCCATACTTAGGAGGCATTAACGCTATTCTGTTCTCGTAGTCCTTTACCGTAATGCAACGTTCCTGTGCGGCGCTGTTATACTTAATCATTGCCTTGATTTCCTCTACCGTAGGAGCGTCCTTTCCTGAAACGGAAGGATTTGGATTAGTTACTGAGATACTGTTCTTAACATCGGAAATAATTTTCCTTTCCTCTGCACTGCGGGCATAATTTCCTTCTCCGATTTCTGCATTAAGGTATTGGATATTTGTAATTGCGCCAGCCGCAACGTTTGAAGCTGCTCCGCCGCCAGTCCTATAAAGAACGTACATTGTCGTGCCCACCTTCGGAAGCGTTCCGAGGAAATCATTGTAAATCATTCTGCTGATTTGATACTTCGCAAAGTCCGTATCCTTATCGTAGCTCATATCAGAGTGCCCAGCGCTGTCTCCTGAGCCGAACGTAATCTTCAAATATCCATTATCGGTAAATTCTGTAATGAATTTCTGTTTGACAGGAATCCACTTTCCTCTCGTAATGGTAGTCGTGGGAACATATCTTCCCGTTACATTGTCATAGAAACCGTATGTGTAGGAAACGGGCTGTGGCGCGGACTGATTTCCGGGCTGCGTGGTGTCTTCTCCCCACCTGTACTGCTCAACGAGCGAATTAACCTCGAAGAATCTGTACGTAGTTCCGCTTGCTGCAGTATATGACTCGCGTGTATCCATAAACTCGCCAATTGTAGGCTCGAGTTTATAATCGGCGCCCTCCTTAAAGATAATACTCTCTACGTTCATTGCGTTGATATCAGGAATAACGATTTCCATAAATGGAGTGACGTCAGTAGCTAAAATTTCCTGTTTGTAAATCTTGCTTTCTCCTGCAACAACAACGCCTGTCTTTGTAACCCTGTATTTTCCGTTCTGAGGGGTAAGCGTTCTGATACTGTTGAACTGCTCTCCGAAATTAATGTCTTCCATTACTTCGAAGACCTGATTCCTTGAAGAAACCTTCGTTCCCTTCTTGATAATTGGAAGATAGCGTTTATCCGGCGCACCAAGTCCTGACTGACTGTTGTTCGTACCGTCAGTATATGCAGGAACAAGGCAGGAAAATTCCACCTCAGCCATTGCACCCTTTGGGCCAGGTACCTTCAGCCCATTGCTCCTTGCAATATTGAACACCGAACCTCTCTGTGAAGCCGTATCAAGATTCGTCTCGGCATACGTCTTGTCAATATAGTAGCTGAGGTTGTCAGCAACGGCGGCAACCAAGTCAACGAGCCAACTTCCAACGGAAGCATCATTGAAATCGTCCGCGATTTTCGGATAATATCTTCTAACATAATCTACCAACGCCTCGCGGTAGTCATCGAATGTCCTGTTAAGGTATGAAATTTTGTTGTTGCTCATTTTATAACTTTATTGCCAATTGTTTATATTCTGTTGTCTTGCCCTTATGGAATGCGAACGTCATGTTGAGAATGAATACATGTGGTTCCTCAGGCGGAGTCAATATGCTAACTTCCTCGATTTCAACATTCGGAACATATCTCTTCACGCTTGTTCTTACCTCTTCCTCGACGGTATCCCAAGAAATGTCGTCGTTGTTTTCAAATAGATATTTTATGAGGTTTGTTCCGAAGTCTGGCTTGCGGATACGACTTCTCTTCGGCGTAAGGATAACGTGGGCGATTTCGCTCGCTATCTTGTTATCCATATCCGTATTCAAATCAACGAAAAAGCCGTCAAGATTGTTCGCCGTGAACGGAAATTTTATTCCATAATATTGCTTATTCTGTTCTGCCATTGTAAGAGCCTATTTCTTTAACAATAAATATTATCAGCCAATATTTTTGTATTTTAAAAATAGCCATTTAAACGAGAAAGGCAACATATTATAATTGTCGAAAAAATGTTGTATATTTAGTCAAAACTTTAATATTGTAGATTATGTTCAGAAACACTCTTTTCACTTCGGAGGCAGTAAGCTGCGGGCACCCCGACAAAATTTGCGACCAAATCTCTGACGCAATCCTCGACGAGTTCCTCAGGCAAGACAGGGAATCTAAGGTTGCGGTAGAATGCTTCATTACAAACAACCTTCTCGTAATCGGTGGAGAGGCGCACTCTCACGCCGATGTTGACGTTATCGGAATCGCCAAGAAAATCCTTACCGAGATTGGATACGACGGAACTAACGGATTCGACCCTGAATCTGCGGTATTCCTCAACACCCTTCACGAGCAGAGCCCAGATATCAGGCAGGGCGTTGACAGAATTACCGAGGCTGAGCAGGGTGCTGGCGACCAAGGAATTATGTTCGGTTATGCCTGCAACGAAATTTCAGGAAGGTACATGCCTGCCGCAATCACGCTTGCAAACAGGACAATGTTTGTCTATGATACGCTCAGAAAGGCTGGTAAACTTCCCGGAATGCGCCCTGACGCAAAATGCCAATATACACTGAAGTATGATGAGAAGGGAGAGGCTAAGGTTGATACTATCGTTATCTCATTGCAACACGACGAGGATATTGCATTCCAGACAATTTACATTTACGTAACGGAAACTATTCTTCCGGAAGTCATGAAAGTTCCTCAATTGGCTAAGTTTTTCGCCGATTCTTCATATACAATTTTTGTGAATCCGACAGGAAAGTTCGTTATCGGCGGCCCTCAGGGTGATACCGGGCTTACGGGGCGTAAAATTATTGTCGATACATATGGCGGCTCTTGTCCTCACGGTGGTGGTGCATTCTCTGGAAAGGACGCTTCTAAGGTTGACCGCTCGGCGGCTTACATGGCTCGCTACATTGCAAAGAACATTGTAGCAGCTAATATCGCACAAGAAGTTACTGTTCAGTTATCATACGGAATCGGACTTTGTGAGCCTATCAGCGTTCATGTTGATACCGTTAAACCGAACTATCCTAACAGCGAAATAGAGAAGATGATCAAAATTGTTTTCCCTCTTACGCCCAACGGAATTATTAAGCATCTAAACCTAAAATATCCAAATTATCTAGAAACCGCAACATACGGACATTTCGGATGGGAGGGACATAGTTGGGAAAAAACCAACAAGGTAAAAGAAATTAAAGACTATTTCGGAGAATAAATTCTCTATGAATTAATGATTTGCCTCGATTTATCGGGGCATTTTTTGTATATTTGATTATATGATGGGTGAAAGAATTTTTGAAAATGACTTATCCCGCGAGGATAGCAGGAAAGCGTACTATAGCGCTTTCTATGAAAGCCACGGAGTAAAAGTTTATAGCCGTAGTGATTGGAATACAAAATCAGGACACCGTGAGCAAAAAAGTGATATCGATGTTACACTTCAATACGGCAACATTAGACTGACCGCTTCCGAAAAGGAACGTTCTACTTATTTTGGCGATATCTTCGTCGAATTGGAACATGTCTTTGAGGACGGAACCACTGCGAAGGGGTGGATCTTTGAAACAAAGGCTGATTTACTATCTTATTTTACCCCGTCATTCCATTTCTTCGTCAATATGCCTGACTTGAAGAACACTGTAATCAACGATATTCTGCCGCTTATAAGAAAACAGGTTAACGACTTCGAGAAAACTGACAACAAAAGCGGAAGAATATCTGAAAACATTGGTGGCAAGAAACGTAGTATGACTGTTACAATGGCAAGAAACTCCGGTAATGGAAACAGATGGAAAACATTCGGGCTTTGTATAAGGGTTGAAGATTTGATTGATTTTGGAATCGCCGTTGATAAAACTGAGATTGATAAGGTATGAGATATATAGGCTCAAAATTGAAGCTGATTTACTTCATTAAAGAAGTTATTCAAAAATATTGCGGAGAAGATTTGTCCGACAAGGTTTTCTGTGATTTATTTGCAGGAACTGGTGTTGTAGGAAGAAGCTTCTCCCCTTTTGTGCGTAAAGTTATTGCAAATGACCTCGAATTTTATAGCTATATAGCAAATAAAGTTGCGCTTGAGGGGTATGATTGGGAAACAGTCGAGAGAGTAATCAGAAAACTTAACTCCATTGAAGGGGATTCTTCTCTTCCGTTCGCTCAGGCTTATGCAGACGGCGGCTCCAAGGGCAGAATGTTCTACTCAGCAGAAAATGGCGCTAAAATCGCTGCTGCGAGAGAATTTCTTGAATATGTAAAGGATATACTTGACGAGAAAGACTATAATGCTGCGCTTATCTCAATTATTGACGGCAGTGACTCTGTTTCAAATACAACAGGAGTATATGGAGCGTTCTTAAAGACGCTTAAGCCAAGTGCATTGGCTCCTGTCGTGTTCAAAATGCCCGTTTCCATAGAAAACACAAATCAGGAAAACGAAATCTATCAGGAAAATGCCAATGAACTTATAAAAAGGATTGAAGGCGATATCCTTTATCTTGATCCTCCGTACAACACCCGCCAATATAGTTCAAATTACCACATTCTTAACTATGTTGCAAAAAATATTGCGCCTGAAACCGACTCCGTTGCCGGCGTAACTGAGCATAACAAGTCAAAATACTCTTCAAAGGCTAACGCCGCCTCTGAATTGGAAGATTTAATTAAGAATGCCAATTTTGAGTGGATTTTCCTTTCTTATAATAATGAAGGAACTATTCAACTGCAGGAAATTGAACGAATTTTCTCAAAATATGGTGAATATCATATGGAATCTAAGGAACACCAACGCTTCAAAGCTGACAGTAAGCGCAGGAATCTCCTTGGATCGGACACAACCATTGAGTATATCCACGTTCTACATAAGGTAAAGGAAGGAGCTAAGGCTAATAAAGACGTATTTAAGCTCTATATTATCGAAAATACGGCTCAAAATGAGCCGATAAGTACCGAAAATGAGCCGATAAACGAGCCAATAAAGGAAGAAAAGAGTTTCCATTCAAAATTGGAGTATCGCCCTATATTCGACGAGGAAGAAGAGCCGAAGAAAGAGGTTATTGTGTCCCCGCTGAACTATATGGGTGGTAAAAAGAAACTTCTCCCGTTCCTGTTAGAAAATTTCCCTAAAAAAATAAACAAATTTGTTGATTTATTCTGTGGCGGAGCAACTGTCGGCATCAACTCGAGGTGCAAAAAGCTTATTCTAAATGACAATCTTCCTCACCTCGTGGAGTTATTTAACTATTTTTCTGAAAATGACGCAGATAAGATAGTAGAATACGTTGAAAATACGATTGCTAAGTATCAGATTGATACTAAAAACCGCGAAAATTACGATAATTTCAAGAAAAAATACAACGAGCAACTGATAAAGAATCCTCTCGATTTGTTTATTTTAATCGCGTTTGGCTTCAATAACCAGATTCGTTTCAATAGCAGGGGAGAATTCAATATTCCATTCGGAATAAACAGAAGTGGGTGGAATCCAAGAATGAAGAAAAACCTTATCGGATTTGTCAATGCCCTGCATAATTCAAATGCCGAATTTTCTGAATTAGATTTCAACGAATTTGATTTCTCCAAACTTAAAAGCGGCGATTTTGTATATGCAGATCCTCCATACCTCGCATCACAAGCCACATATAACTCAGGATGGAATGAAGAGTGCGAAAAGGCACTGCTTGAAAAGTTATCCGAACTAAATTCTCGTGGAATCAAATTTGCCCTCTCTAATGTCCTTGAAAACAACAATAAGGAAAATAAGATATTGAAAGATTGGGTTGAAGAAAATGATTTCAATGTAGTTCACCTGAACATTTCATATGCTAACTCAGCATACTGTCGAAAAAACAGGGAATCAAATACAGATGAGGTTCTTATAAAGAACTACTAATAAAAAAGCGGGTGAAATTCACTCGCTTTCTTCTTTCTCTTTCTTCAGTCCGAATGACGCCGTAAACACATCGTCGAGGCAATCATTGTCCATGTTAATCAGCCATGCTCGTATTTTTTTCCTTGCAAGTTTTCTTATAAATTCTTCAAGCGCACCGAAATAAGTACCCCAGTCTCCGTTTCCATTCCATCCACCTGTAATATCTACGTCAAACGTTCCGTACTCGTCCTTATAGAATGGCATATCCTCTTGCCCACCGAAAATCTCAACAGTGGATTTATCATATTCACCCCTTTCTCCTGTTCTTCCAAATCTCTCCAACCCCGAAAGCGCTTTCTTAACCGCTTGCATAATCTCCTTCTCATCTGATGTCGGATTCTCAACTCTGTTTTTCTTATTGATTTCTGTTTCGTTGAGAATTCTGACAAGGCTTTCAGAAATTATTTTCCTTAATCTGTTTTCTGAAATTTTCATTTGAGAACTCCTTTCTTCTTTTCAACTTCTGTCCAAGAACGGAATGCCATATTTCCCTTGAGATATGCCTCAGCCTCTAAATGGACTAAGTTCTTGTCTTCGGTAATCTTATCGCTCGTATATCCTGATTTCTCAATGTCGCCATCTAATTGTTGACGATAATGTATACATTCATGGCAAAATGAACGTACACAATCTTTAATCGCCCTGCCATTAATAAATATCCTTATTCCATTGGATTCAGGATCAAAATATGCGGTTTTCATAAAGATATCGTCACCTTGGTCTGTCCTATCAAGAATCACCTTTGGGTACGGCATTTTTGTATACCCCTCTTTAGCCATAAAATCAAATACAGACTTTAAATACTTTCTATATCTTTTTGCTATTTCGTTCATTTTCAATTATTCTGAGTATTTCTTCTTTATCTGTTATTACATCATAAGGGTAATTAATCATAAGATTGGAATAATAGAGTAATCTTATTCCTTCTTTTTCACATAATAAATACTTCTTTTTATCGTTATGTTTCGACATTTCGAGTTTTTCTTTACCGCCCCAAGCCTTTACTGGAACAAAATGCTGTACACCCTGACACTCTATTGCTATTTTCAATTCTGGTATATAAAAATCTAACTGTAAATTATCTAAAAAAGAATATCTATGATTATACTCATACTTCACACTATTGTTTTCTAACAATTCTATAATATCGCTTTCCAACTTGCTTTTATAGCACTTCGGGCACCCATGCCCATTCATATGATGAGAAGGCTGTTGCCAAAACTCTCCATGTTCAGGGCATATTATGCATACCTTCTCCCTATTGTTTACATAATTTACTCTGCTATAATCATAATATTCATTATGAACCTCGTTAGACACCTTGATAAACTCTTCCGTTGAAAGTTTACCTACTCCCCCACATTTTGCGCAACCATGCTTGTGAAGATGATCTACAGGGCGTTGCCAAAACTCTCCATGCTCTGGGCATATTATGCATACCTTTTCCATAGAATTTTTATAAGCAACTCTTGAATAATCATACTTATCGCCATGTACTTTTCTTGCCTTGCTTATAAAATTTTCTGAAGTATCAGTTCTTTTTGCTACTCTTTTTTCCTTTCCACATATCGGGCAGCCTCTACCATTTAAATGGCTATGAGGCGTTTGCAAAAATTCACCATGCTTAGGGCAAATAATGCATACCTTTGTATCATTACCATTATATTCTACCTTAGAATAATCATATTTCCAACCATGTACTTCTCTTGCTTTTAATAGAAAACTTTCTTTAGTGCCAGCTAATTTCTCTTTCATTGCTTCAATTGCGCATTTTGGGCACCCATGGCCTCGAAGAATATCATTCGGTCTAACTGAAAATTTACCGTGCTTTTTACAAATGATGTCTGTTTTAATATTACTTTTCACATAAACTATATCAGAATAATCATACGCATTCCTATATAGTTTCTGTAATCGCTCAACAAAAATTTCCGTATTCATATAATATAAATACGGAAATCGTGAGTAAGTGTTCTTATATTTTCTTTTTTTTTTGTTAGCCTATGTACTTCTTAATTGTTTCACCAACGATTTTATCAATAGACTCTGCAACGTTACGATAGCTGCCCTGTCCTACACCTGCGTTGTTTAAATCGTACTGATTGAACTGAGCCCTGTCCTGACGTGCTGATGCTGCTGCGCCCTGCGCATTATCAGCCTTCTTAGCAAATGCGTCTGCTCCGTACATTTGCTTAATTTGACGGATTTCAGAAGCCTTCCATTTATTGAGCTCTCCAACTTTCTGCTTATATTCATTTCTGAACTCTTCAATAGCAGCGTCAGCCTCTTGTTTTCTTGAATTAGCAAGTTCTGCGTTCCTCTTAGCCTTATAGTCATTTGCTCCTGCTGCAGCTGCTGTCGTTCCACCGTACTTCACGCCAGCTTTCAAGCCTGCGGCGGCGCCGCCAACAGCCGTCTTTGCATTGTCAAACGCATTACGTACTGCGTTTCCTGCACGCTTGAACCAACTGACTTCATCGATTCCCTCGGCTAAAAGGGCGCTCTTTATGGTTTTGTTTATAACGTTCCTAAGTTGTTCTTCTGTTAATGGTACTCTTTTTTCCATAATATATTATTTTTTTTTAATAAATATCTGTTTAATGGCAAAACGTAGGCACACATAAAAGAAAATCGCAGATTGCTCTGCGATTAAAATGTTGCACAATCTATTTCGTTTTTCATTCTTATCAATTCTCGGGAATCTGAGGCTGAAAGCCCTGAGTAAAATACATCTAAAAATGTTTTAACTGTTTTCTTTGTTATGTTCGTCCTATACATAAGAAGCATACTGTATTCGTAATTTCCGTCTTTTGATAATGGCGGCTGAGCGTATTTTATAGGAACTTGTTTAAATCCCCACTTTTCATACATTTCTTTTCTCTTAACAGGATCCATTCCAGAATTTTCTACAGAAACTGTTTCTGGATTGTCTATCTCGATAAAAACATTTCCATAATTTCTTACGGAGCTTTCAAATAAATCCCTTCCAACGCCTTTACGCCTATACTCTTCTTTCACAACGAGATAGATTGGCTGAGCAATATCTTCTGTAAGATAATCTGTAACGATTCCTCCAATAACGCACCCGTTATCTTTGGCAAGAATAATCCTTGTCTCGGGAGTACCCCCGTTTTTAATTCTGTTTATTATATTTTCAAATGGCTCCCTCTCGTCCTCATTAGGAAAAAGCGGAATATAGAGTGAATCTCTAAACTCCGCTAAATCTTCCTTAAATATTTCACAATCGGATGCGTTCTTAATGTATATTCTCATATCGTTCCCAAATCTTGTGGGTTATGTCCACCCAACCGACTCTTACGATTCCGCAAATACGGCACGCAGTTTGTGTTTTCTGATTTTCGTAAAGTCTTTGATTTGTGGTTCTTATATTGAGTGGCCCACATGATTCAATATACGGTCCGATTTTGATATAATCAAGAGTATCAAAGAAAAAATCGTCATGAACAACCTCTCTACCTGAATACAATCCAACTTTTAATTTCGGATATTTTTCTTTCACATAAAGAATCAATTTTTCAAGCGATTCCGCGTCGTTTCCCTCACCCATAAAGCAGAAACAAGTGATACCCTCATTTTTCCTTATAAGCCCGTCTACGGCGTTTTCTGTGAGTTCCTCGCCAATGTTCTGACAAAGGTACGCACTATGACAGCCGGGGCACCTGTTCTGACAATTACTTATGTTTACAGCAAGCGTGATTTCGTCAGGAATTTCTTCAAAAACAACTTGTGTATCTTGTGGTATGTATTTAATCATTTTCTTCATGTTTTTTATACCCATGAACCTTGAATAAATGACACTCTTTACAATATGTTATTAAGTTGCCCATATCATTCATTCTCGGATCATTAGTCATTATCTTAAAAAGTTTCTCCTCATCTTTCTGTACATCAAATGTACTATTTTCTGCTAAAATTTCATTAAATATCTCTTTAAATGGCTTAATATGATGAACATGTAATTGTTTTCTTGAACCGCACATTTGGCACCTTTTTCCATCCCGTTCAATCACGTCTTTTACTTGGTAGCATCTGAAATACTCTCTTAGCCTCATATATAATCCACTCCTTCCTCCTTTCCAATTAGGATGCTTTTCACCTGAAAATAAGCCGATTTTTGCTTCTGATGAAGTTCTTTTTTGTATTCCTAACTCCCTCAATACTCTATCAACAAAATTCGCAGAAACATTAAATTGAACGGCAATATCCTTTTTTGATAAATGTCTTTCTATATATAAATCATATACTACCTGAAAGTCTTTTAGTTCTTCTGGGAATTGTTTATTGTTCTTAACAAAATGTGATTCTGATAATTTCCTTCTGTCAATGCCACAATGCGACAAGTGCTTTATAACCGTTCTATGTGTTACGCCAATTATCTTCGCTATATCAGTTGTTGATTTCCCATTCTTGTATAAATAAACTATCTTCTCATCATTGGAATCGTCATAAAAATCTCGTGACATCATTGATACTGTTCTCTTAAGCCCAAGTTCTTTAACTTCCCTATCTACCGCCTTCGGAGAAACGTTCAGTATCTTTGCAATCTCATTTATTGGGGAGCCATCGTTAAAAAGAGATTTCATTTTTTCTACGTCCCCAACTTTTTGCTTGAACGGAGATGTTATATTGTACTCTTTCCCTTTAATGCTACCTTTTTCTCTTAATTGAACGCCCTCACGCCTAAGTATTCTATTTATCGTTGAGAGCGAACAACCAACTATTTCGCCAATCTCTTTGGTTGTTTTTAGTTCATTAAGATATAAATGCTTAATTGTTTCAATATCTAAGTTTTTCATATTAATGCGTTCATACATCAATAAATATATGAACTACCAAAAAAGAATAAACAAAAAGAAAAAAGATAGTATCAAATACTATCTTTTTTTGTATATACTCTTGTTTTTTGCTCTATTCTTCTACCTTCACTCCAATTTTTAATTTTTGTAAGATACCCAATTACTCTGTCATAATAATCAATATGTTCGCTTCCGCATTTTGGGCATACTGTGAACGGCTGTTTTGCAATATACCCACAATCCCTACATTCTGCGTTTGGAACATTGTATGTATGATAACTACACCCAACTTCTGCAGCATATTGAAGCAATTTCCAATACTGTTCTTTGCTTAAATGGGAATCTAAGTTTATATGAGCCGCTGCGCCTCCATCAAGATTATCAGTGGCGAAATTTGTTCCCATCATATATAGCTTATCGAGTACTGACGTATTCTCATTTGGCTTATATATGTAACTAGCATATAGGTTGGTATCATCCGGCACCCAGTATCCGTCTTCTTTATCCCAGTTATAAAATTTCACTGCCACAGATTCGGCTGGTACCTGTTCTGTATTGAACGTTGTCTTCTTTGTCTTATGCTTTTCGTTTTCTTCTTTGACCGTTCCAAAAATAAACCGGCAGAACTCACTATATGCTTTATTTTTGCTGCACTTTAGACCAAGAAATTCTGCTGCCTGATTGAGTCCATTCAATCCAATTGTCAGATATTGCTTGTTTAAATCAATAAATCCTGCACTGTAAACAGGAAGAAGCCCCGCGTCATACATATCCCACAAATATTCGTTGTATGCCGTATGATACTTGTAAACACGATTCAATATCTTAACAATATGCGAACGATAGTTTGTCTTATTTTCTTCTGTGAAGTTTTTAAAACATGGGCGCTCCCCAAATTCTTTTTTACAGAAATCTTGGGTTATTCTGTTAAGATTAAGCGTAATAACAGACTTTGAGCCTGTCTCTACACCAATATTTCCATTCGTGAAACTAAACTCTTTTGTCTGAACTTTATTTCTCAACCTGCAACAAGAACTAAGTGAATCTGCCGTTTCAGAAATATAAATAAAGAAAGAATGCCCTCTTTCTAACTCCTCTGCAACAAATCGCGCATTTTCCTCATCAACAAATTTTCCATCCTTATATATCAAGGCAAATGACTCAACTGGGAACGTGAGAACTTTTCTCAGCCTCTCCGCATTAAACCACTTCATAAATTCTTTCTGAAGCCAATTGAGACTTTCCCATTTTGGCTGTGTTCCGTCAGGGAAATAAAATTCACCAAACATTGCGTCAAAGAATGGTTTGTCAAAATACGAAAAGTTAAGAAATGGAGACTGCGAATTACGACTCGAAGCCGGACTGTTGACTGAATATATCACACCCTGAAAATGCTGTTCTATTTCACTACGAATAGTCTTCTTCTTTTTGCTTCTTCCGCAAGAAATTACATCTTCCGGATAAAGATAATAGTCGTCGCCCCATTCTTTTCTCGCAAACCAGTCGAAAAATAATAAAAATTCTGGCGTGGCAACCGCACCTGCATACTGAGATGCTATGGCAAAAAGTAAATTATTAAAAGAACCGCAATATCCCGCCAGATTTTGAGGCGCTTCTGAAGTTCCACCAATAACCTTTGTTCCATTTAAGATAAATGGATACATAGATATGGAAACGCAGTATGGCGCAATTGGGCCAGCAAAAGAAGATTCATCATGTTTATATAAGATATGCCCATTAAGATCCTTGGTGTAATTTCTGCTGTTAAAAGTAGGATACAATTTTTGAAGCTTATGCTCTATCATTGCGCGGCTAATCATTATATTTGTATCTTTGTGGATTTCAGCATTCAATAAACTTACATTCTTTCCGGTTGCATTTGAATTATCGTCGATTGTTGCATCTGCATTGTTTTGAGAAGCTTTATATCTCTCAATGAACTCTTCCTTGCTTAGCACAAATTGGCATATAGCTTCACGTTTTGCCCAATTAAGAATGTATGCTTTCGCCGCATTGAAATTTCTCTTTGCTAGCTCTTCTTCTACAAACCTTCTTATTTCTTGACTACTTGTTCCTTCTACAACATGCTCTTCAACTGCATTTACCGTTTCTGCAATTAGCGGATTGTCTCTCTTTTCACCAGACATTACATATGCCTCACATATTCCTTTCTTTACCTTATCCCTGCTGAACTCCTCATAAGTCCCGTCACTTTTTCTTACTTCCATTCTTAATTTTTAAACTAATTTTTGTTATTATTCGAGGGTAATCATAAATAGAATTTTTCCTCCTATTAAGCCCGAAAAATTAACCAAAAAAGTCGGAAAAATTTCACTTTTTTCCGACGTTATTGTTAGTCAAATAGTTACTCATTGTGGAGATTGAAACTTCGTCGAGCGTCACGAATCATCTCCTGCTGAATCTGTTTTTCCTTCTCCGTTGCGAACTCATTATATTCCAGAATGTCGTCAAATTCAACTACATCGCTGCAATCAATCGTACATGTTCCGTTGTTGAAATAAACACCTTCAAGGTTGATAGTGTCTCGCCCACCTCGGTTCTTCAAGAGTGAAATTGTTGCACGATATTCCTTCTTCTGCTCAGGCGTACGGCTGATAGAAATGATAACGTGGGAAATCTGTCCCTTCTTGATTGAACCTCCCATTTTATCGGTGGTTACAATCTCGCTCATAATACTATCCCTGTTACCCTGACAAGGAATCCAAATTGCGATGTCAAGTTCCGCTGCCAGGTTCTCGAGTTTTCTCATAGTGCGTCCCTCTCTCTCGGTAACGTCAAGTTTGCCCGTTCCCGGCTCGGGTGCAATACACTCAAAGTAGTCGATTACAACAAAATCAGGCTTGAACCCTTCATTCGTAACTTTGAGAATGTAATTCTTGATATCGGCAACCGTCTTTTCTCCTGAAAGGAATCTGACAATCCTGATATTGGAGTTGATAAGTTCCTTGTCCTTAGAATTTGCAAGGATTTGTCGTACCTTATTGGTGGTTTCTTCATCCTTATTCAAGTCCGCAGTTTCAACCTGACTGATTTTCGAGAAATATTTCCTATGAATATCCCTATGGGTGTCCTCGAAAATAATCTGCAATCCCTTGAATCCTTCATAATTGTTAGCTTCACAGAGATATGTAGCGGCATTCGCCGCATAGCAGGTAGTCATTGAAGTCTTACCAAACCCCGTAGGACCAATAATGAGCCCAAGTTTACCCTTTTCAAGCCCTCCGCCAAGAACAGTGTCAAGTTTGCTTACGCCAGTAGGTATATGAACCGTGTGTTCTTCTGACAAGTCTTCCTCAACTGACTCGAAAGGCGTTGTCATACTGTCCTCGTGACGACGTACGGAAAAAATGTCTGACATTTCCTGTGAATACTTCGAAACCTCTTCCATTGTAGCGCCTGCTACTACGGACTGAACCATTTCGTTAGCACAACGGATTATCTCCTGCTGCTTGAAGAATTCCAAGCCGAGTTCCTCAATCTGCCCGCGCCCTTCGCAGGTAGTTTTCCTGAGTTTCTCGATTGTCTCGTTATAATACTGTAAGTCGTCATCATTGTGCACAAGTTTCTCCCTTACCTTGATGTTAATCATCTCATAGGAAGGGACAGAACCTGTGGCGTCATAGTAATCCTTCATAACACCCACGATTCCCCTCAGACAGGGCTCTGTGAAAGCGTTCTGCTCTACGACGGAATATATATCCTTAAAGAATTTTCCGTCCTCTACGAAGGAACTTACAAGCCTGTACTGATAATCGGCACCGAGAAATCCTAATGTTCTTTTCTCAATCTTTGCCATGATTACAGTATATTATTGGTTACGGAAATAAGCGTTTGTTTTAGCCCGATACTCGGCTTCTACTTTCTTGATGTACTTTTCCTCAGTATTCGCAATGTCAAGGTCATACTTGCGTCCGCCATAATCAAGGTACGTGGTGTACTCAGAAACGTCGTCGTAGCTGCACGCGGTGCTGAGGGCATTGAGTATCTTTGGAATAATACTCGTCATAGACTTCATGTACTTCTTAATGAGGAAAGACTCAATAGGTGCCTTAGTTACACCGTCAACCTCATACTTGTTCTTAGAATTGGACAAGTCGATATTGCTTCTTACGAAGCGGGGACATATATTGGAAATGTCCCAAGAGACGGAACGAACCTCGTTCTTATTCTCCAAGAAGGAGAACTTAAGGATACACGGCTGCTCGGGAGCGGAACCGTCGAAATCGCTCGTATCGAACTTGTTGGCCCAAGGGAGCATTTCATTTCCGTTCCAATTGAAGATTTCCTTCGTTTCGCGGAGCACTGCAAAGCACGGAACCTCGAGTTTGAACCTATCTTCCTTGTGGTTCGCCACCCACGTGTCCATTTCTTCGCGGTTTTGGAACACCTGAGGAGCCATATACCAATTGAATATATTGGACTTCTCAATGAGATCCTTATTAATAATATCTACACACTTCTCAACAGCCTCTGTAAGCTGAAGAGAGACAAGTGAACGCTCCCTGAATCCGCCGATTCTGAAATAACGCTGGCAAACGATGTTCTCATTCACCGTAAGAACGAACTCAAAACGTTCAACCCTGATTTGATTGTCTTCTAAACTTTTGTTCTCTACCATTGATGGTTACTTTAAATGTTAAACAATAAACTATATCAAATATACACTAATTTTCTTTAACAGATTCTTCGTATCTCTTAATCTCTCTCTCCGCAAAACTTTTAAACGGAGCGAAAAATGATGCAAATTTTGTGTTGTTATTGAATTCTACGATTCCGTCCTCAACAATATACTGATAAAGGTTCTTAAAGGAGCGCCCTTCCGGGTCCTGAGGAGCATACATCATAGATTCCATAGCCTCCTCTGCCTCTTTCGACAGTAGTGGGTGCTTCAAATCTATTATTTTTGTGTTGATCTCATAGAAGTCTCCCGCATATTCCTTATTCGAAACCCCATTAACAACGTTCTCGTGAACTTTTAATGGTTTTTTCTTGTTGTCAATGCGTTCCTGTATCAATTTCTTACACCTATCTATCACCTCGTCCGCAGTAATAGCTCGGTCAAGTGCCTCTGGCATAAGTTTAAAGAACCCTTCCTCCGAAAGCCCCTTAATATTACCTATATTATCGCTCGCATCGCCTGTAAAAATCTTCTTTACAAGTACGTTGCGGTAATCATACCCGAAATTTTCCTTGAAATTCTTGTTCGTTATAAATTTCTTGATTCCTTCACGCTGATTATATATGCAAACGTCGTCTGCAAGAAGCTGTGCTAGGTCCATATCTGTAGACATAATAACAATCTTCTCATTCGGCTTCTTATGCATACAATAATATGCTATTTGATCATCTCCCTCCGTGATTTCATCAATATTCCACCTAATATAGAGCTCATTGAAGTACCTGCAAAGGATATCTCGCTCCCTATCGAAATTTGCATCGATAAATTTCTCCCAATCCGACTTTTCCTTGCTGTTGTACTTTTCTGCGGTTCCGTTTTTCTTGTTGAAATACTGCATCATACTGCGGACCTTTTCATTCACCTGCTTCATATAGTCAGAAATACCATAATCAGCATAATGCTTATCTCTATTCGCCTTATATTGTGGATATTCGTAAAATCTGAGGACTCCGCTGTACTCATTATCGAAAAAGACGTAGATATATTGGAATTCACCCTTGGTAATCATCATTCTAAGCTGAAGTAGGAACTGAAAAACGCCGCCATAGTGCAATCCGTCGGAATTTACCTTAGTATCAGCCATACAACTGAATAAAAGGCTATTTCCGTCAACTAAAAGCGTCCTAAATGGGGGTTCCTGTATTAAATCAGGGTGAACTTCCTGTATTTTTTTTCTTATTGGTTGTGGCATACTAGTCTAATTTTGGAAACTATATATGTTGTCCCGGTTTAAATATATAGAAAAAAAAAATAAATCCCGAAGGTGCGAATGAACCTGCTGTATTTATTTTTGTAAAAAAAGGTATTTTTTATGCGCTCCAAAGTCTCATCCATATTTCAAATATATTAAATTTTCATTTTATAAACTTTGGTTCCGCAGTCATATATTCTATATAGTCCATTCCGAAAACAAAACTCATGTTCTGTCTCCTCCTTATTACAGCCATATTTTGAAACAAGAATGTCTTTCCTGTAACAGAAACGGTTTTTCCTAATTCTTCCTTCTACATAGAAATAATTTGGTGGAGATACATGGTCAAGGGTAAATCCAAGCCTTTCGTATAAATTTCCATTTGACCATCTTCTGTCAGCGTATGTGATTATTTCTTTCGGGTTTACCTGTTCAATAAAGTGTCTTAAAAGTTTTGACGCCCCGCCTATTACCATATAATTTTCTTCGTTACAAAATCTTAGTAATTCATAAGCGCCTTCTTTACTTTTATATCCAAGATTTCTCCTAAGCGTGGAAAATGTCATTACACTTATTAACTTTCCTTTATACATAAGTCCGTAATTGAATTTTCCACCAACATATCCTTGAATGTGATTTCTTTCAATGAATTCTTTTGCCTCTTTTTTCGAAAGTTCTGCAATTTGGCATTTTCTTGCATAAACCTTATTTTCAGTTATCCCTAGTATGTTTCTTATTCTTGACTTGCAGATTTCTTTCTTAAACATCCACTCATCCTCGAAAATGTGGATAAGATGTATACCGCGTTTCTCACACTCTTCCGTTTTCCATAGGTGATAGTTCTTATCTCTTTTTCTCTCGTCATGCCAATGCAATCCGTCAAATTCTATTGCAACTCTTTTAGATGGAATATAAACATCGAGTTCATGCGTCAATAAAACATCCCTATCTTTCTTGATAATTTTATAGTTCGGCAGAAGTTCGGATATAAAAGCATAAATTTCCTCTTCTCCATTGGAGATAATGTATCCGCACTTCTGACAACCATTTCCACTTAAATGATAAGTCGGTAATTGTTCAAAATCCCCATGCTTCCTGCAGGTTATCGTAATGGGCGTAAAACAATCTTTATAAACAACCTTTTCGTATGAATATAAATCTCCGTGTATTGCCCTCGCATCTTTAATGAACCGCTCGGTGCTCTTCGTTCTCGAGTTCGCTCTCTTAATTTTTCCGCATTCCGGGCATCCTTGCCCTCTTAGATGCTGATGCGGCGTCTGATAAAATTCACCATGTTTCGGGCAAATAATCTTTACTTTATCCCTTACCGTCTCATAAACTACACCTGAATAGTCATATTTATCTCCGTGAATTTCTCTTGCCTTCTTTATGAATTCTTCCTTGGGAAGCCTCTGTATCTTTCCGATGTACTCTTCTGCACAAAGTGAACATCCCTTTCCTGCTAAATGTGCATACGGAGCCTGCCAAAATTCTCCGTGCTTTGGACAAATAATACACACCTTTGTATATGAATCAACATATTCAACTTTTGAATAATCATATCTTTCCTCATGAATCTTTCTTGCTTTTTCAATGAATGTCTCTGTGGTGTATTTTTTCTTCTCAGAACGAGATTCTATTCCACATTTAGGGCATCCCTGTCCCTTAAGGTGCTGATGCGGCGATTGAAAAAAAGAACCGTGCTTTGGGCAAATTATTTCCATTGGCTCTATGAGTTTCGTATAAACAGACTTTGAATAATCATATTTATTTCCATGCACCTTTCGGGCTCTTTCTATTATTTGTTCTAAATTATACATAAAAATGGACTTTTAATTTCACTACAATAAATATACAAAAACCCGCGAAAAAATCGCGGGTTTAAATAAAATATTTTGTTAAATTTTAGAAACAAAGAATAGCGTAATCTATTACGATTGTGGCTGTTATATCAGCAAGCGCGTCATCAGAATACTGAAGTGTACCGAAGTTTACCGTGCTAGGCCACGAATTTTTCAATACCCACTTCTGAGCACAAACTCCCGTAGGGTCGAGCATTTCAAGTTCAAGATCCCTCTTGTAGCCTGCCGCATAGCCCTGACGTCCTGTTACAGACTCTGAGACGAGACGAATCCACTCCATAATTGCCTGAGAAGCGCTCGGGGCGATAGGATCGCGGAATGTCATCTGTATTGTGTCCCAAGTGTAACGTCCTGCCACCCATGTTGAGGTGTTGAGGAAGTGAATCTCGGTACTGCCCTGTGTAATAGAAGGTCTATTTGCTGACTGAAGCATCCACTCTGAAATACCTAAATCGCTAGGGAACCTAACAACCCATCTATTTTTACGCAATGGCTCGAATTGGAGCGGCATTTTGATTAGTAAATCATTCATATCCCGTATATCTTTATCTTATTCTTATTTCATTTTTATTATAAATACTTTAATAATGAAAAAATAGAAAAAAATAGCAAATAAGTATAACATTATACAAAAAACTCACCCTTCTTTCGGAAGAGTGAGCTAATTGTTTGATATTTTGCAACTAAATTAGTTGAAAAGATATCTTAATCCGAACTGAACCTGCCAGCACTGTGAGTTATTCACAACATAGTCATAAGACTGTGAAATGTACTCGCCCGCAGAGTTCTTAGCAATTGAGAACGTAGGCTCTCCTGCTGCGTTAACACCCTCATACTTCATGAAACGAGTGTTGTTTGAGATATCGCTGTTCTTGTAAACACCCCAATTGGAATTGAAGATATTACCGACATTAAGAACGTCGATTGAGAATTGGAAGTTATGTTGCTGTTTTCCTGTCTTGAACTTAAAGTTGTGCGCCCAACGGAAGTCGAAGCGATTAACCCAAGGTGAACGAGCGGCATAAGCCTCTGCATATTCTCCCTTATGCTTGCTGAGGTAGCTATCCTGAGCAACATAAGCGTCGTATGCTGCTGCATATTCTGTTGCATTGTCCTTCCACTTGATATCTGAACCGTGAGGATAGATATACATAAGATCGTTGTTGATTCCGTCACCATTCATATCATTGGTATAGCAATATGAGTTTCCATAAGGACTCAAGCCAGTGTAGAAGAGGCTGAATTCCATAAGGTCAGTCAAACCGCCATATTGGAAAGGAATTGAATAGTTCACAGAAGCGATAAGCTTGTGAGGAATGACGTAACGAGAACGCTGAACGTCTGCAAAATTAGGACTGTCAACGGTGATTAAGCCCTGCCAAGTCGAAAGAGGGTCAGAACCGGGAAGTCCGGAAACCTCCTTAGACTCGGTGAAGGTATAAGCTGCCATAAGTCTCAAATCCTTAACGGGTTCGGCATTGAGGGTAATGTTTCCAATATATCCGTAGCCCTTATTGGTATTAGTGAGATATGGAGCGTTCTTACCTGCGTTGATATAACCCTTGTCTGCAGGATAGATAAGACGGTTGTCGGCACCAACAAAGCGATTCCATTCACCTGTGTTGTCCTTAATATTGATATTGTCAACAACTACTCCGTAAACAGTCTTGTTGAAAATTCCCTCGACAGTAACATTGAACGGGAAACTGACAGGAACTGCCCAATCAAAAGCAAGAGAAGTCTTCCAAATCTGTGGCATATGGAAATTCTCGTCAACTCCTGACATTGTTGAACCTGCGCTGTGCTTATCATCGGAAATTTCGGTAGGAAGTCCGAGCTTGCTAACAATATCGCTAACGTTCGTAATCATACCGCCGTCAAAAGCGTGGAGCTTATCGTTCTTAGAAACAAGCTGTCCATTAGCCCACGTTGACTTATACTGAACGGAATTCTGAACAAGTCCTGCGTTAGTGGGCATATTGGTAAAGTAAACGAGAGGAAGTCTGCCTTGGAACAAACCAGTGCCACCGCGTACCTTCAAAGTCTTGTCGCCGTAAACGTCCCATACGAAGCCAACGCGAGGGGAAACCTGAACGCGGTTGTTGGGCCACTTACCTGTATCAATTTTCTTTCCGTCACGGAAGTCGTATGCATAAATAGCATTATTTCTTGCGATATCAGCGTTGCTGAAAATCAAGTCGTCAAGACGAATACCATAGGTGAGTTTGAAGAATTCGCCAAGGTTCCACTCGTCCTGTGCATAAAGTCCAATCTGATTGAAAGTAACCTGAGCATTAGGATTGAGATTACCGTTCCAACCATATGTAACGGCGAAAGACTCAGGTGTTCCATTCAGAACGTCCGTAATCGTAGCCTCGTCAGTCCAAGCGTAGCGATAGTATCCTGCGCCGTTACGCATATAAGCGTTATTTGCGAACTGATGCTCATAATTTGCACCAACAACAAGCTTGTGATTACCAAGAAGAAGGGTAACATCGTCCTTTACGGTCCAAACCTTGTTATGAACACCATTGTTCCAAGTAAAGAGCTCGTAACCGAGAGACATATAAGGCTGCCAGCTGCCGGAGGCGTCCTGCTTGATAATATCAACGTGAGGGAATGCGCTCGAATTTGAACCACGAATGTCCTCAATGTTTGAATATGTCGCAAGGAACTGATTTGAAACATTATTACTGAATCTCGCATTGTAATCAACAGACCATGAAGACACGTTATTCTCCATAGAAAACATGTTGTTTGCGAATGCCATTGACTGATTACCAACACGATAAGTACCGTTAAGACGATAGCCAGTATCGGAAGAGTTTCCATTAGGAGTATTCCAAGCTACGTTCTGTGTCTGATTGTAACGAACTGCAAGGTGATGTCCGGGGGCAATATTCCAATCAATTCTTGCAAGAAGTTTCTTATTGGATTCGTCGCCCGGGAAACTTGTGTAAGAACCCGTATCATAGCCATATTTTTCCTTCATATATGACTGTACAGCAGCCAAATCTGACGCAAGTGTACGGGAAACATTACCCTTTGCATCTTCACCGCCATTGTTAGCACGGTACGTAATTACCTCACCAGGCTGCTTAGTCTGCTCGTAGTTAACGAAGAAGAAAACCTTATTCTTCACAATAGGACCACCAAGTGTGAAACCGTAAACAGTTCTCGACTCTGCAGCGCGTGCGCCAAGGTCAACGCCGTTAATCTTGTTGCCACGCGTGTCCTGATTCTTAAAATAGGTGTAAACGCTACCCTTGAACGTGTTTGTACCTGACTTGGTAATAGCATTGACGCCACCACCGATAAAATTAGTCTGTCTTACGTCAAATGGTGCAATAACAACCTGAACCTCCTCAATGGCGTCCAATGAAATTGGATTACCGCCGCCCGGAAGTGCATCTGAAAGTCCGAAATTGTTGTTGAAGTTAGCGCCGTCAACAGTGAAGTTGCTTGAACGTCCGTCACCTCCTGCGAAGCTCATTCCATTCGCATAAGGGGAATACTTTGCAACGTCCTCAATTCCTCTGTTGATCATCGGAAGACTTGTAATGTCTCTTGCCGTAACGTTGGTGGATGCACCTGTTTTTTCTGAATTAAACTTCGACGTTGAGGCAACTACAATAACCTCGTCAAGTGTCTCGGAGGGCCAAAGAACCGCGTCCTGTGTGTAAGCCTCTCCAAGCTTGAGAGAAACGTCCTGAAATTTTACGGTATTGCAGCCGAGGAACGAAACTGAGATTTCGTATGGATAGCCCGGGCGAGCACCTTCAATTGTATAACGCCCATCTGAGTTAACGACTGCATGATACTGCGAGCCACTCGGTGTGTGAACCGCAACTACGACGGCTCCTGTGAGCGCGTCACCATTGTTATCAACGACTTTACCGTTGATACTGGATGTCGTAACCTGCGCATAGGCGCTGATTGACACCATCATTGTAATCGCAATAAGCGAAAGTGTTTTAAATAGTTTTTTAATCATATTTTTAAAATTGGTTTAAAAAAGTATCGTGTCAAATATACGTATTGTCCTAATAAAAAGCAAAAACCCGAACAGTAAACCTACTATTCGGGAATTTTCCTATTCGATTGGAACCACTTCCTGCGAAACCTTGCCAACCTCTGAGAATGTAATATCACTCTCGGTAATATTCTCATCCATTCCGCTCTTCATAGCAAGAATCTTCGGGAGTTCACTCTTCTTATAATCGTTAATATCGTTCTCGGTAATAATTCCGTTATGAACGCAACACATTGTACCGCTGTACGTTACGTTATAAGGAGTCGGAAGCTGATTCTTGTAAACAGAAATCTTGGTAACGGTGCCATACTCGGTTTCATTACCTTTTACAGTTGCTTTAAGTTTCTTGGTACCCTGCGTAGCAACACCACCAACATGGATACCAAGACGGCAACCGTACTTGAAAGCCTCACCACCGCTGTTTGCGATTGCGGTTGCGCCACCCATACTATTCTGACTGTCCTTCCAAATCTTGTTAATAGCAATCATACCATTGGTGTACGGTGTACCAACTTCCTTAGAAGCCGCAATTCTTGTAAAGATAGGCTTAAAGGTTGCGTTGATTGCACCAGCGTCGAACATATTGTTGCCGCTCTTACTTGTGTAAGATTTCCAAGACTGAATACTTCCGATTGAATCCCAAATGAAAAGAATTGGCATTGGAATATTGCCGTTATGCTGTTCGTCAAGGAATGTATTGATAATATAACCAATATCTTCAATAACAGCCACGTCTCGCTTGTTCTTTGTCTTTTCACCCTTGGAATAATCCATATCGCCACAGAATTCGCACATTTTAGTAGGGGTAAAGAGAACATAATCTCCTTCCCAGTCAACGATTCCATATTCGCCTGTTTCAGGATCGTTTCCGTAAACGGGTTCGATATCCATTCCACAATCCTTTGCATATTGGAAATCGAAATTTCCCTCTGTCTCGAAAATAACAGGGAGAATACCCTGCTTCATAGCCGCAGCAATCGCGAGGTTCTTAAGCGTTGACTTACCTGTGTTCGTCCAACCTCTTACTACACTCGTTCTTCCGAGAGGAAATCCGGGAAGTTTCGTTGCTTCCTGAAACGCCTTGGGCATAATAACCCATTCGAGTTCCTTATCGGCAACCTTTCCTACCTTTTCTCCGAGGAAATTTGCCTTAAAATCCTTCACGCTGAATGAAGGGACTTCTTTTTTCTTTAATGGTTGTTTAGCTGCCATATTTATTTCTTATTAAAATGTTAATTATTCTTCATTAAACCGCATCTGTATTAGTCAATAATCTCATCAATGACACCGAGTTCAAGCGCGGTTTCAGCGTCCATGAACCAATCCTTTTTGCACTTGACTACTTCGTCGAGCATTTCTCTTGTAATTTTTGTTCTGGAAAGGATTATGTCATCTATTTTATCTCTCAGCCTCTTCCATTCTTCTGTAGATTCTTTTATGTCTTCCAATTTTCCGATTTTGAACCCCGAAATGTCGTGATAGAGATATGTTGAATTTTTGGAGCCGTACCGTTTTGTCCCTGCCTGCAGTGCGAATATTCCACAAGACATTGCTTTTCCGACTACTTTAATGTTGACAGTATATTTTCTTGTAAGGGACTTGATTAAATCATAAATTGCAAGTCCATCATACACGACGCCGCCATAAGTGGAAAGATAAATGTTTATTTCAGGCAGTTTGAAATCAGACGCATATATTCCCGCGCTTTCTAAAATAGTCTTGTTATTCCTGATAATTTTTTCGTCTCTCTGTTTTATTTCACAGATATCCTTTTCCAATTTTTCAAGCGTACTTTCTTCAATATCACCGGTGAAATAAATGTCATGGCTTTCATCGAAAAGACTTTTAATCGTTGTCTCCATTGTTTCCTTTGCTTTTTAAAAATTTCATTCTGCCATACTCCTTTCGGCTTACAGACTTGTAATTGTCTTCTGCTCCAACCTGTATCTGTTCGCCGCTTGTTACAATATTCCCGTTTTGATCAATCCTCGCATTGAAAATATTTTTATTTCCGTCCTCGCATTGGGATTTTATTTCTTCAAACGTGTCGGCGATTTCGAAAAGACGCCGGCTACCCGGAAACAGATGTGTCTGGAAATCTGTTCTAAGCCCATAACATATCACATTGATATCGAATTCATCGACGAGCAATGCTAACTCATCTACTTGTTTTTCCGTTAAAAACTGAGCCTCATCCACAAGAAGCCACTTAACATCAGTATTCGCCAAATCTATCTTTTCGAAAAAAGATTCTTCCGGAGTTATGGTGCAGCATTCCTTATCACCAAGTGGACGACTATGGATAACACCCTTGTCACGCGTATCTACGCTACTCTTAAAAATAACGTATGGTATTCCGCGTTCCTCGAAATTATATGCTTTAGCGAGCAAGAGCATACTCTTGCCCGCATTCATGCACCCGTAGTTGAATATCAGCTTACACATATTAGAACGGTAACTCCTCTGTTTCATCTGGTTCCGTGTCATCCTCAGCAGCGGAAAGTGCCTTCTGCTTTGCAGCTTCGATAGCCTTATCAGCCCTCTTCTCAGCTTCTTGCTTCTGCTCTTCCCTCTTCTCTTGATCTTCTGAGTTCTTTATCTTTGGAATCCATTTCTTATTTTCCTTATCGTAGAACGGAACGCCACCATCAATAATGATTGACAGATAGTCGTAAGGCTTCGCAACGAATACATCGCTCCATACCTTATCGTCGTTAATCCACTTGTCGATAAGTTCCGGGTCCGGTGAAAGCGGTTTATTCTTACCGTAGTCAACGATAGAAATGCTAGTCTTGTCGGTAGGACGCCCTTCCTTATCGTAAACACGCGAAATCGTAACCTTTAAGTCGCGTCCATTCTCCACGTCAAGAATGTTCTCGGGTTCGAAGCCATCAGGAAGTTCTCCATTATTGTCAGCCTTGGCCTCATCGATACTTTCCTGCCACCTGTCCTTGAAGAGTTTTTTGATAAGGTTCTTCGGGTCCTTGAAGTCACTGCGGACTGTTACCTTCCAGAACTTAGGACCGTCGTCCTCCGCACCGCGCTCAATGCAACGCATAACGCAAACCTCTGAGGGCTTGTTTGCAAGTGAAATTTTCTTCCACCTGTCAGCCTCGAGCCTACACTTACTTTCCTCTGAAAGCTCCCCTTTCTTCTTTGCTTCCTCTGCCTTGTTCGTCCACTCCTTCATATTTTCATATGCTATGTGGTTGAGTTCGCAGAACGGGCACTTCTCGCCGAGAGTCTCGTGATCAATATCCTCAGTTCTGTTAAGACATACGTAAGACTTCCAAGGTGTCTTCGGAGAAACCTCGGGACTAACCTGCACGGTGTGCATCCATACTGTCTTGAATGGTGAATTTGAATCCTTGTCGATTGGGAGGAGGCGTATTCTTAGCTCTTTAGAATCCTGCCCTTTTGCAAGTTTAACGTTTAGATAGTTTTTTTCGCTAAAGGCATTTGTCTGCCTTGGCACTCTCGCTTCGTCTTCCAACGCGTCTGGAGAGATGTTTTGATGCTTGTAATCAGCCATAATAGTTATAAAATTTTGATAAGTTATTTTTAAATTTACCTACGTTCCAAATATACAAAATATATGCGAAATTTTTATTATCGGTCAAATTTTTCATACTACTATAAATACAAAAAGCAGCCCAATATCGGACTGCTTTTCGCGAAATATTTTCATTTTCTTGGGAGCAATATGAGGAATTGCTATTCAAATTTATACTTGTTCCAATCTATACTATCCTTCTTGTTCCATCCTTCTTGGAGACAAGTTGTTATATATCCAAGGCATTTATAGTAGAAATCCGTGAATTCTGCCATATCCGTAAAATCATGGTATTGAGGATTGCTCATTTCGCCGAATTTTAGACGGAACGGCAATGATGCGCCGTTCGTTTGATATGCCAAATCATATGCCGCTTTATAATTAAACTGGTTTTCTGCTGATAGATATACATTGATGCTTTCCCCACTTGCAGAAGTCCATGCGAACCCTGTCAAAATTTTGTTGTCTGTTTCGCTATTTAAGTATTCAAGTATCATGGCTTCAATCTCATGCAATTCAGGTTTTATTTTGAATGTTTCCTGCATCCATGATGCGAACACTTCATCTTCCTCGTATTGTCCTGTTGGGTTTCCTTCGCTATCAAATATCTCTTTCATGATTGGTTGATAGTCCCATTCTACAACATATAGTTTGTTGTTGTAGTTCGAGGTTTCTTTATAGTCCTCTTTTTTTCCTACGTTCCTAAACATTGCTTATACATTTATCCTTTAAAACAACTGCCTTTCTGTAGTTTGGAAGAAAATGAAAATATTCCCTTATTGTTTCTTTTTCGAACGTTTTGTTCATTATTTTCCAACATTTAAACTTTCCAAGATAGCCACAATATGAATTGATGGTATTTCTATATCGTTTAATATCTACTTTTGACACATTTCCTTTATAAATATCCAATTCAATTAATTTTATCTTCTTTTTGAAAGATTTTATTGCTCTGTTCGACGGATATCTTCTATATGGCTTAATACATGCGCCAAGAAATTTGAAATTCTGTGTCAGTTTGAATACATGTGTCTTCTTCATATTTAATTTTAAACCGAGTTCTTTGCTAAGGAAATCAGATATAATTTTAATAAGCGAATTCAGATATTCTTTGTCAGTATGAAGAATGAACGCATCGTCCACGTATCTTCCGTAATGCTTGATTTTCAACACGCGTTTTATGTATTGATCCAGTACATTAAGGTAGATGTTACTAAACATTTGGCTCATTAAATCTCCAATTATTAGGCCGATTCCGTCAGGTGTATAAAACAATGATTTTTCCTTTGGAAGATTATCCCAACGGTGGCGACTGCCAATTATCTTACAATTCTCAAGCGGCTGTCTTGTGAGAATGGTTTCGAGAAGATAATATATAAGATTGAAATCAATAACATCATCCAATAAGTTTCCGTTTATTGTTCTGTAACGGAATTTTTCAAGTTCGCTTTTAACAATGTTCAGAAAACGTGAACGGTTGATACTCATGAAATATCCCGATATATCAATCGTCAATCCGTATGCACTGAGAGTATAATTGTTGGTGACCGAACGTATATGATGCTCAGCACGTTCTATTCCGAAAAGTGTTCCTTTATATTTACGGCAAGAATATGAATCGTATATGAACGTCCGTTCAAAAATCTGAGAAATTTGGTTAAATATGAAATGGCTAACAACTCTGTCCCTAAACGCAGGGGCGAAAATTTCGCGTTTTACTGGCTCTTCAATTATAAAACAAACAAGGGGAGAAGGTTTGTAAATTCTTTTCAGAAGTTCCTCTCGTAAATCCCATATATTGCTTTCAAGGTTTAATTCAAATTGAAGTTGAGATGGATTGTTCCGTTCGTTTTTGCGGGCAGCAAGGTATGCTTTCATAAGTGCGTCATATAACGCATCTCTTTCTATTGTCATAACGGTATTGTGTGCAGGTATTAAGTGCTGAGGGCGGGCAACTGGGCGAACCGAGAAGCCGTTTGCACGGTTGTTGTTGTTCTGCGGGTTAACATCTTCTGAATTGAAGTTGAGGTTATACGCGTTGTTCTGCGAGTTCGAAGACGCGAGCCAATAGTTGCCGTTACTTCCTATGCCGTTTATGCCACCGCTTCCGTTGTTGCGGTTCCCTGCGGCTGTCGGTTTTATGAACAGTCACTCACTGAATGTGGAAATGAACAAATATGAGCAAATCCGCAGACTTCATTTTCAACCTAATGAAAACTTCTTAATAACTTGCCAATGGCAAGCGGACTGTTTGAACTTAATCGCACGCTCCAATAGACGTGACTATATGGATTCAGGCTATGTCCTGCACACTAACCGCTATGTTTCTTATTCCATCCTTTTAATTGTCTTAATACTGCCTCGGAGTTATCTGATAAACGCGAAAACCCCTTTTCCGTCAGAAGGTGTAATTCATAAAGATTTCTGAATGTTATTTGTATCCGTTCCATTTTTTCAATGGCTGGCTTAAGGAAATCGGACTTAATTTCCGCATCGTTGGCAAATGCAATGGATGTCATTATCCCTTCAATTGTTTTCATAATAGGAAGCACGTGCACATACCTATCATCACGCGGCATTTTACCCGTGTTCGTTTTCAAACTCTCGTAGAGTTTACGCGAAGCATCATATACATTCAGGCAATAGTACTTTCCCATTCTGATATCCTTATTTTCAAGTCATTTATAAACGTAACACAGTCAGAAGGTGAAGAGTTAAGAACGTCAAAACTCTTTACAAGCGAAATTATGTAATCTTTTTCATTATCTTTCATAAATCAAATGATGGCTAGGCCGCCCTCGCCAAGACGCTCGGGCGGCGATTAAGTCTGGGGGCGGGCAACTGGGCGAACCGAGAAGCCGTAGGCACGGCTGTTGTTGTACTGCGGGCTAACACCTTCTGAATTGAAGTAGAGGTAATACGCGTTGTTCTGCGAGCTCGAAGACGCGAGCCAATAGTTGCCGTTACTTCCTATGCCGTTCATGCCACCGCTTCCGCTGTAGCGGTTCCCTGCGGCTTGGAAAAAGTTCCCATCCCAAGTCCAACCGTTGTCCCAAGTACCGCCATTGCTTGTTGAAAAACCAAGGAATGCGTTACCGCAGGGAATATTGAATCCTACAGGGCATGGGTCATAAACTGTTTTAACAATATTCTTATCAGAATTGCCAGTTGAAATCTGCGAAGCGTCCCAATAATTGTAAAAGTCGACAGGCGTGTCTCCGTTTTGCCACCAATTGTAATGTGTGTCTTCATATGTGTTGAACACGTTTGGGTTTTGAATTGTTGCAGCAAGAGAGCTTGCAGTTGAAGTGATATTAAAAGAACCAACCGCCGCAGATGCTGAATTACGGAGCATAGGGTCTTTACGTCCCCACTGATAGTAAGGCGAAGTACCCTTTTTACTATCGGCGGCGTCCTTCACCCATCCTAGGCTAACGTCAAGGAAGTTATATGTCTTGCTGTTTGTGTTAGTATGGGCAAACGTTGACAGCTCGAACGGATACGACCATATATGCCAACTCCACATAATCTGCCCGTTACCGTCTTTGATTGCTATCGTTGCATTTCCGCCAAGAGAAGGAATGGATGACACATGGAATCGTAAATACTTACAAAGTTCCCTATTTGTCAAATAAATGTCGTCTATGATGAAGTCAGATGTGTCTATGAGGACGGATTGCCCCGATACGGCATCGATACCCGTATCTTCTTCTATAAATGGGATTGTGATTTGTTCATTTAGATAATTGTAGAATGGGCTTGTATATGTGCCTGTTGCTTGAGTATATGCTGATGCGTTTGTTTCCCCGTTCATAATGGCGCAACCATATACGAGAGGAAATTCGTAATATCCTTCATGTGATATAACGTAACAGTTTGCGGTTTCTCGTAACGAAACCGTGCCACCCGTTATATCCAACATGGATAAATCGGTATACGTCGCTGAATCGTATGATACAGTAAGACGACGTGTACTGTTTTTCTTTGATATATATGAAACGGTATCTGGCGTATAATATCCACCAACTGTACTAAACGATACTGTATATTGCTCAAACATGGGTACAATAAACAATAGCGTCGTTCCGTTCCATTCCTTTGATTCTATATTACCATTCACGGTAACGGAAACTATTGCGCCGATAATATCCTGCGAAACAGGACATGTTAATGTAACATAGAGATTTTCATCGGCCATGCCGATGTTTGTTAGAACCGTTTGCTTCTCTTCCTTTGTAAGCGTTTGCTCGGATGCATACGATACAAATTTCGCTTCATTTAACTCGGTTTGAGTAATGTATTTATTTTGATTATCAGCCATATTTTTCTATTTGCAATTTTTCTTATAGCCCCATTACCTTAGCAAGAGTCTGATTATACATAAAGTCGTCATCGTCAAGTGAATCCGATATCGCTTTCCAATCAGTTGCGCCTGCTACGTCATTGGCTGTAATCTGATACTGTCCCTGTTCCTTACCGTTATCGTCGTCCTCAGTAGAATAGTTGGAAGTTGCTTCCTTTTCTTTCCAGAATTCCTCAGGAGTAACGTTGAAAGGATAGGACTTTGCTGTCTGCATGCTGAGCTTTTCTACCTGTGTAGGGTTGCGTCTTTCATACTCAGCCTTCAAGTCTTCAATCTTTTGGTCGTTTGCACGAAGGAGTTCCTCGAAAGCGCCAAGTGCCTTCATAACCTTGTCAAACTTTCCTCCGATTTCTCCAACTTCCTTCTCGATATCCTCTTGCTTGTCGGTAAGCTCAGTTACGTCGAGAACCTCGTCGCCAGGCTGCTGCATATCAGCGCCAGCTGCGTCGAAATCAGCGTTAGAAATATCGCCACCCGGTGCGGGATCCTGTGGGTTGAATCCCTGAGGAGGCGCTGCAGGGGCTTCCTCTCCGCCTGCTGCCGCGTTAGGATCTGCGGGCATTCCGCCACCCATATCACCTCCTGCCATTGCATTCGGGTCCATTGGCGCTCCGCCTGCTGCTGCATTAGGATCAGCTGGCATTCCGCCACCCATATCAGCGCCACCCATGTCTCCTCCCGGAGCCGGTGCTGCATTAGGATCCGCATTTGTGTCGTTCTCATCTTCCTCCACACTATTTGATAATAGAGTAGTTTCGTTGAGTCCTACACGTGCGTCATAATTAAACAGACGCTGGAATTTATCCATTCCTTCCTTGAGTATCTTTTCCTTGTCCATTTTAACCAAATAAGATTTGCCTATTGTCTTCTGTAAGAATAATCTTGTCGTCGTTCATCTTTTCGCGCTCGAGAAGTCCTGCATCTTTCTTGACACGCTTCACGTTCGCCGTTCCGAGACTGTCAATCAATGACTGAGCATTCTCGATTGAATTTGAATTAAGTGTGTTCATATCTTTAATTTTTATTCTTCGTTATTTTTTACCTCTTCCTTTTCGGCGACTGTCTCCTCAACAGGAAGTGACGCCTTCTTAGCCTTGCCTTTCTTCGGAGCAGGCTCTTCTATCTTGGCCTCTTTCTTAACTTCCTTTTTCTCCTCTTTTACTACAGGCTCAGATACTTCAACCTTGACGGCTGATTTAATTATCGGACGTCTTGATAAATTTGAACATTTCTTCGTAATAAACATAATAATATAAAAGTTTAAATAAAGCGCACAGTTTACTATACACCTTTATATAAATACCTTTATATTGTGAAAAAGACTATTCTCCCTTCAGAAAATAGAGATAGGGAATGAGATACTGACAGTTTAGAATAGACAATCTAAGACGCTGACTGATAAAATTATCGTCATAGATGATGATATTGTTCTTATTGTCTTTTATCTTATCGAGTACGGCGTTACCGTCCTTACCTGTATATTCAATATCTTCGAGTGAAATTCCGAAAACAGTATCAGTTCTCGGAGCATACATATACAGGTGTCTTCCAATTATGTAGATAATCTTCCGCTTTCCTGTGTAAAGCCAATCTATGAATTTCTTTGTTCGATCAGCATCCTCTGTGAATATATTGTAATAGGAATATTTGACGGCACCCTTAAGTTTACCAATAATAATATCGTTAAACGCGTCTATGTCAGCCTCGAAATCAATTCTTCGTTCGTTCTTTGCGAAAGTCCAATATACATTATCCTCTATCTTCTTATCAAGGACTTTTATCTTGTCCTTTCCAAAGATAGATTCAGCTTTCGTCTTACCAATAATGAGTGTCGGTTTTGAAGTATCTGCAGCATCGTACTCGGCTACGATTTGAACATAGTCGATAACGGGAAGAGACTTACTCTTGGTTACTACTTTTCCTATATACATAAATGCTCGAGATATTATCCCGAGCAAATATACTGAAAAAATAATAGAGTTACAATTTTAACTAATGCTAAATGAAATAACCGCCTTCATACCAAGTTTATCCTTCACATTACAAAGGGAAACCATAACATTTGTTTTCTTATCCTCTTTATTCGAAGGTTTAACTATTGCATCGCTTAAACTCTTTTTTGATTTATCTTCTTTATCATAGTATGTAACTACCTCAGCCTTTATTTCGTCTTTATTTCCTGGGTTTTTAATTTTAGCCTTATAATATAATTTGCAATTATTATCAGATTTGTTCGGATTTTTCACAACTATATTTTGCCCATTTTCAACTATATCTCCATCTGTAGCCCACCCTTCTGTTGATATTCTGACTTCAATGTTTTCTGATATGTTAAACGATATAATAAGGTAATCACTTGGATAAATAATAGGCCCTTTGTATCTATATAATAGATAGTGGCTTGTCTTAGAACCGCTTGAACCATTTGCGCATACTCCTGATACCTGCACTGAGTCTGATACAAAGTGTGTTCCGTCAAATATTGCTATATGTCCATACTTTGCACCTGGCCTTGTTGAACAGCACACGTCACCTGGCTCAAATGGGCCCTTGAATTTCACTATTGACGCGTTGCTTGCAATTTCAAGTACCTTTTGGAAATCCCATCCATCCATCTTTGTTGCACACTCGTATCCGTTACATGTACCGATTTTGCTCGCCTGTTCTCCATTTGAAAATCCTGCCCTCATTGCCTCTTTTGTGCACTGCGCACACGCTTTATTGTTCTGCGCGAAGTTAACATTTGTGTACGGGTATACAGTCTTACTAAGCCAAGGAACATAAATTCCGCTGTTGAATTTCTCGATAACCTTAGGAATGCTGAATTCCGGCAAATTCGGGTTTTTGGTAAGCGGGAACGTGGCAGAATCAGGCAATGAATTTCCATTTTCATCTCTTGCAGATGTCTTTGATTCTCCGATACCAACGGAGCCTCCCGATTCTGTATTTCTATTTGCTGCATCATTATTGATGCTTGATTCACCTCTTCTTATATTAGTTAACAGAGCTTCCACATCTATTACATTTGCGTTCATAGGTATCGCATTTTGTGACACGCGTATTCCGGTGAATGAAGTAGACATTGAACCGTTTTCTATATGATGCTTAACTCCATATATTATATAAGCGCCATTGAACAATGGTATGTTGTTCAATTGGAAATACATAAGCGGCATTATATTAGCACAGCCCATCATGTCTACGCTGCACTCGTAACTTCTGTTAGAATATATTGAATACAAATCCTGTCCAACGGTTGTTGGGGCTAATACTGAATCGCCCTTTCTCTCATTATCCGCTAATATAAATGCGTTTGCGATTGACACATCCGTTTCTCTTGGATTTGCCATATTAACATTTATATTCTTAAAATACAGCTGGTTTTGCTTACCGAATGTTACGCCAAATGCAGGGATGTTATAATTCTCACCCGGCTTCTTTGCCTCATTCAGTGTAACTAGCTGCGGTTCTATGAATGAAAGCTGGTCCTTTTTATATTCAGTTGTATTCTCATTTCTCTTGCTCTCAGAGAAATGCGAAGGCTGGTGTGTATACATAAGTACATATGTATTTCCTATACCCCTCGCGTTATCCCATCCCATCTCATAACCGTTATTTCCATAAGGAGTTTGTGGCGTAAATATACTTGCAATGCTCTTAGCGTCATACATGTTACTGAACACGGGAAGCGCTACGAATAGGAGTTTGCTCTTTTCTGCAATATCTGAGATAAACTGTATTACACTCCTACTCCCCATATCAGCAATCATATTTGATACAATATATGGGCTAACCAGTAATTTACTTCCAATGTCATTATAGAAAGTGTCTACATACATAAAGCATTGTACTTCACTTACTTTAGTTCCACTAATTGACTGCCCATCGTTCTTTTTATATGCTATTTCTGAGTCTGCCTCAGGTGTATTAAGCTTAAACCTATCTCTATTATAGCATGATAGCCACTTATCGTAAAGGTTCTTTAGGGTATAATAAAGTTGCTCTTTCGCTTCTACCTTTGCATGCCCACTTTCTTTCGCATTTGCTGTTGCATCTGTATTTCCCTCGCTTGCAGTATCCTCTACGTTATTGGAATTTTTCGCCCCATTTATTCTTTCTAATAACAGTTTAAAGAATGCCGTAATGTTTTTGAAAGGCGGTTTAATACTATCGTTTGCGTCATTAACATTGAGAATCGTTACCATACTCGACGCTAAATCAACTATCTTCTTTGTATACTCATTATACTCAGTCTGATTTGCCGCGAGCCTGTTTGTTGCACATTGAGGTATCTTTAACTCACCTTCCGTGTCTTTTCCTTTCTTTTTCTTTGAGAAATCTTTATATCTCGTATTGAAAGTAAATTCTGTCTTATACGATTCGTTTGATAATTTCCTATAATAATGCACGCCTTCTTCAGAAACCCACTTTCTATAAAAAGACGCAAGTCCGCCATTCTTATCACGTTCTTTAAGTTCGGCAACTGTAAACCCGTTCGAATCTTTTTTTATCCACTTACTGCTGTCTATCTCAAAGTATCCTTCATTATTTACAATAAACGTAGCATCATCGCCGCCGTTTGATACTCTTTCTCCAATATGAAGTGCAAATACCTTTGGGATTCTTCTGATTGAGCTATTATTCTTTGCAAATCTGTATATGTTATTTGTTCCTAAGAACGAGGCCAGGAACGTTGAATTATTTATTAAACTATTAAACGGAGTATCTTTTTCTTTTTCTGAAAAATAATCGTGTGGAAAATATGAACTATCGTAAAATTGAAGGATAGGGAACATATATTGCCCGTGCTCACTATTCTCAATAGCAGCGTTCTCTGTCCATTCTTTTCTTACGTCGTTTATATTTTTTTGCTTGCATATATTATCTTTATCGAAAGAATCCTCTCGATAGATATTACTTAAGAAGTATTTATCAACTTTATAGTCCCACTTACTAGAATAATCATATGTAAGTGGTCTTGTCGCCATCTTTTTAAGTAAGTATTCATTTTCTTCTGGAACAATATAATGCCCTATCTTCGGGCCCAGTGTGAAGATAGTATCTTTCGTGAACTTACTATTATTAAGCGTGTTTATTATTTTGAGAATTGTTTCCTCAGAATTATTTCCGATAATTTCTCCTATATCTTGTTTAAGCTCATTAATAAAATCATTTGACGCGTTTACTAATCCTTTTCCTTGTACATTCCAAAAATTCTCAACTTCTGATTCAACTGGAAAATTTACAATACCGTCTTTAAGATATGCCTTAGTAGCCACACAAGCATCAATAAAACGAACCCATATGAATTTTAAAAGTTCATTTGAGTATTTCTTACCGGCTGGGACTGAGAATTTCTTATATGGATTTTCCTCCTCTAATGCATCAAGAACAGAAAGGGGCATCCATTCTTCTTTTGTTTCTGTTGTTGGTGTTTCTTCTGACGCTGGCTCCCCATTATTCTGCTGCATTTCTACAATATCACTGTTTGCCGCATCTATCGCAATGTAAATTCTTTCTATGAAATTAACTTCATCTAATTTACTAAGTTGTGGAATTGAGCCTGGATATCTTCTTACTCTTTCACCGTTGCTTTCACTATCCTCATAGAATCCCGGGAATGGCGGATACGTATAATTTCCGCCATTTGAATCAATGTCGTCATATATTTTATCAATTCCCTTAAAATTACTTCTTTTTCTTTCTGCAGACTTTTTCTTGATATTATCGAGAACTTTATAATACTCGTACATAAAAGCATCGATATGCGCGAACGTCATTCTGATAATATTTTCAATACTAGGGGTGAAGCCTAAAAGCTTTTTAGTTAAATCATTCAACTCCTCTGACGATTTTCCGAGCATCCTGCTTATTTCGTTTTCAATTTCTGAACAGCGCATTAATATGCTATTTCTGAACTCATTATCAAGTTCGACATAATAAACGCGTTTATCAGCATAATCGCTATGCTTTATCGCCTCTTCAATGTTTGATATTCTTGAATAAAGTTGATGATTTGTATCGACGATATATGTAGTTGTCCCGTCCTCTGCTTTAACACTTGTAACAATTGGATCAAACGTTTCAATAGCAGAGCTACCCCATGCCAGTTTATCCGGCTCTTCAAAACCCTTAGGTTTAGATATCGGTGTCTCTGTTGTTTTAACATCTAAATAAGATGTGAAAGATTTCTCAAGCTCTTCTATATTTGGTAAAATAAAAGTTTTTGAATTTACAAAATAAATCTTGAAATCAGGTGCAGAAAATATTTTACTATCATTTGAAGAATTCTTAGTCTCAATATCTTTTATTATCTCATCATAATCAGATAATATCTTCTTAAGTGCTGAAGCTTCATTTCTAAGGCTTTCAACTTGATTAAGAGAAGGAAAGCTTTCTCCTTCTTCCCCATATATTTCTTTAAATTTATCAGGCAATTTCTGACAAATCTCAAAAAATTTCTTAAACGTTGGTATTTGACTTCCATCCTTAAAAAAGAAAGCGCCGCCTTGTGAAGTTTGTGTTCTCCAATATGGACTTACAGTGTCTCCGCCCGCATCAATATACGGAGCAACAAGAAGACAAGACATAGGTATATCGGTATATAAACCGTACATATGCCCAATGAATGAAACTTCTACCTCGAAATTTCCTGTCTGTGAATTAAAACTTGACTGAAAATCATTTACCGCAAGCATAAACGTTACCCTGCTTCCGTAAAAACCTTTTACAGATAACGCAAACCTTGGATATGGGAAATGGAATAATGCACTAAAGAACTGTTGGCACGCAGCGATTCTCTTAGAAATATCTTTATTGTTAATTGCTTCCTCATTTTCACGATTGAACTCAGCTGGCATCATAAGTGAGGCACCCCTTACGTCAATCATTCTCATTTTAACAACCGGATAAAAATGTGAGTCGAATTGTATGTCTATACTCTTTATACCAAGAGCTTCTCTACTTCCGGCGTGGTTTTGCGTTATTTCTTGATATGAAATGTCAGTATACGAATCAGTGAGATAAGGTTTACCTTTATCTAATTCCGTACCCCTAAAAAATGAAGTCCAATTTGAGTTTTTGTTTACAGTAACGTCGATAGAATCGAAAATATTTTCATTATTTCCGTTTCTATCTGGCACAATGACTTGTAAATCAACTGATATATTTAAATCTTCTGGCTTCCAATAGACATTATCCCCACTGCCGAATGATGGTCCTATTTGATTTACGAAGTCATTCGGCTCTAAATATACAATGCGCCCCTTGAGAGTTCCTTCCATTTTTACCTATCTTTGTTAATTCCGTAAAGAGATTCCTGTCTGTCTATTTCCTGATTTAAATTTTCTAATGTCTTATCCAATGGATACGGAATTCTAAGAACAGTTCCGTTTGGTATTTGATATTCTAAGTCGGGCAGTTCTGGGTTAGCCATAAGAATTAACCAATCATATCCAGGATCTCCATAGTAATCATTAGAGAATAAATCAAGACGACTACTTCCTCGATTATATATCTCAAAATAGTCTGTTGATTTCGGCCTTATATTAGCCTGAAACGGAACGCATATCTTTCCGTTTACTCTAAATCTCGTATATCTATCGTAACTCATTATTTACCTTCTTCTTCATTAACATTAGTATTTTCAAGCTTAGGTGTCCATAGATGTGTATATGATTCTTTTCCATTTTCATCTATGGTAACTCTATCAGCCCTATTATCATAAACACCTGTGTTTGCATAATAGTTAAAGGATACTGCATTCTGTAGCCTACTTATAGGCCCACTGAGTGATTGTCCTCCAAGGATAACAATTCCCAATGATACAGTAGCGTACATTGGCTGAACTCCTGCACCCTCAGGATTTAAATCCCATTGCATTCCTTCCTTCTGATAATTTATTGTAAGGTTATTAATTAAAATCCTCGTATTAATAAAATCTCCAAGTCTTAATACACAAACCGGCATTCTTCCGAAGGCAAGGTTTCCAGCCGGCGTATCATAGTCTTTAATTTTTGATGAGTGTTCAATAGTATGCCCCTGTCTCGTACACTGCTGTAAGAACGTAAGACGTGCATTAAAGCCCTCGGGTGATATTGAATGAAACGCCGGCGTAAAATATTTAAACCTCTTCTTTAAATTTTCAAACGTGAATGGATCAGTAGTAGACAATTTATCGAAATAATCTGCCTCTGTTTCGTACCTAAGTTTCTGGTAATCAACATTTTTAATAAGCGCAACCTCTTCCTTTGTTGGTTTCTTGGGTGCTTCTTGTTCTTCTACTTTTCTATCTCTCTTTACGCTAACCATTCCCGTTTCCGTAATTATACCTTGCGGGTCTTCTGCATACATACTATCTACAATTGCTTCCTTATTTTCAGAAATCGTCGAAGATAGTCCATTCGTCTCGTCGTTATTAGCCTCAGATAGTTTTGTGATTTCAGCGGCATTATATTCAATTTCAACAACCGCATATCTTTGCGACTTTGCGTCTATTGTATTGACATCTGTCATGTCTTTCAGTTTTGGGATTTCAATTATCTCCCTATCTGAAATTTTTACACCTTCTTCATTTTCTGTGTTATCTATAAGTGCGTTCTGTAATAATGTGCTTATAGAACTTGCACGACGGCGGGCAAGCATAACATCATTTGATACCGTACAACCACTTCTAACTTTTGAATCTTGTTTGGTTGCAGCACCCTTAACTGTCATGCTGTATATTTTTGAGTTAAAAACTTTCCTTAGTTCTTCAACGCGTTCCATATCCAAGTTACAGTGTGCCGCAATTCCGTTGGCATTCTTTTCTTCATCGCTAAGTTGATTGTTTAACATTAACGCAACAATTACTTCTGCAAATGAGTTCGTTGCTCCAACTGATACAGCCTCATTAACTTGGCTATTTAGTTTGAAAGATGCATTGTCAATATAGTTTTTCTGATAAACAAGCGGTTGCCTTAAATCAAAGTCAACACGATAGTTATACGGTCCACCTGAAACCGTTTCTGTTCTTAATTGCCATTGACTACAATCTTTAGAATATGGATTTGGATTTATTGTTGTTCCTTCCTTGGCTTCTCCTAATGGATGTTGGCTCGTTTCGTATCCATTCCATACTCCATACATATCAACGCCCGTTCCGTTGCCCATGAGAAGATAGTAATACCAATCTTCATCAGAATTTCCTAGTACTGTCCATTCGTTTTCAGAGATTTTTTTACTATTTCCTGAATAGTTGTTAGGATAATAAACATAAAATTTCAAAAGTTTTGTCGTCTCTTCTGAAGGTACTTGTTTTCCCTCATCACTATTATTATCTTTTTCCTCTCCCTTCTCAATACTAACATCTTCCGTCATCCAATCCTCGAGCGTTCCGCAACCGGCAAAATACCTAAGTATTGCCTGATAATCTTCTTTTTCGCTATTATATTTTGTCTTATTTTTTATTGCGTCAATCACACCCGGATGGTCAATAAGAAGCGTGAACGAAAGTGTTCCTGTTCTTGTTGTATTCTTGTAAGTATACACCTTTTCACCTCTTCCAATGAAGTCATTTGGATCCCAATCAACTGTAACATTCTCTTGAAAATCTAAGTCATATGGAGGAAACCACATAATTCTTCCGCCATTAGGACCGCGCTGCTCAGGTGCTAGATTTGAATCATTCTTTAAAACGTCCTTCCATGCAAGATTTTCGATTGAGAACATACATTTCTTAATAGCGACTGTATTATTCACATCATTTGAAGGAACTATGTTTACAAATCCGCTATTTGCAAGCACTGTGTTCTCAGCTAGATACTTACCACCGTCCAATGTGTCGTTTTTTGAAGTTAATGAAGAGTGTGCTCGAATATCTTTGTTCATAAATTGAACATTCTCAATACTCGTGGCACCTTTTTCATTAACAAATGGCCGAATCAGTTTATTTACTTTGTCATATTGATGGTGATATGTCCACACACGGCAATACGGATTATCATATCCGTTTGGCTTATCCGGTTTTAACTTTAGAAGGTTTCTACCATGTGAATTGCCATACATTGAAGACTTTGCCGTATCCGTTATTTCTTTCGCATCTGTAATTCCATTTTCACCTACAGAAGTATGGAATCTACCCATAAGCGTTGATATCCTATGGGCTCTAAATAAATCATTTGTTTTAGAAAGTAAATTATTGCCGGTAAAATTAGTTTCAAATCCTTCTATCCTTGTCTCTTCGCCAATATTTTCTCTATCATATTCATGATATTCGTGTGGCTCGTTGGCAGAATTACTATTTCCTTCTTCGTATTTTCTACCGTAATATTCCTCTAATTCTCCGACAGGTTGACTCATTTCCAAGTCGGCATAGCGCATTCTTCCACCTATCTTATCAGGCTTATACCCAATTGATTTCGAAAGTTGCTCTTCGAGATAATAGTTTCCGCCATTATGTTCTAAATCAGGTTCTCCTGTAACGTAATCGTGGACAATTTCAACCTGTGCCTCAGGAATGTCGGGTATTCTTCCGCTTGCTCTCTTATACTCACCAGAAAGGTTATTGTATGCGTCAATAAGCCCGCCCTTGGCAAAAATACTGAATCTTCTTATGTCTCTTTCCGCGATAGGACTCGTTCCATAAAATGCAGTCAAATCGGGCGTAAGATACTTTTCCTTAACGTGTCTGTCAGAGTTGGCGTAATTCATAAACGTCATTCCCTGAGCATACATTAAGTCTCCTACCTCACTGAGTTTGTTCCTCTCCGTGAAATTTATGAGGTAGTCGCCCTCCCACATTTGTAAATCTTCTCCGAGAGGTTCAACTTCGTAAGCTTCATCCTCATAAAGTTTATATTTCCTATCTATACTTTTAGAATAGTCAGATTTTCCATCATGAGTAAAATCAACAAGAGATTTTCCTCCCGTTATAGGCGAAACGCTCCTGTCCTTTATCGTTACATATTCAGCAAGCCCCGAGCCGTACTGCAAGTACTGCCTGTCTTTCCAATATATGCGCCTCATCATTTCCTCGCGGGTATCTTCATTGACCTTTAATACCCCCGGAACCTTAGCAACAGAGTTTATTTTTTCAGAAGCCATTTTTCGCTATTTATTAATTTCTAATTATTAATTTTTAATAATAAAGAAATATTTCTTTTCTTAAATTTTTCTTATTATATTATACTGGTCCTATAGTACTCTTATACTAATGGGCCTATTAGACATAAGATCCTTGTATCGCGCCGCGGAACTTGTCGTGTTCCATATCGTATCCCCTGTCGTTAAGAATATTCGCCTTTCTCATAATCGTCGGAATATTTTCCGTTACTGTGTCGAGAATTGCTTTCTTAAGAGCTCTCGTGTCGATATCGTCGATAGGGATATTCCTGAATTGATTTCCTGAATTTACATTAAACTGTCCGTTAATCGTTAACGTAATTGGCTCAAAAGCAATTTTCTGTTGTCCTTGCTGACTTTGGTTAAACCTCTGAGCAATCGAAGGAGAAACGGATAGTGTATTAAGGTAATCGGCTGTCGCTCTATTTCTAAGTCTATCAAATGCCGTTGTATATGGATTCTGCCCACTATTAAGAATACGAACATTACTACGCCCAAGCAAATCAGTCCCTCTCCTATTAAGGACAGATTCACCACGCAAAATTTTAGCAAAGTGCTCGTTGAAATTACTATTTGACAAGCCAACATGATGTGTACTAATATCGTCGTTATCTTCTGTCCTCTTAAAGTATTCTTCGCGCTCTTTATCGTATTTTTTATTCTTTACATCTTCCGCGAATCTACGTTTTTCCTTCTTACCACCCGAGCCTATATGTCTTTTATAATCCTTGTTAATGAATTCTGCGTTACTTTCTCCGCCAACATACTCGTTAACTTCTTTTGAAAGTTCACCACGTGATAACGCGCCTTTAATAGCAGATCTACTTCCATATCTTCGCATCAATTCTGCCCATTTTTCCGGATCGTTATCTCTGACATTTGCGAAATATGCCTTTTCGGAAGCGGTCATTCCGCCGCTTCCTACTATCTTAGAGACGAGAGCACCAAGTTTTCCAGATACACCCTTAAGGTTATTGTCCAAGAAATCATAAATTGTTTGTGTCTGCACAAATACGTCTCCAAGTCCCGCATTTTCTTTATTATCCTTTCTCTTCGACTCTTCTTCAAGACTTGGTAGAAGCTTAGCAAATCTTGGATCAGAAAGGAGGATTTCTTCTCCCTTTTTACCAACAAGACCCTGTGTATCGGCTATATACGCTTGTCCATTTTTGTTAATTTGTGCAAGATTCTTAATATAATCAAGTGTGTTTCCGCTATATTTTCCTCCAGCCGCCTTCTCAACGATGTTTTCACGTGCCTTATTCATGGCAATGTTCATCATCTCATTAGGATTAACACCCATCGCTTCTGCAGCGGAACGCATTCGCCGCCTATCAAACGAGCTTATTTCAATCTGTCCCTTACCCTTATCGAAATAAGCCTTGTCGCTAAACATTTTAACCATGCGGTCATTCAGCCCTTCCATATCATTTAGGCCTTCATAAAGAAGTCCCATAGGATTACTGAATTGTGCAAAATCGCCACCGAGAACCGATAAATTCGCTGCTGTTTTAATAGCGCCCTCAACAGTATTAACTTTTTCAGCAAATCTAGCAACCTCCGACATATTATACTTCAAACGAGTTGAAGTTTCAGCCATTTTTTGAAGTCCGTCAACGCCCTTAGAGAATGTGTATGTCTGAGCCATCTTAAGATTACTCTTAATAGCATCAGTCATCTTTTTAAATGAAAGTCCCTTAGAGCCGGCTTTTCCGTATAATTTGCTGAAATATTCATCAGTGCTTTGAAGGCTACGTCCAAACGTATCGAACATTCCAAGAGTATCACCCTCAATGCCCATACGCTTCATGTCAATAGCTGACTTTATATTTGCATTTGTCTGACGATATACTTCACGCCCCGTCCCTTCTGAGAAATTTACAGCGCCATTGTAATAATCTTCTGCAGTGTATCCATACTTAATTGGCTGGCTATTTCTAAATGCAGCCGATTGACGCATAAATTGCTGCTTTCCATATTTACCGCCACCGTAGGTCCTTGCATAGTCCCTACCAAAAGATTCTTCTTTATTGAAGATATCTGCGCCCATTTTAAGCCCCTTAAGTAACATACCCCAAGGACCGCCAACAAGCCCAATTATACTGTCAATTGCCGCAGATGAGTTAATATTTCCTGTTGCAAGGGAGTTAAGTCCACCCATTGCTAAGTTCATAGCCTGGCCTTTCCACTTACCCTTATTTTGGAATTTTTCCCAGTTCTTTTCCTCTTTTTTCTGTCGTTTGAGATAATCCGCAAGTCCTGGATTATCTTTTAATGCCTGATTTAACCCCTTTTGCTTAATCTCTTTTTCAAATTTCCTTTTTTCAAGAGATTCCTTTCTATCTTCAATACGAGATTGTCTTATCTTTTCATCAAGTCCCTTATCACCAGTTTTTCCTTCGCTTTCAGCATAAGTTTGATGAAAACTTTCAATCGCATCTTTAATCTCGTTAAGAACAGTTTTAATATCTCCAAATGCAGAAGTATCAGTTGCTACATTTTTTGGGGCATTAGATACGGACGACGGTAAACGAATACCACCTTGAATATTTTGACTAAATCTTTGAAGCTCCTTTATAACATTTGACATTGTTTTGTCAAGCTTTGTTATAGAGCTATTAGCCGATAATAGATTATCAATTATCGGTTTCGAAGATGCAGAAGTTTTGGACATTTGCTGTCCAGAGGCGGTACTTTTTTTCTTAGCTGCGGTAGATTTACCGCTTGTGTTCTTTGCTATATTTGCATTAGTATCACCTAAAATATCCTTTATTGCGTCAAGCACATTAGTCGATGCATCCATCTTATCGCTGAGTGAGCGAAAAGTGGAAGTAACTTGCCCTAAGGCAGTTTCAAGTGCTTTTATATCTACGCTGTTTCCTCCCGCCATAAAAATAACGAATTAACCTAACAATAAATAGTTATGATTAAAAAAATTGGGGCTTCTGCCCCAATTAATTAGCATTTCCCTGTTCGATTGCTGCATATGCATTAACCGCCTCACCGTCAACGACTGTACCCTTCTGTGGGCCGCGTATTCCTTCATCCATTTCCTGAGCTACCCTATTATGTTTCTGAATCCAGAATTTCCTGATATATGTCGGCATTGACATTACCGTTTCATACGGAAGATTCAGATAGCTTACACAGCCGTAAATCTCATTCCAGAATGAAAGTTCGTATTCCCTATCAAACTTTAGAGACGAAAATAAACTGATCAAGTCGCAGAAAGGTGTCCATTTGACCACCTCCGAGGTCCTCGGGACGTTCTACCTTGATATTGTAATCAACACCCGGCTCGTTGTTAATAATGTAGTCCCTGTATGCCTTTGCGTCACGGACATTAAGATTAAGAATATAATCCACAATGTACTTTCTATCAGTATTTCCGTTCACGCTTACCGTTGAAAGGATAAGACGGTTCGTCAAATCATGCGAGAATTCATTTTCAGGGATTGTTCCGAAATATGCTTCTCCTTCGTCCTCCAATGTATTGATTGCAGAAACCATTTTCTGATATGCTTCCTCCTCAATCAAATCATTATCAACAATTGCGTTGCGAAGTTTTGTAAGACTTTCCTTATATGTTGCTACGCGGTATTGCTTATCCTCTTCGTTCTGCATTTCCTGCAGTTTCTTTGTATCCTTGTTGGTGAGGAATTTAAATTTCATTTCATCCTTTGTGACAGGAAGCTTGAATGAGAAATATCCGTCCTCATCACCCGTAAGTGTGAACTTACGATACTTCAAATTCGACAAATCAACAACAGTGTCAAATTCCTCGCCTGTCTTATCGTCTGTAACGGTTACAGGGTATTCGTTTCCGTATCCGCTTGCGCGAAGCCAGATAATGATAGCATCCCTATCTCCCTGCACCAAGTCGTCAGGGTCAATACCCTTCACCTTATTCTTAAGCATATGGTCAAGGAACGTTCCGTTTCGATAAAGATTAGGTGAAAGGATAAGGTTCTCGTCGTATGCCGTCAAGTAACTCACACTTACTTCCTTAATCTTACTTGGATAGCATTCACCCTTTGAAGGAAGATTAACGGTATCGTATGGTGTACGTCCGTCGTTTTCCCTTACGTTAAGCCCGTCCTGAGAAGGCTGCTCCTGTGCATTTTTCTTCGTTGTCTTTTTCTGTTCAGTTTCAACAACTATCGGCTCCGTCACCGTAATTTTTTTCTCGTTATCCATTTTTTCTTCCGTTTGTTTCTTTCTATTGTCAGTTTTTGGCGTAACTTCTTCGTACAGAAGCGAAGAAGCCTTATAGGTGTCAAGCGATTCAGGTTCGTAAACCTCTCGAGACTTGAAGTCAGTATATGAACCCTTCGCAGTAGGGAACGGTTTCACTTCCTCTTCTTTCCTTTCCGTCTTATTGCCCTTCTCAACAATAGCCCTAATTCCGTCCCGCTTATTTGCCTTTTCAATGGCTTTAATAATACCGCTTCTGTCGATACGCTTCTTATTTTGAACTATCTCGATAAGATCCTGTTCATCGCCGCCAAGCTGCAGATACTTAGCCTTGATGTCTTCCTGTGCGGTTTCCATTAGGGCGAGCGTCTTCTTAATGCTCATATCGCTGTAAACGCGATTTCCGTACTTATCCTTCTTAGTACTTCTCACACGAACCATTTCGTCCTTACTCTGCTCATACATTTGGTATGAATTTCTGAGAAGTTTAAGGTCGTTCTGTCTCTGTTCTTCCGCGTCCTGCTCAGGGGTTGCACCGAGAACCCTGTTAAGTATCTCTTTTACACTCTCGTCAAAATGCGGCTCCGTTGGCTTTGTGCTTTTTCTTGTGTTTGCCATTATTTTATATCAATTTTTTCTACAATTATTGCAAAGTGGAATGGATATTTGCTGTCAGCATAATCCTGTAAAATTTTACATCCATTAAGAAGCGCTTCCTTACCGTTTTCAAGTTCTATGATAAATCCCCTCTTCGGCAAAATTTTCAATTTCATTTTATCATCAAGCGCGTCGTCGGCGTGAACCTTCTTACTATCGTCAAGCCAGAAACGTATTTCGCTTTCAGCGTCTCCATCCATTGAATTTGGATTTATATTGAGGATAAGCAAGAACATTTTGCCGGCTTCAAATTTTTCTTGAAAGAATTCATCAGTTACTTCAACTTTCTTCGAATTGTAAATAACAACCTCAGCTTCGTAGTAATCATATATTATATCAGGAGAATCGTCAACCTGACGTTCCCTATAATCAGTCATTCTTCCACGTCTGTCAACACCGTTTCTCAAGTCATTGACATAACGGTTCATTTGGCTATTAGTCTTCCAAAACTTATCGAGAACCATTTCACTGAATTCTTCTCTGGTGAGTTTTCCTGCATATTCGTATTGTCCATGCTCCGTGTCAATCACGGGAATCTTCATTTTCGTAAGCATGCCTTATTGTCTTATCAACTATATATTTCTTTAATCTTTTACGCAAATAATTCAAAACACCCTCAGGGTCTGAATTTATATCTTTCTCCCAAATATAAATGATTGGGATTCCGTTCATTTCGCACCATTTGCGCTTCTTCTCGTCTACCCTTATATTCTTTTTCTGAACAGCATTCAAGTCTTTCTCCTCGAAAACTCTCCTGTCACCGTGCCAATAGGAACCCTGTATCTCAATAATTGGTCCATATGGCTTAACTCTGAAATCAAAAAACCTTCCAATAGACTTCGCCTCGTATTGATACACGTACGGGATTCCGAGCTTGTCCAAAAAGTCACGTGCAAATCTCTCTTCAAGCTTAGAGGTACCAAATTTCGGGTGAAAGTGCCGTTCTTTTTTCACTTTCGGTTTTGCAGGAAGTCTCCTGTCCTTTCTTCCCGATGAAGAGCCGCTCGTTTTCTTAACTGCCTTGGATCTTGGTTTTTGAAATGTTCCTGTTTTCTTTCTTATCGGCTGCGCCATTTACTTAATTTTTAGTATATTCAAACACAAACGTCGTAACTCCGTCCTCATTATGGGAAATTATTGAAGGAACGAACCAACGTTTAATCTGCACATAATCCTCGTCAGTATCATAACTTATCTTCACGAGAGGTGCGTCCACCGTTCCAATTGAATTTGCTAAATTAATCAACATTTCGTCGTCTATGTAATCGTCCGTGTACATAGAGAACGCAAAGCGTTCAACGAATATACTAAGCAATAGAACAGTATAAGTTCTCTTCTGATATTTCTTGTACCAATCAGAGGTTGTTAAAAAAGTTATCGTAACATTTTTTAAGCTATGTGTTTCTTCCATATTTTTAATAATAACTACTCCTATTTTAAGTTTTTCGGGAAAAAAGGATTATCTTTTAAAGCATTTGCCATATCCTCTATTTCCTTACAAATTTTTTCAAAATTTACAATGTCTTCAAAAGTCAGCGAAAACCATTCATTCAACACCTTTTTCGCTAAGAATCTTGAATGCAGTGTTTTTTCTAGAAAGAACGGGTGTTTTGTTTTATAATATCTGCACAAGTAAATCTCACCAGGATTTCCGGTTTGAAGCTTTTTTATTCTTCGTTCCAAGGAACCCTTAGTGACGCCTATCTTATACATTCCTTCTTTTTCCCAATCTCCAAGTAGGTAAACACACCCCTCTTCCCCGTTTTTTTCCATGAAAAAGTATTTATTATAAAAATAAACCCTACAATAACATTGTAAACACTTTATTTTTGTAGTGTTAAATGTATTTATATAATAGCAAAATAAACGAATTATGGATAATAAGAAGAAACACATAGACGATTTGCACGCTATACAGGAAATGGTGGGAAAAATCCGTACTCTTAATGAGACTATTCAGTTCAACGAGGAAGGTTATGATGATTTTGGTGCAGAAGAGGAAATGCCAGCCGTTGGCCCTGAACAGGAAGAACCATGCGCAAACGGTGAGTGCAAAATAGAGAAGGCTAACCCAGAGGAAGTTGGTTTACAGGAACTTGAAAAGGGTGGAGAGCTTGATAAAATTCGTGAAATCACACTTCACGGAATGATTGCCCTCAACAAGACGCCTGAGGATCCTAAATTCCAAGCACTCCTTAAGATTTTCAACATCTGCAACAAGGCAGTTAATGAGAATGGAGAGCAAGAAGTTCAGAAGCAAGCGTAATACACGTTCGTAATAAAAAAATAATCCCCGCAAAATTGCGGGGATTTTTGTTTAATCAGATATATTTACTTGTCTAGGCGATTCTTTCTATATTTAATACGCTATCAGGATCAACAAGCACGCAATTCCTTCCCGGACTTACACCTTCAGTGGAAGCAGTTATCTTAAGAATACATGGTCCATAACTTTTAATAAGTCGTTGCGCCTCCTCTGGAGTTGACACGGCAATAATCTTTCCAGGATATATTGAACTAAGTTTATTGCCGGCAAGAACACTATAATCGCCGTATTTGTTTGCCTTTAAATAATAATCAACATAAGTGTCAGGAACCCATTTATATACATCTGTGCTTCCCTGTTCGCCTTCAACGTATTCTTTTATTACCTTCTTTACGCTTTCAGCAATAATCTGTCTGAGGGCGTTTTCATTTAGTTTAATTGTATTATTTTTCATATTCTTATTTGTTTAATTTGTTTGTTATAAGGATGTGAAGATGGCGGTTTAACTCAAGTCGTCAAATGTTAAATCGCCGTCCGAAAGTCCTCGTGGGCTGTTAATTCTCATAACAGTTTCTTCCAATGAAATTATTGATTCCCATAAATAGTTCCACTCTTTTCCTGCTAATTTCATGAACTCATCGAGTTGTTCTTTCGGGATGCTATAATAAAAATCCTCTAATATCCCTACTACTTTATCAAGAGTATTTTGAAGTTCTTTGAATGACGGAGCAGAAGCCCAAGCATACTCGTTCAACACTTTCTTCACGCTCTCAGCGACAATTTGCCTGAGGGTGCTTTCGTTCAGTTTAATTGTATTATTTTTCATATTCTTGTTCGTTATTGCATTAGAAAGTTGACTTTCATTTATCGTCAATACATTTTTATTCATTGTAATTCAGAAATTGTACTATTATAAATAGTTTGCAATATAAAAAAAACGAGGGAAAAATCCCTCGTTTCTTCGTTTATGAGTTTCTTTATGAAAGCTCTTCGAATTCAACACCCTGAGGTGTAACAATGAACTCAAGTTCGATAGCTTCAAGAACAGGTGTAGGTTTCACCCAAATCTTTCCACTCATCTCGTGAGCGTCCATTTGCTCCTTAGTCTGAGAAATGTCAACCCTGTAATCAGTAATGCCCCTATCGGACTTAATCTGAGAAAGGATATCCCTCAAAATACCGTCGAAGTCCTCAGCAGTTGAAGGGTCGTTGTCGTCGAATACAAGCCCGAGACTTGCCTTAACAACAATCTTACGTAGATAGAGAACAAGGCGAATCGTATTGAGCCTGCTGAGAGGATTAGTCTCGTCGCAGATGTAGAGCGTCTTGTTGCCCCAAATTCTAACACCCTCAGGGAAGGACATAAGAGGATTGATTCTGTTGTCATAAACATTATCCCTATCCTCGAGCTTGCAGGAAACGTGAAGCTTACTGCATTCAACCTTACCCCTTTCAAGACCTGCGGAAGCAGTCCAAGGATACTTCTTGTTGTCAACGTTAGCCATATCTCTAAGGGCGTCCTTCGTTGCAGGGAGGTTAATATACATATTGTGCTCCTTGTCGAAGTACTTAACCCAAGGATAGAACGTAGTTCCATAGTAGCTGTTCACGTTGGTATCTTCGAGGTTAGCTGCAGCCTCTGAAGAAGTGTAAGCGTCGCTAAGATTCTCGTCCTTTGCACCCCAAGGCTTATCAGGAGTCGTAACAACATACACTGAATCGCCACGGCCTTCAACTACGCTGAACGCGTCCTCAGAAAGAAGCGCGTTGTTGAGGTAGTCAATACCAGGAGTTGCGAAGAGGTTGATAGCGTTCTTCTCAGGGTCTGCAAATTGATTAATACCAGCAAGGAATGCATAGTAGTCAGAAGTAATGCAGTTTCCGCTGAGTGAGAGAGCGTCACCGTTGTAAATCTTTGAGAACGTATTTCCGTGTCCGTTTACGATAGTTCCCTTGTACTTGTTAGCCTTAAACTCGTCAGTAGCGGTACGAGCCCTACGATAGATATCCCAACCGTCGAAGCCACCATAAGGATAAACAGTGAATTTGCGGAGGTTAACATTCTCGTAGATAGTTCCTTCCATTTCCTGCTCGCTTCCGATAACAGGAGCCTTGTCGCCGCCCGTAACAACGTTGTTAGGAGAAACTGCGTCCCAAGTAACACCCGTTGTTGAAGGATCACCGTCAACAGTTACCTTGATTCCAATTTCCTTCAAGATATCAGGATGAAGCGTTGAGTCAAGGTGGAATCCGTTGGTGTAACCAACATTGTACTGCTCCGTGTAAGCGCACTTACCCTTGTACCTAAGGATATCAATGTCAACACCTTTAATGTCAGAAAGTCCGAAATACTGACGCTTGTCCTTAATATCTTCGTCATAGTAAAGGTTGTACTCGAAGTGAGGAGATTCTAAGCCCTCGGTGCTGTAATCACGTACAGGATATCCGAGGAAACCGCAAGGAACACATTCCTTCGTCATCTCATTCTCGATAATCTCAACCATTACATAGTTTGATTTGAGCTCATACTTTCCGTCAAGCGTACCAATCTTAAGTCCGATATAGTTGCTTGTTCCGGGAACCATTGAAAGTTTCCTGTATGATTCAAGAATTGTAGGATTGCCGTCGCTGTCGTTGTAGTCACGGATAAGAACGTCGAATGTTCCGTCCTCAGGGCGAACGTTTGCAATAGAAACCTTCACTTCCTCATTTGCGGTGTTACCGTCAGAAATTGTGTGGAAGCGGAAGAGCTTCTTAACCTCGGCGTTGCTTGCGTCACCCTTAAGTTCTGAAACAATCCAAGGAGTAGAAGCGCAACGGAACTCTTCACGGTAGTCGCACATATCATTGATAAATGCAACCTTACCCTCGTCGTCAAGAGCTACGAACGCATCGTATGCGAGGTTGTAAACTGCGTCAGCCTTGTTATCCTCGATTGCGCTAACCTTTGCTTCCTTTCCGTCCTTTGTAAGAACAGGAACATACACATACTTCTTGATTCCTTCCTTATTCACATAAGAAGAAACCTTATAGATAGCGCCCTCTTCCATAGCAACCGTTGTCTCGGTAACTGTATTTCCGCTGAGTTCGTTGTAAACGAAATCGTTGGATTCGTCGCCACAGTAATCAGCGCCGTATACGAATGTCTGAGCAAGGTTCCTTCTCTTAAGGTTACTTGCAGGAATTGTCACGAAGCCAAGAACAGGAGTTGCGACAGCAGTGATTTCAATAGGATTTACAGTTGTTACTTCTGAAGAGATAGCGTTAACACTTCCGTTAAGGATAAGCTCTTCAAGCATAACGTCGTAAAGCTCCTCTACGAACACAGCCTTCTCACCGTCAGTTGGAGTTGCTCCAAGAACATTGTAGATATAGTCCTTTGCACCAGGATTGAGAGAAACGGCATACTTACCAACCTCTTCTCCATCTTTCTTGCAAACGATTGTGAATTTTCCGTAGTTCAATGCGTCTACAGGGAAATCACCGTCGCTGTCGGTGTCAGTAGTAATTCCTGAGCAGTTAATCTGAATGCTGAGATTCGTATAAGGCGCTAACTCAACCTCATCGCAATCATAGATAAGTGTATCATACGCTGAAATTGGATTGCACTCGTCACCAATGTTCGCATACTTACGATATTTTCCGCGGGAACGGAGAACAGCAACCACGTACTTAGTGTCGCCACTTCCCTCTGCCGTAATAATGAATGCTGGGCCTGCGTTATAACCGCTAAGTCCGAGTACACGGCAGACGTAAAGCTTATCTGAAGCCTCAAGATAAGATTTAGCTACATACGGAAGTTCATACCTAGGGTATTGGCTGTCCTTGAACAATTCAGGATCCGTTCCGCCGAAGCGAGTATAATACTCGTCCCACTTGTGAAGTTCGATAGCCTCAAAAGCAGGTCCTTTCTTAGTTTCGCCGACTAAGCCGAGAGATGTAATACCCAAAGTCTTCGCTGCATATGACAATGAAGAAATCTGTGTGTAGACACCTGGGCTTGAATGTGTACCTCTAATTTTTCCCATATCGAATTTTATTTAATCCTTTTTGTCATTTATTTTTATATAAATACTTTCTTTTTTGTGAAAATAAGTTATTCTTCGTCATTTACCTCATATTCATCTTCTGTTTGCTCTTCGTCGAGTATAGATTCCAAATCATCAAGGCTTTCTGCGTAGACAATATCCGGCGAATATCCGCCGAGTTTTATTTTCAAAACCTCGTTCTTATGCATTCCCTTATTTGCGGTAATTTTTACCTCATCGTCCGACCGTAATACGAGTGGAGTATCAACCGTAATGGCACTTTGCGTTATTTCGTCATTTACATAAATTTGTAAATTGCTTATTCCGTGCTCGTACGTAACACCTGTAACCACAAGGTTAACGTCGGAAGGAATCGAGAATTTTGCCTTATCTATACACTTCGGCAACGTAACAGAAACGCTTATCGGCTTATAGTAATACTTACTCTTTTCCTCCTCGTTACATTCTAAGTCAGAAACGTCAATAACCGTATGGCTTCTACCAGTCTTCATTGGGAGATAAATCGTAGTAACTTCGCCGCAGGAACCTTCAATGAACAGTGGTTTGTACTCCAACTCATCCATTTCAATTTCGGGCTTCTTCTTAGTAAGACGAGGTAATCCCATTCCGACGCCAATTTTAAGCGGAACTTCGTCAACACGGTAGTCGTTCTCGGTTATGATATACGCCATAACTTTAATCTGATACGTTTGAGAGTAGAACTGCCTGTCGTTGATATTATACTGAGACTCGTCGTTAATGCTCTCAAGCGTCATTGGAATGAAGTGCCCATTCGGTTGAATATAGCACTGACAAGCTGAGAAACATTTATTTACAATCGTATTGAATTCATTCAGAGCAGAGTACCTTGTTGTGAATATAGAAACCTTGTAATTCAAGTCGATAGCCATTGGCTGTTTCATCTTCAATACAAGATAAGATTCTGAGCCGTTCTCGTCAAGAACTTTCTTCTTTTTCATTGGATAGAATCTTTCTCCCGGAATATTCCAAAGTCCGCTTTGAATTTCTCCGTATTTCGGGTTATTCTCTCTCGTCACCGTCTTAAAATTAAGCAACAGATTCTTATTCTCGTCAACATATTTCCAAGACTGAGAATACTCAGAGAATCGCTGATTACTGAACAACGACATAGTAGGGTACTCCTTGCCATCGTCTGAGACAATGGTAAGTCCCTTCACCCAATCCCTGAATGCTTCGTCTATATCCTTATATTCCAAAGTCTTCGGTAAGAACGTTCCGTCTTTGACAATATCGTTTAACATTTCAAGACGACGTGCGTTTCCTATCGAACTTGGATTAAGATTTATATGATTAAGATATTCCTTTGGCATAATTAGATATTCGCTGTTTCACTCTTATCACTTACCACCGTGCAGGTAATGCTCCTATAATAAGGAATAGTACCCCATAGCGTGTGCGCGTTATCGTAGTTCACCCTTCCGTCGTCAGCAACGATAAAATACTCCATATGTTCAGGAGTAACCTGCAGTCCAATGTAGTCTCCACGCTTAATGTCGCAGTCATTCTCCTCAAGCTCCTTCTCATATATCGAGAAAGTAAGTTGCCCAACCTTCACATAATAGCCCTTAACTGTTTGAGTATCATATGTTTTCAACTCACCCTTGTCAAGTCTATATAGAACATTCAGTTCAACGGGAGTCTTGAATGTCAAATCATTGAAATTTGCCTCATTGTAGATATCGTCTACTTTAGTCGCGTCTCTATCAACCTCATAGAGTACAATAGTCTGGTTCAACGTCCTTAAATATTCCATTCCCATACGGATTTGTAAATCCACCTGGTCCTTGGACGTGAACATGTTATTCCTATTGATAGGGTTCTTTCTTTTTATTCCCTCAGTGGAGAGTTTCATAAACATTTGCATATTTATCATATAAATACAGTTTAAAACCCAAGAACTATGCAAAAAGAGACTAAATACGAGCTCAACAAGATGTTTTCGCTCATGGAGAGGATGGACAAACACTACACTTCCTCAGAAGCACAAAGAATTGATGAACAAATTACTGAAATCGGTGCGGAATTCAGAAACGTTGTAGGCCCGGAAGAATTCTACGATTTACTCGAGGGAACACCAAAGGGACGCAGAATTACATTCGGATATGTTACTGCAGCAAAAATCGCAGTCCCAAAGGGAAAGAAGCTCAACCCAGTTACAAATAGAATGAATCAGTTCGACGATTACGAGACATTAGGTAAGAACCTTGGCGTAAGCGGAAAACTTATTAGCGTAATTAAGGTTGCTACTTACAACTTCCCTTGGCAGACTACAAATTCTATGAAGGATGAATATTCCAAGTATAAACAGACAAGAGACGACCTTTCACAGAAATACGGTGTAGAGGTTGGAAAGGCAAGATACGGTACGGAAACAAACAATTTCGGTGCTAATGGCGGTATTATCTCCTACAATGGAAACAACAATGAGCTTTCAGGGCACACATACACTAACATCAACATGTTTGATATTAAGCCCATTTCAACGAAGTACTATTTGGTAAAGGAAGATGGAAGTCTTGAAGAAATCAGCAAGGATAAGCTCGAGTTCCTTCCATATAAACAGAGTAACTCTATTATTGATAAGCTCCTTGCGGCAGGTGCTACTCAGGCTGAGGTTGAGCCACTTCTTAAAATGAACTACACTCGCTTCGAGCATTCACACATCCTTTTCTTCTCAGCCACGCCCGATTCAGGAATCCCTACGGTGTTTATTAACTACAAGCTTTCAGATAAGATTGGTGGTATAACGAATGTAAATCCCGACGAAATTATCGGACTTGCAAAGCAGAGGTACGCAAGATTCATGGAACCTCAATTCTAAGAAAAAAACTTCAAATGTATATAAAATCTGTCAGTTTCGCAAAAAATTGACAGATTTTTTTGTATTTTTATTTCGTAATATATTGTTTAATGATTGTAAGCGCGAAAAAGAGAAATGAGGCGTTTGAAATATTAAGAGATTACGAAGGAGAAAACCCATATATATTAACGCTCAAGAAATCCGTCTACGTTGAAGGAAACGCGGACGCGATTGGCAATTTCCAAGCGGAGTATATTCTAAGGAATTACAATATACAGCCAAAGAAGATAAACAGAATCGTAAAGTTGGCTGATTGGTACGCAGAGGATAAGATGAAAGAGTGGGAAATAGATTTCCTACCAAGCAAGATAAAAATTATCACCCTTCTCGGTGAAACGGACAGCACGTATAACTGCTACATACAATACAGGCAGTCGGTGCCTCCACAGCCTTGTTTCTTGAAAAAGAACGGACTTCTCACAAATTTTCTCGTTGAAGATTATAATAAGGTTAAAGTAGATTTCGACAGGTATAGTCGCTTGTCGGATTTCAAGCGTATTTTGTTTGATCACCAAAAAGACGCTGTTAAATTCTTACTGTCAAGAAAGAAGTGTATCCTCGCAGACGATATGGGGCTTGGCAAGTCAACAACCGTATCAGTCGCAGCAATAGAGGGAAATTTCGATTCGGTTCTTATTATTTGTCCGGCGTCTATTAAAGAAATTTGGAAAAGGGAATTATCATTCTACATTCCTGAGAAAGATATAACGATAATCGAAGGATTTTCAGATAAGAAGAAAGGTGAACTTGAAGAGTTTCTCGGATATGCCGTCGGAAAATCAAATATGACGAGAGAACAACTGTTGGAAGAGGCTAAGGAACGAGGGCAATGGAAATTCAACAGGTTCATTATCGTGAATTACGATATTGTAGATAATTTCTTCAAGTCAAAGAGGACATATACCAAGCAGCAATTCGACGAGTTAATCTCGAACAATCCAATGCTGAAGTATATCAATAATAGAAAATCTCTTATTATTCTCGACGAGGCACATAATTTATCTAATTCAAAATCAATACGTTATAAGACAATTAAGGGACTTATAAGTAAGGGTAATCCCGATTCTATATATGCTGTAACGGGTACGCCGATTACCAATGACCCGGCTAATCTGTTCTGCGTTCTCAATTTACTCGGAGATAACATTACCTCCGATTGGGATTACTATATGCGACGCTACTGTTCAGCCGAGGAATTCTGTAAGGATAAGGAAGAAAGGAACAGGTGGACTAGCGAATTCCTTAGAAAAAAGAAAAAGGGAACTTGGTACGATTTAACCAAGGAAGAAAAGAAAGAACTTAACGAGTATCTTCACGAACACTGCAAATTTATATTGGTTCCGAAGGGTCCGTCAAATTTGGAAGAGTTACGTGATAGAATTTCTCACATATATCTTCGTAGGACAAAAGACAGCCTAACACTTCCAGAAAAGACAATCCACGAAATTTATTATGATTTGACACCCGAGCAGGAGAGTGAGTATAATAAATTATGGGAAGAGTACGAGGAGGAAAAGAGGACATTGGATCCTGAGAAAGAACTTAACAAGGACTTACTCGAGGGAGCAATCTATCGCCAATATCTATCAAATGAAATGATACCAAATACAGTATCATTGACGGATAGGGCGGTTGCCAAGGGAGAAAAGGTTGTTATTGCCTGTTGTTACGACGAGGAACTTTACAAATTACAGGAACATTATGGAGACAAGTGTGTTATCTACAATGGAAAAATGTCACTTCGTCAGAAGGAAGACGCAATTTCTCAATTTATGGGAAATCCCGATGTGATGATTTTCATTGGGAATATTAAGGCGGCAGGAGTTGGAATTACTCTTACGGCTTCAAGGACGCTTATCTTCAATGACTTCGACTATGTTCCCGGCAACAACCAACAAATGTCAGACAGGGTGCATAGAATCAGCCAAACGCGCCCCGTCCACATTATATACCAAATTTTCCGCAATACTCAATATCAGAAAATGTGGGAAATCAATGTCAGGAAGCAAGTTACAATAGATACAGTTATTAAAAAAGAGGACGAAAAAAATGGCTAAAAGACTTTTACCGATGGTAATAAGCGGAATAAATTGGAACGGGCTATGGTTCCGAGATACTATTTATGGATACTCATACGTATTCCATTGGAATCCATTTAAGACAATCAGAAATTTGATAAATGGAAACCTCTATCTCGGATTCTTCCCATTTCTTTCTAAACACATACGATTCAAATGATTACAGACGAAGAAAAAGCAAAATTATATTTGGTGTTCGCTGAAAGGTTAACCGAACAGCCAAATGTGAAGGGTATGTATGAATATGAATTCTATTTTTCAGAAATGCCCGAAACTGTATGGGCACCTGATTGGAATCAGCAGTGCCCGTCAGCCTGCAGCATAGAGAACCTACGCCCTGAGTTGACTTCATATAATAAAATCGAAAGGCTCTACACCGTCATACCAATCGTATGCATATGCAACAACTCTTGCCTTTCCTGTCAAGATATGGTTGACGGTATAATAGCGTGTGCATGGGAAGATATTTCAGACTATGAAGAATATCCAGACCCGTTCAGACTTGTGTTCAATTATGGGGAAAAGTATGAATCAGTAGAATCTAAGTTGGCTCAGCGCCATCAGTTTTTTAGTATAACAGAAAATAAAGCGGAAGATAATGAATAATAGAAATGGATGAAAAATTAATAAGGTGCATGTGCCATAGTCCCGAGCACCAATTGATTATTGATTACGATGAGGAAGATAATATTGCTTATATAGAATACCACTTATGCCCGTTACCGTTCTTCCAACGTATAAAGCACGCGGCGAAGTACATTTTCGGACACCGTTCAATTTACGGAGATTTTGACGAAGTACTCGTCGATAAGGAATATGCAGATTATTTTATAGAATTAGGAACAAAACTAAAAGAAAACGCACCTCAGTAAGGTGCGTTCATTTGTTTAATATCCCTTAGTATCTACATTAGAGTAAAGAATTAATTTACCATCCATATTGAGGTGAACAAGCTGCTTCATACCTGCAGGTAAATCGTCGTCGAACACCATAAGGGCTTTCTCCAATCCTCTTACATTCTGAATCTTACTAACGTCTGCAATAACAACGTGAAGTCCACCTGAAGGTGTTTCGTATTCAGTCTCAATTGGAACTCCATACTGTTTAAGAATGTTTTTTGTCTCATTCCATACATTCACTGCGCCGAGAGCGATAAGTTCTTGTTCCTGATTTGGATACTTCGGGAGGAATATCTGAGAACCTCTTGATTCAATTGTAACAATGCAATTATTTAATTTTGGATAATTTACATCGTCAACATAATAAACTTCCTTGCCGTTCTTATCAGTAACTTTCTTTAAGTGCAGTTTAGAAGTTTTTGTCAATGGAAGATAATATGCATTCTTCTTTGTATCAATATCAAGGAAGAAACGAAGTCTGTCAGGCCATTTCTGTGCATCGTATGCCTTTGCCTGTCCTGCCATATGTTCGAATCCGTATTTCTGATCCCAAGGATTTAATTTACTTCCATACTTCTGGCTAAGATTTGCGAGGTGGCTATTGATTGCGCTTTCAGAACGTGGATTGCAAGTTATATACGCCCTCGCATTGTTGGCGTCGCAATAAGAAACGATTTGCTGCTTCAGAGAAACAAGTTCCTGTTTACTATGAACCTTGAAGGCTGTTCCATTTGCAAAGTTTCCGAACTGCCCTCCGTGATGATATTCAAATGAATTTCTTGACTGTTGCCTCCAATTCTGGGCGCCAGATTTATCCTTGTTATCCTTCCAACGTTTAACTATCTGAACGAAGAAGAATTGGTCCGGGTCAGTAAGGTTGATTAAATCGCCAACAAGGTCAAAGTTATCAACGACGGCTTTCGCTTCCGTAAGTACCGCTCCCTCGCTTAACAGCCTCTTATATTGTGACTCAGTTATGATAATGCTTTTTGCCATAAAAAATTTTTACTCATTATAAATACATTTCAATTCATAAAATTTACGTATGTTTGTTATGCAAAATGCCGATGACTATTGTTTTAGTCTACAAGCGAAAGGAAAAAAGTTAAACATGGAAAAAACTAAGATTAAGAAAATATCCCAAGAGGATATTGAAAAATTTATCGACGGGCGTGACCCGCAAAAGCGAATTGTAAATCTCGAATACAATTACCGCGATGACTTCGTTACAGTAATCTATCGTAACGAGAACGATCAAAAATGCAAAACAAAGGAAAGTTTCTACCCTTTCTGTTGGGCGACATTGAAAGCGTGCCAACGTCTGTGTCACGGGGATAAGAATGAATTGGTTCGTATAATGAAATTATACGGAATCGGCGTAAAGAAGCTTTCGCAAACAAATATCAAGGGAGAAGTTCGGCACGAATTCGATGACGGATACCTGTTTATGTTCTTCGCAAAGAAGCCAATGTCATACTCCCGCTTCCTTAATTTCTTTAAGGAATGCGACAATCCCGTTTATTCAAGGAATAAGGAAGACGAAGTTAATCGTCCAAAGTCAGAATCGAAACAATATCTGTGCGTAACGCCTCAGGAACAGTTCCTCATTTCAACAGGAAAACGTTTCTTTAAGGGGTACGACGATTATGACCAGGTTCTTAAAATGACGTTCGACTTGGAGACAACAGGACTTGATACTGAAAAAGATAAGATTAATCAGATTGGTATCAAGTTCAACCGTCCTTTCTTGAATCACCCCGAAGGATTTGAGAAAATTTTTACTGTAACAGGAAACACAAAGGAAGAGAGGGAAGACAGCGAAAGGTTCGCCATTGACCAAATGTTCAGAATAATTTACACATTCAAGCCTGACATTATTACTGCGCATAATGGAGAGAATTTCGACTGGAATATGATTATCGGTGCTTGCAAGCGCCTCGGAATGCCAATTGAGCAATCTTCTGCAAGGTATTTTGGCGGAGATTATATCCATAAGGAGGAAAAGGAATCAATCTTGAAAATGGGCGGCGAGATGGAAAACTATCACGCCACAATCGTTCCTGGTGTTATCGTTACAGACTCCCTGCACGCTGTACGCCGTGCGCAGGCGCTTGATTCCAATATGTTAAAGGCAGACTTGAAGTACGTTACAGAGTACTCCAAGATGAAAAAGCCTAACCGTGTATATGTTCCCGGAGATAAGATTGCAACCACATGGGCTGATATCATTAACGAATACGCATTCAATAATGAAAACGGAGATTGGTACCGTTATAATCCAGAACTTAATGATGAGGATAATGGAGAAATTTACGGCGGTAAAAAATCGTTCATTCCAGAACATGGATTCATTAGAGATGGCTATGAACTCACAACAGGAAAATATATTGTGGAAAGATACCTCTTGGACGACTTGTGGGAATGCGACAGGGTTGAGTACAGGTACAACACTCCGAATTTCCTTGTGTGTAAAATGCTTCCCGTTCCGTATCGTCGCTGTACTACTATGGGTACTGCAGTACAGTGGAAGGCGCTTATGCTTGCTTGGAGTTATGAGCAAGGGCTCGCAATTCCTATGTTCGGTGAGCAAAAGACGTTCACGGGAGGTTTGTCTCGATTATTGAGGACAGGATTTGTTAAAAAAGTTGTTAAGCTTGACTATAACTCACTTTATCCTTCCATTATTCTGACATGGGGAATTACCGATCCGACAGACCTTATGCTGTCAATGCTGCATTTCCTTGAACACGTTCTTACACAGCGCGAAAAATATAAGGGCTTAAAGAAAGCTGCGGGAAAAAAGAAGGAAAAGGCGGAAACCGAAGAAGAAAAACGCAAATACGCTGAGGAAGAATCATTTAACGATAAGAAGCAGCTACCTCTTAAAATTTTCGGTAACTCGTTCTTTGGAAGTTACGGAGCGCCTAACGTTTTTCCGTTTGGTAGTCTGAAGTGTGCCGAGCAGACAACGTGCACAGGGCGCATGGCGTTACGACTTATGATTAGCCATTTCAAGAAGCTTGGATACGAGCCTATTGTGGGTGACTCCTTTACGGAAGACACACCAGTGTTTATTAGATATATTAAAACTGGAATGATTGATATTGTTCCTATTTGTGAGCTTATTAGCGAAGAACATATTGAAACAGATGCGCTTGGTCGTGAATATGATTATTCTAAAAAGCCGTATCAAGTTCTTTGCCGTAGTGGATGGGTAAGCCCGTCGTACATTTACAGGCATAAAACCAATAAGGACATCTACGAAGTGACAGACGATGAAATGCGAGCTGAAGTTACAGAAGACCATTCACTTTTCGACACAGAAATGAATAAGATTAATCCTTCCGAAATTAACAGTAGTACAGAATTAGAGTATTACAGCGGAAACATTAGCAATCTAAAAGATAAAGAAGTACGTGATGAGTGGATTGGAGGCGCGGCAAAAAGGCTTGCTGATAACGATATTGATAGGGTTCCCCTTTATGTACTGAATGGCACAAAATACAACGCGCAAATGTTCTATGAAGCTTTTATGGAATTTCAGAGGGATGATATTCAATATAGCAAGACTTGTCTCGCCGGGCTTCAATATCTCAAAAAAAGTATTTCATAATTCTTTCTTTTTAGATTTGTTTGTATATTTATTATTAGAAAGAATTATGAAATATGAGAAAACTAACAAAAGAAGAGGTAATTGAAAACATAAAAAAATTGTGCGGAGATAATTTTACGTTTTCATTAAAAGAATATGAAAACACCGGAAGTAAGGTTATTTTGACTTGCAATAAATGTGGCAAAACCTTCAAAAGAAAATACAATACATTGATGTATAATCAAACGTGCCCATATTGCAATGGTACGGCAAGGGTACAAGATACTGAATGGTTTATTAAAAAAGCCACAGAACTTCATAATGGTAAGTACGACTATTCAAAGTCAGAATATCGCGGAACAGATAAAAAAGTAATTGTTATCTGCCATGAAAAAGATGAATTCGGAGAAGAACATGGTGAATTTTTTGTCACCCCACACTCGCATATCGGTTCAATGAAAAGCGGCTGTCCGAAATGTTCCGGAAAATATAGGACAACAACAGAGGAATTTATTAAGAAAGCGAAGAAAATTCATGGAGATAAGTACGATTACTCAAAAACCGTTTACGTAAGGGCGCTATCTCCGGTCATAATAACCTGCCCGGAACACGGAGACTTCCTTCAGAAGCCAAACGGCCATTTATCAGGACAGGGCTGCCCTTATTGTAAGCAAAGTCATATTGAGCGAGAAATAAGGGAACTGCTAATCGAGAATAAAATTGAATTTAAACAAGAATATACGCCAGAATGGCTCAAACCGCTGCATATAGATTTTTTCATACCGTCAAAAAATATCGCAATTGAATGTCAAGGGCTACAGCATTTTATTCCCGCAGCATATTACGGTGGAGAAGAAGGGCTTTCTATTAGGAGAGAAAGGGATGAAAGAAAAAGAAAGTTATGTAGAGAAAACGATATAACGTTATTATATTATGCAAATTACGATTATGATTTCCCTTATTATGTGATCAAAAATAAAAATGAACTTTTGAACTTTATAAAAAACTAATTATCTTTGAAATATATTAAATTTTAAGAACATGATTAATGTAAAAAACAAAGGAAAAACGTCCGCGTATGTTTATGACATCTCTCTTGATGGAACGGTAGTCAACGCACTGGGTATGAACGTCATGAGTAATACAGATGGCTTCAATTTTGCATTACCAGACGATTCTGTTTACAGATATACTAAGGAGCATCCTTACGTGAGTACGGGACTATCACGAGAAACAAAAGAAGGCACTGAATATACCGGTTTTAAAGCAGATGTAGCAGAATTTAATGATATCTATATGTGCGACAAGCACTACTCCACAGATGCAGTAAATAAAATGGGGCTTGGTATCGATGAAATTGTCGACGCAACCATTAACAAATTGGTGGCATAACACGAAAACGTGTTAATGAAAATTCGGTGAATTGCGGGAAATCCTATAAAACAATAAAGATACTACTCACAATTGAGAAGAATGGGTAACGCCATTTTAATAGTAACAACTCTTTATTGGGGACAATCAACTAAACGCAGCCAAGCTTGGGCTTAACAACCCTTGAAGGTTCAGAGACTAACGGTTGAAACTCTTTATTGAGAATATAATACCGACACGAGTGCCGAACATCTTAATAAGATGATGATATAGTCCGACACTTTGGGTAACCAAAGAATTAATCTTAAATGATTGATTATTAACAGTTTGCAATTTTAGCCGCAAAAACTACGCAGACTACTTTCCTGAGAATCCTTATCCTGAGGATGTTAAACTTGTGGGTAACACTATCAAGTCAAAGAAAATGCCTGAATATATTTCCAAATTCCTTGCAATTGGAATTAGGCTGCTCTTGCAGGGTAAGGGACAGGAGTTCCTTGAGGAATACTACAACTACGTGGAGAAAATCTACAATTATCAGATACCGCTCAGGGATATCGCAACCAAGGGTAAGATTAAGAAAACACTTGCCGAGTATAAGAAGGACGTTCAAACACTTACAAAGGCGGGGCGCCCGAAATCCCGACAGGCTTGGTACGAACTTGCAATTGCGAACGGGCTCAGCGTAGGTAACGGTGATACGATTTATTATATCAATACAGGTAAGTCAAAATCTCACGCTGACGTTAAAAAAACGAAGAAATTCTATTCTACGGATATGTTCGGACAGACAATCGACATAACGAAGAAAATTGAAAGCGCTTATAATAAGTGGAAAAAATCTCCCGAAGCAATAAAGAGTGTAGGCGGAACAAATCTCGCTTCCACATACGCCATTGACGATTACGCAAGGAAATACTACAATCCTGTCGATATCAAAGACGAGATTATTCTGAACTGCGCCCTCGTTCCGAGAGATATTCTTGATAAGGAAGAGGACACGTTCTGCGCGGACGTAAGCGAGGAACTCGAATATAACGTTCCCAAGTACGTTGATATGTTCAACAAGCGCATTACCCCGCTCCTCGTTTGCTTCAGCAAGGAAATCCGTTCTGACATTCTTATTGACAATCCGAAGAACCGTCCATACTTCACAAACGAGCAATGCGAACTCGTGTCAGGTGAACCGAATAAACCAGGCGATCAGGACACATACGAGCAGCTTATGACTATGGAAGATAAGGAAATCAAGTTCTGGAAAAAGTATAACCTTGTTCCTCCATTTGTTGAGGAGTGCGGAATGGGAACTTGGGAAGAGATTCTCACTGATTATGATAGGAGAATGGAAGAGGAAGAGAAGAGTGGACTCGCAGCGGAGAAGGCACTATACGGACAACTTCTCGATCAGATGACGGCAGAGGAAATAGACACCGTTATAGAGGAGGGTACGCTTCCTGCGGCATTCTCAAAAATTGTTGAGGTTGACCCTGAGACAATGGACTTAATATCAAAGGCTTACAATCGCGGCAAAATCGGAAATCTACGAGATTTCATTGATGCGAGGACAGCAATAAGTCAGGTTGAAAATATGGATTAAGAAAAAAAAGTCGTAGGAGAACCCTGCGGCTTTTTCATTAAAATATTGTTGTTTGTTCATTTACAATCTTCTTAATATGAAGTTTTCCATTCTTAACTTCTATCTCGTCACTCTTGAAATTTGCAATTCCTGTCATTTCATTAAGGAATGTTGTTCCATTAAATTGTACGTCCTTGACTTTACCGTCTCCGCCTCCGCCACCTTCTCCGATAAGGGCAAGCCCCCAAACTTCACTCGATTCTTCTGTGGATGGTGTTTTTACGACAATTTTATATACTTGAACGGAAGTTCCTGATTCAGTATCCTCAACTACGCTTATTATTTGCCCAAGATATGCTACCGTTGGAACAAGTTCTTCTGTTTCTTCTTCTATATTACCTCCGCGAGCATATTTATCCGCTGCGTCTAAAGAATAAAAGATACTCGATGTATCTAACGGAAATGCATCGAGCCTCTTAAATGGTTTTCTCAGGTTTTGTGGTTTTATTGCCATTATACTATTCTTACATAAAATTCTTCATTAGAGCTTGCAGAAGATTCGATAGTTTTATAAGCATATGCGTTATACTTATTATTCAATGAATCAGGTTCTGAAACAAGACAAATTCCTTTATTTTCAAATAAATCTTGTATATATGGTTCGCCACCTTCATTAGTTTTCACACTAATTAAATCGCGACCAAATGGGAGCAATATAATACAATTCAGACTACCCTCCTCAATATCTATTGTGAAGCCGGAAGATAACGCCAACGCTGTTTCAGTTTCATGAAAATCGCTAATGCGTCTAACCCTTCTGTCATCATCAATATAATAGCTCAGTCTTTTATCTGTGCTTATATAATAAACTTTTCTCATATCTTCCGAGCAAAGTGCCTTCACAAAATCGGTGAATGTGGTACCGTCTTTAATTATGTTATCAGGCCAAATTCCTGAAATAAATGGATAAAGCGGGCTGTTTTCCGAAATTACGACGTCTTCGGTTAATGTAACGTCCGTAACCTTTTCTTCGAGCTCATTGATACTATCCGTGATAGCACTTATCTCAGAGCTTATTTCGCTTAAAGATTCTGTAAACGCGCTATCAAGCTCGGCAATATCTTCAGTTAATCCGCTTTCGGCGTCTTTTGCGCGTTCAGTTTCAGCCTCTATTTTGCTTTGAAGCTCGGACTCTTTCTCTTCCGCTCTTGCTTTCTCCGCGTTTTCAGCAGCTTCTGCACGCTCTTTCTCGCTGTTAATTGCCTCCTGTAATTCTTGTTCCTTACCATTGGCTCTTTCAATTTCAGCGTCCAATGCTTCACCGAGCGCTTCCCTGCTACCAATTTCTTCGGTTATCCTTTGGCTGAGATTCTCATCCGCTTGCTGCCTTTCTTGCGCCTCTGCATTCAGCGCCTGTCCAAATGCTTCTGCAAGAGCTCTCTCAGATTCAGTTGCCCTATGGGTTTCTTCTTCAATTTTTTCGTTAAGATTACTGTCTGCCTCCTGTCTTTCTTCCTTCTCTTTATCAACTGCCTCTTTGATTTCAGCATCTATCCCCTCAACAAATTCTTTTGCAATCTTTAATGGGTTATTCTCTGAGCCGTCTCCTTCCAATGTGCAATCTGTGTGAATATCAGCATAAGTGAAAAATCCTGTTATTGCACTTTGCTCCACGCCATTTACAAAGAGATGAAGCGTTCCGTCGGAAGGATCATAATATGATTCATCCAAGTTGAAATCAGTTAATCCTGAAAGCAACTCGGCGAGCCCTTCAATTTCTATTTTATCTCCGTTAAGCCTGTAAAGGGTAATAACCCCGTTTTCCGGATTTAAGTCGCCTGATTTTATATCATATCCTCTAAGGAAATGGAAATTTGCATCAATCTCAGGCCCGGTAAGTCCACAACCCTTGGTTGTATCACCAGGGTATATATCCTTCGAAAGCTTGTAATATGTTACTCCTGACATATCTAATATTTTCTAATAAATAGTTTTAACGAGCCTATTCTTCTCGAAAAGATAGTTGCTCTTAATCTCGTTATATTCAAGTGGGCACGTATAAAATTTGAATGACTCGATATCGCCAACGAATGTTCCCGCAAAATTCTGTTCGATTGGAAGAATTTTATCGAAAGCGCGGTTGTAGTCAACCCATACACTATCGCAAAGCCCTTGTGTCCCGCCGCCAACGGAAATATTGAAAGGAACGCCCTCCTGCTTGCTGTAAACGTCGTCCAGTTCCCTGAAATTAAATTCAGGCATTTCCTTGGAAACATATTTCAGATATCCGTCAATATAGATACTGATTCTCATTTTCCTTTCAGTGAACGGAATTCCGCAATCATCAACTCCGCCCCTGACAATCCAGAACAGAACGTTTACCGTGTGCCATTCATTACTTGACACAAGCCCTGAGTATGTTGAATCTTCCATAACTGAGAATCCCGTTTCAGAATCACAATCCTTTATTAGATACCTGAATCCGATACTTCCGTCCTCGTTCCATTTAAGTGCGAACGCATTACCCTTGATAGACTTGATAAAGTCATATTCTTTCTTTGTTGCTGAATAGTAACTGTCAAGTGTATCTACGGTATATCCGCTCTTCGTTCTGTTCATAATAAGGAAAAGGTTTCCCGTGTGGAAATCCTCAGTCGTTCCCGTCAATATAATTTCAGTATCCTCGTCCCAATTAGCTGTTGTAAATCCGTATTTTGTTCTGTTGAATGTAAGGAACTTATTGTCTGTCTTTATCTCGTAGTAGCCCGTTTCCTCGACAGGGCGTCCGTCTGAGGTGTAGAACGTCATTCCTGAGAGGGTAATGTCCGAATCATAGTACCCATCGTCGCCCGTCCAATATGTTGAGCAATCCTGTACTTCCTCTCCCTCGTCAGGTGTATCTCCGCTCGGTTTCTTTCCTCCGCAGCCGCACTTCCCGTACCAATCCGTTCCTTTGTTCGTAAGGAATCCGTAAAGAAGTAATGCGCGTCCCTTGTTGAAATCCGTATCAATTGTTTCCGTGCATTTCTTATTCACTTCCTTTGCCTCCTCAAAACTATCGGCAAAATATTGACAGTCAGTCGGCGTTCCGCTATTGTTTCTCTCGCGTGTCTTATATGAAGTGAAATCTGCATTGTAAATTTGAGCAAATTTATTCTCAGCACGCGTACCCATATAGAAGAATATTCCCTTGTTCTCAGGGTAAATCATATTCAGTGTATCCTCTTCCTGTTCATAATCCCTCGGACGAAGAACGAATTCAGCGTTCCACCCAAGTTCAATATATTGAGGAAGTACCTGATAATCATATCCGAACAATTTATAGAAGCCTTGGAAGAATCCACCTTTCAATTCATAGTATCCTTCCTCGTTGTATGACATAGGATAACTGTAAAGTCCCGTATTTCCTGTTACAGCCGTAAGCCTTAGAGAAGTATCAATCGGAAGTTCAGGTGCTGACTTTGTTGTGAAAATATCGTAGAATTCCTTATTCGTAATCCTATCCCAACCGCCGTAGTAGATATACCCGTTATCAATTCCCGTATATCCAATATTCTTCAATGCGATACCACCGTTAACTGATTTCTCCCAAGTATATTGGGGGAGAGAACGTACACGGTTTATTGCCTCTATGCAATTTTTATTTGAGAAGTCTATATATGCAGACAAACATCTTTCGGTTAATGTAGCGCTTGCGGAAGCAGAAGGAGTATAGTTCTTTGAAAGAACAAAATCCAAGTTATGAACCTCCGAAGGCACTATTTTAAGCCCCCAATGTTTGTATTTATTTAAAACTGTCATGCCCGAATAATTGAAATAATTTCCTCTATAAATATATTTATAGAAAACAAATTACGTTCAAAATGAGAAAAGTTACCTTCACGGAAGAACAAATGCGTAGAATACTTGGAGAAGCCGCCGACGACTTTATCCTAAATCTTGGCGATTCAGGAGAAATTCCCGGCAATGCTTATGGCACCGAAGTATTCACGAACAATATCGATCCTGATGCAAACGACGACGTTACAACTGCTGATAACTTCTCAAGAAAGAGGAGTAGGACTAACAGGCTGTTCGCACGCACAAGGACATATGAAAGTGTTAATGAATCTACTTTCGACGACAATAGAGGATTAAATTTCGGAAAAAACGAGAAGGATGCTATCGTTTCACAAAGCGCAAGCGATAACGCAGGTAAAATGCTGAAAAACATATCAAAGGATATCAATAATGGCGGAACCAGAAACAACACGAACCAAGTGAGGCTCAGCAGGCTGCAGGCACAGAAGAAATCAGACCCTGTTGCCTATGCAAAGAATGGCGGTGACAACACAGTCAAGGCGTTGAAGAATGCAACAAGAAAGGTGAGCTCGACAAATACCGCAGTAAAAACGGCTTTCGACAACTCTCCAATCAACCAAACTCCCGACGCAAATAAGGGAGCAGGAAAGGGCCACCACGAAAATAATGAAGCTTCAATATATTATTATTGATTTTTTAAAAAGAATAACTAAAATTAAAAACAGATAAACTATGGCAAAGCAAAGCAGACTCGACTTAGAGGGACAGGAATATAGGAAAAATGAAATTCCTGGTAAGAATAGATATGATTCTTTAACCAATCCCTACGACGCGAACCACGAAGATGCTAAGGCACACGACGACAGCCCTTGGGGTAAGGGTACAGGTAAGTCAATGACATATGCAGTCCGCGATTTAACGGCTCCTAAGTCAAAGATTAACTACAGCACCCTCGACACAAGCGAGCAGGCTGGCGGTATGTACGACAAATACGGCGCAAAGGGCGTTAAGGGTGCATTCCAAGGCGACGCCGGTAGAGAGTGGGGTAAGACCATAAACATTTACAGCAAGGGTGATAAGGAATACGGCCCTAACTCCGTTGACGTTGACACCTCTGTAAAGGGACAGTTCTTTGTAAAGTAAAATGGACTACGCTCAGAGGGTTATAAGAGAATTACTCGAGGAAGAGGTTCAGCAGAACGTACTTATCAACGCAATTAAAAAGCGTCACGAGGTTTCATTCGTGTACGATAGCGGAGACGGAGATAAGCGCGGAAAGGCTGAACGTATCACCGTGCAGCCCGTTTGTTATGGATTGACAAGCGCGGGAAATCCTTGCTTCAGAGCATATCAGGTGCTCGGAAGTTCGGAAAGCGGTGAGAAGGGCGAACGCCCCGTTCCCGGGTGGAGGCTCTTCCTACTGAGCAAGGTTGTTGATAATTCTTTGAAAGACTCGGGAAAGGTATTCAACAAGCCACCCATGTACAACGAGAACGGAGACAAAACAATGTACGAGGTACTTGTGAAGGCGGACTTTGCAGGCTCGTCTAAGAGATACGAGCGAGGTGGACTCAAGAGATACAACGATGAACGCCACGCGAAAAACGTTGAAAAGAATCCGTTCTACGACTTTGAGAAGCAACTTAATAAGAAAAAGATTGCACCTGATTATGTTCTTAGAAATATCGACAGGACACAAGTCAGCAAAGCCGAAAGAGACAGGCAATGGGATTTGGCTCAAAACGCTGCGAAGGGAAACAACCCCTCAATCGCTGATATGGCGAAACAGAAGGATTTCGGAAACGATCAACAGCAGCAGACGAGCGGACCTCAAAGAAAGGGGCAAAGGAATGAAGTTCCGAAGCAATCAAACAAGCCCATTGATTATTCAAAGGCACAGCAGAACGGTCCAAGGTACAAAGGCGAAAATTTAAGAACAGATAACGAAGATAACAGTCAAGAAAATGAATATAGGCAACGCACTGGCGAAGGCACAGAGACTAATGCTTGACGAGAATTGGAACAGGCAGGTAGAAATCGGTGCAGCAGCACATAAAGGAAAATCAATAAACGGCGGCGGCGGTAATGACCTCGCTGCATTAGAAGCGCAGGCATTCGGACACTCAATGTCGGCACAACAACCAAGCTACTCCCCCGTAACGGAGCACACATTAATGGAAGCGCAGAGAAGGAGCCGCCCAGGAATTAATGACGGTACCCCTATCCAAATGCTCCAAGAACAGTATCAGACTCCAAATCCGCAGAACTCAAGGCTCCCACAGAGCGTTCTTAAGTCATTCGCGGAAATGCCGCCACTTTCAGGTGATGACGGATACTCAGAGGTTCCTCAATCATATTTCGAATCTCTCAGCCTTCAGCAACCAAGGCAGCAATATGCCCCTCAGCCGCAATATCAGCAGCCAATGCAGTACGGAAATGTTGGCGGTGTAGATTACGGCTTAATCAAGAGGCTTGTCGCGGAAGCTCTTCAAGAAAGCAGGGGCTTATTGACAGAAGGCGCAGCCGGACCAAATATTCGCGGAATGAGAATTACAGACGGAAGCGTTATTCAATTTATTGATATGAAGGGTAATCTCTATGAGGGAACATTAAAACTTAAGAAGAAAGCGCAAAAATAAACTTTTAATCTACAAACTATTAAAACCCGCAGGTTTACCTGTTGGTTTTTTTTCTTTTTTATCTTTACAAATTGCCAAAAAGATTTATTTTCAAATAAAAAAGAAGATGAGTAAAATCAAAATTTTAGTTGTACCTTCTGACAATAGGGGCGGCGTCGGATTTTACCGTTCAACACAGCCGCATATTGAGTTGGAAAAACAATTTCCTGACGAATTTGAAGTAACGATTGATATGAGCCCGAATTTCTCGGACCCTCAGTCACTTGAAAAGTATGATATAATTCATATTCATAAAGGACTGTTTCCTGAGAATTTAATGCCCACATTCCATCAGACATTGGAATACCTCAACAGCAAGGGTGTGGTAACAATTATGGATATTGACGACCATTGGAGCCTCAGTATGTACCACCCTATGTTCGCAGGACAGAGATATACGAAGTCTGACGTTGCGGTAAGAGATAACCTTCACCGTTTCTCGTGGGTTACGACCACCACGCCAATCTTCGCAAAGGAAATTTCAAAGTTCAATAAGAACGTAATGGTTCTTCCTAACGCGATTGATCCTACTGACAGCAGATTCGCTGTTAACAAGAATCCTTCAAAACTTCTTCGCGTTGGATTGGTTATGGGTTCCGCTCACGAACACGACGTTGCGTTATTGAACAATCTCCCAAGGCGCAAAGACGTTCAATATGTTCTCTGCGGTTACGACCTTCGCGGAACGATTCGTGAATTTGACAGGGCTACGGGAAAATCAGTAGAGCGTCCTATTAAACCTGAGGAAAGCGTTTGGTATCGTTACGAGAAACAAGTTACAGGAAACTATGCGATTGTAAGCCCCGAATATAAGGCTTTCCTTGAAAAGTTCCTGTGGGGTGTTCAGTATCCAAACGTAGAAAACGAGAATTACAAGCGTTGCTGGACTAAGGATATGAACCATTACTACGAGCACTTCTCAGAAATCGACGTGCTTCTCGCTCCGCTTAAGGAGACAGAGTTCAACAGGGTTAAGTCTCAGTTAAAGGTTGTGGAAGCGGCGTTCTCACACACAGCAATCATTGCCTCAGAGTTCGGCCCTTACACGATTGACTTAAAGACAGCGATTGAGAAGGGTAATATCCTTAATCCTGATGGAAATGCACTCCTTGTAAGCGAGTCGAGAAACCATAAGGATTGGGCGAAGTATATCAACCGCCTTGCTGACGACCCGGCACTCTTGAAACAACTTCAAGACAATCTTTATCGCGACATTCACGAAAAGTACGATTTAAGAAACGTAACCAAGGAACGCGCTCAGTTCTACAAAGATATTGTGAAGAAAAATAAAGAAGAGTAAAGTAGAATAAAAATGAATAAAATCTGTATTACACTTGATGACGTTTTACGCGCAAAGACACAACAGTTCGGAAAAATCTATAAGAGGGCAATCGACCCTGAAATCAACCTTGATGAATTGGATTTGAGCACGAACAATCTTGCGACTATTTTCAATATGAAAGCGAAGGAATATAACAAATTCCTCTATGAAGATTACGCTTTCGAAATTTTTGCAGAAGCGCCGGCAGCACAGAAAATGCTCGACAAGAATCTTAACCTGTGGCACATTCGCCTTAACAACGACAGGGAAGACGAAGATAAGGTTGAACTTATGCTTGCCAACGCGAAGGAGTTCAACGCCTCAATTGGGTTTACCTACTTCTTCCTTTCGCAAATGGGAACAAGAATTCGTGAGACGTACTTCCCAACAGACTCTCTTACTATTTGGAATAAGTGCGATGTACTCGTAACAGCGGATCCGCTTCTCCTTCAAAATAAGCCCGAGGGTAAGATTTCAGTTAAGATTGAAATGCCTTACAATGAGAACTGCCAAGCCGACTATACATACGAGACTCTAAGCGCTCTTATCGGAGACGAAGAATTCTTAGACAAGGTTTGCCCTAAGGGAAAGAAAAATGAGAAATAATGAAGAAAACTAACAACAATTTACTTTATATCGACGGAAAGGCGTACTACCTCAATATTGACAAGATTGAAGCGTTCATAAACTATTCCGACAAGGTTACGTCTAAGGAAACCGAAATACTCGATTCTTATGACAATGGAACAGCCGTTTCAAAGACAATCAGGGAATTGACAACTCCCGGTAATCAGCAGATTGACAGTATCAGGTACGATTTAATCAAGACGTTCATTATTCAGATTATCACGTTTGATAATGAAATCAATGATTTGAACAACCTGACGTTCGGAATGAAACTCGCGGTAAATACAATGATAAATTTTGGCTTCTTGGAAGAGGCTTAATTAATAAAAAGGAAATATAATGGCAAAGAAAGAATTGAATGTTGTCGAAATTCTCAATAAGGAAATTGAGAAATTAGAAACGAAGAAAAACAAGGTATATTTTTACGTTGTGGATTCGAAGGCTTCCCCTGTTGGATTGCTTTCATATGAGTACGACATTGCCCTTCAACTCAAGAAGCTCGGATATAACGTCGCAATGCTTCATAACGAGAAGGAATTTGTCGGCGTAGCCGATTGGCTCGGAAAGGAATATGCTGAACTCAAGCATTATCAGATTGAAAAGGATAACGTGCTTATGGCGCCGTCTGATATCCTGATTATCCCTGAGGTTTGCGCTGGTGTTATGGCTCAGACGAAGGGGCTTAGCTGCAGAAGGATTGCCCTTCTCCACAGCCTTGCATTCCTTACCGATTCCGTTACACTCGGAACTGGTTGGGCTGACTTGCGTATCAACGAGTGCATTGTTTCAACGCCTCTTCTTGAAAGAAAAGTTAAGGAATACTTCCCATTCGTAAAGACACACGTAATCCGCCCTTCAATCCCTGATTTCTTCTTCGAGGCTCCAAAGGCGCCGAAGCAACTTGTAATCAACGTAATTGTGAAGGATACAACTGACATTAACAGGATTTTGAAACCATTCTATTGGAAATATCCTGCATATGCTTGGGTTGCATTCCGCCCTATTAACAGAAACTTGACAAGAGAGGCGTTCGCGGACGCGCTTAAGGAAAGCTTCGCTACTATTTGGGTTGACGATTTCACTGATTTCGGATATTCCGCAGTAGAAGCTCTCGCCTGCAAAAACGTGATTGTCGGCAAGGTTCCCGAGAATGCCCCTGAGTGGATTGTTGATGGGAACGGAAAGCTCTCCGATACTGGCTTATGGTTCTACAACTCATATGACGCGTCTGACGCTATCGCTTCCGTTATCCAAAGCTTTATTACGAACAATATTCCACAGGAAGTGTTCGACGAAGGAGAAAAGGTTGTTAAGAATTATACAACTGAACTTCAGAAGATTGACATTCAGGAAGAATTCGAGAAGAAAATCATTCCTAACAAGATTAGCGAGTTGAGACTTGCCATTGCCGTTCAACAGAAGGACGAAGAAAATAATAAGAAGAAAGACAACGAATAAAAATGGAGAAAGTTACATATATTGTTCCTATTCACGAATTTAAGGAAGAAACAAAAACGTTGTTAGCCCGTGCGCTTGACAGCCTTGAAAACGTGGTCACAGACGTAGACGACGAGCTCGTTTTCGTTGGACCGCTCGATATTATCAAGGAAGTATTCGTATGGTACGGAGAAAAGAACGATAACTCAAGGTTCAAGGAAATCGGGCTTGTCCCGAATGAGGAGCCAAACTTCTTCCGTCAGATTAACGAGGCTGTGAAGAAATGCACGACAAAGTATTTCTCCATTCTCGAATTCGACGACGCATATCAGCCATATTGGAATCAGCTTGTTCAGGAGTACGCCGATGCAACCAACGCTTCCGTTGTAATGCCTATCAACGAATTCCTCGAGAACGGAGAGTTCTCCTCTATCGGAAATGAGATTGTGTGGAGTTCTACGTTCGCTCAGGACGAGAATGAGAAGATTGGCTATGTAAGTAGCGAGTGCCTGAATACGTTTATGGATTTCAACGTAACAGGCGCATTAATCAATACCGAGGACTTCAAGGAAATCGGTGGATTGAAACCGTCTCTTAAGATTGCTGCTTGGTACGAGTTCCTACTTCGTGCAATTTACAACTCAAAGGTTGTATATGTTGCACCTAAGATTGGCTATGAGCATACAATCGGCAGGAAGGGTAGCTTCTCGGAGAAAGCATACGAAGAGATACCGCAGGAGGAAGGACAATGGCTTATCAAGACAGCAAAGCAGGAGTACTTCTTCACGAACGACAGGAACAGAACATTCGGAGACGACATTGAGGACGTTCCCGAGGAGACTAAGGAATAGGCGGCGCGGGCTTATGCCCGCTCCGCTAATATATTATAATATCAAAGGAATAAGGCGCCGCTCGGCGTAAAAATAAAAAGTAAGTACAATGTCATTTTGTAAATAGTTGATATATAATATTATGAATAATATTGATAGAAACTATTGGTATAATGGCCAAAAGAGGAAGAAAACCATCCGATAAGCCAAAAGGTTATTTCTACGAGCAGCAAGAACAAGCTGTTCTGGATTACCTGAAGGCACAAACAGCAGAAGAAAAAAACAGAATATATTGCGAGGTATTAAAGCCAGCCTTCGAAAAAATGGTAGAGTCCATTATTCGAAGGTATAAGCTGTATATACCAAATGAGGAATTTGACGACACATTCAATGATACACTGTCGTTCCTGTTGACGAAGGCTGATAAGTTCAGACCCGGTAAGTTCAAGGCATATTCATACTATGGTACAATCTGTAAGAACTATCTAATCGGAAGAATAGAAAGTCAGGCTACCGCACTTCAAAGGAGCCCGTCATACGACCCAGTTATGGAGAAATTTGACAACAACATTAAATTTTCAGAACCACAAAATGACGGCGTTGCGGGGGAGACGGTAAAAAGGCTTGTCGCTGAAATTAAAGAAATGGTTGGCGAGCCCTCAAAATATGACTTAAAGGAGAATGAAGTAAAATTAGGCAACGCCCTCGTTACGCTTTTCGAGAATTGGGAATATGTTTTAACAACGGAAGGAAGTAATAAATTGAATAAGAACGCCGTTCTTCTTTTCCTTCGTGAAAGGACAGGATTGGATACGAAAGGAATCCGCGACAATATGCGTAAATTCAAGAAATTATTCCTTATTATCAAGGACGCAGTAATCAGCTAAAAATCACAACCAAACTATTTATAGGTATGGAAGGAAAATCATTAAAGAAATTTAAGGTAAAGCTCAATAATAACGATAAAATTGAGGAGCTTTTACAGGAAACATACGACTTGGCTTGCCAACAATACAAGGCGATTCAGGAAGAGATAAATAAAATGGCGAACAGCACAACCATTAAGGACTTGGACATTGATGGAAAGGAGAAATATGGTAAGATTATGAACAACTATATCACACTCCAACAAAAATCAATTGGACAAAAGTTCGACATTGCAAAACTTCTCGCTGAGGTTGTTAAGCACGGCGGCGACGTTAAGGGCGCAATTGATTCAGTCAACAAAATGCCGACGTCAATTGATTTGGATAAACTCAGAAAACTTGCAATCGACGCTTCAACGTCAGGCGGAAAAGAGGAATATACAGTTAATAAGTAACAATGTCAAAACTGTCGACAAAGAAAGAGAATGTTAAAGGTACAATAGCTGCGCTCCAAACTGTATTGGAGCGCTATCCTGTATTGTTGACAACACAGAACGGTAACGAAAAAACGTCCCTCGAGTTCATGCTCAATATCCTTAAGATAATGGGACTTACTCAGGAAGACGTTCTCGATTGGCTTTCAGGAATACTTGCCGACACAAAGGACGGTTCAGCCGGACTTCTTTCTGTTATTGAACTTGCGGTTAAGACGGCAATACTTATGTCGTTCAAGGAGACATATACTTGCTCGATTAATCCCACACTTCCCGACGATGTTATGTACTCCCTATATGATATCACGCAGGAAAGTCAGCCGATAAGAGGAAACGGAATTGAGATTGAACTTGATAAGATTGATCCATTCGGAATGTTGAATTTCTGTCCTGTTAATAAGGAAGAATCAATATTTTATTTTGATAATATCATAGATTACGGAACAACAACCTATAAACCAAGGACAATATATAAGTCCGTTGACTTCAATGCCTATCTTTGGTATATTATCAATTACAGCAATTTCAGAACTGACGAGCAAAGGCATAAGTGCATATGGGATAACAGAAATACTTACTATAAGCAATTCTTACAACCCGGCGGGGATGAGATAAAGAGACAGTTCTTCAATAAGCAGAATTTGAATCAGGCTACAAGTATCATTCGCGGAATCGGAACCAAGAAAGAGTTCTTTGCCTGCACACCAAGCGAAAGCTATTCAACAACAGAAAACAACCATCCGGCAAGCATAAAGGTTTATCTTAATGCGGACAGGTACTACCATACTTCAATCATAGGCAGAAAGAACAAGACGATTTTCGAATTCAATGCCGATTACATTTACAGTATGCGCCTATTCGACGCAAAATCACTTATCGCCCAAATTGTAAATGCTGTTATTGGCATAGCCGATTCTACAAAAATCGGAATATCAGTTGAAAGAAAAGCACTTACAAATAAGATAAGAAGTATTGTAAACAGAATAATTGAAACTGAGGATAGTGAGATAATCGACAATGACTGCTTCTATACGTTCACAAATGAAGAATATCAGGAGTTACTCGACGCCGCTCAGCTTCAATATGACGGGCTCTATCAAAGTGGAAATGAAAATGGCGACTTTATTCAGATAGACACCGCTTACACCGCCGAACAAATCTATAAGATAGAATCAGCAGAAAATCTTGAAGAAAGGAAGACGGCGGTAAAGAATACGTTCCTTAAAGTTTCAAATAGCGTTGCTTCAACAGACGAAACACCAGACGAGGATAAATATTCATTCAAACTCAGTATTGTAAATAAGTTCATTAATGAAGTTATCACTCAGGTTGCCGTCCAAGCTCTTTCGCCGAAAGTTATGCTTCTCTATGCTATAAATGAGAAAGTAATGAATCCGAACGAAGAAGGAGAAAAACCGGATTCAATCGTTTCGTTTATGCAAAATTTTCAGAATCTGATTGTCTCGATAATCAGGAAAATCAACGAAATTATACTGCAGCAACTATACGATTATCTTATGGGGCAATTGAAACCGTTGATAACGCTATTCATTCAAAAGTTACTCCTTGAAACAATTATGTACTACAAGATTCTGTTGGAGGCGCTTATGAATGAATGTAGATTGAGCGGTTGGGGAAGGAACAATCAAAATTTGGAACTCGATAATGTTGTCGGCGCAGATATAGTACCCGTACTTAATCACCCAGAGGAGGGGTGCAGAACATGACAATACAAAGCATTTGCGATTCAATAACAAAATTGATAAACACGGCGAGAACGCCCCTTAATACCATACCGGCAGCAATACTTGTTTGTAGTGCCATAAATAGGCCTGGTCTATCCCCTATGCTTATTGCTTCAAATATAATCAGAAGGCAATCAGAGGCGGGCGCCCCATTTGGTGCCGCCGCAGACGGAAGTGCCAACATTGCCGAGGCAATGGAAAGAATACGCGTAGAGGAAATGGTTAAAGCACTCAAAATGGATGCGAAGGTTCAAGTTGGAATCCCTATTGGCGGAATACAGTTTACGGGAACGGGCGCAAACGCCGGTGGTCCTGTCATTGTAAAAGGGTTCAACATTAATAATGCACATGGAATAGGAATTATCGGATAATGGACGGATTATTTACAAAAGACGCCGCACTTTATCTCGGGCGCGTAATAAGTAACGACGATAATGTAGGCGGAAATAGGATTAAAGCCACAATATACCCTGCGGATAAAAGAAAAACCGCGAGGGAAATCCCATATGCCTTCCCTCTTATTCCGAAAATGGTTCACATTGTCCCAAAGGTAGGAGAAATGGTAATAATCATATGCGACGATATGAACAATCCAAACTCGCAAAGATATTACCTTGGACCAATCATTTCACAACCACAATTTCTTTTCCATGAAGGCAGCATAAGCGCAACGTCCTTATTGAAGGGCGGCGTAATGCCTGAGCTTCCCTCTCCTGCCTCATACGCTTCAATGCATGGGGCATTTCCGAAGGTTGACGAGATTGCAATCCTTGGAAGAAAGAATAGTGATATCATACTTTCAGACAACGATTTAAGAATCCGTTGCGGTGTAAGACTCGTAGACGAGAATAACAATAAGAATATAATTTTCAATAAAGAATCTCCCTCATACATTAAGCTTAAACATTATCCCGTAAGGCTACAAGAGGGTGCGGAAAGCACAGCAACGATTGTTGCAGACAAGATTAACCTCATAAGCAATGTAGGAGAGCCATACTTTAACGTAGTTGATACTAATGAAGGAATATCCGACGAGGAAATGAGAGAGATAATAGAGAAGGCGCATAGGCTCCCATATGGAGACGTGCTCGTGAATTTCCTTTCACTGTTGCTGAAAATGTTCAAGAGCCACACGCATAAATATCATAACATGCCGCCTTGCCCAGATACAAATTCAAGCATTTTCGACGCAAAATACAGTAGTGACGAAAACAATCTACAGCAGCAACTTCTCAGTGATAACGTTAGAATAAACTAAAAAACCGCGCAAAAGCGCGGCTTTTTTAATGTATTATGTTTGTTATATTATCCACAATCGTGAATTTAAGTTTATCTTTATATACACGCAAGTCAGTTCCAACTTTAGCCCTTACGTCAACGTGATACTGCCCCGGCATAAGTTCCGCACTCTTGATCTTGAAAGAATTGTTCTTTCCGCAGGTATCTATATTATCCCAATTTATTACGTCATATTCGCGTTTACCGTCTTTCACGTATATACGATATTGGCAATCCTTCAATAACTCGTAATCGGAAGAGTATTTTACCTTAAAGATAACGTTAAGTGTCCTTTCATCTCCCTGATAAATTTTCTCATTATCATTTATGCCACTGATTGAAGGCTCCAAGTTAAAATCAACCTTACTGTAATTTCCGAGAGAAGCAAATTCGCTCCTAGGATAAACGACAAACTCCATTTCAACCTCTTCAAATTCCTCACCGTTAGCCTTCAAATTACTCCAAACGTCATACAAAATCGTTCTTTCGGAGACACTTCCTCTGTCAACTTTTACAGTTGCGTAGTAAACGCCCGTATTTTGGCGTGTAACGGGGTATTCTTGCCCGTTAATAGTGCAGACGGGTAATTCCTCCAAATCAGTCGGAATACCACCTAAAATCGAATAAAAATAGAGTTTATTCGTCTTTCCGGCGAAGAACATATATCTGTCGTCGCTTATCACCGAATTATCGCGGCTTTCAACGACGGGCGTAAAGAACGTATTCGTATGATTTGTGAAGAATCCGACGTATTGGATATTACCAAGGCTAATTGATTCCGTTGCCGGTGAGAAAGCAATGCCGATTCCGTAATTTTGATATTTACCTGCAATAACGTCGTTCACATAATTTGTTATGTCAAAAGAGAAATTCTCATTACCGACGTCAAAATGCTGCCTTGCAATTATCAAACTTTCCTCACCCTTGCTGTATTTCTCATATTCCTTCTCGAGTGTTTCATTGGAAACGATTCCCTCAACGGGCACGATATGTCCTTCTCCGTCGATTTCCGTTCCCCACTCCTTTCCGTCATAAGCGTAATACCAGTTCGCTCCGTGCTGAGATACAACCCTCTTTCCAACGAACCAGAAGTCGTCAGAACTGTCAAATCCGCGTCCTCCATCCCAAAATTCAGGTACCCTGAACGCTATAATGTCAAATGAAGTTGCGCGTTCCCTGTCAAAGAACCCATCTTCAGGAGCAGGCTTCGCATTGAAGGAATTATTATCAATAGAACCACAGTTCGTTAACTTGAGTATGTGCTTGATATCATCCTTATTACCGTTCTTGCACGCATTTTCTATATTTTCCATATCGAAATGAACGAGGCAGCGTGATACCATTGCCCCATAATTAAGCATTCCAATAGGGTTGAGTCCGAAATTATCTTTCGAACCTTGGATTATTGTCGTGCATTTATCAAGAAATGTCCTTGTTACCATAATGTGCTAATATTCTACAATAAATAGTTTTTCGGAGCCAATATTGTACAAAAAAAGCAATTCAAAGAATTGCTCTATTGTTTGTTCTCGTATTTTTCCTTCAATTTAAGATAGAGCGAATAGTCGCTGTCCGTATTATCCTCCGTCAAAACGTCTCTGCCGTCGTCTCTAACAAGATTAACGCCCGCGCCATTGATATATGATTGTGGACAGCCGCCAACCGAATATTTTGGATTGTCTATAACGTTGCCATACTCGTCATACAGGATAGGATTGCGACGGAATTCTTCTCTGACGAACTCAACCATATCCCTTCCGTGGCAAAATTCCAAAATCTCTCTCTCTGCGCGGTTTATCTTAGCAACCTTTCCCGCCCTGAATCTTGCCTTCAGCATGTTAAATTCACTAATACCCTGTATCTGTTGCTCTTCAAGTTTCTCAAAATTCTCGTCCATATGCAAAAAATAGCTTTACAATATAAATATAGTTATTAAATATTTGTAAATCAACGGAAATTTCCCTATCTTTGCGGAAACAGGATATCCAAATATGTTTAGAGTGGCAATTGTGGGTGGCGAAGGAACAAAAGACTACCCCAGATTTAAGAAAAAGTGTATAGAATGCCTTAAAAACAAGGTAAAGGAGGACCGTGTTATGATATATACCACGGGAGATAAGTACGTTGAAGCATTCTCCGAGCGTTACGGCATTGACACGCGTTTCTTTCCGTGTGATTTTAAGAAATATGGGAAAGACGCACTGCTAATGCGTGCAATTGATATGTTGGAAGACGCAGACGCGGTTATCGCTTTCAATGACGGACAGAAAGACAGCCAGATTATATCAAAATTGGCAGCCGAAAAAGGGCTGCCACTTCGAAATATTAAAGGTTGACTTATTTAACCATTATGATCAAATTCTCATAAATAGGGGCTATCATATCACCTACAGGATAATCCGTAGCTTTCTCCCATTCTCCATTTTCATTCCTGATTTCCTTTTCTTCGTCAGCAACTTTGAGCCCTCCGTGGAATGTTATCTTGAACTGTCCCTTGAATTGTCCCCTAACCTTCGTATCGCGCTTTTTCCAACGATACTCGATTACATATCTCGGCTCGCAACTATCAGTCTCAGTTAAAATCAGGTTGCACGGAGCATTAGATATCTTAAGAATGCCCGATTCATCAACCATTGTGAATGTCACGTCGGCATTTTGAATTGCGTTGTTGAATGTTCTTACCTTGAAGAATTCGTATCTTCCGTCAAGAACCAATTCAATTCTCAATGTTGGGAGCACGCTACCCTGATTCAAATAAAAAATTTGAGCCATTTTTGTTTATATAAATGTATTTTATTGTTTTATTTTTATATTTATATATAAATAGTTAAATATATGAAAAGACTAACACAAGAGGAATTTATTAATAAATGCAAATCCATTCTTGGCGATACGTATACATATGAAAAAACAAAGTACGTAAATAACAGAACAAAAATTACAATAACGAACAAATATGGAAAGGATATACAATGTTACCCATCAAACATTAAAAAGCTTAAAGGAAAAAAAGATAAATATGACACAGATTCATTTATAAGAAGGGCAAAACAGATATATGGTAACAAATATACATATGAAAAAACCAATTGTTCGAATTCTCATGAAAAAGTTATAATAACATGTCCAGAACACGGTGACTTCGAAAAAACGGCATACGCCTTTTTAAACGGTCAAGAATGCCCAATATGCGGAAATAGATATTCCAATGAAAAATTTGCTAAAATAGCCGAAAACGTACACGAAAAAAAATACAATTATTCAGAAGTTAATTATATCAACAACAATACAAAGGTATGCATCATTTGCCCAGAACATGGAAAGTTTTGGCAAACGCCTAATTCACACTTAAGAGGGAGTGGCTGTCCTTTATGCTACAGAAAAGAAACTCGCGAGAAAGAATGCACAAAATTCTTAGATAAATGTAAAAAGCTATATGACGGAAAATATGATTACTCACAAACCGAATATATTAATTCTAATAGTAAAATTCCAATAATTTGTTCAGAACACGGAATTTTTTGGAAATCCGCAATAAAACACTCAATGGGCCAAGCTTGTCCAATTTGCTCAAAAATAAAGCAATCAGAAGCGCTAAGACTAACAACAGACGATTTTATAAGAATGGCAATTGAGAAACATGGAAACAAATACGATTATTCAAAAGTCGAATACACAAAATGGAATGAAAAAGTTGCTATTATTTGCAAAAAGCATGGACTATTTTTTCAAACCCCGCATTCGCATATTAGCGGTGGTTCAGGGTGCCCAAAATGCAGCGAAAGCCATGCAGAACTCGATATAGAAAAATATCTTAAAAATAATAACATAGAATACGAAACGCAAAAAACTTTTTCATGGCTAAAAATGAAAAAAAATCTTTTTATAGACTTTTACATCCCATCAAAAAATGTTGGCATTGAATTTCAAGGCGGTCAACATTTCGTACCAGTTAAATATGGAAACAATAGCAATGCAGACTTAATATTAGAAAAAACACAAAAAAGAGACAAACAAAAACATGAACTTTGTGAAAAAAATGGAGTGAAACTTTTATATATAATCCCACAAAAATATAAAGAAAATTTATATGGATTTTATAACAAAGAAAAAGTGTTTAATAATATTGAAGAATTATTATCTTATATAAACGAAAAATAGTGGCTATTACGCCACTATTTCTTCGTTTTAGAGATAACGAAATTGTGTTCGACAATGTTTTCTTCCAATGAATTGACGATATTCTTGATAAGTTCCTCACAATGCTCCTTCAAATCCTTCAACTTCATAACGTTATCCTTGTTCTGTCTGAGCAGGAATTGGAACGAAAGAAAACTTTTCTTTGTAAGGGAAATTCCCTTTGACGCAACCTGAAAATCAAGAATGAATTTTCTATCGAAAAGTGGAGAATCAGAAATGTTTCTGCTGATAGCCCTGCTGAAACTATGTTTAATTTCCGAAATATCCTTTGAATAGTCGTCCTTCTCATCTTGTGGGGAAATGAATGTCCTTCCCTCGACATAAACAACTACTGGGTCTATTTTATTTGTTGTACCTATTTTCAGTTTGAAATTTTCGGCATCAATCTTCTTTTCGCTATTAAGTCTTGTCTCTGCCATAATACTTCTTTTTAATAAAATATATGCCAAAATGGTAAAAAGTCAAGGATCAAGACAAATAAGCGCCGTCGGAATAGCCAACAGCGCAGTGAAATAAGTTCTAAAAGCTACTATTCCCAAAAATTTGCATCAATTATTCCGCCGCCGGCATTTTTAACTTCCTCGCCGTGTACGTTCATTGTTGGCGTAATCCAATGGTGATATAAACCATTGAAGTTTTCTACGCTGGGAATGGAATCCGCCCCATCGGCGTGCTTGAATTCATGCGTCCTAACAGGGTATCCCTTTTCATCAAATTTCCATCCATAGGGCATTACAAGTTCGCCATTAAGAATATCATTCTTGTCCTTCAAGATTGCATTACGATCCATTAATTCACGTGTAGCCGCCCTGAAAATTGCGGTTCCTCGTTTGTTCGTTTTAAGAAGATTCTTTAATTCCTCGTAGCTAAGATCACGAACGTCCGAATAAGCCCCATTTGAAGATGTTACAACTTCATCTCCGCCTTCTTCGTCGTCAACTACAGCGGCGTCATTTGCATCTGCAGCTGCATTTTTTGCGTCATCGGCAGCTTCTGCGTCATCTTCTTTCTTTTTATCTTTATTGAACGCAGCCTTTGCCTTTTTATCGTTCTTTGCGGCGTTAACAATATCATCCACCCAATCCTCTTTAAGAACCTGAGAAATCGCCTCAGCTATGCATTCGTTCAATTCTTTTTCAGTTACCTTTGCCATATCTTTTATATGTTTTTAGTTGCGTTATATTGTGGGGCCATATCCATTTTATACGTCGATTCGTTTGATTTGTCGTTCAACACATATACTTTCGCAGGAGAGTTCTTCAATGTTCCTCCGTATTTGACATTGTTAGAAACAAGTATGTCTACTTTGTGCTGTCCTGCGAAGCGCTTATTCATTGTGTCCTGTATTTGATAAACGCCGTCCTGAATTCCGTTGTATGTTCCTTCAATCTTAACTATATCTCCATACTTTAAGCCAAATTCACTCATCATCGTCCTTTCCATTGCGATAATCTTATGTGCTTCTGGATTCTTTAAGTCTAATTTAAACATTGATGCGGTATGCCTGACGTCTGCGTTACATTGAGCGGGGACTGCATTATAAACAGTTACTATAACGTCATCGGCTATCATTTTCCACTCCTCCTGAGGAGCGGCGTATACAACCTCTGCTTCCATTTTCTGTTTCTGCGCGTCGTCGACCGTTTCCAAACCTGAAATGATTGATAAAGCCATTGCTACAGATATAGCTCCGACAGCAACTTTCTGAAGTAACGACTTGAAACTCTCGTTAAGAATTTGCTGTTCCATAAGCGCGTTAAACTGCGCTTCCGTGAGGTATATCTTTTTCCCTTCCATTATTCTGATAATGTGTGGTATAATTTTGAAAGATTAAGAACATCCTCAGTAAGTGTACCTTCTGAAAAAGCTTTTCCTTCAAGCTGTTGCTTCATTGCACTAAGGCGTGACTTTTCAGCGACGTCCTCGCGTTCACTAAGTATTTCATCAATCTTATTAACGCAATCGCTCTTATATCTCTCGAAAAGTTCTTCTCTGCTGCCCTTTGAAAGATTTGTTGAAACAATATCCCAAATAGCTTTATTTTCCCAAGGCTCGAGTTCACTCTCATTAAGCGTAGAAACAAGTTCCTCTGATAAATCCTTTACGCCCTTATCGGTTTCTTCAGCTTTCTCAGGAACATTTGAGCAAACGTGTTCTTTCAAGATAGAAAGCTTGTTGACGTGCTCGTAGATATTTTTTGCAGTCTTCTTATTTGTGATAAGATAATCAATTGCTGAGTTAACTTCCTTTGATTCTGAAACAATATTGTTAATCTGAGCGGCGTCCAAATTACCTTCAACAACGGCCTCAGCCACAATGTCTGAAAGTTTCTTCTTTCCCTCGTCGAGTTTCTTCTTATTGATATTGCTGGAAATTGAGAAAGTTTCAGAAAGGAAAAGATTCACGTCAGAGATATGTTCGGGTGAATTCACAATATGATAGATTGCGAACGCCTTACCGAGTTCTTTATTCTCCTTCAATGCCTTTACATATTTTCCGATAATCTTCTTTCCATTTTCCGAATCAAAAAGATTTACGGAAACAGACTCGAACAGAGAATTCAAGTCGCCAAGTGAAAGGTTGCTGAAATTTTCGATAGCTTCATTTAATTCTGCCTTCCTGATACGGTTTTCAAGAACGGAATTCATTTCGTTCTTAAATTTTAACAAATCAGCACTTTTATCGAGATTGATATTTTTCATAATAACTGTCTAATTTATTTATAAATACTTCTTTGGCGACGCTTTTACAGGAGCTCTTTCTCATTCTGCTTATGCGTTTCTTCAAGTTTTTCAAGATCCTTGATAGCCATATTCAATTCTTCATTGATAAGGAAGTTTTTGTCGAGTAGCGCGACGCGCTCATTACTTATCTCTTCTGGGCTCTTACGCAGTCTCCTGATATAATTGTCTATATGCTCATAACCTGACTTCGCTTCCGCAAGTGGTGCTGAACCTTCTCCTCCTCCTTCTCCTCCGAGTGGAGTTGAAGCTTCCTCCCCACCGATTGAGCCCATATCATCAGCGCCCGGCTCGCCTAAGTCGCCAAGGTCGTCACCGAAGCCGCCGCCAATAGCAGGCGCACCGCCTCCGCCGCCTAAGCCGCCCATATCTTCCTGTCCAGGAATCTGCGGACTGTACTCTGCTCCGAGTTCCCCATAGATATTATCAACGTTGTCAAAGATATGCGTTCTCTTAATAATTTCAGGAGTGCGTTGAAGTTCAATAGCAACCGCTGCTTCAAGTCTCATTTCGTCAAGTGTTTCAGCAATTTCAGAATCGCTCTTGCCCATAATGTCCCTCTGTACTTGGTGCCAAGACATAAGCGGAATTCCACCACCCTGTTCAGCGAGCGCCGCAGTAGCTGCATTGATTCTCTTAACCAAATTATCGAGTTCCATCATCTCGATTTGATTTGATGGATTATTTAGCGATAATGTGAAGTTGGTTAAATCGTCGTCATATCCCAAGATATGAAGGTGTATGATAGCAACCTTGTTGAGTTCCATAAGGACAGCCTGTTGAAGGCTGTTCACAGTACGGCTGAACCTGATATCAAGGATTGAAAGGTTCTGCCCCTTACCCTGAGGCTCTTGGAAATTCAAATAAGACTTAGGAACACCCAATCCGCAAAGAACCTTATTCTCCATGAAGTTGATATCATCCATAGATGTAATGTTCTGCGCTGAATTAAGGTTGTCGATAGACGTTGGATCCTGTCCAGGCCTTACAGGAATAACATAGTCAGCACTAACATCAAGGAAATTCTTCCTCAAGTCAATCTGTCCCGTCTGAGGGTCAATAATAGGAGCCCTCTTAATGTTATTCATAAATTCCTGAAGGAATGCAGGAACGTCATTATCGTCAATTAAGCCGACATTTACCTTGAAAATCCTTCTTTCAACACTTCTTTCGAGACGATAGAGAAGCATTCCATCTTCCATCATAGAAAGCATTCTCCAATGCCTACGTGAGTGGTTCAACCAAGAAACGCCATATGGAAGATAAAGAGAATCATTAATAAGACGGAAGTGCGCAACCTGCCAACTCTTAAACGGAATCTGCTGATTGTGTCCTTCCCAAACAAATTTAACATCGTCAGGTTTAATGTTCTGTGTTACGCCGGCGGAAGCGTATGTTCCGGAATATGCGTTAAGCATACCATTTTCCAAACGTGTAACCTCATGAACTGGAAGTTCTCTCCACCCAGTTACTCCGTTCTTTGCGTCAATGTTAAGGAACATAAATTCGTTACCGTATTTCGCGGTAGCACGCATAATAGTCTTACTCCAAAGATTGAAGTCAAGGCGGTTAATGAACAAATCTTCGAGTATCGCCTTAATTCTTGGGGATTTTGAATAGATATTCAGGATTTTTCCCTTTGAATTGATTGTGGTTGCCTCGTCAGAAACGATTGTCAATGCGCGTCCGATTTCAGGCCATGCGTCCATTAAGTCCGCATCACGGTACATTACCTTGACTTGGCTCGCGCCAGCCATTTGTTCCATTGAGGTTTCGTAGCCAATCTTCTGCCATTGATAAGCAAGGAGGCGCTGCTGTTTCAATTCTTTCAGCTTAGCGTCCCTTTCAGCCTTGTCGTCGGTAGAGAAAATAACCTCAGAGCTTGGTGCGATATTGTATATTGCCGATTTTGGTTGCTGAGCCGCCGTAGCAGGATATCCACGCGTTACTCCAATCATTACATCGGATAGTGTCTGTAGTCTGGTTCTTCTTTCAGCCATAATCTTACTTTTGCCTATATTGGCTTATCTTATAAATACTTTCATTCCACATTAAAATTAATGATTCTCCCGCTATAATCAAGAAAAGGCGGGCAAATAAGCCCGCCCTTATCAATATGGTAATTTAGCAAGTTATCATTTTCAAAGGTTTGCCCTTCAATATTGCCTCCATACTCTCAGCTATTTCAGCCTGACGTTTCAAAATCTCCCAAGGAGACATTTGTTCGAGCCTCTTCACAAGCTCTTCCATAGCCTTATCGTATTCCTTTTCCCCCTCATTGAACAACATATTGTAGTCCATTACGGCTTCGGCGTCCATAATACTCATTTTGCCGCTCCATTTTCCACGTATCTTCGCAAGAGTTTTCTTAGCCTTGGCGAAGAACAGTTTACGGACAATAGTCTTTGTCGGCTCATTGAGGAATGCAAAGTCAATCTTATCGAGAGGAACTTGGTCAGGAGTTAAAATAACATCCCTGTTTTGTCTACGGCAATCGTCCGCATCCGCTGCGGAAGAGGTATCATAGTATGTATACCATACCTCGCAGCCAACGAGACTGATACTTCCCATTGTGTTCAGTACGGCGCCAAACGTGAGTTTAGAACCCGGTGTAGAATAGAGGTGGATAATGTGCGTTCCGTCAGGCCCGGCAGTAACCTTATAAGTTAAGTCTCCACGAAGGAGCCTATTCTTATAAGCCAAGTCAGTAGCCATATAAGCAATATCCGCACTCTGTGCAATGTAGAATCCACCGATAGGCCCGTAAGAACCGCCGCCCGCCTGTCCGTAGCCTCCCGCGAAACCGAGTGTGTCAAGACCGCCATAGTTCGCATAGAGAGCCGCCTGAGACGTAGAAGGATTGCACCACATTACGCTGTTTATCTCACGTCCTGCGGGCACCAAATAACTTTGTTTTCCAGCCTCCACGGTGAAGAAATCTTTCTTCAACTCCCAAGGGCCTCTTTGCTGCAAGCCTGCTTCCCTTGAGAACCAATAGCTGAAATCACGTGACATATCAAGCGTTCTGACGGACAACGCATACGCCATGTCGGTATTTGATACGTCCTTCCCATAGAGCGTAGCCCATTGACTCATAACAAGCCAATTCTGCACCTTTTCAGCGTAATCCTCGATTGACGTTTCAAGAAGATCGCAAAGCTGCTCGTCTTTGAGTTCAACATCAACGACGGGCGCCCCAAGTTCACTTCTGCACTTTCTAAAAAGGGCTTGTATTTCGTCAGTTATCTTTATCATTTTTACATATTACTTTTAGCGTCTTGTATTACGTCCTCAATCTGATCAAATCCAATCCAATCGGATTCGTTGTTTATATCAATTGCGAACACCTTGTGAACCTTACTGAAATCTTCAGGATACCAAATTGCAGGAACATTCTGTGAAGGAAGAAGGACAATTCCATATAATGTCACACCGTGGCACTTAAATTGGAATATTCCATTCGTTCCGATTGAAGGCTCATTGTCAAAATTAACAGGAGAAACTATATTGTTGTTTCTCTTATTGATATCAATAATGTTGTATCCACCGCCCTTTGTTCTAACAGTAGTTACATTTACGCTGCTGTTTCCAATATTGCAATGAACAATCTCATCACTTACGCTTGCGAATGCGTGCCTGAACTTCTGAACAGGATCGTTGTTTCTAATAGAACGTTCCTTCGCAGATTGGAAATCGAATAAATCGCTATGCCAAGTTTTTCCGCAGTCAGTTGTGTATTGATAAGGGATAACTTGGTCGAAATTCCAACATACCATTGACAATCCGTCGTTTCCTCCGAAATATATTGCGCCCCTTACGTTATATTTTGAGAACAGATTCTGATATTTTGCTGAATTTCCATATCTACTATCGAACATAACGTGGAGCATTCCCGTCGTTCTGTTGTACGAACCCACATTCATAGTATCTTGACAATTCTCAATGCGTTTTGCCATCCACCCCGACATTTCAGCCCATACGCTATCAGCAACGTCCTTAGGAAATAGGAAATAAACCTGGTCCTTCAATTGATATTTTCCCTTGTAAACTTTTTTAGCCCATTCCTCGTTGAAGATAAGGAATCTATTGAATCCGCCGTAGACAATCATTTTAACGCCGCCTGCGTGAGTTTCCTTGTCATACTTGTAATATTGAACAGAATTAGGGTTAAGAACCGCGTAAACGCCCTCTCCGTACCAAGAGCCGTCGTTACTTCCAGCGAACTGCCTTAGCTGTCCATTTGAGAATATAGACTTGAAGTTGCTTGGAGCCGTAGCCCTATAAACATAACAAGTTCTCTTAGATACAAATTCTTTCTCGTCTTTATCCGTAATCTCCTCTTCAAGATTTTTTCTAAATATCTCTCCAAGACTTTCAACGACTGGCTGATATCTATAATTTACCTTCTCGCGGTAATCAGCCAATATCTCGTCCATATTTTCCTTATTGAAAGGAAGCCATCCTTCTTCGTCATTAAGGTTAGGACGATGAAGATTTCTTAAATCGTTTTCAGGATACCAAATGGCAACAGTCTGATATGAAGGAAGAAAAACGGTTGCATACCAAGTCATTCCTCCGTATTTAAAGCTGAATACACCGTCCCTAATTCCGGGAGAAGTGGGCTCCGATCCAAACCACACGTCGCTAATCACTTCAGGCTTAGGAGAAACAATGTTTTCAGTATCAACCTTTGCTATATTGTATCCTTCCCTTCTGTTTCTGATGACGCAATATAATTCATTATTTGTCTGAACCTTAACTGCGCTTGACTTATCAAAATCATCGAAAAACCCCTTTAATTGAAAATCCCAATCGCAGCCCCTTTGATAGCGTTCCCTTGCATTGATATCAAAAACGTGTCTGAATTTATTTTTAACAGCGTCTTCGCTATCATATCTTGAAACATGCTCAGCAACATCCCAAAGTATTACAGAAGAGAAATCAAATGGAAGAACCGTAGCCACATAATCGTCATACATTATTCCGCGAATACCCCATTTTCTGCAAAGGCGAACGGTGTCGTCATATTGGTTCATTCTTACCCCGTTTGATTTTATAGCCGCAGCGTCATAAGGATCCTTTACAATAGTATCAATCTGCTCATTAGGTGTTAAATTCCTTCCGTAATATTTGATAACCTGTCGTTTAATTGAAGGATAATCGTCAGCATCAAACATTATATAGTTCTTAAATCCGCCAAGAACCTTTCCGCGAAGAATAACGTCGCCATACCCCTGTGCAGCACGACGAATTCCACCACTAAGCTCGAGAGATGCATAAACGCCCTCACCGCGCATTGTTCCTCCGTCCCCCGCAAGCTGATGTTGGAATCCGTGTTCTATATAGCTTTCAAGGTGCTGAGAACGGATAGCCTTGTATATACTTGGGCACGATGCAATATCCGAGTCAGAAGGAAGATTCCTCGCCTCGGATAGTACAGCATTTCTAAATGCCTCAGAGATAATATTTTTCAATTTACCCATTTAAGTTTTCCATTTTATCGAAGAGTCTGAAGAAACCTTCCTGAACCATTTCAGGCGTTGTTTCGTCTGCAGTCTCCTCCATAACTTCCTCATCAAGTTCAAGTCCTGCGTAATGCGCAAACTCCTTGAAAGAAATAGGCTTAGGCATTCCATCTCCTAATCCTTCCTCAACAACAGCCTTAACCGTGCCGTTGTTGGCGCCAGAGCCATTGGCTCTTGATTTAGCCCTACTGTGTGACAATTTCAATAACTCGCTGTTAATTTCGCCAACAAGAGCAATGAAGTCTTGGTAGCATTTCGTTATATTTTCCTTGAATGTTTGATCCTTACGCGCATTTCCGAGAGCAGCATTAAGGTTTGCACTATACTTCTGAACTTGGAATCCATAAACGGCTGCGAGTCCAATAGCGAATGCGTTTCCAACCGCCTCTTTAATCGCAGGAACAACAATGTTTCTACCGGGGCAAACGTAATTCTTTGCGTAGAAATCCGCATAGTGCGCAATATCGTCACCGAGTGAACCGCCAACACCCCTTGGGCTTGTTCCGCATTTCTGTGTGCATATAGCTGAGAGAATGTTGATAATATCGGTAATTTCCTCATCACCCCTTCTTACAATCTGCTGTGGCTTATACTGAACACCAGCGTCAACAGCAGCCTTCTTGTCGTTTGTAACAGCAAGCGCGTTAGGAATACCCTGAATATTATCAGCAAGGTTAACCTCGGTATTGAACACATCCGGCATTCCGGGCCTTAACTGAGTATTGGAAATATCGTAAACTTTCTGCTTTGTAAAGTCAGGGCTCTGAGGGTTAAGAATGTTTGCAAGGAACATAACAGCCATAATCTCCGCTTGGCTCAACTGTCCCGCCTTCTTCTCAGCACGGAACACGTCATAAGGCTGACGTCCTGAGTTTGTGTTATCGACATATCCAAGCTGAGCAGCAGCCTGATTCCATGCATTTATATCCTTGATTTTGTTGTTTGCAGTCTTGATTTCGAGGGCAAAGAGAGTCTTGTCAACAACGTCACGGTTAAATACATTGTTCCAAGTCCACTCGTTCGTTACGAATGTGGCAGTAGGAAGATATGACTTAACCATAAGTTGATTCACAGGGCTAATTCTCCAACCACATGAATTTCCTTGCTTGATAATCTTCTGACGATTCGCGATAGATTGTGAGAAATTCACGGTTACGCCACCGACGAAGCCAAGTTTCTTTGTATAATTAGGATCCGAAAGAAGCGAAAGAATCTTATCAACGTTCATTGCCTGACGTTCCTCTGCTTTCTTTAAATCCTCATCACTCGGTGCCTCGTCAATCCTTCCAATAATACTATTTGGAAGCGATGCAAGAGCATTCTGCTTATAATATCCGTTAGCAACGCCGTTCAATGCAGAAATATCAGAGACAATGTTCGGAAGGATTTTCTTAAATTCGTCCTCTTGTCCGGGAAGAATCGTCAAATCAATCGGAGTTGGCTCCTTAGGACCAAGCTTTTCAGTAGTATTTGGCTTTGCTGAGAGAATGCTTCCGTATTTGTTATTCCAATCCTGAATCAACTTGTTTATATGCTGATTATGAATCCACTGAAGACGCACTACAAGATTTTCATTTCCATTATCGTCCTTTACATAAGAAGCACTTCTCGCTGTAGGAGCGACTGCATTGGGGTGATCCTTTACCGCAGTGGTTGTTCCTTTTCCACCTGCAGGTGCGCCAAATCTTTGCAATTCGTAAAGCGTTTCATTCACCATTTTCTCAATATCTGAAATGCCAAAATTTTCATTCATAACATTATACAATTTACTATCAATAAATACATTTTCCTAATAAAAAGTAAGATAATTGATAGATAAACTAAAGCTATATAGAAGTCATAAATTATTATAAAAACAAGAAAAATAACATTAAAACTTCGGCATTTTGATATTTATAATAAAAAGACTATATGGGAAAATTAAAATTTACCACTGAACAATTTATTGAAGAAGCCAAAAAAATTCATGGTGACAAATTTATTTACGACAAGGCTGAGTATCTTGGGGGAGATAAAAAAGTGTGCATAATATGCCCTGAACATGGAGAATTTTGGCAATCCGCAAAAACACATTTGCATGGAACCGGCTGCCCATATTGCTACGGGCACTATAAACCAACGACAGAAGGCTTCATTGAGAAATTAAAAAAAATCCACGGGGATAAATATGACTATTCGAAAGTAGAGTATAAAGGCTCGTTTTCTAAAGTTCGCCTAATTTGCCCTGAGCATGGAGAATTTTGGAAAACGCCCAACTCATTATTACAGGGGCAAGGATGCAGAAAGTGCGGAACGGCTTCCGCGCAAAATAAAAACAGGATGCAGCAAGAAGAATTCATTGAAAGGGCAAAAGATATCCATCAAAACAAATATGATTATTCGAAAGTGAACTATATTAATACTGACACAAAAGTTTGCATAATATGTCCGGAGCACGGAGAATTTTGGCAGACTCCACATCATCATTTAAATGGGGTCGGATGCCCAAAGTGCGGAAGAAATGACATTACTGAGAAGAAATTATATGAGAATGTTGCAAAAATTTTCCCAGACGCCATACGCCAATATAGACCACATTTTCTTTATAATAACGGAAAGCCATTATCGTTAGATATTTTTATACCGTCTATAAATACTGCCATTGAATATCAGGGGCGACAACATTTTGTTCCTGTGTCAAGATATGGCGGAGACAAAGAACTTTCCAACACAAAAAGAAGAGATGCCAAAAAATTTAATTTATGCAACGAAAACAATGTGACGTTATTGTATGCAAGCTTTGAAAAAGAAGCCCCAAATACGTATTTTAAGACTATTTATAATAATGAAACAGATTTAATTAACGAATTAAAAAGGCTAAAAAATGATTGATTTAACTCAAATATCAGAGGAATATGTCAAATGTGTAAGCGACACAACTCGCATATACATGATAGAACATTATCTCAAAACATTCGATATGCGAGTGAATAAAGAAGTGCCGTTCATGCTGTTTCCTCGGCAAAAAGATTTAATATCTGATTTTAAAAAATACAGGAGAACAATCTGCCTGAAACCGCGCCAAGCCGGAATTACAACAAGCGCGGCGGCTTTAATGGCTTGCGAGATAGCGTTAGCAGACCCAACCTCGCCTGAAACAGTCCTTATCGTAGGACGTGACTTAAAACTTTCTCAGAACTTACTCGAGAAAATAGAGGCGTTCCTTCTTCAAATTCCAAGGTGGTTCTGGGGAGACGAATTCTTCTCACCGGATCCTAAATCTGAAAAGAATAAGAGGGATATTTTTAAGGTTCACAATAAATCTCGCTTGGAATTAAAGAACGGCTGCAAGGTATATGCAGTTTCATCAGGCCCGAACGCAGCTCGTGGTATTTCATCTGTTTCTTGGCTTATATTCGATGAGGCAGCCTTCATTGAGAACGGTAAAGACGTTTATGCTCAGGCTGTCGCTACAACCTCAACGGGTGGTAAAACCATTATGATTTCCACTCCTTGCGGTATGGATGAGCTTTATTACGACACATATTACAAGTCAACGATTGGAAAGAACGACTTCCACGTAACAGAACTTCGTTGGTACCAGGATCCAAGGTACAATCAGTTCCTTAAATGGCAGAAATTTGACGAAGATACCGGCAACATTATCTCCGAGATTGTTGAAGAAACCCTCAATGATAAGGGAGATATCAAATACGACCCAGATAGGTGGCTTACGTTGGAAAGAGAAGGGTATAAGCCAACGTCTCCTTGGTATGTCGGAATGTGCAACGCATTCAACAATGACCCGATTAAAATTGCCCAAGAGCTTGACGTTTCATTTGTCGGTTCTTCGGACAATGTGGTTGCGGGAAATTTCATTGAAATGCAGAAGAAGCTCAACAACAGGGAACCGGACCCTACACTTAGGGATATGGCACTGAATGAGACTTGGGTTTGGAAGGCGCCTATTCCTGGGCACCAATATATTATGGCAATAGATAACTCAAAGGGTGATTCTGACGACGCAACGGCTCTTGAAATAATTGACATTGACGGAATTGACGACGACGGAACACCTTGCATGGAGCAGGTTCTCGAATATAACGGAAAATTATATGGCGACGCAATTGGTGATATTGCAAACAATTACGGAAGGTTATATAATGACGCTTTTTGTGTGGTTGAAGATATTGGAGGCTATGGATCAGCAACAATCCTTCGTCTTCTCGCACTTGAATATCCGAATATGTATTATGACGACGAGGATTTGAAGACATACACGATTATCAACAGAACTGAAACAAAGAATAAGGGCGATAGAATGCCGGGCTACAAGAATGGCAATAACCGATTCCAAATGCTCAACAACTTCGCGAATTTAGTTCGTACAAATCAGTTTAAAATTCGCTCTTCAAGAGTGTGCGCGGAATTACAGACATGGATTTGGAAGAATGGACGCCAAGATCATATGGACGGAAAGCACGACGATACAATTACCTGCCTCGCAATGGGCTTGTTCGTTATTCAATTCTCACTCGGAAGAATGCTCAAGAACAAGGCAAAGGACGAAACTATTATGCGTGCGCTTATTATGGCAAACAGTCGCATAAAATACGTTCCAACCGCAACAGCAACAACCGAGCAGAAAATCGATGAAGTTAAAAAGAAATACGCAATGCCCGCGTATTATAGTAATCAGCCACTTTATCAAGGACAAAGTGCAGCTTACAAAGCATCAATGTGGTTAATAAAATAATTATAAGAAAAATATAGTATTAAAATGTGCAATTGCGGATCAAAAGTTAAGAAAGTCGGTGGAAAACAGACGCCTAAGCGTCCACTTCCTGCAACAGGCAAGGCTCCATCAGTTAGAACGGTTATTCGCCGTCCTGCAAGGTGAAGGGGAATGAGCTTGGAAAGCCTTCTCACAAAAGAGACAAACTGAAGAGACTACGGTATAAGCCGTAGTTTTTTTGTTTTTTCAAAAATTTATTCCTATCTTTGCGCTATGATATACGGATATGCAATAGTAGATAAAAAAACGGAGACACACGGGCTTCCATTTTATTGTTCTGATCAATGGAATGATTATCCCGTAATACGCAAAGTCAGATTATTTTCTTCAAAAAAGGAACGCGACAACGCGATGAATATCGAGAAAAAGAAACGTACATGGATTGATACAGCTGAAGTAGTTCCATTCAAAACCGCTTCAGTTCAAGGAAAACTAAGCATAGTTCCAACAAAGGAAATAAAAAAAGAGCCTCAAATCTGAGGCTCTTTTTAAGTATTGCTTTCCGAATATTAACGAAGCTCGTTGATATCCCAAGTCTGGAGTCCGTTTGCAACGATAGCGCCGTAGTAGCGGTTGTTAACCATCTTCTTAGCGTAACGAGTGATGATACCCTTAACAGGTGCGAAGTTAGCGCTGTTGTAGATAGTAGGAGTTAACTGCATAGGCACATAAGGTGCATAGATGTAACCTGTGTCGAGGAGGCTATCGCCCTTGTGTCCGATGATAGCGGACTCTGCAGGTGAATAAGGATCCACGAACACGTTGTAGCGGCCCTGGAGTGAACCAACCTTCTCAATACCCATTGAGTATGTCACAGCCTCAGCGTTAGCGTCGGTTACGTGGAAGTACTCAAGGTCGTTGAGCATAGCGTTGATTTCGGTAGAAACAACCACGAAGTTTGCACCACCACGAAGAGTTGACTTGTGAATCTGTGCAGAAATCTGATTGATCTTTGTCATGAAGGTCTGGTTCCAGTCCTTCTGAGTGTAGTTCGTTGAGAAACCACCCTGACGTCTCCAACCGTTGTAGTCCCACTTAAGCTGCCAAGGAGAAGCCTTGCGGAGGTCGCGGAGGATCTCACGGTCGATTTCAGCAGCAATCTGCTCTGAGAGGATAGCTGTAAGCTCAGCCTCAGCGTCGATGTTGTGGAATGCGGCAACGTCCTGAGCGAGTTCAGGAGACCATGTAGCACGGAGCTTGCGCTCGTCAACAGACACGGTAACATCTGAAAGCTTGAAGGAAACCTCACCGATTTCGGTTTCGAGCTCGAGAGAGTCATACTGTGCCCAAGCAACCATGAACTTGCTGTTCACGTCGTCAACGCTGATAGCGTCGCTTGCTACACCGATATAACCATCGAGAGTTGTTCCAGGAACCTTCACAGGTTTTGCAAGGTCGAGTTCAAGATAAATCTTGCCTTCGGCGTCGCAAGGGTTGGAGTACTCCACTAAGCCCTTACCATAGCGCTGTGTAACGCAACGGAAGTGAACGGGCTCGCCCTTCTTGAAGCAAGCAAACTGGGTTTCGCCAGAAGCTGCAGCTTCGCCGATGTCTTCCTTAGCAACTACTCTAAGTGAAGCGAGGAATGACTCAGTGTCCATTTCGTTTCCGTCAGGACCTGTGAGCTTTGAAGCACGGAATGAAGAGAAACCGCTAACCTCAACGATAATGTTGCGGACGGAATCGTCAATACCGCATACAGGAAGAGTGTCAACATCCTTATAGTCGCCGTTGAAAGCAATGCGAACAGGCTTTACAGCACCAACGCGGATATGAACCTTACCCTTTGAATGATCGAAAAGACCATCATTGTAGAAGAGGTCGTAAAGGCTCTTCTTGAAGAAGTGCACAACCTCAGGAGTATTACCAGACTCGTCGATATTTACAACCTCGTCAGGGAGATAGTAACGCTGGCGAACTGCGCCGTCATAGTTACCTTCCTCGTCACGGTGGTTGCGCTCAACGCGGTCGTAACCCATAAGTCCGTAGTGAGAAGCAGTAGCTCCGTCAAGATTCTCCTTGTCGCCTTCGAACCTGCGCTCTGAAGTAACAGGAAGAATGAAGAAAAGTTTGCCGATAGGCATGTTCATAGCCTGAACGGACACGATGTCGTTAGCAAGAAGACGTGAGAAAACACGACGTACTAACGGGAACACAACAGTCTCGAATGAACCGCTGTTGGATGCATCAGAAGCTTCCTTAAGAAGGATGTGAGCTTCGTTCTCGAAAAGGGTAGCCATATTCTCTTTGAGATATCCGGTAAGACCCTTTGTGAAGCCGATGTTGTCCCAACGCTCCTGGATCATTTTGCGAGCCTCTTCATGTTTGCCAGTGGAAATGTTACCAACCTGGCCGCCTTGTAAGAAGTTTGATACCATAATTAGTTTCTTTTTTTATAACTTTGTTATTTTTTTACTTTTTAAAGAGATTGTCCATTCTGTTCATAAGGTCAATCGAAGGATCGTTGACGTTCTGATAAATGGTTGTCTCATTTAAATTTTTTGATTCAGCAACGAATTGCTTCTCAATTGCGGGTTTTGAATTTACGGATTCCTTAAGTTCTGACTTAATTGTCTCGTAAAGGTTCTTGCCCTCTGTGAGTGTCTTAACAGCGTTGAAGCGCTCGCAGATTCTCTTCTTCTCGTCCTTGGTTGTTGTCTCATTCACAAGAATATCGACAAGCTTGCCCATATTGACGTTGAGAACAGCAGCCTCATACAGGCTCTTCTTAATCTTATTAATGCACTCAACATATTGTTTATTTTCGGCCTGAATAGCCTTTGCCTTTGCGACAATCTTAGTTACAGATTCGCGGAGAGCCTTGTACTCACCATCCTCAGATGACTGATGCTGGTTCTGTGCACCACGATTAATGTGGTTTGTGCTCTTCTTGTTAGCGTGCTTAGTGTTAAGTCCGCTTCCGTCCTCTTCAAGATTTGCATCAAGATTTGGATTAGCAGGCTCGTTTCCACAAGCTGCGCCACACTCGTTGACTGACTTCTCGAATGGCTTGCTGTCGCCCTTTCCTGCCCATGGTTTCTCAGAGCCCTTAGGTGCGCCTTCATCCCAATCGTTAGTAGTCTTTGAATCGGCAGGCTCGTTCATATTGAACTTCTTGTCGAATACGTCCTTCTGATAAGAGTCAGTGTAACCGAGGTTTTCCTCGTTAAGCTCTTCCTCATTGTCATCATTAAGGTCGATTTCGATATCGCCGTCCTCATCTCCGCCAAGATTAATGTCAATGTCGTCGTCTCCGGCTTCGCCCTCAATGTCAACATCTTCACCACCGTCTACATCTGCGGTATCATCGCTTCCGGCTTCGCCACCCAGTGCATCAGGATCAAGTTCAATCACGAATTCGGCGCCAGTCTCGTCATCCTTCACAGAATAAGTTCCGTCATCTTCCTTCTTTACGAAGATTTGGTCGTCATCCCCGAGTTTGTTGTAGACTTTGAGAATTTCATCTCCATCCACGCCCGTGAAATCATAATCATTGTCACCAACCTTGTACTGTTCAAAATCTGACCATTCATCGTCATCGGCATTGCCCTCATCAGAGCCTTCCTCGCCTTCCTGTGAGAAATCCTCTTCGCCTGCTCCCTCTTCGGGTGCCTCGGCGTCGTTATCCTCACCGCCTTCATTGTCAGTTACTGCAGGAACATCCTCGGTATTGACATCCTCTACGCTATAACCGTCTTCCTGTTCCTCTTCCTCGCTATGGTCTTCCTCTTCCATCACCAAATTGGCGATAGTTTCGTTTACGATAGCACGAAGAGACTTCTCGGTGCCTTCCTGTAATGCCTTTGTAATCTTCTCGGCATCACGGATAGTTTTTTCAGCCGTATTATTTTTTTTCATATTTTCGACTTTTTAAAAAAAAATGTTTATTTTATAGATAAATATGGATTAAAATCAAAAAGTTATGTTTTTGCCGCTGTTTTCAACTTGTACAGGGCAAAAACATTAATTTTTAGTCGTTAAGATGAAGCCATTCATCAAATTCTGAGAATTTATCTTCCTTAATAAGAGTTCCTTCCTTCTTTTCAGACTCAATGTATGGACGTAATTTCTCAGGATTTTCTTCAATCCAAGCCTGCGGAGTTGAAGGCTGACTAACTGCGTCCCAACACACAATATCGTAGTCGTCACCAACAATGAGACTTCCCATTTGCTGCGTAACACTTCCAAGCCCGCGAGAAGAAACGCCAACCTTCAATCCAGAAAGTAACCACTGAGCGAGGATATCCGCACAAGTGTAGACTCCACCGTGGTCTCTGAATCCGTCAGAGATTGGAATTTCCATTTTACCAACAAGGGTATGTCCTTCCCAATGGAGTTCTATGATATTAAGTGCGATTCGACTAAGGTCTATTGCGCTGCTTTCGGGGTGGTTTAACTCACCGTATGCACGCCTCTCAGCTATTGCCGTTTGATATTTTTCAACCTCTCTCTTGAGAACGTTCTCAGGATATATACGTCCGTTAGCATTTTCAATTCCGAACTTTTGGAAAACAGCGGAAACAACAAATGGATTCGGGAGTACGCGTCTTGATGTAGCGTCCCCTGCGTTAATCGCTTCCATTATAGGCCTGTTAGCCTCCGAGTTCATCGACACATATCCGTCATTCTCAATCAGAAGCCCGGTTCCTACTTGTCCTTTCTTAATTTCTGTTATCACATTCATTGTGAAAATTGCATTTTTGTTCAGAATATAAATACCTGATTAAAAAAGAAAAGTGTATATTTATATAGTTGAATATGAAAAAGGAAAGTAATTTATCATTTGAGGGAACGGTGCTTGACGCGCTGTCCAACGCTAATTTCAGGGTGCAACTCGATAATGGCATAGAAATCATATGCCACCTATCGGGAAAAATGCGCATGAATTATATAAAGGTAATACCCGGAGATAGGGTTGGAATAGAAATGAGCCCCTACGATTTGACGAAGGGGCGAATCTTTAAGCGTCTCTAAAATATCGACAGTAGGCTTTTCATACTCTTTGTCTTTGGGTGTCCTACTGTTTTTTTCACCATTGGCTTATATTTTGGCTTAGGCTTGAACTCAGCACTCATAAGCGTAGAGTTGTCAAGGACTATACTTGCATCCGTCTTTAGTGTATTGTTGTCGCTCGTAATCGGCTGCGTTGATAATGGCTTATGCACAGTAGAGACAAAAGGACGTTTATCAGCAATCGTACCTCTTTTGACATGCTTTGTGCTAAGCCAGTTAAAGTAATCGCTCTTATATGTTGTCTTTGATAGATATTTGAATTTCTCACCACCATTTTTCCACAGAGCATAATTGAACGATAATTGATCCCTATGACTGCCAACCAACAATTCAGACCACCAATCCTCCATTAACTTTATGCATACAGGGTCATTATGCTTGCGAAGCATAATGTTTGTCTGAACAAGCCCGTAGTCGGAAGGGAAACCCTCTTTCTTATATCTTTCCATTTGTGGATCAATATTTGCCGCTACGTCTTTCTTCATTCTCTTACATATTTCGGCTTCCCTATAAATGCATTTTCTTTGAGGGTGTTCAGGAATGAATACAACGTCGTCAGTATTGCATTCTTTTTCTATAAATTTGTTTATGTCGCCACGAATATCGACAACGCCGTCAACCCATAATGAAACCTCATACTCTGGAAGAACCTTATGCGCGTTGATTTTAACATATCGCTGCTGTTTAACTCTTGATAAATCTTTTACCTCCAGCGGCATCTTACGAATTTCCCATATTCCTCCGCCGTTTAAATTTTCATCATCAGTAAAGCAAACATAGTCGAAATTAGGCTCTACCTTTATATTAGTTAACAGGTTATCGTATCCACCCGTTATGCACGTGTAGACTACGTTCTTATTAACACCATCCTCTCCCCATGTTTTTTTATACCTATTAAGCCATTCTTCCGGATTATATTCGTGCTTATTATGGATTGTTTCTTTTTCCTTTATCCAACTTCCACCGGAATAGTGTGTAACATATTTCTCAGACTTAATTTCTCTGTGCCTTAATTTAACACAGTCAAGATAGAACGATGCGCCCGTATCGAATCTATCTCCATTTCCGCCGAGCCCATGCATTTTGTTTTCATTGAAATAGTGTGCATTGTTGGCTTTGCAAATCTTCGTGTTTATAAAACATATATAAGGTAGAACCCTCTTTATCGTGGAACGTGGCTGAACAATGACTTCTCCTACGTACGCGCAGGATAAATCATACAAGTCAGAAACGTCGCCCAATAATAGTACATCGCTATCAAGAAGGATGAATGGCTCATTGTTCATTTCCATAAACTTCTCAACAGAATAACAATGCTTAGCGCTGCCCCATCTGTTTAATTTTCCTGGGGATTTTAATCTTGAAGGATATTTCTGTAACCACTTATCAAAATCAATAATTTGTCCATTGGTGTTGTCTATGTACACGAGATTATCACACCTATAGACAAACGGCTCCTTATCGCTGTTATCGAAAACATATATCTTAGAGTTCGGCGTAAATTTATTTACGCTCTTAACAAGACATTCTGTTAACAGCGGCGTATTATAATGTACAATTAGAAAATTAACCTTGTCCATTTAACTCTTCCTCCGTGAAATACTCATCTTCAATTATGCCCCTCTCAGATTGCTTTTGACGAATATCATATTCGAAAGAAGAATAATCATCTTCGTATTTAGACTTTTCAACAAGTTTTGACAGTTCTTCCCTTCCAAGTTTTGTCCTGACAAACACTTCCCGTAATAATTCATTAAATTCATTATCTGGGAGTGAACATAAATTCATAATAAATGTTGGAAGAACCTTTGTATCCCCTGAGACTGTATCAGAAATATAATCCCAAAGAACAGGACCTAGACGTGAGTACCAAGGGTCGTTCACAATGGCGTCAGCCTTGTTAATTGCAGCTTCTGCGCGTGAAATGTCGTCAGGTAATCCATGAGAAGCCCATAGTTCTAAGCAGCCACGAAGAATTTCTATAATAAGAATCGGCGCTATTACGGCGTGAGCCTCAATCCTCGGAGGAGTAACATCATTTCCGAGCATAACATTCACGTATCCGCCCTGTTTATGTGAATTATCTTCAATTTTGAATGGCTGAGCAAAGATAAGATAATCGTTTATTTTTATTATCTTGCTGTAAAGGTGTGGAAGCTCCTCGTCAAGTTCGAATATTGCACTAAGACTGTTCTTGAGCGCAACTTCAGCAAGACGCATTGCGCCGCCGACAATCAGCGCATCCGTTACTATTCTTTTATTCGTATCAGAATCTTCCGCCTCAATAGCGGCATAATTTTCATATTCAAAATTTTCGTCCGTATCTGGCTCAATATGGAATTGCGTCCTGCTTGAAATTTCAGGAACAAGCTCACATTCAAATTCAACCCCGTCCCGTGGGATATCAAATAGCTCGATAACGGAGTTCATACAAATTTTTTCAAGTTGGTCACGAAGATTCTCTTCTTTTCTTAAACATTGCGCATAAAGCTTGTTCAGCTTTGTCATAACTTCCTTGTTATCATAAGAAGCTATGTCGTCAGAAAAAACATCTTTAACCTCGTTGAATCTTTTTCCAAGAACGTCAAGAATAAGCCCATCGTTCGGGAAACACGGATTACCGTTAAATGGCGTTTTACCACACTTTACATCGCTAAATAGGTGCGAAGGAATTTGTACCCTTGCACCTAGTGCCTCATTTATAATCCGTTGTTGTTTCTCGGTTACGATTACTCTTTTCATAATTAACGAATGTCGCCCTTCTTGAAAACAGTGCAATTCTTTTTGAGGTTGGCTAATTTTGCCTCCTGAATTTGTTTCTTTGTAACAAATTTTCCCTCAGTCAGGTCAGCGCCATCAACGCTTAATTTCACATTCGTACCGCTTCCAACCTTAGAGACGATGTTGTTGTACTGAGTTTTGAGTCCCGCCGTACTGACAGTTCCATTAGCGTCTGGCTGAGCGTCAACGGTAAGCTCGTTGCTCTGCTCCGTAATTCTTTCTTTTAACTGAGCCAACTGCTCTTCTGTAATGTGTATGCTTTTCATTTCTGTTACTTTTTACTTCCGTTAATTTGTGTTTTACCCTTCCAAGCTTTCGGGGTTTCCTTCGGGACTTTCTTATCGCTCACTTCCTTAGGACGTTTCTCGTCAGTGCAAGCGTTCATAAGTTCCATAAGAGATTTCTTCGTATACTTCTCCTCATTAACGGGCTGCTGCATATCCATAGGCTTATCGTCCATAGGAATTTCTTCGTCACCGACAGTTGGCTCTTCTACTGGCTCTTCCTCTGTTTCGTCCGATGAAGCGGAATTTATTTTCTCAATCAATTCCTTCTTAGCCTTTTCATCAAGATTCTTGCAAGCCGCTGAAATTATCATACTTGCAACATATTTTGATAATCCTGCGTCAGGGCCCTGTTCATTATTGAATGAATTGAGGGACTGAGAAAGCTTCCCTGTCAATTGCTGAATGTAATGCTTAGGGTCCGTTTCCTCGTCAGCCTCAACACCTGCGTCAAAATTCGTATCGAACTGATTGCTTGCTCCATCGTCAGTCATTTGTGCATTCGGATCCATTGAAGGATCGATAGGAACGCCCGCAGGGTCTCCCGTTGGGCCCGTAGGTCCCATTGGCACTGCTGCCGTCATAGGGTTTTCCTCAGGCATTGGAGGCATAGACGATTGTGCGTTACCAACCTTGATAACCTTCCTGTTCTCTCTCAGAACTTTGTCTATGATAGAGAGAATTTGCCCCTCCTTTATCTGTATCTTTTCGCTCATACTATATTAACAATATACTATTCTCCAATAAATACAACCAAAAAAGAAAAAAGCCGCACGAATGCGGCTCATTTTCAGTATTGTTTAAGTTAGATTAGTTCTTCTTAAGAGACTCTTTAAGCTGTGAAAGAACCTTGTCTGTCAGGTTGCTTACGAGCTCGTCGAAAGGCTTTCCGTCGCCGATTTTCTGTCCGTAAGGCTGCTCACCCTTTGCAGACTCGTCGTTCCAGTCTTTCTTTGCTGTTCCTGCAAGAACCTCCTTGTTGTCAGGAGTTGTCATAGGTTCCTTGCGGAAACGAGGGTGCTTTCCCCAAGCGTCAAGCTTAGTAACCTCTTCCCTGACAATCTTCTCGATAGCCTCTTCGAGGGTGAGAGTTTTCTTCGCGGGCTTCTTGCTTTCAGTTAACTTGCGATACACGTCCTTTGTGATTGATACGATAGCCTCGTTAAGTTTATCCCAAGACTGTGCAGGAAGCTTTTTCTCACCATTGTAACCATATTCGTAGTTCTTCATGGTATCCTCGTCGCCCTGTTTTGTAGGCTCGTTTACGTTTCCGTCCTCTTCATTGATTCTCTTCCACTCTTCGCCCTTCTCGTCACCAACACCGTTATTGGTTCCATTGATAGGATTGTTCTCCTTGTCGAGAATAGCGTTGTCGCCAGTAATTGCGTCAGCATCCTTTGAACCTTCTACGAAATTCTTCTCAAATTCCTCGAGAAGCTCGTCGAATGATTGCTCAGGCTCATTGTCGATACCTGCAACGTCTCCGCCAACCTCTGTGTTGTCAAAATCAGAATCTGTAAGCTCTGCGCCTTCCTCTCCGCCAAGCTCAGGCTCGATTTCAGTTGAACCAAGCTCTTCTTCGCCTGTGCCGAAGTCGTCTGCATTAATGTCATCAACAGGAGTTTCCTCGCCTGCAGTAACGTCAAGAGTAGGGTCTAATTCGCAAAGTCCCTCGTTCATCTTAACAGCCTTTGCACCCTTAGGATCCTTGTCAGCAACACCGTCGCCTTCGAGGTCGTCGTGTGCGTCCTTGTAATCCTTATCAGAGCCGCTGTTAGCACTCTTCATCTTATCTGATTGAAGGTCTTCCTCAACGCCCTTAACGTCCTTGTTCTCGGTAGCACCCTCAACGGTTCCGTTGAACTTAGGGTCCTTGTCGAGCTTAGCCTCAGTCTTCTCTGTGAAAGGATCGTTGTTCTTCACAGTGTTGTCACCTGTTGACTTGCCCTTTGACTCAGGGTCGCAGATGCAGTTCTTTCCGATTGTGCAGGAATTCTCGAAAATCTGATTCATTCTGTCGATTTCCTTCCTTGCATCCTCGGTTAGCATAGCGAAAACCTTCTCGCTGCGGTTAACGTCAACGGTAGAAGTCTTCTCATGCTTGCCATAAGCCTCATTGAGTGACATAAGTTTGAACTCAAGCTGCTTAGTAGCCTTATTGTAATCGGTGAATTCGTTTTCCTTACGGTTATTGAAACCACCGATATAATCGTAAGACTCAGAGATATTTTCCTTACCAACCTCAGTTGTCTTAATGTAGTACTTGGTGCCTTCCTTAAGAATTCCGTACACCTTTCCGTCAGCGCCGTTTGCGTGATACTCTATGTTGCTGGAAACTTTCTTCTCAGGGGCTCTGTACTCCATGAGGAAATTCATTCTAGCTACCTGGTCTTCGTATTTTGCCATATTTTTTTATTTATTATCGTCGTTTATTTTTATATAAATACGCTTTGCTCGTCAAAAAACACTTATTGTGTTTATTTTATGGAATATATCTTATCGTAAGTTTTCGATTTAACGTCAGCAAGACGCTCGATATAACGGAAACGCCTTAGGCACTTGAAGATTATATTGCCGACAGACATTTCTCCGCCCTTTTTGAGAGATTCCCTTCTCATTGATTTTATCTTATCGAACAACGCCTTAGCTTTATTCGCAGTCTGTTCCGCATCGTACTCGCCGCTATCGTTGTCGCACTCGTCTTCAAGCTTTTCAATTGCCTTCATAAATTTGAACACCTTTTCTTTAATAAGGAATTTATCAAGCTTGATAGCCTTTATATTGTCTGGTTCTGGTTCCTTTATCCATTCATTTCTTTCGAGAGAATAGATACCGCTTGCAGCGTGTTCCTCATTGGTGTCCTGAACATAAACCTCCACAGGAAATCCGTAGATTTTCAAATTCTCGTGCTTTTCATTCCAAAGATTCTTCTTAGAATCAAAATAATCCTTTACAAAGTTAGTCCTATCATCAACTTTCTTGAAATCCATTAAAATATGAAGATCAAAATCAGAAAACTTACTCCAATTGTAATTTGCGAGACTTCCTGTCAAAATGATATCGTCCGGCTTCACCCAGTCAACCTCAAGAGAGGAAATGAAGTCGTCGGCAATATCGAGGAGGCGAAGTCGCACGCGTGAATTAAGTTTTCCGTTAACCCAAACCTTAGGGTGAAGTTGTTTCTGCGGCTTAAAGGAAGATAAATCGAAGCCGGGATTGAGTAAGTCCCTTTTCTTAAAAGAATACTCAACAGTCTCTTCCCTTTCAGGAATACTGTCTATATCTTCATAAATGACATGGCAATATTCACCAAGCCGCTCGCCCGTTAATTTGTACTTAGGGCAGGCGGCTGCGTCGAAGATATTGCCATTCTTATTAGTCATTAACTAAGAGTCTCAAGATATTTCCACTTATAAATCTTTGAAAGGAAATCGTCGGTAACGTTGTAGATTCCGCCGTATCCGTGTTCACCACCAATGGAGTCAATGAACTTATTCACATCTTTCTCCAATTCGTCAAGAATACCACTTAGTTCAGAAGCCTCTGGGAGCATAGTCTTCAAATCTCCCTTACCAAACTTTTCCCCAAGTTTACCCATAACTACTTCGGCGAGTTCGTCCTCAAACTCGAGAACACCCTCGTCAATTTCATCAGTAAGGATATGCCTTGAATGGTTGTCTGTTGACCAGTGTAACTCTTTAAGAGTCTGGTGATATCCTTCCAAGCTTCTAAGAAGCTCCAACGCGTTTTCTTTTGTAAGTGCCATAATAAATTAGTTTATAACGTAAATGACAGCCCTTTCACCCTCAGTATAAGGGTCTTCTGACTGATATTTTCTCTGCACGATTTCAGCCCTCTTTCCGAACACTCTGATATCGTCGATAAGTTCGTCAAGATTAAGAGTTCCCTCTGTATTTCCGAATGCACCCGTTTTCTGGGTTATAAGGTAAAGCGTTCCACGCCCCGTTTTTGAAGGGCGCTGCTGTTTGATAATCCAACCGTTGCGTTCGATAACATCATTCACCGTAGGATTCGGAATTTCCTTATCGGAAGGGACGTGTGCCATATAAAGCTTATTTAGAAGCCCTTCCCTCAATATTGTCTTAAATGCCTTTTCGTCAATCGTTATGTTCATAATGATACATTTTACTATCATAAATACATTTAAATTGCGAATAGTTGCGTATTTATTTGTGAAAATGGCGAAACAGTATCCATACGTAAACTTTCACGATTACACGTACTTAAACGCGAACGGCTATCTGCAGAAATTCAGGAATGCACTTGGCAGAAGTTACCTTGACCGTGCGACGCTTACAAAACTCTTGAAAGTTATCAACAAGGATTTCAAGTTAGTTGGCTTCATAGTCCCAGATTATAAGGGGAATTACGCGCTCTATAACAAGAATACGCTTAACAACCTACTCGGAATTGACGAAACAGGATATGAGCATACAAAGCCCGAGCATAACAAATACCTACAAATCCTCGAAAGGTACCTTGAAAGATGGGAAGCTATGGATTTTGAGAAGGAAAGAACGGACTATGAGGAAGAGCCTGAGGAGGACGAAATGGAACGAGTTTCGCGTGAGCTAATAGATTACGACAATCTCAACGAGAACAAAATGGGAAGAAAAATTTACATAACCGAATCTCAGTATAATAGAATTATCAGTGAGGGAATCGAGGTAGCAAAATATTCCGTAGAGCCCGATAAGGTTAAAGTTGTTAAAGAATTCCTTGACAATAACTTTATTAAAGGCGGAATTGCTGCAATAGGGGAGGACGGATATCCTTCAACAACGCCAATCGTTGCTCTCAAGGGTACCGACGGAAAACCAGCAAGGAACATGTCAGACAAGCAGGCATTCGAACTCCTCAAAGATAAATTTGGAAAGATATATTCAGATAAAATTCAAGCAAATAAATTCCTTGCTCAGATACTCAAGGATTGGTATTATGATAGAATCAGCAAACAAGGGTTGCTAAGCGTAAACAGATATTAAAAAACACGCTCGATTGAGCGTGTTTTTCTTTAATCCCCGTAATATTTTTTCAACCAAGCCTTGTATTCTCCACTTTTTACTTTCTTCACCCATTCCTGATTTTCAATGTACCACTTAACTGTCTCTTCGATTGATTGCTCAAAGGTGTGTTTCGGTTCCCACCCAAGTTCATTCGTTATCTTGGTATGGTCGATATCATATCGAAAATCGTGGGACTTACCGCGAGGATCCTTGATAAACTTTATCTGCTTTCTGAAATCAACAGTCTTATCTTCTGTGTAGTATTTCGCTACTTCAAGAATCAAGTGCTCAATAATTTCGATATTCTGTTTGCAGGCGTCCCCGCCAATGCAATAGAGCTCACCCGGCGTTCCCTTGTGAACAAGCAAGTCGATAGCGTCAGCAATATCGTGAACGTTAGTCCAATCACGCATTTGCTTTCCTTCTCCGTACACGGGGATATCACCTCCGTTGATAAGCCTGTCAATAACGAGCGGAACGAGTTTCTCGGGGAATTGGTTTGGACCAATAGCATTACCACACGCAAGGTTAATTACAGGAAGCCCGTATGCTTCGTAGTATGTCTTTCCGAACATAACCGCAGCAGTCTTTGACGTGCTGTACGGACTATGAGGGTCTAACGGAGTTTTCTCACTGAATGGCTCGTCGTCAACGCCAAGTGCGCCGAAAATCTCGTCGGTACCCATATTAAGGAAAACGTGCGAGGACAAATCGTCCTTCCAATATTTCAGTGCGGCGTTCAGAAGATTCAACGTTCCCATTATATTCGTCTCTGCGAACAGCGTAGGGTTAAGCATACTTCTGTCAACGTGGCTTTCAGCCGCGAGGTGGATAACGTCCGTAATTCCGTATTTCTCAAATGCTTCCTCGATTTTCTTCTTGTCTTTCACAATGTCCAGCATAACCATTTCATAATTCTTTTCACGATAGATATCGTTAAGATTTGAGATGTTTCCCGCGTATGTTATACTGTCAAGATTGTAAATCTTATAATTAGGATACTTTTGTACAAAATGCCTTACAACGTGGGAGCCAATGAATCCATAGCCACCAGTAATTAGTATTCTTCTTTTTGCCATATATTAAAACGGATTTTCGATTTCTTTTAACGGTTTATGCAACTTATCCTTTGGTGATAGGATTGCGTCCTTAATATCAATCCACTGATTCCAAGGAATCGCAATGACAGGATCGTCCCAAGCAACGGCGCCCTCACTCTCCTTATTGTACAGATTATCGCACTTATATTGGAAAATAGTGTTATCCATTAGGGTTACAAATCCATGAGCGAAACCCCTCGGAACAAAGAATTGCCTATGATTTTTCGCTGAAAGGAAAGCATAATAAAACAACCCATATGTTTCAGAATCTTTTCTTAAGTCAACAACCACGTCAATAACCGCGCCGCTTACAACGCGAACGAGTTTCGCCTGAGCATATGGGGGTTTCTGAAAATGAAGCCCGCGTAGAACGCCGTACGACGACTTGCTTTCATTATCTTGAACAAATTTAACATCCGCCACCATTTCGCGGAACTTCTCTTCATTATAACTCTCAAAGAAATAGCCGCGTTCATCCTCGTAGATATCTGGAATAATCAGAACCGGGCCTTCGCTACCTTTACTCTCATGAAACCTAATTACGTCCATCTTTTTTCTTTTAAACATACATAAAAATTTTTCTATTTCAACGAAATATGTTATATTTGTAAAAAGTTTTAGTATGGAGGATAAGCATATTATCATAATGGGTGACAAGCAGTTTTCCGCCTCCCCGTATCAAGAGAAAGTTTTCGAATTCCTTGAGAAGGGCTGCGGAAATCTTGTCATAAACGCGTCGGCTGGTTCAGCGAAGACTACTACGCTCGTTAACTGCATGAGGTTCATACCTAAGGATAAGAAGGTTATGTTTGTCTCATTCAACAAGCATATTGCGGAGGAAATCAACCGTCGCCTGACAAACCCGAATGCTACGGCAAGGACGTGTTCGAGCGTAGGCTTCGAAATTTGCAGGGAAAACGGAGTCGGCGTCGGTACTGTAAATAACGACAAATACACCAATTACATTCGAGAAAATATAAATTCGATAACGAAGTACGGAGAGACAGAAAGCCTCAGCCGTTCGCGTGTTACATATATGCGCAACATACGTCAGCTTGTGGACTTGTGCCGTTACACACTAAGTTTTACACCAAGGGAGATAAAGAACCTCGCTGATAAGTATGGAATTGTTCCAATCAGGGATGAATTTGACGTGTGTAGAAATATTCTTATTTGGGGAAAGGAGCATACTGACGTTATTGATCAGACAGATATGGTTTGGCTTCCAAGCGTACTAAACCTTACTACAAAGTGGGTGTTGAAGGATTTTATTTTCATAGATGAGGCCCAGGATATTACCATTGCCCAACAGGAACTCATTATGAAATGTGCGAAACGCGGGGCAAGAATTATTGCCGTCGGTGACAAAAATCAACAAATTAACGTATGGTGCGGAAGCGACGAAGAAGCAATTGAACGGTTCAAGGAAATGCCGGGAACGATAGAAGCCTCCCTTCCCGTTTGCTACCGTTGCGGAAAAAAAATAATTGAACTCGCCAACAAAATTTCAGATGGAAGAATGATAGCCCCCGAAACGGCGCCCGAAGGAGAAATAATCGAAAACGTTAAGATTGGAGAGATAAGAAATGGCGATATGGTTCTGTCAAGAAACACCGCCCCGCTTATTGAACTTCAACAGAAACTTCTCAGAATACACAAGAAGGTTTACATTCAGGGATTTAAGGAAATCCGAGACGACTTCCTTGATATTATCAAGAATACTCACAGTACGAAAATAGATGCGGCGTGCATAACGGAGAATGGTATGTTTCCGCAAATGTACCGTATGCTGCTTGACGAAATTGACAGGCTTAGAACACAGGTTGGAATGGACGAGGACGAGGCAATGTCGCACCCGTCAGTTCTTTACCTCTACGACAACATTAAGGCTATTGAGGTTCTGTCAGCAGGCGTTCTTTCTGTTCAGGAACTTGTCGATAAGATTAACGTAATTTTTAACGGATCAAAAGACGAGGCGATTCTCCTATCAACGGTGCATAGGGCAAAGGGGCTCGAGGCTGACAGGGTATTCATATATCAACACTCGCTCCTTGTAAATAATCCACTTGCAAGGAAAGATTGGGAGATTAAGACAGAGAGGAATCTTTTATATGTTGCGTACACGCGCCCGAAACTTCTTCTCGGATTCATTGAGGAAGAGAACCGATTCAAGAAAAACCCGTTCATTGCGCAGAATAGCTTTGGGGCGGAAGTTCACAGAATTAGAGTGCTTCTTAACAGAGAAGATAAAGTGGAATCCTTTGATTACGGTACACAATCTTGTGGGTCACAAATTAGTACACCTTCAACTCAGGCGACAGAAACAGCTAAGAATACAAAAAAAGGTGGATTAAAATTTGCTAATTTGCTTAAAAGGTAATATCTTTGCAGCAAGAAAATACACAATTCTATGGCAACAAAGAAAGTAAGCACATTTAATTTACCGCGTCCCGATCAGATTAAGGCGTATCTTGATCAATATGTTATTGGACAGGAGGAGGCAAAAAAAGTTTTGTCGGTTGCGGTTTATAATCATTACAAGAAAATCAGCCACAACTCAATTTCAACCGAGATGGAGCTCGGAAAGTCCAATGTTATCCTCCTTGGAGACACCGGCTGCGGAAAGACGTTGTTGGTTAAGACAATAGCAAAACTCCTGAACGTACCCTGCTACATTCAGGACTGCACAAAGATTACGGCAAGCGGATATGTCGGTTCAGACGTTGAGGACTGTCTTGCTGGGCTTCTTCGTTCCTGCAACTACGATATGGACGCCGCACAGCTGGGTATTATCATGCTTGACGAAGGCGATAAGATTGCAAAGAAAGAAGCGGGCCCCTCGATTACTCGCGACGTTTCTGGCGAGTGCGTTCAGCAGTCCCTTCTCAAAATTGTTGAGGGTGATTTGGTTGGCGTACCCCCGGCTGGCGGCAGGAAACACCCCGAACAGCCACTTCTCTACGTCAATACAGAGAACATTCTTTTCATTCTCTCAGGCGCATTCGTTGGGCTTAACGAGATTATCGAGAAGCGTCTTGGCGGAGGAAGAATTGGCTTCGGACAGGAAGTCATTCAGCGCTCAGAGGAAGAATGCCTCAAGTATGCAACCCCTCAGGATATCCGCGATTTCGGGTTCATTCCTGAATTTATCGGGAGGTTCCCTATTATTACAAACGTAGAGCCGCTCAGCGAGGAAAGTCTCGTAACCATTCTGAAAGAACCCAAGAACGCTCTCGTAAAACAGTACACAGCGCTTATGGAAATGGATAATGTCAAGTTGACGTTTACAGACGACGCGCTCTTCGAAATCGCAAAGGTTGCGAATAAACTCAAGACAGGTGCCCGCGGACTCCGTACCGTTATGGAAACCATTATGACGGATATAATGTACGAGTGCCCGGCAAAGGCAGCAAAATCTCGCGGAATGTATAAACTTACAATCGACAAAGATACGGTTGTAGCCAAAACAGAGTATAAATTTAAAAACTTAAAGGAGGCTTCATAATGAGCAGGCAAGATAAATTCACCGAATTCGTTTCATTCGAAATAGCCGAGAGGCTTAACAATGCCATATATCCCGACGAGGGTTTCGCATATGCGGCGGAGGACTTGGAATGCACCAACGATCACTTTACGGGTTCCGTGAAGCATAAAAAGGGTGAGTTTTTCGACGCAGAGGGTGACTATGTTCATGGAAAGCACTACTGGGCGCCGACTTACGGTGATGTGCTTGACTATTTATCAAGGAAATTCGGAGTTCACGTAGAATTTACGCCTTGGTTCACGTACGCCCTTGAGGGGCACACAGCTTACACTTACAGGGTGTTCAAGGTAAACGACGAAACCGCAAAAATGGACTTGCTCTTCGAATCTGGCGAAGGAATAGGAAGTTTCGGGCTTTGTATCAAAGAGATAGTCGATAAACTTATTAATACCGTAAAATAATTATGTCATTTCCATTTTGGCCCATAGTGAATTTGTGCGTTGCAAACAGATTGTTCTCAGACGACGAAGAAAGTAAATGCTTTACCTGCAGACATTATCGCGGAAAGGGAAATTGCAAAGAAGGGCATTACGATGCCGGTGGAGATAAGAGTTATTGCTATGATTACGATGAACGGGATTAAAGACGCCGTAGGTTAACCTACGGCTTTTTTATTGACTATAACAATATTTTTCCGTATTTTTAAATAAAAAAAGATATGGCAAAGAAAGAGGAAACAATTGACAGCAAATACAAAAATCTATCTGGAAAAACATTAAAGGAGCTTTTAACCTTAAAGGATGGTTTAACATACTTGATTCAATATTGGGATAACGTTGCACAGGCAACAAGCGGAAACTATCAATATGGTGTTAAGGAATCATATGAGAATGCTAAGTTAATGTCTTCAAAATATAATTTAGCATTGCTAAATGCCATTTCAGCTATTGAGGAGAAAGTTAATGAAGAAATTTTTGGTTAAACTACGCATATTCCTCGAATCGCTTGCTTGGGGAATGAAGGGCTCGGATAAGCTGATATCGACTTCCAACAAAGAAAATGATGGAGGTGATATCGGCGGCATTGAGCAGCACAAGGAAACACAGAGCGTGTATGCGGATCTTCTTCGTGGAGAGGTAACGCAGGAAGTGAAGGAGTTCCGCCATGAAATGTACTATGCCGAGAGAAAATCGCACGATTACGTTTACGGTGGCGGCGGACACGCCGTTAAGAGAAATAAGATATTCGACTACCAAGGTAACGTCGAGCGAAGCGACGGACTTAAGATACAAATCGTTCAAGACAATAGGGAAGATATGTCTTCTCTCATTGAAAACGGAATTTATTCTCAGGGAGAAGAATTCGAGCTATCAGAGAAGGCCAAGGGTGATTTGAAGGAAAAGGATAAGAGAGAATTCACAATTAAGATTGAACGAGACTTCTTCCCTTCATTCAGATTGGAACAGTACGCAACAAAAATTGTTGTCAAGAAAGCGGACGATACCAACGTAATTCTCGATATCTATACTTGGAGCGACTTACGTCAGTTTGACAACAGACACAAGCTTTTCCTATCAGGAATTAAGAAGATTATAGGGGGTGACACGCGTTCCGATATTATAGACTTTGATAACCTATCATTCGTAACATACAACGCCTACGGCGCCGACGATTTAAGGCTGTACGAATACAACAATGTACATTTCATTGAGATTATCCCGTTTGACGGCAACTACGTCCTTAGGTTCAGCGCGAGTATTGTGAAAGACGGAGAGGACTTGATACAGGAATTTTACAACGAAATCGCCGCAGAGAAGTCGAAAAATCATGAGGCAAGGAAGAATGCGCCAGAAATTAGCATTGAATCTGTAATGGAAGCACAGGCAGCAGAAAATTATGATTTCGACCAGGCGAAAGAATTAATGGAAGAATTAAAGGACGATGAAGAAAAGTGAACCAACATCGCTATGCGATATGCTTCATTTCGATAGAGGTGAAGGAAAACGGGTTAAAGTAAGGGATTGCGAGTTACTTAACTCGTTTTTCTTTAGCAGGAACGATTATTACCTTCTAAGGAAGAAAAGGATATATTATATCTGTATTCCCGTTGACGGCACACCAGTTCTTGTGTGGTGCCACCCAGAAGTAAAGAACGGAGAAACATTCCTCCCGAATGAGGTTATCAGTATGTTCAGAAATGAATATATGAAGAAGGGGATTACACAGAAAGACATAGACGAATTTATCAACGACCCAGTTGGGTACGAAAAAAAGCGACTCAAATAAGTCGCATTATCCCCCATAGTTGCCACAAAGTACAACTTAAACAGTCACAAATTTTCTTTCAAAGTGACTTAGATTGTCACGAATAAAAGTACCCACATGCAACCCAACACCGCAGCCAACAGTCCGTCGCGAAACTCTCTTGTTTTTACGAGCTCCTTTGGCGTTTGCTTGGCGAGCCTACCGACAAAATAAAACATCACGGTTACGAACGGACTGAGTATTGCACTCACAGCCAAAGATAAATGAACCGTCAATGCGAGTAGGCTCAGAACGGCGAAAACCATGCCGGCGTAAAAGCTTAATGTTTGGGTTGCACAAAAATACTTGAATCGTTCAGCCAACGAATTGATTTGGATTTTCATGCAGTTTCTTCCACGCTTTTATTATAAATAGAAAAATTAAGAAAAAAAATTAATTTTCCTTTTTTTCTTTTTCACTCTTAACTCGTTTATAATATTCAAGTTGGGCGTTAAGTTGTGCCAAGTCAGTATCCCCGACTTTTTCGTATTCGCACTTTCCCTTGATAAATTTGTTCAAAGCCTTTCCGTTAGAACCGTCAAGTCCGCCCGCCATGAACATAAGGTAATCGTTCACGTTAACGTTCTTATAGACGTACGTTGCGCCGTTCTTAAAAACAACCCTGAGAACCTTCAGTTCGTCAACCTTGTCCTCACACTCAGAATAAACAACATTTGAGGAATCGTACCAAGCGTGATCAACACGCGCTTCCTCGTCATAGTACCTAAAAATTATCATATCAAAAGTTGATTTACGAATAAATTTTAGTATTTTTATTGAAAAAAGCAACAGTACATGGCAACACAGCCAATTAAAAACACATCCAATTACGAAAAATATTTCTCAAACGAGATAAAGAAACTTCTTAATGAGGTTGTATTAAATGTTGCTCAGGAAACTATTCCCGCAAATTCGATTGCGCCAGAAATATTTTTCATAGCCGCACTCGGCTACCCTGATTGCATGCTATATAAGGCAGTTAACGGATATCTTACGACGTTAAAAATCGACGAGATATACGACAAGCTCGTATTGTATGCACAGGATAAATATGCGCTTGCTTCTGCGCGTCCGAACAGGATAATCGACTATTCACCTGAAATGAGAACGCTGTTCCAAAAGGCTAACGCCGAGCGCTCAGAATTAAACGATAAACTAATCACGTCAGACCATGTTCTGCTCGCGGTTCTAAATGAGAAAACAAAAGCATACGACAAGATTCAAGAATTATTTGAAAGAGAACGTCTGACTTATAATATCGCCAAGGACCTTTCACGGAAGCTACACACCACGACAGATATAATTGCTTCAAACGCAGAGGAAGAAGACGGTGCGGAAGATATTCCAGATGCATTCAAGGCAATGCTTAACAACTACGACAGATATATAAGTGGTGTTGACACCGCAGCCGACGACTCTGGTGGTTTAGACTCGATAACGATTGTCGGAAATCTGCCAAGTGGAGTAGATCCTGAATCCTTCATGGAAGAATTAAAGAACAGCCTCAATGGAGTAATTGCGAACAACGCGAAGAAGGAAACGAAGAAGAATGCAAATGGTTGGACGAAAGCGCCATCATTTTCCAAGAGTCTAAATGAAGCGGCAGACAAGGGACTCATTGATACAATTATCGGGCGGCAGAAGGAAATCGACTTAATGGCGAAGATATTCGGCAGAAGAAAATGTAACAACGTTCTTTTAGTGGGAGAACCTGGCGTCGGCAAGACTGCAATTGTTGAAGGACTTGCGAGACAAATTGTTGACGGCAACTCACCCGCAAGCCTTAAGAACTGCAAGATATTCGAACTCAACTATTCCGATATGATGGCGGGAACGCAATTCAGGGGAGTATTTGAGGACAGACTTTCTTCATTCATAAAGGAAATAAATAAAATTGAGAACGCAATTCTTTTCATAGATAACGTTCACAATATATTTGCAGAAAGGCAAAGAAATGATTATGATTTCTCCGGCATTCTTTCAACACTTCTTTCGGAGGCGAACGTTAAGGTTGTAGCGACGACAACGCCAAAGGGATACCACACAACATTTGAGGGCGACCCTGAGTTAAGACGTAAATTCCAGAAGGTTACTGTTGACGCTCCGTCTATCGACGAGAGCATAGAAATCCTTATGGCTAATAAGGAATATTATGAACAATATCACGGTGTCACATACTCAGACGAGGCTATCAAAGCTTGCGTAACGCTCTCAAGCCGATACATTACCGACAGAAACCTTCCTTCCTCAGCAATGGATATTATGGACGAAGCCGGCTCAAGTAAAAAGAACGGACTTATCGAACCTGAGGGAATCAGGAAGAAACGCAACGCGATTGCTCTGTTCAAACGCGAGAAAGAAAACTTCATTAAGGAAGATAAAATCAAAGAAGCCACAGACGCAAACAACAAGATTGAAGGGCTGAAACTTGAAATAGCGAAGGAAATGGATACGTATTCCAATCCTATGAAGAAAAGGGACGACACTGTTTCCGTTAACGATATCTATAAGGCAATATCAGAGCAAACCAATATTCCCCTTCAAAAGCTTGATGTATCCGAGAAGAAAGCTCTTTCAAATATTGACAAGATATTGAAGAAATCTATTATCGGACAGGACGAAGCGATTGATGTGGTGTCAAGGGCTATCAAGAGAAACAAGGTTGGACTCACGCCCGCAAACCGTCCGATATTCAGTTGTATCTGCATTGGTAGCACAGGAACGGGTAAAACCCTTATGGCAAAGAAACTCGCTCAGGAAATATTCGGCGACGAGAAATACCTTGTTCGTTTTGATATGTCGGAATATTCAGACGAAACTGCCGTGAACAAACTTATCGGTGCTTCAGCAGGATATGTCGGATATCACGAGGGAGGATTGCTCACAGAGGCTATTAAGAATAAGAAGCACGCCGTTCTGCTCATAGACGAAATCGAGAAAGCCAACGAGAAAATTTATAATCTGTTCCTTCAGGTACTCGACGAAGGTTTTCTTACTGACAACACAGGGCAAAAGGTTGATTTCAGAAACACGATTCTGATAATGACTTCGAACATTGGCGCCAAGAGAGCCGCTACGGAAAAGGGTATTGGCTTCGCGGTTGACGATAATGCAAATAAGAAGGATATCATTGAGAAGGAACTCAAGAATAAATTTCCTCCTGAATTTATTAACAGAATTGACGAAATTGCATATTTCAACAACTTGACAGACGATAATCTTAGAGATATTATCAGGCTCGAGCTTAATAAACTCAAGGCAAAGATTGAATCGCTCGGGCACACGTTCGATTATGACGACGGTTCCGTTGAATATGTCTTTGAGAAAATTTCGAAGCAGAAGGAATACGGCGCCCGTCCAATCCTCAGGGCAATACAGTCAGAGTTCGAGAATAAAATAACAGACTTGCTTATCGACAACGAATTCACAAATCACCACTTCAACTCTTTCATTGAATATGAAGAGGGAGGAAACGGAAAACGACTGATTATAAACTAAAAAAAACGCGTCCTTACGGGCGCGTTCTTTTTAATATTCTATGATTACCGACTTATGATCGGAAACATCATAATCGCTTGCAATCTTATAAGAGGAAGGAAGTCCCCAAATGTTGTAAACGATAAAGTGGTCCAGTTCTCCGTGCTGATACTCCTTCGTGTAATTTTGGAAAGTATCTTTCTTTTCAATTCCGAGAGCCTCACGAACGGACGTTCCCACCAACCCATTCCTTCTTGCGTCTTCAAGTTCTGCATTGAAATCTCCACAAAGAATGCATTTGTGGCATTTCATATCCTCAGTCACGCCCGTGAACGTTCTTGCGGCAATATTATCCTCACACCTTGTGTGAATGTTGAATAAGCGAAACTCCGGATATTTCGGAATGGTAATATCTACATATTCGTAGAAAATTTTGAACTTGTGGTTTCTTGTTTTTATGCCATTGTTCTTTTTAATGAAAATTGAGTGATGCGCTGAAATTCCTACACGCTTGTATCCTGACGGAATGTAGCAAGTTGCCGGAAACATCATTTCCTGAAAGCAGATAACATCGGGATTTTCCCTACTGATTAGCTCCTCCATCCGCGCCATTCTCTTCTTCCAAAACGTATTGGCGGATGAATCCGTGTCCCTCGTCCAAATACGAACGTTAAATGTCATTATTTTCATAAGTTATTTTTTGTTAGCAATTTCTCGAAGAATATCCTTTGCGTAATCCTCGTTACGTTTTTCTCGTAAAAATTGTCGGCACAAAGCCTTAAACTGTGCTTCGCTAAGATAAATTTTCCTTCCCGTATTTTTAGCAACCAAGTCCCTTGCCTTAGCTTTAATCTTATCAACAGTTTTGTTATCGCCCATTTCCTTATTAACTTTATATTTGTTTCTTAATGATTGTGAATATCCTGCTCTTTCAGAGGATTGCCATCCGTTATACGGTGCACTTACAGCCTTTTTTTCGTTGCCGTTAAATGCGTCGGGCGTTTTGTTGTGGTCTCCCGTATCTCCTATTCCACTCAAATATCTGGCAATCTTTCTATCGCCAGAATGGCGGTTAAGATTGGAATCCTTGCGAAGCGCAATAGCCATTCCATCATTGAATAGAATAGCATTGTCCGAGTCATTACTGTAAGGAGTGTCCTCAAATGGCTCACCGACAATCATATCGTCCGTAATTTCAGACGGATTTACGCTGTGTCCATATATGAATGCGCAAGGAAACGTCCTAACACCGCCATTGTTTGAAATCTTTATTCCACCGTGTTCTTTCGCTAATTTAGCAAGTATGTTAGATGAAAAATCTTCGTTAATCATATCTTTATTCCAGTTTTCAATATTTGATGGATCCCTTCTTTTCTTCAAATTTTTCAATGCTTTCCCAACATTAAAGCTTTCCCTTACAAACGGTACCGTCCCGTAATATTTTCCGCATTTATCACAGATAAATACAGGTTCTCCATGTATTTGTACGCAAACATTTCCGCCGCATTCGCACTTCTCGGGAATTTCATTTCCCTCATCGTTTTTTCTCCTTTTTGATTCCTGTAATGAGCCACCACCAGTAACTGTGCTGCAACTTTTCGAGCCGCCTTCTATGAAAGCAGAGGCAAGATTACCTCGGCAGTGCCCAACGTCCAACGCCCTGTCTATAAGCATAAGAATATCACCGGGCGACATATTTTCAGAAAACTCCTTTATAATGCTGTAAAGCGGAGTAAGCCCATAGTCACTCCAACCGTCACTTCCGTCAGGAAGCTTAGACCAATCATAAAAGCCCATGCTATCAAGCAGCTTCCATCCGTCCGAGTATCCCTCAACCTCCTTTCCGAGGACATACTCAACGTCTTCAGAAGGAAAATATGAACTGTGCCCCGCAAATTCGGTTATATATGAAATTGAAAGTGTGTTGTGGATTACAATGTCAAACCATGACAAGACGGTATTCAACGGAATTCTTGCCATAGCAGGCTCTTGAAGAAATCTTTCACGGATATTCCTGTACTGCTCGAATGGAATAAGATTCCACCTCTTCTGTGTAATCCCGTTTTCTTTGTCCCTGACAAATTCGCTAAGCAAATCGGCAGGCGAATAATCTTCCATCGCGCTATATAGACGGTCAGAAACCCCCTCATTAAGTCTATGTATTCTTGCAACCTGCCCCTCTTCAACATTTATCCACGCAATATCAGATGTTGGAAGCGTCTCTGAGAAAATTTTCCCTCCGCCTGCGTAATCCTTCGCGCACATTTTTGACGTTGTTATGAAATTTCCGTCAGTAATCGGCTTAGAACTGTAAACGGTTATCCTTCCAGTCTTTAACGCGTCTTCGAGAACGGAGTTGGGAGTATCAGGGTAAGAGGAATATGTTCCGTATTCGTCAAAATCAGCTTTAGCCTCAGCCATTGCTTCCTCAAATGTCTTTATATCGTCAACCTTTCGTATCCCCGTATGATAATCGTCAAGCATTGGATTGGTATCATTAATGATACTAAGCTGCGTTTCCTTGTTCTCCGTGAGGCGGACGTACTTGGCAAATGGTTTTCTTTGGCGATACCCGTCATACAGCCATTTTTTGAATTTATCCAAATTAACTTCCGTTATGTATTTGAATCCTTTCCAATCTTTTTCGTAATTAGAAAGATACGCTGCTTTTGCCTCTTCTGCCGTATTGAATCCGAGCATAACCTTCGTCTCGTCAAATTCATTTCCGTTGAACTGATCAATAGGAAATACCTTTTCAGAGTTAAGGTTCGGTCCAAGGAAAACATCTATCGCGTCGCCATCCTTTCCAACCGTCTTGGTGAAATACCCATAATCGTTGTGCATAAGTGTTTTCCACTCGTGCCCGTTCTTATCTTTTCCGCGACGATAGCTCCCCTTCGGATTCTCAATTGTAATCTCAAATCCGAGAACACGGAAGTGCCCCTTCTTATAATTTCCAGCACGAATTTGTCCGAGTGTTGGATTTGTATCAACACTTCCGCGTGCAAGCTTTATATCATCTGTTATTGTTTCGTTTATTTTTTGCATTTTTATGCCGTCAAATATATTTATAAATAGTGTTTTATACATTAAAAATAGGCTTTTATAATGAAAAAGACAATAACGGAAAGACAGATAAAGGGCGCAATAGAAAATGTAATTCTTGAATATTTTAAGTCACCCCGAAACGCAAAGGCTCCTCAACAGCCGACGGCTCAACAAGCTAATGCGGAAGATGATGACGAAAAATATAATCAAGTCCCAAAGGTTAGAAGTGGAAAGGAATGGCACGAAAAGGGAGGAAATTTCCCAATTGTTAGGGACGGAAAGACCTTTTATGTGTCACGTTCAGTCGCCGTATCATTCTATGCCTTCTGCCAAGACAGGAATGGGGAATGGTGTGTTCTCGCAAATAAGAGAGGACCAGGTGCCCCGAATAACAGGGGCAGGTGGAATGTTATCTGCGGATACCTCGATTATGGCGAGACTGCGGAAGAGGCGGCATTAAGGGAGTGTTGGGAAGAATGCGGACTCAGATTGGACCCATCAGTTGTAAAACAACAGGGTGTCAACTCAAAATCAGAGAACGTAACAATAAGGTTCGCAGCCGTTCTTTCAGGAACAACAGACAACTATCCGCTTTCTATGGATAATTGCGAGCCGGGAGAAGTGACTTCCGTTGCTTGGGTTCCGCTATCAAAAGTGCCAATGCTCGAATGGGCGTTTGGACAGGGACACAAGATTCTTCCTCAGGCTAAGACTTCTATCGGCTATGATGAAAAAACAATGAAATGCAATACCGACTTAACGTATAAGATTAATGCGCTCAAAAGCGAACTGAGGGGAAACAACCCATATGCATTCCAATTGTTCTCGCAAATATTACAGGAGCTTAAAGAATACAGAATGTTATGATAAAAATTTATTTGACAGAAGCTCAGTTAAACAACTATCTTAGAACGCTTTGCGAGGAAGAATATAATATCAAAAAGAAAATCGGCCCATTCGCAACACAAGAAGAAGCAGCCGCAGAACTTCACAGGCTTAGGAAAGAAAACGGATTCTCTGACAATGACAGCTTCATTGAAGGAAATTATATTGTCCTATACATCGAAATGGACAGATTTGACGACGATTACGTTGGAAACCTTTTAACTAATATAGATAAAAAATACGGAAAAGTTGCTGAAAGCCGCGATTAATTCGCGGTTTTTTTGTATGTTTGGTGAAAACATATTGAAGAATGTTAGAACTAAACAGAATTTACAATTGCGATTGCCTTGATGGACTGAAACGGTTAGACGACAATTCAATTGATATGACAGTAACGTCGCCGCCGTATGACAATCTTCGTACCTACAGTGATAAGAATACGGGAGACGAGTGTATTTGGAACTTCGAAGTGTTCAAGCCAATTGCACAGGAATTATACCGCGTAACTCGAAAGGGCGGCGTAGTAGTGTGGGTTGTTGGAGACGCGTGCCTTGATAATGGCGAAACAGGAAGTTCTTTCCGTCAGGCGCTCTATTTCCAAGAGCTTGGATTCAAGATTCACGATACAATGATTTACGAGAAGAACTCGTCGAGTTTTCCCGCAAAACTTACGTCGAAGCGCTATTCCCAAATTTTCGAATATATGTTCGTGTTTTCAAAGGGTAAGATTCGCGGTGACTTGAAACTTATTGCCGACAAACGAAATAAGTGGGCAGGTTGGACAAACTGGGGCGAACATTCTCAGTACGACGCAGACGGCAACCTCATAAAGACACAGAACATTAAACCAATTGCTGAATTCAGCCTCAGGACAAACATTTGGAGATATCCCGTTTCTTTCAACGACAAGACAGGACACCCCGCGGTGTTCCCAGAGAAACTTGCAGAAGATCATATCCTCAGTTGGTCAAATGAGGGTGAAACAGTTCTTGATCCATTTATGGGAAGCGGTACAACTGCTAAAATGGCAATGATGAACCACAGAAACTACATTGGTTTTGAGGTTAATACCGAATATTTCAAGAACTCTCTTCTTCGTGTAGAAAAATATGAAGGAAAATTCAACGATAAAGTGCAATCTGTCGATGTTCAGGAGCTGCAGGATATTGATGAGAAGGAAATTGACACGGATTCGTTACAGCTAAATCCTGTTGACGATAAGGATTTGGAGAAAAAGGCTGAATTATGGAAGGAGCTTACCGCTGAACTAAGCGACTACTTCAACACACAGTCCCTCGGTATTCTTAAAAACCTTAAGGTAAGCCTCACATTCGCTTCCAAGGCGAATGACAAGAGAGTGGAGAAGGTACTTCAGGAACGTGGTGAACAACCCGTTCAACAACAGAAGGAAACATACGTTCCACCAACCGTTACAGTAGCACCAATAGAGACAGAGCCGCCGATTAAAATTCCAGAGTCAGAGGCTGAGGTTATCTTGCCCGAGAAGGTGGTTACAAAATTCCGATTAATCGTTAACGAGGAATTGGATAAAAGGATTAGCGAACTCAGAAAGGAACTTCACAAATCCGAGCCAGTGCAGCTTGAACTGTTTCCGGATTATAAACCCATTACCATAACAGAACAGGATAAGGAAATGCTCCTTTCCGTACCGTCACCAACTCCGCAAAAGAAACGCGGGCGCCCGAAGGGTTCAAAAAATAAGACTAAGACGGTTATCCCGGAGGATAACGTTCCAATCAATCCAGAAGATTAATGAGAAGAGAATCAAATTTTAAGAATGATATTAACATTGGGAAAATAGGAGAACAGGATTTTGAGAAATTCCTTTCATCTTCTTCTAAGTGCGAACATTTTGAGAACGTAACAGAAGACGCTTTCTTTCAATTATTAGATATCGACTACATTCAATTCACAAAACTGAAGGAGGACGGAACTCAGTACACATCTGAGGACGTGAAAGACGCCCTTCTTGGGCACAAGAAAACGACAGAAAGGGACTTCTGCAACCTTTACGAAGTCAAGACGGATACTCGTTCGGAAAAGACGAGAAATGTCGTCTACGAGCTTATTTCGCACGATAAAACGGGGTGCGCAGCAGCAACGAGAGCCGACTATTTCTACTATGTATTCACAGACGAGTACAATTTCGGAGAAATTAAAGAAAGGTGGCTGATTGATATAAAGAAATGGCGCCGCCTTATAAGAGAAAACGCAGAGAAGGGACAGGACGTGCGCTTGCACAATTTCGACAGAACCAAAGACCACGTTCTCAATTTCCTCATCAATATCGAATATATGAAAGAAAACGGCGTAGCAATTAAAATTCAGCCAAGAAGCAATGGGTAACGAGAATTACAGTACGGTAAAACTATTCATACTCAGAACATTCCTATCAATCGTAGGAATGTTTCGTTGTATTAGGTATAAGAAAGGAAAAACCTATTACGGAGGAAGAAACAAGCGCTACGGAGTCTACATGGGAAAGAAAACGTTCTATGAACAGTTCACAGTTGAAGGGCTCGGTTACTGTTACTATGATAATAAACCAATCAAATACAAGAATTGGGAACTTGGAATGTGGAAATGGCTGTAAAATTTGCTTTTCACATTTAAATTTCATATATTTGCCAAAAATTAGCTGAATATGACAATTAACGTTTATGACATTGTTAAGACATTGCTGAAATATGCAATTGCCGGCACTGAGTGGGAAGGACACGTCTACACCGTTGGCGGGTGCGAGCGCGACAGGCTTATGGGTAACGAAATCAAGGATATTGATATCGTTGTCGATTTGCCCAACGGCGGTATCATGTTCGCGAAGTGGCTTGAAGAGAAGAAACTCACGAAGGGTTCCGTCGTGGTTTATGAGAACTATGGTACGGCAATGTTTAAGCTCAACGCAATGCCCGATATCGAAATCGAGGCGGTTCAGACGAGAAAAGAGTGCTATCGTGACATTTCCACGAGAAACCCAGAGACGGCGTTCGGAACAATTAAAGACGACTGCACGCGCCGCGATTTCACATACAACGCGATTTATTTCGACATTACAAATGGTGTAACGAGAGACTTTTCAGGTAACGGAATCAAGGATTTGGAAAATAACATTCTTAGAACTTGCGGAGAACCTGAGATTATCTTTAACGAGGATCCTTTGAGAATCCTTCGTGCCGTAAGATTCGCAACGAGATTTGGCTCAGAAATTGACAACAGCGTAATAGATGGGATGAAAAAATTCTCCAATAGGCTCGAAATTATTAGCTTAGAGCGCATTCAGGACGAATTTTTCAAGATTCTAAGGTCAAAAGGCGCCAAGGAAGGACTTGAGTTAATCAACAGCATTGGGGCGAGAAAATACGTCTTGCCATTTGTTGACGACGCCAAAATGGAGAATATTATTTCCGTTGCAGACAGATTCGACAAATATGCATTATTGGAAATGCGCCTTGCAGCTATCCTATGGGATGAAGAACTTGCGAAGAAATCGCTTCTTTACTTGAAATGTTCTAATGAGCTTATCAAGAAAGTTTGCAATATTATTTACATTTCGAAGAAGATAGCCGAACTTAAGGATATGAATATCTACTCAACGGGTGAGGCTTACGACTACAGGAAGATTCAATGCAAACATGACGAGATTACTGTTTGCCAGAGTGCTACTATACTAACATACGTCAAGGGAACTCATGAATACTGTTCTCACTTTTACAACATTGCATGTGAAATGAAGAGGAACGGTACCGAAACATACGGATACAAACTTCCTATTGACGGAGAGGACGTAATGAGGGAAAGGAATATTCCCGCAGGTCCGGATGTTAAGTATTGGCTTGGAGAAGCAATGAAATATGCTTATATGAATCCTAAGATTACAAGGGACGAACTTCTTAGGATCGTTAGGGAAGGTTTAGTGTCTAGCATTAAAGGATAAACGAGGTACATATTTTTATGGATTTAATGGAGTTTTTGCTATCATAAAAGTATTTATGAATAAAAAAAATGCAAACATGGAAAGCAAAAGACGTTATAGAAAATGGACAAAAGAACTAATAATAGAAGAGGCGAAGAAATACGAGTATAGAAGCGACTTTAAAAAGTCAGAGCCTAATCTTTACAAGAAAATAATAAAAGAGGGGTGGACGAGCGATGCCTTCTCGCATATGGTTCACAAGCCAAGTATGTGGACAAGAGAAGCCTGTTATAACTCAGCCTCAAAATGTAAAACAAAAAGCGAATTTGCCAAAAAGTTTAACGGCGCGTATTCTTCCGCAAAAAAGCGCGGATGGCTTAACGATATTTCAAAAAAATATTTTACAAAAGTAGGGAGTAGAGGATTTAGGTGTATATACGCATATGAATTTCCTGATAATTGCGTGTATGTTGGTTTAACTTTTGACATACAAAAAAGGAATCAATCACACATGCATTCAGACACGAGCGCTGTTTTTAAACATATGAAAAAAACCGGGTTAACGCCAAAACTTATAATTCTAACAGACTATGTTGATATAAATGAAGCATCAGAATTGGAAGGGGAAAAACTAGAAGAATACGTAAAAAATAATTGGATTCCGCTTAATCGTGCAAAAACAGGAGGAACTGGCAGTGTAATAACACCAAAGAAAAAACACGAAAAAGCAAAGAAATTCATATGGACAAACGAACTAATTGCTGAAGAAGCTAAAAAATATAATACGCGTAAAGAATTTTCGAAAAACTCCCCATCGGCATATTCGTGCGCAAGCAAAAAACGAATTCTAGATACCGTGTGCTCCCACATGTTGTTACTACAAAGAAGAAAATGGACTAAAAGTGAAGCACAAAAAGAAGCATTAAGATACGAGACAAGGGGAGATTTTGGTAAATATTCAAATGCTTGTTATATTGTTTCTGCAAGGAATGGATGGCTTGATGATATTTGTAACCACATGAAAGATGGGCATCACATAATATACACCACAGAAATTGTAAAAGATACGGTATCAAAGTACGAAAAAATGCAGCATTTAAGAGATTCAGACGACAAATTTGTAAGGGGCTGTTATTGGTGGCTGAAAAAGAAGAAATTAATATATGAATATAAAAAATTTTTAAGAAATGGAAAAGTGGACAATTGATTTTTTAAGAAAGAATAGCCTTATCGTTTATGAATATATGCGCGGAAGCCATAGCTACCATTTGAATGTTGATACCAGCGATATCGATGTAGGTGGCGTCTTCATTTGCCCTGGTTCATTTTTACTCGGAATGAGGGAATTTTACCCAGAACAAGTTGCAGACGAGAAGAATGACACCGTTTTCTATGAGTTCGGCAGGTGGGTTGAATTACTTATCAAGTCTAACCCTTCTGCTCTTGAAAGCCTGTTCGCTCCTGACGATTGTGTGATTGGCGAGGTTCACCCTATCATTCAGAAGTTCAGGGAGCATAGGGATTTGTTCTTGACAAAGGAATGCTTCAAGCCGTTCTACTCCTACGCCGCAACGCAGATTCAGAAGTGCAGGGGCTATAACAAGAAGTGCAATATCCCTGAGGATTTCCAAAGGAAAGACATTCTTGACTTCTGCTACACGTTCAAGAATCAAGGCTCACAACCAATCAAAGACTTCCTTGCTGAGCATTTTCTTGATCAAAAATATTGCGGACTTGTTAACATTCCCAACATGAAGGACGTTTACGGAGTTTACTATGACTTCGCCGCATATTGGAAATTTGAGAATATTTCCCCGCTTGATAGATACAAATCAGTCAAGTGGTTCGACGACGGCGTAGCAAACATGGACGCGTACGTTAGGCGAATGAATAATAAAGAATTCTTCCACTATAACGGAATCGTTCACCCAGACGAGATTACGAAGTCGAACACCGTTCGCCTCTGTTCGATTCCAAAGGGAGAGAAGCCAATCTGCTTCATGACGTACAACAAGGATGGATATATGTCACACTGCCGCGACTATAAGGAGTGGGCAGAGTGGAAGGAGAAGCGCAACCCCGTCCGTTACGAGTCGAACCTCGGGCACAACTACGATTCGAAGAACGTAATGCACTGCATGAGACTTGTCCGTATGGCGAAGGAAATCGCTCAGGGCAAGGGCTTCAACGTCGTTCGTGACGAGGACAGAGAGTACCTCCTTGATATTCGTAACCATAAATTCGAGTATGAGGAAGTTATTTCACAACTCGAGAAGGAGAAGGCTGAGTTCGAGAAAGCCTTTGAGACTTGCACGCTACCTGATAAGGTTGACGTCAACGCAGTTAATGAGGTTCTCAAAGAGTGCCGTTCCGAATATTACGGATGGAAATACTAATCTTGACAATAGCCAATAAAACGTTATTTTTAAGACAGTATGTTTCAGACAAATTACGGAAGTCCAAATATAGGTAAGGGGTGCAGCTTCGTAGGAACACCGAATTTCGGCTCGGAGCCGTACCTCATTACTATTGGTGATAAGACAACCGTTTCGTTCGATGTGGCGTTCGTTACGCACGACGCTGCGACCAGGGTACTCAGAAATCTTCCCGGGCACAACCCTGAGACAGTTATATATGGTACAATCAACGTAGGTAAAAACTGCTTTATAGGCTGCAGAAGTGTTATCCTACCAGGCGTAACAATCGGGGATAACACCATTGTCGGCGCAGGAAGTATAGTAAATAGGGATCTTCCGGCAAACAGTGTTTGCGCGGGGGCTCCATGTAAAGTCATCTGCTCATTGGAAGAGTACGAAAAAAAACACAAAGATGACTTCCTATATATGGTTAGTCTGCCACCTGCGGAAAAGAAGAAATACCTACTAAACCATTTTAATAGAAAATAATTTTTATAGAAAGAATTTTATATTATGAAAGGAAAAGTTATTGACAAATCATTGGAAAATTATGGACAAGTCATTGATGTTGTTCTAAACAAGTACATGGGAAAATATACCGACGGAGTAAAGACGTACCCGAAGGATTCTATCTCATTCGACAATGTGGACGAGGTTGATAGCAACAAACCTGTCAATAAGGAACTCAATGAGCTTGCTTTCCGAGTGCTTCTAGCAAAGGAATCTGCAACAACAGAGAAGAGCACGGGCGAGCAAATTACACAAGACATTGATTACGCTTTCGGCGTTGCAAAAATGTTCCAAATTCACGCTGGATGGGTTCAGGAAAACGAGAGACGTGAGAGGGAACTGAAAGCAAATCCTTGTGAGGACGAGTGCTGCTGCAAGCCACTTAATGTAGAAGAAGTGCCAACAGAGGAAGTGGCGAAGAAGAAAGAGGAAGCCACCAACAAGCGCGGTAAGAAACCCGCCCCCGCCGAGCAAAAACCCGCAGAGGAAGAGGAGAAGGGACTTAACGATTATCTCGCTGAATTGGGCGAATAATGCTTGAAGGACACGGTTATCTATTCGGGCAGAGCCTTAGGGCTCAGCCATACAGACTAAGGGAATTACTTGACGCAGGGCTTAGAGTCCTGTGTTTTCCTTGGTATGAAGAGGGCGGAACCGAGGAAGATAGGGAAAAGAGTGGCGATATTGCCGTCGCTGAAAAAACGGATAAAAAATACGTTATCAAAATTCGAGGACGGGAAGAAGAACCGCTTGTTTGTCTTTCAAAGCATTGTTCCGAAAAGGAATTTCACGAGGCGGTTATCAAACACCATATTTTGTTTATTGATATCTACGAACATATAAACCACAAGGATATTTTCGATAAAAACGGAAATTTTGACAAGTCTAAGAAAGGTGAAATCCTTGACTATCTTGCACAGTCTGGATTCCTTCGCTCTTATGGCAAGGAGGAAGAAGATTGCCAAATGAGCCCGTTCCAAGTATTCGTTCGCGATTATCCGACATTCGGGCAAGACGGTCGTCCGATTATTGGACAATATCTATATAAGAAAGGAGACGTTAATTTTGGCGTACAATTCTCGTCAATTATTGACCCATTCTCTTATAGGCAAATGAGTTGGAGAGAATTCTTCTTGTGGCTTTACGCGTAGGATTGGACAAAATCGGACAAAAAAACCCGCCTTTCGAGGCGGGTTCTTTGTTTATTTTCCGATACCGAAATATTTCATTCCTGCGTCTTCAATTTCCTGTTTCTTGAAGATATTTCTTCCGTCAACAACTACACTGCAGGACGGAAAGCGTAGTTTGAATGTTTGCCAATCAATGTTCCTGAACTCATTCCATTCAGTAAGGAGAATTAGCGCGTCAAAATCCTCAACGTCAAATTTCTTATTAATCAAATTGAAGTGCTCTCTTGCGCTTGGGTACGTTACTTCCGTATTAATAAACTTGCTGAAATTATCACCGGCAACAGGATCATATCCGTAAACCGTAGCCTGCTCATAGAGAAGACTTGACACCACAACCTGAGATGGGGCTTCCCTGATATCGTCAGTCTCGGGTTTGAAAGCAAGTCCCCATACGAGAACCTTCTTACCCGCAAGGGCACCAATATAATTACGGAGCTTAACGAGCGGAATAGACTTCTGATATTGATTAGCCTCTTCAACGGCAATAAGCACGCGTAGGTCAATGTCATTCTCCTTTCCCGTATTAATGAGAGCCTTAACATCCTTAGGGAAGCAACTACCGCCGTATCCGCAGCCCGCATAAAGGAACTTGGAGCCAATTCTTGTATCAGTTCCTATGCCCTTCCTTACTGAATCTACGTCTGCGCCAACCTTTTCACAGAGGTTTGCAATCTCATTCATAAAGCTGATTCTCGTGGCAAGCATTGAATTACTTGCATACTTCGTCATTTCAGCACTCGGAATTGACATTGATAGAATCTTTGAAGGATTGTTGATTGCAAACGGTGCATAGATATCTTCAAGAATTACCCTTGCACGTTCTGTCTTTGTTCCAATGACAATTCTGTCAGGATTCATAAAGTCCGAAACAGCCTTTCCTTCCTTAAGAAATTCAGGATTGGAGGCTACGTCGAACTGAACGTCAACATTTCTTTCAGCAAGTTCTTTGCAAATTGCGTCATGAACCTTTTCAGCCGTCCCTACCGGAACGGTGCTCTTGGTAATGAAGACAGTATATTTGTCGATAAGTTTTCCAAATTCGGAAGCTGCCTGAAGAATATACGTCAAATCGGCGCCACCATCGCCCCTCGGTGGAGTACCTACCGCGCAGAACACAACGTCGCAGTATTTGATAACCTCAGAGAGACTTGTGTGGAAAGTGAGGCTTCCATTCGCAGTGTTCTTCTTAACGAGTTCCTCAAGACCCGGCTCATAAATCGGAATTCCGCCGTTCTTCAATATCTTTATCTTTTCTTCATTAACATCTACGCAGTGTACGCGGTGCCCCATTTCAGCAAGGCATGTTCCCGTTACAAGTCCTACGTATCCAGTACCGATAATTGCTATCTTCATATTCTTTTTTATTTAAAAAATATGCTTACACGTGGATTAATCAATATTTTGTTTGTATATTTGGATTGTATTATGGAGAAAAATAAAGAGAAAAAATTAGGGCAGATTAATACCCCAGACAGAATCGTATCTAAAATGTTGGATTTTGGTGCATACAACAAGCCTATCAACATATTAGAAAAGCACATCATGGACAATAGCTGCGGGAATGGGCAATTTCTGTCGGAAATAGTTCGCAGGTATATAAAGACTGCACTCGAATACGGGAAAACGGAAAACGATATCACAGGTGAGCTTTCCAAATATATACACGGAATAGAAATAGATGAGCCAACTTGTAATGAATGCAAGGAGCGGCTTTCTTCTATTGCCGAGCAATTTGGAATAGTTGGTGTAAATTGGGATATTATTTGTGCAAACACCCTGCTTGTTCATGAGTATGACGGGAAAATGGATTACGTATTCGGAAACCCGCCATACGTTCGCGTGCATAACGTTAAGGGCAGTGACAACTATGATATTTTAAAAGGATACACCTTCGCAGAAAAAGGCTCATCTGATTTATATCTGGCATTTTATGAATGTGGGCTGAAATCGCTTAACGAAAACGGAACCCTGTGCTATATAACGCCGAGTTCTTGGCTATCTTCCGCATCAGGAAAGAAAATGAGGGACTACATACTTGAAAATAGAAACCTTTACGCGGTAGTTGATTTTGAGCATACACAAGTGTTTGATAATGCGCAAACATATTCGATCATAACATTGTTCTATAATGGAAAGAAAGAGGACGAGGTTGCGTACAATCTATACGAAAATCATGACTTCAATACCGTATCGTCTGTAACATATGACGAAATCATACATGACGGGGCTTTCAGATTTGTCCCGAAGGAATATTCCAAAACCTTCAATAACATTGATAGCTGCAAGATACGAAAAATTCGTGTTAAAAACGGGCTCGCTACACTTAATGACAAGGTATTCATCGATGAGATTCCGAAAGATTTTCCGGCAATTTATTATATACCCGTCATTAAGGCTTCCACAGGAAAGTGGGGTAAGTGCCTTTTTCCTTATGAAATCTGTTATGATAGGAATATTGAATCAATACCGCTTGAAGATATTGAAAGTCGCTACCCTTACTTATACAAGTATATAATGCTTCATGAAGAAGAACTCAAGGCGAGAACCTACGATAAGGGAAGCAATTGGTGGGAAATAGGACGCAGACAAGGGCTATCCGACACATTCAAGGATAAGATTGCGATAAATAATTTAACCAAGGGCCCGGGCGATATTAAAATTACTGCAGTTCCCGCAGGCTCGCACGTTTACAGCGGATTCTATATTCTCACTGACACGCCATTCAATGACATTAAGGAAGCCCTCCACTCGAAGCAATTCTTCAATTATGTTAAGGCGCTTAAAAAATATAAGAGTGGAGAATATTACACATTCTCTTCTAAGGACGTTGAAAAATTTTTAAATTATTGGATATATGGCAACAAGCAAAATTTATAAGCTATTTAAAGAAGTCAAAGACTGCGAAGGCAAAATTGCCGCGTTAATGAACAAGAAAACAGACGCAAAGAAAGAACTCGAGGAACTCCTCAAGAAAAACTTCTACAGACTCCGCGACTTTATAGCAAAGGCTCTCTACGAAGAGCTTGGGGACGAGCAGAAGCGAAAAATCGACTTGAAAAAACTCGAAGCTCAGAAGAAAGAAGAACAAAGAAAATTATTGAAAGAGCTTGGCGTAAAAGATAATGAAGATTGGCTAAGCGATTCAACGGTATATTCATGGAATTCATTGAATTCAGATTTTGATCCATTCGTTGACCAATTTGAAATTTATGATTGCAAACTTTCAGAAGATAAGAAAAGTATGAAGATACGTGTCGAGTGTTTAAAGAATCGACAATACCTAGGTATTTCAGGCTGCTGGATTCCGTCAACGTATGAAACAGGGTGGATTTCGATAAAAGAAATTGCAGAATACGAAAAATAAAAAAAGAGCGAATCTGCACGATTCGCCCATATGTTCCGTAAGTCTATCGGCAATGTGACTATAAAGCCGTTAAGATGGTGGTTTAGACAGAGCCAATAAGTCTGTTGGTGTCTGCATTATATTTAACATGAAAGTCGTTCAATCTTCCAACGGCTTTATCGTACCTATCAAACAATGTGGCTGTAAGTATTTCACTCCGTTCGTCATCCGATAAACCGAATGATGAACCTGCGAATAAATCAAAACACATAATATTCTCTTGCTCATTATTCCAGTTTTCATCGTTATATTCAGATTCCCCATCGGGAACAAACCGCTCTTTCAACACTTTCTTTACGCTCTCAGCAACCATCTTCCTGAGGGTGTTTTCGTTTATTTTTACAACATTCTTTTTCATATTTTCTTTTAGCTCTTTATTTAATAAATACTTAACAGTTTCGAAAACCCGCTTTTTATTGTTAAAATACGATATTATATCATTCATAACCCTTTCAGGGTTGCAACTTTGGTATTGCTGAGAAAAATTCCCAATATTCTTGTTGAATAAATCCAGATAGAGAACATCCCCATAATAAGAATCAAGCACCTCCCAAAGTACCTTAGTTTGCTGCGGAGTCGGCTTCTTGCAAATATCAATACTATGATCAAGAACCCTGATATTTCCAAGTTCAATAAAGTGCGACGTACCCTTTACGCCTGAAATTCTCGTGCAATTGTTATGCTCTGATTCCGTATAGACGACAACACCGTTTGTGAGAATAAATCCACGGCAGCCCTTGAAATAATCTCCGTGACGAAGAACCTTTACAGCCATTGCATTAACCTCGTCAGGGTTGTTCACGTTTATCACGTCATTCTGATACGCAAGAGGCTCAAACGCATGCTCGCGTCCGTCCATACACTCCCTGAATACATCTGCAGCTACAGCCTCGCCGAAATTCTCTTCAATCTCCTCGAGCGTCATTGTATCGTATTCACCCATTGAATGATACGTATCAGAGTCGAAATACTCGATTTCATAATCGCAGTTTTCCTTAATGTAATTTGCCCTTACATCGGGAGAATCCTGAAGTCCGTTATCGGATAGATATTCCTCATACCAATCTTCATCGAAATTCAACGTACAACGAATTTCTCCTATTTCACTTGGTTCAAATTTCATTGCTGTACCCCTCTTCTATAATAACTATCGAAAACTTCATCTGTAAGTCCGAAATCTATGATAACAAGGTTTTCCTGCCCATTCTCAGATACTACACCCCAAGAAGACAGTCTTGTCAAGTCCCCGTATGCGCCCGTGCATGTATCGCACAGGTATCCGTGAATAGCTTGGAAGATATTGTAATCGTTAAGAAGTTCTGCCCATTCATTCGAATCAAAGAGAGCGTCATATGTGTGGTCTCTATATGGCATTTTGGAAGGTGGAGTATAAAGGCTTGCCGTATATTGTATCCAAGCACACATTACTTCCCAATCATATCCGGTAATACGCTTGAAATCGCTTGCCTTTGCCCTTCTTGCCGCCTGCATTTCAAGGAATGTCCCGTCCTCAGTAGCGTCATACACTTTTGCAAAGCAATCGTAATATTCTTGCCTCCAATCTTGCATTCCCTCCTGATTCTGCGCAACGCCCTTCTCATTCTTAGCAACTTTCAGAACCTTCTCACCATCAACGGCGAATACAACGCGAGAAGAGCCTGCGCCAATCTTCTTAAGGTGCTGCTGGCAATACTTAACGCGCTTGGCATATGAGCCGAGGCTCTTAAGCGTATCAAGGCTGAAACCGGCAGGGTATGCCATTTCATCCATCACCGATTCGGTAATGATTCTGCAAAGCTCAGAAAGTGTTATATTGTTAGCCATTGTTTTAATAAATACATGAAAAAGTTTGTAAATACCGATTATAATCAGTATATTTACAATATGAGAGAAGATATAATGAATAGAAAAATCGGTCCAAGGGACTTAATGATAGGTGATTACTTCATGCTAAAGAGCCTTGACGGTAAGGGGACGGAGGTTATCCAAATCAACGGTATAACGAAGCGCAAGTTCGGATATGTTGCAAAGAACGGGCAGGAAAGGTATGTTCGTTTCTGCGAAAATCGCCTTATTCCGATTGAGTACTCTGACGTTATGTGGAAATACTTTGAAACTACGGACTTTGAAGTCCATGGTTGGAAAGGAGACTTCAAGAGAATGAAGAAAGAGCTTTCACATAGAATGGCGGATATAAAAACGCTTCACGAACTACAACATATTATTAATTTAAAAGACCCGAAAGCGTGGGTTATTTTTAACGAGCATGGATTCGGACATTAAATTTGAATACAATCCCCCGCTATGGGATGCTTTAAACTTTCAGCCACTCACATTGGCGGAACTCGAAGCCGCCATGTGGAAAATACAGTACAATGATAAAATTAATTCGTTTGTTCTTGGCTTTACAATAGCAAACGATAACGAGGCATGGGTTGTTGATAGGAATTACCGCACGCAGAACGATAAGAGCATTGTTCTCATTAAGGCAAAGGGAACCCTTCACAAGAAACTCGTTGAACTTGAGGAGAAATATGATTTCAAATTTGACAGGATTAACGAGAAAACAATTGAAGCATTGAGCGGATTCGGACTTACAGACGAAAACGGATATCCGTATCTTCCGAAATTCCTTAAAGAATTTGATCCTTCAAATCTGTTCGTTACAGACAAGCAGTTTAACGATTATAAATGTTATGTTAATGACTACCTATGGAAATGGAAAAAGTAACTGAGAAATGGTTCAAGGAACACGGCTGGGAAAAAACCGATACGGGAAATTACGTAGAGGAACCGGGTGTTCAACGCAACGGTACTATATACTGTTTATATGGCAAGAAAGGGCTCATTGCAAGATGGGATAGAATTGTCTACACTTATACACACCCAGTGGTCGAAAGGGGTAAGAAAAGTATTTCAAGAACATATATGTTCTACGCACGCGGAGAGAACGGATTCCAAGTCGAAAACAGACTCAGCCACTTCAATTTTCCCATTGAAACAATTGTTGCCGCATTGAAAGTGGTGGGATATGATGAATTTGGGAAGAAGAAATTATGAACAAAGCAATAGAAAACATTAAAACTCGGTAGAAATACCGAGTTTTTCTTTTAGAATCCGCCGCTTGAATATCCATTAACGAGACAGGTAATGTTGCTTTCGGGTATTCCGTAATCCCCAAGTGCATCGCCAAGCATTGCGAGCGTCGCGCCGGAGTTCATATCCTCATCGAAGATAATGTACTTCTTTCCGGCATACCTCGTGAATAGGCTCTTATCCTTGTTAAGCTGCTCGTCGGCAATAACAAACGCACCCTTCAGATACTTTCTTACGTTCTTCGGGAACTTAGTCACCTTAAAGCTAGTTCCATCAAAATTAGGCGTAAATCCCGTAACTAATGCCTCATGACATGATGCTATAAGCCAAGCCGTTTTTCTTATTGCTGCCGTGAAATCTTGCAGACAATTCCTGTAAATAATTGTACCTATCTTCTTTGACAGCTTTTCCGTATCGAAGGTGGAGGATTTTGAGTTTATAGTCAATCCGCTAAGGATCACCTTCGTCGCGTTATCGTCAAGCATCTGCCCGGGAGTGAATATTATTCTCTTTATTTGTTCAAACGCACTATCGGCAATAACCTGATATACCTGCCCCTTCTGCGCAACGGAGCCATTGAATTGATTGTATTTAACCTCCTCGGGACGCGGAACAGCGGGCTTTCTTCCCCTGAATGACGGGCGATTGATATCGAACTCGATATTGCCAAGTATATCCCAATGCCTATTGACAAAATCCTTAAGCGGTGCTGAAATCTTCCATGAAATTTCTTTCATTGCAGCCTGCTTGACATTGTGTTCGAAGCTGTTTATGCTTTCCTCGGAAATTCCTTCTTTTTCCATTCCTTCCCTGTCGAAATGGACGTTGATAAGTTTCTTTGAGAAGAATCCATCTATGAACGGAATGCCGGTTTTGTCCTGCAGCCTCTTCGAGTAGTATACATTGAATTTTGAAGAAGATGGGGCGCATACGATATAATCGGCTTGTACACCCTCTTTTTTCAATGCATATTGTGCATAATTTATGCTCTTATCAATAAATCTTGCTATTGAATGGTATGCATTGTCAGAAAATCCGTACGATACTCTATTGAAGTGATCGGAATCCCCTTCGGTTCCATTCAATGAGAAATTCTTTTCTATATCAGGAGTCTGCCCGTTGTAGGTAATCGGTACGTTTCTGAATGTCGCCTGCCCTTTTCCTATGTTCGGATTCAATGGCCTTGCGTCTTTGTTTATCCCAAGAACCTTATCAGTAATTTTACCCTGCCTCATATATCCGTTCTTAAGAACGTCTGAAATATTGAAATCGTCAAAATCAAACAACGAAATTACTTTTATTGTCGTGCCGGGAACAGTTCCGACATTATATCTCGCTATCTTATCCTCCCCATTCGCAGAAGATGCCCTATTATATTTGTTTTGCTGAATCTGTTGAAGGGTTTGAATTCTTTCTATTGTACTATCTATCCATTGGAATGCGTCTTCGTCGCTCGATGAAATTGCGTTCAATAACGCGTTTTTTGCCTTACCCTTGAATGAAGATATATCAGGGGCATTACCCTTCCTACCACCTTCTATCCAAGTACGCAGCTCTTCCAACTTAGCAATAATGGAATTTCTATATCCCTGTTTATCAGAAAACGAAGTATAATGCCCATTCAAAGTATTATCACCGTTCAGGATGCTGTTTGCTGTTCCGAAAAGCCTCGTATCAAAGTTCTTATTATCAACATCACGCTGGTTTGAATCTATGTTGACATCAACGCCGAAATTACCCGACTTGGCATAGTTAATACCCTCGGTTAACATATCGAACTGTCTCTTTGTGATAATAATATTCTTCATTCCTTAATAAATATCAAATTTATTTGGAATTGTGAATATTATTTCCTATATTTGCAGTACTATGATTAAGATAGACAAAAATTTTTACACACTTATGATTGCGGGAGCAATCGAAGATGAAAAACTCCCCGGCATTAAAGACGAAGAAGCGGTTAAGCTGATCGGAGAATCAATCGACGAAACTGTAAAATTCTACGAAGATACCTTCGGCGAGATTGAAGATTGGGAGGTTTTTGAAGACGACTTACTTGCGGACGCCAAGAAAAAACTCGGCGTGCAATGATTTGATCAAAAAAAAAAAGTTTAAGAAAATTTTTGTAAATCGAATTAAACTCTGTATATTTGCATTGGATAAACACAATAAACCATTTTAATTTAACAATATGTTTGAAAACATTCAGAATTCCTTTAACGGAATGTTCGGTAAGGTTGCTCCCGGTATGTGCCGGCTTACCATGAACGGCAATGTCGCCGTCAAATGCAGCAATGGTTACAAGACGTATAACGTCAAGAAGGGTACGCTGACTAATGTCACTAACTTCTGCTTCAACATCGGTGATGAGATGTTCTTCATCATCCCTACCAACAAGGTTGCTGTTGGCGATATCATTCTCGTCGGCGGTAAGCCCAAGTGCGTTACGGCTGTTGACAAGAAGTCCATCACCGTAATCGACTACGAGAACAGCGAGGAGCGCAAGGTTATCCCTGAGCGTCACGTGTTCATGGGTAGTACCTATTTCTACGGCAAGATTGTCTCCATGTTCGGCAACGCCTTCAAGGGTGGCAAGGGCCTCGGAAACGCTGTCAAGATGATGGTTTTCTCCCAGATGCTTGGCGGTAGTAAGGATTCCAACAGCAACGGAAACGGCAATGGTGCCAACGGCTTCGGCGCGATGCTTCCTATGATGATGTTCATGGGCGGCGGCAGCAACCCGTTCGAGGGCATGTTCGAAGGACTCGACTTCGACTTGAATCTCACCGCAGACGCCGACGATGACGAAACAACTAACGAGGAGGAGTAGTCATGGGCGTAGTTAACAACACGGACTTCAAGTCCTACGGAAAGTCTCTCGAGGAACTCGCAGAGCAGGAAGAGGAAACCGCAAAAACTGAAGAGTAATGGGTTCTGGTTCTTTTTCACTTAAAAGTTACGCTGATTACAGTACGTCCCGTGGAAAGTTATTTAACGTCACCACGAGCCGTATTGACAGCGGACAGGTGTTCGAGTCAAAGAGACTCGACGAATCTCTCAATCCGAAGAGGTTCACTGTCAGGGAGTGCGCCAACAGCGATGAACACCCGAACACAATTCCGGTGATTCTCGCCCTTGACGTCACTGGTTCTATGGGCGACGCCTGCACCGAGACTGCTTCCGCACTCGGCGTCATTATCACCAACCTCTACAAGGAGTTCAAGGATATTGAGTTCTGCGTAATGGGTATCGGCGACTTGGCATACGACGAAGCCCCCGTTCAGATGAGTCAGTTTGAGTCCGACGTTCGTATCGCCGAGGCTCTTGACAAAATCTACATGGAGCACGGTGGCGGTGGAAACCGCTTTGAAAGCTACACCGCAGCTTGGTACATGGGACTCAAGCGCACGAAGCTCGACAGCTTCGATAAGCAGGGAAGAAAGGGTATCATTATCACAATGGGTGACGAGCCCCTCAACCCTTACCTTCCCGTGAGCCAACTCAACGGAAGCACCAATTCCAAGGAGCAGGCGGACGTTGACACCAATGATCTCTATAAGCTTGCAACAGAGAAGTTCGACATCTATCACATTGCCGTTGACAGCCCGCACGATTCCTATCGGTACTACGCCGACGATATCAAGGAGTCTTTTGGCAAGCTGCTGGGTGACAACTTCAAGGTATCCACAATCAACAACCTTTCCAACACCATTGAAGAGTGCATTAAGAACTCTCTTAATGACGCGCCAGTCGCTGCCACAGAGGAGCCTTCCAAGACGCTCATCAATGAGAACGGAGAAATCGAATGGTAAAAGATGAAAGCGAGAATAGTAATCGGAGCTAATTACGGCGACGAGGGCAAGGGAACAGTAGTAGCAAACTACACAAAGCTTGCAAATGGCAAGGTTCTTAACGTCCTCACAAACGGCGGAGCTCAGCGCGGGCATTCAATCCTGACGAAAGACGGAAGTATTACATTCCAGCACTTCGGCTCAGGAACCTATCACGGCGCAGATAATTACTATTCTCGCTACTTCATTCTCAACCCGATGCAGTTCGTTAAGGAGTATGAAACGCTCCTTGTGAAGCCGACTATCTATCGCAGCCAATGGTGCCGTTGGTCCACTCCATACGATTCAATGGCAAACTTAATTCTCGAGCAGCAATTGGGGCGCCACGCTTCCTGCTGTATGGGCATTTGGAATACAGTAAGGCGTTACCGCGAGCTCGGTGCAAATGGTACCATGGGTTTTGACGATTTCGTGAAGGACGAGGCGAAAGCTATTATGCACCTTGCGGACGTCAAGCACTACTATGAGAAACTGATTTTCGTGCCTCAGGAGTGGAAATCAATTTGGGACAACCCGAACATTATGACACACTTCCTTAACGATTGCCGCTTCATGTCCGAACATACGATTGTCTGCGACAACCTGTATCAACTTGATTATGACGAACTTATTTTCGAGAATGGGCAAGGACTGCTGTTGTGCGACAGGGGGTTAGACGAATCGGACAGGACGCCAAGTCAGACAGGCATTCAGTATGCGCGTGATATGGCGGCTGGAATTATTTTCGACGATATTACAGTCCATTATGTGACCAGGCCTTATCTTACCCGTCACGGCGACGGAAACCTCTCAGGGGAGTCGAGTAGGAAATTCATTTCTTCAACCGTTCATGAAGATAGGACGAACCACTACAACGAAGGACAGGGTGAGTTCCGATTCGGTAATCTCGATATTGACTCGCTTAAGGAAAGAGTCGAGGGAGACGCAGGAAAATTCAAATACGAAATTGAACTCACACACTGCGACGAAATGGATAGAGTTGCGGAATTCAAGAAGAAATTCGGGGTTGTGAACACATACGACACTCCGCTTGTCTAAAAAGAAAACTCGGCAGAAATGCCGAGTTTTTTATATAGAAAGTAGAACTTTTTTGATTGACTCCGATACGATTACCCTGAGAGTATCCTCATTAATGGTAACTGTCTCATTTTCAATTCCCTTATTATAGACATCGGGCCAATGATACCTATCGCTAGCAAGTTTTCCGTTAACCTTAACGCCATTAATGGATTCTACGTAATCCGCGCCATCGCCGTCAATATAGAATACCTTCTTACCGATACACATCTCGTAACTATGCCCCCCGTTTCCGTGCGCACCCATTGTAACCAAGAGCGCAAATACCGCCCTTGCGTTTTTCGTATCGAACGTTGCCTCAAACGCCCTATCATCATCAACTTTTTTAAGTTCCAAGTGGCTTATCTTAATGGATGGGAAGAAGAAATCTTCCTCATCAAGCCCATATTCACTTTTCTTGTTGTAATCAATCCTCACAACGATATCCTTCTCAGTAAGTCCGTTGAGGTGCTCCAATACGGCATATACCCCGTCCTCGGGAGAGCCGTCTTTCTTTGTGTAACTTCTAAATCTGACTGTCATAACATTGATAAATACCTTTTTATTCGCGAATAATTAAAATTTTGGAGTATATTTGTCATATGACAATAGAAGAAATCAGACTACAAGTAGCAATCTCCTGCATTCAGGGAGTATTGGAAGCCAAGCACGGCGTTATCGGTGAAGTTGTTCCCGCATTGGCGGTTGAGGAATCGCTCAGAATTGCCGATGAGTTCGTTAAACAATGGGAAGAACGGTATGGCATACGAAGCTGAGATTCGTGAATTGTATGAGGAATATCTATCACTGCGTGAATGCTTTGATGCTAGCGTAAAAAAAGCCAATATAAGTGACGATATACTCGAGCGCGTGTTTTATTTCAGAGCCGCCGCAGAATATGCGCGTAAAATGAATGAAGTGGCGGAAAAACGCTACGGCTATATTAAGAGAAAATTCCCAAGTAAGCCAATATCATTAATAGAATATATACAAAAAAAGGAGGACGCTTGATCCTCCTTTAATTTTATCCATAATATGTAAGGTTAAAATTTCCAGCTGTTCCTGTCGCCAGACGTGCAGTAAACAAGCGTATTTTCATCATAGTAGTTATTCACACACCCGAATACGCTGAATGAACCGCCCCTTGTCTCCTGCGCCTTCTTCTTTGCGTCGTTAATCGCGTCCTTCTCAGCATCGTACCCTTCTCCCGTAGAGGTGTAATTCTGAATAACGGCGTCGCAACTGTCGTCAACGAGAACATAGCTGTCGTAACCGTTCTTCCACTTCAAGTCCCCGAATTCATTTTCAGATAGAACCTTCTGTATTGTTTCAGAAACCATTTCACGAAGTTGCGCCTCGTTGATTTTTATAACGTTCTTATTTTTTCTCATAATATTTTCTTTATTTCTTATTCCATTTCTTAGCATTCTGAGAGAATGTTGCCCTTTTCCTTGTAATGGGATTCTTTGAATGTGTAAGTTCCTCAGTACTCTTCCCTGTCCTCTCCTTCGTGGCGTTAAACTTCCCCTTGTTCTTTTCCTTTATATGAATACCCCCCTCCCTGAGACTTTCCATGATAACGGAAGATATTATTTCCCTTAATTGCGATTCTGTTATTCTCATGCCTTTGCCTTTTATTTTATAGATAAATACCTTAATATAAGGTAAAGCAAGTAATATTGTAAACCGATTTTGAGGAAATTGGAATTTTTTTCCGGGAAAATTTTTTGAAAATGGTACCCTTTGAAAAAAGAAGGGGGTACCCCATGGAAAAATTCGAAAATTTTTCCGGAAATTCATGCGCGGCATTGCCCCCCGCCTTTTGGGTATTGACGGGCAGGGTAACATAGGGGGGAGCTTACGTAGGGAGGGGTAGGGGGAGGGGCTCCCTCCGTGTGCCAAGACAGTGGATACGCCTCCACCCGGGTGAATATATTCTTTAAAATACTCGAAGGCGCCGCATACGCAAGTGAATCTACAGTTTTTTTGTATCTGCACGAGAGGAGTGTCTTCCCAATCGCAATCCGTGACTGGTTTCTCAGATAATCACCCAAATTTAGAAAATGCGGTGAAAAATGTCTTTGTAACATATTGATTTTCAACAACATACAAAACAGAAGAAAAACAGGAAAAATCTCGAAGTTTTGAACTTTATATTCGTTAAAATAATACAGCAGCGTGCATGGGCAAGTGTTTGTTTCAAAAAGTTAAGAGAAAGTCAGAGTGGGAATGGTTGATAGAGATTCTGCGGAGATAATGTCTGAGATACTTGCGAGTGCGACGAACCTTCTTATTTTAAAGAATATATACAGCCATCTGCAGGCTGGCTCGGGCTTCGGAGAAATTCAGCGAAAACGAAGAGAATTTTTTGAAAATCGCTGACATTTATTTGCGAATGTAAAACTAATTCACTATCTTTGTATGTAGATAAAGGAAGATATTATGAAATGGTTATTCAAGACAATCGTTGACGGAGTAGTAAACACTTGCTACGAATTTGATAGTGAGGAGAAAGCCGAGAGGTGGAGAAAGAACTACATTGAGGAAATGAGAAAAATCGGTTGCTATCCGTTAAAGGGTTTGGAACTGAAAGTTGAACAAGCATAAAATTTATCGTTATGATTAAGGAACACTTTTACGAGGACATTGCACGAAAGTATCAGTTCGACAAACACATTTGGGAGGGTTGGACTGTAGGCGATTTCGTTGCAGAGTTGGAACCGAGCCTTGACAACATTATGGATTTCAGTGAGAGCCGTGCATATTGTGAACCGAGATTGACTACCAAGGTAGAGATTAAGGATTGGGTGCGCAACAATCTTCCGTACACCACCAAGGCGCTGAACGAAGTTACCAAGTATTTCGTGGACAAGTACAATGGAATGGCTATCTTCGATCCTGAAAAGCCGAACTGCATAGGGAAACTGAAACTTTAAGGGAAACGATATTTTTGAGAGAGGGCAATCCGAGAGGGTTGCCTTTTTTCGTATCTGTTTCCCATGAGGAGAGTCCTGAGGTGAACTGTAGTATATTCCTTAAAATAGATGAAGGCGCCGCACGAGCAAGACTTCGGGGAGAAAATGCTGGGGCAATGGGTGGGTGGCAGTTTCTGAAAAAAAGTGAGCGACAGACTTGTCAGTGTCGTCGACGTGGATATTTTAAGGAATATATACAGCCAGCTGCAGCTGGTTATCAGGGCAGTCGGGCTTCGGGGCGTTGCTTCCAAAAAAAAGATGAACTTTTTTGCGCAGGGTATTGCATATGTAAAAAATAATGCGTATCTTTGAATAACAAAAGAAAAGAAAGAATATGGAAATCGTATCAATGAAGAAAGATTGTCTTGGGACAATGGAGTTCACGCTCAAGATTGGAAAGATGAAAAAGGCGGAGAGTTTTTGCACTTATCCAATACAAAAGGGCGATAGTGGGGATAAGGTGTATTTGCAGTCGCATCATCGTTGGGCGGAGTTGAACACGCAGACGGGCGAAATTATAATGTCAGCAAGAAGAGCGCAGTACGCGAACTCAATGTGGCTGCTTGAATGTCGCATCAAGGGAACGGATGAAATCGACAAAGCGACAAGCGAACAACTTGAGCAGATGCTTTCAGCAATTCGGAAAACCGCAAGTCCAATGGCAGGTGGCAACAATATATTGTCAATGTTCTGCGACAATTCCAACGCAGGGTTAGTGTAGGTTACTTCAGTTGGTTGGTAAAGTCCGTGCCGTATGGCGCGGATTTTTTTGCTACAGTGTTTTCGGGTGAGCCATAGTCGGAGAAAATTTTTGAGAAAGACTTGCGAGTGTCGCCAGGTGAAGTATTTTAAAGAATATATACACCAGCTGCAGCTGGTTATCAGGGCAGTAGGGCTTCTTTGCTTATAATATTGAGATGACATACCGTGGATACGTCTTTGCTGTCTGGAGTATATTCTTTAAAATAGCCAGAGGCATCGCATGGGCAAGAAAATAGACGGATAATTTGTGATAAAAAACTTAAATTAAATTTTGTAATGTTGATTATTTTTATTAAATTTGATGTAAATTAAAAAGATAATAATATGAAAAAGAACGAGAAACTTTGCAACGAGTTCAAGGGATTGACTATCTACGATTCCGAGAACGAGCAGTTCCCCTACTTCGTGAAAGAGTGGGACGAGTGCTTCACCTACGAAGAAATTAAGGAACATTGGAGAGAAGATATGGACTTCGCCAACATTGACACGGAGCAGTAGCGCACGAAAGAAATGCCTTTGGATTACGGGCGACATTTTGGATAAGGTACCAAAATGTAGATAGCCACCCACCAAATCGGTGGGTGGTTTTCTTTTATCAGGGAGAGTATCCTGAGTAGAACTGTAGTATATTCTTTAAAATAACAGAAGGCGCCACACGAGCAAGGGTTTGTTCAGAAAAGTGCATTTGGAAGCGTTAGGCGCAGTTTTTCTGTTCAGGGACTTGCAGATGCGGGTTCTTCATGTATTTTAAAGAATATAATGCGCCGCAGCGAGCGTGCTGAGGCTCTTGGCACAGTTTCACTCGAATGACAGACAGAGATTCTTCTGAAATTTCTCGTTCAGCGACTTGCAGGTGTCGTCGATACAGGTATTTTAACGAATATATACAGCTGGCTGCAGGCTGGTTATCAGGGATGGTCTGGCTTCATGAATCCGCGTTAAAAAAATTTCGCAAGGGTATTGCATAAGTAAAATATTATACTTATATTTGCATAAGGAAAGTTGAACAATTAAATCAAGAGGAAATGAACGTTTTTCAGTATTCTTCAGTAGTTGAGCAAAATTGGAAAGCCAATCTCGGAGATATGACGGATTGGAAACCGAGTTACACTTTCTATAGCGATTTTGCTATAGCCGAGTTCTGCCAAGTTTGGCTGCGTGAGAATAACGCAGTCAAAAAAACCTACAACCAAGTTATCAAATCTTGGGGGAGCAACTACAAGGCTTTGACGGAAATCGTTATGGTGCTTAACCACAAATCGTGGGCATTTGCCAAGCCAAACCGAGTGGACGCAAAGTACCTCAATGTCGGGGATTCGTGGGCGGACTATTTCGTAGAACTCTATAGCGAACTCTATAAGAAAGCGGACGCGCTTTACCGAAAGAAGTTTGCAAAGAACGAAACCGCTATGAGTTACTACTTTGATGTAACTGATTAGTACTCGATTGAGTACAAGAAATGGCAATCCGAAAGGGTTGCCTTTTTTCGTTGGTACTACCGACAGACTGTGGTGACGGGACTCAGGAGGTATTATATTCTTTAAAATAAGAAGGCTGCCTGCATGTGCAAGAGTTCAGAGAGGAAATCTGTACTCTACTGCCGTCAATGCTGTTTTTCTCGTGGAACGACTTGCCGGTGCGGCGTCGTCATCTATTTTAAGGAATATATGGAGGCTGCCAAGACGTCTCGGGCTTCGATAGCGTGGCTTCCAACAGGGACTTACTGTAAATGCCAAAGAGAGTATCCTGAGGAGCGTGCAATATATTCTTTAAAATAATCCTTCGTCTGACTCATGCAAATTTTTCAAATGGAATTTTTCCATGAAAAATCTTAAGCGAAAACTTTAGTGGAAATTTGCCCATGCGGCGCCTTCCAGTATTTTAAGGAATATAATAACGGGCTGCCACAGAATTGGGCTTCTTGAAAAAAAGTTAAAATTTTTTGAAAGAATCAGAGAGAAAATGGGTATAAATATATGTAAGCAACAAAGAAAAAAAAAACAAAGAAATTTTGCGCAAGGTATTGTATATGTAAAAATTATTTTGTACCTTTGTTGTCAGAAAGAGATAAGGAAGTATAACCAACAAACACACTACCACTATGGCAAGAGCAATTGACGTGCGTTGCGGCAGCACCAAGAGCCGCACAATGGCTACCGAACTTTTCATGGCTGAAGCTCGCAAATATAACGTGCTTACGGCTGACGAAGAGCTTGAGCTTATCAACAAGGCGCAGGCAGGTGATGAATCCGCGAAAACCGCGCTCGTGAACCACAACCTCCGTTTCCTTTTCTCGCTCGCAAGCAAGTTCGCGAAGGGCGACGAGGCTATGGATTTAGTTTCCTACGCCACGATTGGCATGTACAAGGCAATAGACTCGTATGATGCCACTCGCGGACTACGTTTGCTTTCTTATGCCGTACATTGGATGCGTGCGGAAATTTCCGAATACTACAACGGTGACGCGCAACTTGTCCGCAATAAGCAGCAGTACAAAGTTGCCGCTCGCAGTGTACGCGTTAATGACAAGTTTTTCGCGGAAAACGGGCGGTATCCAAGCGAAGCGGAACTCGTTGAGATTCTGAACTCCGAATACAACCTAGAACTGAAAAAGCGCAGCGATGTCCTTCGCCACTCCTATACCTCCCTCAACTCCAAGATTGACGAGGACGGGGCAACTTTGGAAGAAATTGGAGAGGTTGCTATTGCTACCGCCTGCCACAATGAGGTGGAGGACTCGATTGAGTCCGAAGATAGGGCGCACACCCTCGAGAAACTCCTTTCCACACTCCCCCTGCGGAATCGTATGATTCTCGAAATGTCTGTCGGAATGGGCGACTACGAGGGCATTGAACGCGATGACGATGCAATCGCAGTAGAACTCGGACTTACGAGGGAGAGAGTCCGTCAGATTCGCCTCAAGAGCCTTGCAACTCTGAAGGATAGAGCAAAGCGTATTCTCGCTACCGCATAGACTCGGTTGAGTCTGAAAGAAAGGGCAACCCGAAAGGGCTGTCTTTTTTTTTATGCTTTAGCTATCGACGGCGGAGTCGTATCCGACGCCTGTTTTATATTCCTTAAAATAACGAAGGAGCCTGCACCTGCAAGTCGCTCGAACAGAAATATTCATTCTATACACCCGTACTGCGGTTTTTATCAGGAGAGTCTTGTGGATGCGGGTTCACCATGTATATTAAGGAATATAAACAGATGGCTACCAGCTTCTTCAACAGTTTGAGGCCATGTTAAAAATAAATTTGCACAATAGAAATATTATTCATATATTTGCAATAGATAAAGAGAAAAGAGTTATGAAAATCAGAGTTGTTTCTTACAATGCGTACGAAGAATGGCACGAAGAAAAAATGGCTGAAGGTAAAGGAAAAGGTTTGTCCGAACTGACGGATAAAGACTTTATGGAAATTTACAAGAAAGATGGCGCAAATTGGGAGTTTGATTCATTTCGAGCATTTGCAGATGAATTCAATTCTGACGGGCCGTTCGCTCCGACTCCATACGCGCATATTATCAGATTTTTCCCTAACGAATAAAATATTTGGGCTATGAAAATTTCATTATACTTTTCAGATAGAATTAAAAATTTGAAGTACGATTTGATTCGTGCAATTACCTCTTCCGTGCTTGGTAACGAAGGTTCTATTGCTTTCCCCACGAGTGACGAGGAAGAAGAAGATAAGGTAGTGATTGACGCGCACGTTGATATGTCGGGACAGACTGAACCTTGCACAATCGGTAGCGTGGCAATCAACCACAATTTGAATGCGGAAGTTAATATGTCAGGCAGGTTTTTTGGGCATTGGACGCTTGAAGTAACTGAATTGTCAATCGAATCGCTTTTCTCCATTGTAGAATACCTTGACAAAAATGGCTACGTTAAGTAGCGTGGCGAGGTTCATATTTCTTATTTTTCTTTCAAAAGGGCAGCCGTAAGGTTGCCCATTTTTTTTTCGAGTGTTCTGTTGCGTATGCGGCGAGCCCGTTTATTTTAAGGAATATACATCCTGTTCAGAGGCGTGGTTTCGAGATGATGTCGATTCATGCTTAAGATAATGCATGCATCCAAAACTGTAGGACATGCAATTATATTCGTTAAAATACGCTTCCTGACGACACTGACAAATATATCAGGATAAATTTTAGAAGAAAAAATATTTGCATAATTCGCTGAAAATCACTATATTTACATAGTTAAAGTTAAGTAATTATGAAAGAATCAGAGATTAAAACCTGCCCTTATTGCGGCTCAGAGAACATTGAGTGGATTAGCGATGATGATTGCTACAACGAGTACCATTGGCATTGCCACGAGTGCGATTGTTGGTTTGACGCAGACGTTTGTGAACACGAGGAGTATTGGCACCAAATTTCCGCCTTGCTGAATGGAACGAGCATTGAGAAGCCATTGGTACTTGGCTCGTATGTTATCCTTCCGTCAGTTGAGGACGAGAGTTGCGGATTGAGCGACTTGGAGAAACTGAACATTGACAAGGTACACCAAATTGAGGGTGATGGAACTATGTGGTATCATTTTGAGGGAACTCCGGAAACTGACGACTACTGGTATGATATGTCAGAGTTGGACACAAGAGATTTGAAGTATCTTCTTGAAGAACTTAGGAACTTATAGAGCATATCCTTTGGTGCCGAAACGAAATCCGTGCAGAAATGTACGGATTTTTTTGTTGGAATACTTGCGAGTGCCGTCGTCTGTAGTTTTTTAATGAATATAAAGACGGGCTGCCACTGTTCTCTCCTGTTGAATTGCCTCAACCTCCTGAGAAGCGTGCGATGTATTCTTTAAAATAAATCACGCTCTGGCATCCACAAATTTTCTTCTCATGTAAAAATAAATTTGGATATGTGAAATTTAATGTTTATCTTTGCAATAGATAAAATAAAAGAAATATGTGCCTTTACATTTCAACTAAATTTCATCACTCTGTCAATGAAGAGTACAGAGCAAAAAAAGTAGGTAAGAATCCGTTGTTAGTTTGGAAAGTCCTTGAATACAACTATAGTACGCTAGGATACCAAACTCCTTATGAATATTTACCTATCACTTTCAATAATGGAATGAAAGTGGTAGATGGGATAGGATTTCGTCCCGTAAAGCAAAAGTCGTATTCATATATAAACACGGCTGTGAACGAGGGCGTTCACGCATATCACACAAAGGACGATGCAACAGATGCCACGATAGAAGCATTAGAGTCTGGGTGGAGATTTAAGCGATTTCCTGCTATAATTCCTTCGGGCGAAAAATATTTCATTGGGATATACGGGGATATTGTTGCAAGCAAGATGATTATCTTCAAGAGTATGAAAAGTCTTAACAAATATCTTAACGGAAAAGAAACAACAACAATTGATGATTGAAATTTGGTAGAGTTACCAAGGCAGATAGAGCCACCGAGAAATCGGTGGTTTTTTTATTCCCGTACTTGTGAGTGCGGCTCCTTCTGTTATTTTAAGGAATATAAACAGTTCAGGATACCTGTTGAACAGCCTCTTCAAAAAAAATGAAAATAAATTTTGATATGTAGAAAATTATGTATATATTTGCAAGTAGATAAATCAAGAAAGAAGACATGAAAGCAGAAGAAATTTTTATGACACTTGCGCCTATGATTAGCACCACTGACGGAAAGGTGGCATATTTGCGAATCGGTAAGGGACTTGCCTATGGAAAGGTTTGGTGCGACTATGTTCGTGCTGACAATGGAGAAAGGATTTATCTTCAAAATAAGTTCTATCCGACTTTGGAAGAATCCATAAGCGCACTCTACGATGTAGTAGTAAAAAGCAACTGACATGAAAAAGGCAATCGTTAATGTAGAATATACAAAGAATTGGGCGAATGATGGCTATGACACATATTCTACAAAGGACTACAAGAAGATCGCTGAACTTGATTTTCCGACAAAGGACAGAAGTGAGTTCCGCGTGTACAAGGGTGACGGATATGGTGCATACGATTTGAACTACACAACCTATCCGACTTTGCCTATGGCTATGCAGGGCGCAGAGCAGGCGTGCAAGTCTTTTCTCCTTAACAAGAAACGCTATGTTGAAAAGTTCAACTATCCGCAGGAAACAAACGAATCGCTCAAAATGGGCGACTAATACTTTGCGTCTCTATCAAAATGGCACTCCGAGAGGGGTGCTTTTTTTTGCTTGAGTTCTTGCCCGTGCGACAAACCTGATTATTTTAAAGAATATAATTACAGTGGTTCTCGAAGCATGGACAGGGCTCCTCAGATACGTCGGCGTGATATATTCTTTAATATACGCTGCGATCTGGCATGGGCAAATTTTCCACGATGAAAAAAAATGAAAATAATTTTGCAATTGTAAAATAAAACACATATATTTGCAATAAGAAAAATACACAAATATGACACAAGCTGAATTAGATTTTTTAACGAGAACCCCAAGACTTCTCAATGCAATGGTGGATGAGCTTAAAAAGCTTAACGAGAATATCAAGAAACTCACCGAAAAGGTTGAAAACCTGGAGGATTAACTCTATGTACACCGAGAAATGCAAAAAAGCTATCGCAGCTCTTGAATCAATTACGGGAGCTTTCGCGAAAACAGAGCAGCTTGCTATCGCCACGCTGAAGGCATTGCTTCTTCCCGTGGGTGAACACGGAGTAACTGTTACGAATCTTGACGAGCTTGCAGAGAACGAGTTCATCGTTCTCGCGGAGGAAAAGCCGTTTGACTTTAAGCCCGTAACTCTTGTACGTTACAATGAGAAGAAAGACTCAATTGAGGTGTTTGTCTCCGAGTGGGAAGAATACAAGGTATCCGTCTCCGCAGAGGGCAGGTGGGTTGATATTGAGGACGCGCACGTTGATACGCACTTTCTCCTTGACAACGTTATCACCAATCTTGAATGGGCAGACTATTACGATGAAGATGAATAGCAAGATTTGGCTGAACACGGAATACATCAGCCACGCAGGAGAAACAATAGAAACCTGCATTGTCGGTGGGACGAGAGTTATCTATGTCCACTATGAGAACGGCTACTACTCCCTTATTGAAGGGGTGAAGAATCTGCTGAATTTCCTTCACGGAGATACTACCGAGAGATTCGCTTGCTGCGAAACTATGAGCGAAGTCCTTGATGAACTTGATAAGATATAATAGACTCGTTTGAGTCCTAAAATAATACCGCCTTATGAGAAGTCCGCCCTATTAGATTATTATTCTGATTTTATCTCTAATTTTTAATAATTTTTAGTATAACTTTAACAGCCACCGAGAAATCGGTGGTTTTTTTTATATCATTACTTGTGGGTGCGAACGTCGTGGTTATTTTAAGGAATATAAACAGAAGAAGCTCAGGACGTTATAATCAATTTTGCTCAATTATCAAAGCCAATGATATAATGCAAAATGAGTGAAAATAAATTTGGAAATTAGATTTATTCTTCATATCTTTGCATCGAACAAAAGAGAAAGAGAAATGGAAAAAACTTTCACAATTCACTACGGATACCAAAATGGAAATTCTCGGTATCATTACAAAGTCCGCATTATGTGTGAGGAAAGCAAGGTAAAGGAAATCTCCAAGGCGGTTGCCAATGGAGAACGTGTCGATTGGTGCTACGTTGAGGGCGAGAACTATCGTTTAACAATTTGTGATTGTATGTAATATGGAAAATCTTAATCGCATAGAAATCCAAGGTACTCTTGGTAGAATCAGCACCACAATGGTAGGCGGCAAGCTCCACGCAAATTTTGCAGTGGCTACCAACTGTGCATACAAGGATGCAAGCGGAAATGCCGTACTTGAAACAACGTGGCATAGAATATCAGCCTTTGAGAGCGAAAAAATTTCTGCCGAAACTCTCAATGAAATTCGCAAGAAATATGCGGAGAAACGCGACTTTGTATATGTAAGGGTTGTGGGCAGACTGCGCCAAATAAGGTATGTTGATACCAATGGTGTCAGTAACTTAACCTATGAGGTAAAAGCAAACGAGGTGGAAATTTTGAAATAAAGCCAAAATAAATTTGCAATTGTCAAAATAAAATCCTATCTTTGTAGTAGAAAAACAATAAGATATATGGAATACGATTTCAAAAGATTAGGCTACGGATTCAAGGGATACCTTGACTGTGATGTGGATGAACTTTGCCACACCGATGTGTACGGAGTTTCCGTGTACGATGCCGAGAGCGGAGAACACCTCAAGGACATTGACTTCACCGATATCGAAACCATTGGCGATATGACAACCGATGAACTCATCGATTGGCTTGCCGACAACGAACTCTAAAAAAAGTGAAAAAAAATTGACAAAATGTTTGGATATTTGGAATTAAATCCCTATCTTTGCATTGTAAGAAAAAGAAACCATAAGTCAAACCAAAAAAAGAGAGAAGAAATGAAGAAATTCAATCTCACGGGCAACACCGCAGTATGGGACGCCCTTCGCGTAGAGGCAACGAACAATGGTAAGGGACGCACCGAGAAGCTTTCCGCAATCCCCGATGGCAAAGTCCTCACTGTTTCCCTGCTTGACGGGTTCGACCCCGCCAATCCTTCCACCGAGGGAATCTCCGAGAACAATAGCTCCTACGTTTTCCGCAAGGGACGCAAGCGCAATTTCCTGCTCCGCTACAACGGAGTGTGCGTAGGGTGGGCAACTTTCCACCGCGCAGAGCGCAACTATGACGTGGCAGTCAGCGCAACCTTCAGCTCCGTAGTGTCCGTCAAGGCAAAGTCCGCAGAGGAAGCCGAACGCAAGGCGGTTGAGAGCCTTGAATCCGCAGTCGCAGAGTACAACGCCACCGCAGAGGTTCCGATTACTCTTGACTACTACGAGGTGGACGCAACCGAAAGTTGGGAGTAGTCCAAAGTCAAACAACCGATTGAAGAAAAGTCCTATGTAAAACCAAAATGAAGGCATTTGGCAATCGGCAGAGAGCAACCCGAAAGGGTTGCTTTTTTTTTGTTGATACTTGTGGGTGCGAGCGCCCCCGTTATTTTAAGGAATATATTCCTCCTTCACCTATGTCACTCTCAGAGAACTCTCAGGACGACGCCGCGTGTATATTCTTTAATAAACTCACCTTCGTCACACCGGCAAGGATCTGACCAGGTAAAAAAAAATAAAAATAAATTTGCAAATTAAAATTATTTTCCCTATCTTTGCATTGAACAATAAAAGAGAATTATTATGGGATACACACATTACTGGGAGTTCAAGGGCAAGGTTGCCCCCTCCAAAATCGAGAACGGAAAAGAAAAGTGGGAGCTTGTCACGAGCAAGGTGAAGGAAGCGCTCAAGTATGTCAAGGGGAAGGGAATCAGAATCGGCAATTGGGACGGGACAAAAGAAATTCCTACCATTACCGAGAACATCATTTCCTTCAACGGAATGGGAAAAGATGCCCACGAAACTTTCTGCATCCCTTTCAAGGAGGAGGGATGGCGTTTCTGCAAGACAGCGCGGAAGCCTTACGACCTGCTCGTCTGCCTTACGCTTCTCGCATTCAAGGAAGCCTTCGGTGACGATTTTGAGTATACATCTGACGGGATAACCAAAGAAGAATATGAGGACAGGGAGAACAATGAGTACTGGAAAAGTATCAACTTTGTTCCCGAAGGCCCTGGAAAGGAATGGCAGGAAGCCTACGATGCGTGGGAAAAAATCAACGCAGCATAGACTCGTTTGAGTTCTAAAAACGCCCTAGAATAAATTTGCAATTTCCAAATTTAATTCCTATCTTTGCGGTGAACCAATAAAATAGAAAAGAATATGTGTTTAATAAAATTAATCAGTACGGGCAAAATGAAAGCCGAAACCGATTTGAAAGTCTATAAGTGTTTGGACTACAATCGGAGCTACGATATGTACTCAACCCCTTTCCAATTTATGAGGGTTGAATTCGATAAGAATGGCAAGTTTGCCTTCGAAATGGACGCTGACTTGCTGAATGATTTCCCCGGCGTTTGTGGAAAGGTAGTTTGTAAAATGGTAGAAAAAGGTATGCACGCGTATCGTGCCAAGGCTGCCGCAGACATTATCTCTGCAAAATTCCACAAGGACGATGGTACTAAAACTCACTATGCCGTTATCCCGAAAGGCAGCTACTACTACATCGGCAACAAGTGCGACATTGTTTCCAATCGAATGATTATCTTCAAGCGGAAGAAAGATTTCGATGCGTATGCGAAAGAAAATAAGGTTAAAACCGTAGAATAATTTGCATATTAAAAATATTTTCCCTATCTTTGTATCGTAATCAAACAACAACATTATGGAAAAGAAAAGTGAAAAATTTTTAGAAAAGCTCAGCGAAATCCGCGAACAAATCATTGAGTCAAAAGATGAATCTTTCGACGACTTGGAGGACTAAGCTATGCTGAAGTACAGTGACAATTGGGGCGGACTGAACGCTATCGACAACCAATGGCACGATGCGATGTACGAAAGGTACGTCCCTGCCTGCGGAAAGTGCAACACCCTCGGTGGAGAAATCCTTCGCGCCATCAACAGGATTATCTATAAGTTCTACAACGATGGCGACACCGTGAGCCGCTACTACAGCTACTCTTACAACGACAGTTACGGTGCAGAAAAGTTCCTTTACAAGCACGTTCCCGGCTATGCCCTTATGAGGGATATTGGGTACGATGAAATCTCAAGGTTTGAAGAAGCCGCCTGCAAAAACCTCAAGCATATCGTGGACTATCTTCGCAACAACCCCGCTCTCTTTGAGGTTGAAAACCACGAGGACTTTCTGGACTTATCGCCCAAAGAGGAATGGCCTTGCGAGGACGAGGACGACTGGTAGACACACTTCTTTTCTATAATAACTCTCTTTTTGAAAGACGCATCCAAATCGGGTGCGTTTTTCTGTTTTATCCCTTGCCCGTGCGACGAAGGCATCTATATTAAGGAATATAACGGTGAAGAAGGAGCCAATGGAGCTGGTGGACCGACGGCGGATACCTGTCCTGCGGCGGGATTATATTCTTTAATAAACTGTCGGATCCGGCATCTGCAAAAATTTCCGCCACAAATATTTTATAAATTTGTGTCAAATAAATTTGCAAATTAAAATAAAAAGTCCTATCTTTGCATTGAACAAAAAACAGGTATTATGAAAGCCAATCATCAGGACATTATCTATCACCTGCACGAAATCAATGGTGAGGTGAAAAGCACGCTGAAAATCCTTATCCGCGATATGCTCGAGGAAAAAGAGGGCAAACGCGTAAAACTCAAGGGTACACTTTTCAATGGCACCGAAATTCATTCCGTTGGGCTTGTGGAGAACGCCCTTTGCTTCAACGATGACTATGATATGCGTGCGTGCAATCTTGCAAGTACAGAGGACTTGTTTTGGGTTGCCGACAATCTTTCAGGCATCGAATAATCATGGCAAAGTACAATCACACCATAGAAGATTGGTGGCGGCATTTGGGAACTTTTGATAGGCAAAATGCTTCGTGCCTTATATTTTTTTCAACGCAAGAAGATGCTACCGATTATCTTAAACGGACTGATGAATGGTGGGAATCCCTTACCAACGAGAAAAAAGCAGAAATCTACGAAGAATTTTTCAGCGAAGAATAGTATGAAAAAGAAAAACCGTAATTTGGGATTGGCAATATTCCTAATTGTGTGGGTAGTTATTCTCTTCCTGCCGTATTTCGTTATGCGCCCCACAATCAAAAATATTCAAAAAGATATGGCTGTAAGGGCAGAAAAATTTGCAATTGTCAAATCTAATTCCTATCTTTGCATTGAACAAAAGAGCAAAGAAATGAGCAAGAAAGAAATGAGAAAGAAAGTCCACGAGCTTATGCTCAAGAACAATGTGGATATGGTTAGCCTCCCTGCCAATGTTGCTATGCTTGTTGGCTTGGAGTATATCACTTTCAAGGGAAAGAACGACATTCAAGGCATCAACTTTGACGAAGAATACGTTTCCATTCCTGACGATGACATTGAAGATGTGTACAATGCAGTCCGTAGGGAACTTTCCGACATTCACCTTTACGAGCTTTCCGAAGCTGAGGTTAAGAAGCTTCAAAGCGAAATCGTGATGGGTAGCTACTATCTTGCCGACTATGCCAATTCGCTCGGTGTTTCAGCAACTGAAGTCTCCAACTACGCATATGGCTATCTTGAGGTTGCGGATGAATACGATTATTCATTCTACGACTATATTCAGAGTGTAGAATTTTGCGAATAAAATTATAGCAATATGGACTACAAGGAAAAAATGATTGCCCTTCTTAACGAAATGCATCGGGACAAAAATGCAGGGCTTATTCCAATGGTTATTGCAGAGGCGGTTAAGGACTGCGAAGCCATTAAAGAGCAGCCCTATCTTGACTACTATGTTGCCTGCGCATTTTACGGAAAATAGGTTGCCTTATTCAAAAATTTCCATAAGTTTATAGAAAAACAATATTATGGCATATCACAAGATTCTATTCATCGGCACGGACTTGGAAAAGGCACTTGCCCCTTACGATGAGAACAATACTGACGCACTCGTACCTGTGAATCACACGGAGCATTACCGCTATGAGTATGAGAATCACAAGGACGATGAGGAGTTCCGTTCTCAATATCCCGAAGGTACGTTCGAACAATTCATTGACTATTGGGTTGGACTACCCATAGTGGAGAAAAAGGATGAGAAAGCCGCAGGGGAAAAGAAAGAACACTTTGCGCTGAAAGAGGACGATGGCACAATCAAGGTTATCCTCTTTATTAATCCAAAAACGCAGTTCAACTACTACGAAATTGTCCACGATTTCAATGGCGATTACAATTATCGCAAAGAGTTGGAAGGCGAAGAAAGGCAGAGAAGAAAGGATTATCAAGAGGCGGTTAAGGCACTCGGACACGCACCTCGTTTCGAATCGTGGAATAGCATTATCATCAAGGCGCAGAACGGAGAGCTTGGAGAAGCTGAAAATTCAGAGAATCTTCTGGAGTTGGCGCAGGATTACTACTACAATCAGCCCGACAGAAAGAAGCTTGCGGATGTTCTTCCCTACGTTGAAGATTTCATCGGAAACTGCAAGGATGAAAAAGACTACGTTTCCCACGTTTCGCTTCCCTATTATGCTATCCTTACCGATGAGGGTTGGTTTTCGCAAGTTCAGGGTTCATATTATATGGGCGTTACTGAAGAGCCACTCCCCGACAAGGAATGGAAAAAGCTCCAAATTGAGTTGGTTAAGAAAGCCACAAGCAAAAAAGGGTACAAAGCTTATATCGTTACCACGAAAATCTAATCGTTCATTTCATAGTTACTTTGTTTGGCACGGAGAAATCCGTGCTTTTTTTTGCTACGGCGGACAGACGTCGGTGACGGGTTTATATTCGTTAAAATAACGCTGCGGCTCGCATCCACAAATTTTTATTCTCGTGCAAAATAAATTTGGAAATGAAATTTATTTTACCTATCTTTGCATTGTAAGAAAAAGGCAAAGTTATGAAAGAGTTTTATTCAGAGGTTAAATGCGACTACAATAACGATGAGGGTTATTGGTGTGTCGATGCGTGGCGCACAAACTGTGACGATGAGGAAGGCAAGGTTATTGCCGCAATCCATGAAACCACAGGGGATGTTTTCTACTGTGAACCCGAAGCTCGTATTTCACCTATGGCGCAGGAAACCATCAAGGCAAAAGTAGAAGAAATTAAAAACAATCAAAAATAAAGTATTATGGAAAGAATTGCTATTATCGACCACGATGAGCACCAACTTTTTGTTGAGGATATTGACGAAACCATCCTCAACCGCGACTACGGTGGCGAAGAAGAAGCATATATCAAGGACAATTACAACCTTGAGAATTTCAGTTGGGACTACATTGTCCGAACGGAATATTACCCCGAAAACGGAGACGACCCTATGGAGGTAGATTTCACGGATTTGCTGTAAAAAAAATTGCATATTCCAAAATTTAATCTTATCTTTGCAATAGAAACCAATTAAAAACAAAGTATTATGAAAATTACGAAAGAGCAAATCAAGGCGGCAGAACAGGTGCTTATTGACAACGGCATTGAGGCTGACGATGTGAAAACCGTCCTTCAGGAAATCGGATGCACCCTTCTCGATGAGAAACTCTATCCGGAAGAAGAAACAGAGGACGCACCAAAGACGCAGAAATTCACTTTCCGTTTTCACACTCACGGTTGGACTGATATTACCGTTGAGGCGGAGGATGAAGAAGAAGCTGAAGAGCTTGCAAACGACAAATATAACAACGGTGACTACGATGATTCCGATTCGGATTTTGAGAACACCGATATGGAGAACGTAACCGACTACTACGTTGAGAACAACATTCCACAATAGTAAAATTCGCTCTTATGAAAAGTCCGAGGCAGAAATGCTTCGGATTTTTTTTGCTTCGGCCTTGCCCGTGCGACGAACCTGAATATTTTAACGAATATACTACGGTTCTGAGAACAGGGGCTGCCGTCGATAACCAGCCTGCAGCTGGCTGTTTATATTCCTTAAAATACGCTGCACGCTCGCATCCACAAGAAATTCACTGTAAAAATAAACAAAAATAAATTTGCAAATTAAAATTATTCTTATTACCTTTGCCATGAACAAAAGAAACAAAGAAATGAGACATTTTGAAAAAATCAACAACGGCGTTACTATCCTCAACACCTTTGTTAACGAAGAAGATTACAGGGAAATGTATGAAGATTGGCACGAAGAAGGCGAATCCCTTTTTGACTTCGCGCAGAGGCGTATTGAGTTCGAGTGCGATGATTTTTGGAACAATCTCCGTGCAGTCAAGGATTCTTCATATATCGACTATTATGTAGTCACTGGCGAGCTTGGACTTTGGAACGGTATTCACACCATTGTTCCCGTGACTTTCAACAATCTATATGACGCCCTTTCAAAATGCGCCACGGATGCCTACGATATTGTAGTCAAATACGAAGATAATGCCATCAAGTTCGAGTGCCATCACCACGATGGCGTAAACTGTTTCGAGGTTCGCAACCTGAGCTTCGACGACTACGACAAAATCGAGTGGTGGGACGATGACAAGGACGGCGACGTTTTTGAATTCATAAAGAAACACGCAAAGCCTATTTCGTGGGAAATGATTGGACAGGGTGCATTCTAAAAGTTTAAAGATATGGCAAAGAAACTTACAAACATTACATTCGTGACAAAGACTAACAACTGGTTTGCTCCCACGAAGGAACTCAAGGAAAAATACAAATCAGTTATCGACACGGAGCTTATGGATACGACTTCTTCCGCAGGAGATTGGAGTGGATTCATAATTCAGAAGATAGGAAAGAATACTTTTGTCGCAATCGGATTCAGTCAGTACAACAATTATCCCCACGATGGATTCTGCCTTATGACTTGTGAACATCCTTTCTATCGCGGAAAACTCGACAAGAAGAATTGGATGGAAAATGTCAGGAGTTGTTGGCTTCAGTTTGACAATTAAAAATAAATTTGGATATTAAAAATATTATCACTATATTTGCAGTACAATAGACTCGGTTGAGTATAAATTAACAACTAAATACTATGTTTGGCGAAGATTTATTGATAACAATTTGTGGCATTATCGTAATAGTTTTAATTGCTTTAATATTCGCTTCGCCAATTATTATAACGGAGTATAAAATTAGAAAGCGGAAAAAGCAAAATCCAAACTATACCGATTTGGACGCATTTAATGAATTTTTTAAGTAACAATTAAAACAATAAAATTATGGCACTGTTTTTTATCGGATTTGCTCTTATCATTATCGGACTTGTTTGCGTTTCTCTTGCTATCGGACGCGGCAGGGGACTCAAGTGGGCTAAAACAATCAATTTCACTACCGATGTCGACGAAGCGAAAAAGGTTGTATCAGACATCAACGCAAAATATCAAGAAAGAATTTCTAACGAGAACGGACAAAACGGAGATACGTTATATCCGTTAGGCTGGTTCCTTCTATGGATTGGAATTATGGTTTTCGTACCCAGCTTAGCCCTTCTTCGTGAACGCTATGTCAAGCAATATTGCGACGGAAAATATGAGTGGGAACAGGTCGCGTATGTCAATGAACGCGGAGAGGTGCGCCCTGTGGAAAGCAAGACACTCGTAAGGGTTAAGGATTTCTCGGACAGGAAAACCTTCTACCTACAGAAAGATACAACTTCAACGGAATAAAAATCAAAGGGGCACTCTAACTCAGGAGTAATAATAATGAAGCGGGAATGAGTGAAACCGCGAAGCCCCCGAGAGAAACCACGTCGAAAGGCGTGGTTTTTTTGTTGATTTGCTTGCCCGTGCCAGCAGGCGAAATATATTAAGGAATATAAACAGCCGGATCCTCGTTCAATGTCCTGATCGAAATAAATTTCATAATAAAAGTTAAATAAATTTGGATGTTAATTTTATTTTCCCTATATTTGCATTGAAACAAAAAACAAAGTAATATGAAACACAGAAAATGGTTTTTAATTAAGGTTATCTACGATATCATTTCACAGGAAATGGTGGAGTATGTAGACATTAAGGGCGGTGGGCTCGCTATGCAGGCAAATGTGGGATTCCGAGCCGCTTTTACCGCAACGCTCAAAAGGGTTTTCCTCCCTATTGTCACCACTCCCATAATTGGAGAGTATGGTATGCTTCTCGACATTGAGAACGAGGACGGAGAGGTAGAGCAGCACACCTATTATGCAGAGGACTTTGGAGAGCAGACACTCCTCGACATCGCTCGTGCAGTCTATGAAACAATGTGGACTCCTGCCTACAAGACTTGGAAAGAGTACCTGGTCTGGGAAGAGGAGAAATACAAGAACATTTTTTAAAAAAATAAACTAATGGCTAAATTTTCTGTTAAAGTGCACTACGAAACTTTCTGCTATCGCGAGGTTGAGGCAGAAAACCGCAATGAAGCCTACGACAAGGCTTGTACAGCTATCGACGCGTCCACTGATGAGGAATTCGAGAAAGAAATCGTACGTAACCTCACCAACGTTCACGACCCAGAAATCTACAAAATAATCTAATGTAATTTATTGTACAAATCAATTTGACTAATGCTAAATCCGTAAAAAGTTTCACCTCGCTTCATCGCCTTCATTAAATGTTCGCGTTTGCATCCGAAAAATTGCTCAGCAATGTATTGGTTATCGAATTTAATTTCAACACCTTCTTTCTTACAAATTATATGCTTTTCAGCAATTTTTCTTTGAGATTTTTTTACATGTTCCAAACTTAACGAATTATTTGAATTTTCTTTTGGCGATACCCATCTTAAGTTATCAACTGAATTATTTAAAATATCAGTATCAATATGATCAACGTTTGGCTTATTTTCCGGATTTGGTATGAAATATTGAGCAACAAGACGATGTATTAAATGCCTTTCTACTACTTTCCCTTTTTTATACAATGCAATTTGTAAATATCCTTGAGATTGTTTTGCACCTTTAAGTTTTTTTAAACCGCGATTTTTACCGCACATCTTATATACAAATCCATCATTCCCGATGTAATAATTTGTAAACCCAGTTATTTGTTTTATTTCCATAACATATCAAATATACTAATAAATATCTAATTAAATCAAAATAAACTAATAAAATTTCACGAATATGGATACAATGTTACATTTCAACAACGATTCGCTTCACCGTCCTATGACTAAGGACGAAATCCGTCAGAAGGCTCCCTACATTTTCGCAGAAGGTGCCACCAACCCCGGCGTGTCCGACAGGTACGTTTTCGCCAACACCGAGACGATTATCGACGATATGGAGAAACTCGGGTGGGACGTGGTAGACTGCAAACAGCAGCGTCCGAACAAGCGCAGCAGTGTGCGAAGCTTCCATATGGTTGCCTTCCAGAACAAGAACGTCTATATCACCAAGACGAATGCCGACGGTACTGAGAGCATTGATTGCTTCCCTCGTATCATCCTCACCAACTCACACGACGGATTCAACTCCTTTAAATTTATGGTAGGACTCTTCCGCCTCGTGTGCTCCAACGGACTCGTGGTTGCCACCGAAACCTTCGCCAACGTCGCAATCAGGCATATCAACTATACCTTCGACGAACTCCGCGAAATCGTCGCCAAGGCAATCTTCAACGTTTCCGACAACATTAAGGTGATGAACGAAATGCAGAACACCGTTCTTACCTATGAGCAGAAACGCGCTCTCGCTAACGAGGCAATGCGTATCCGCAACAACAGTAGCGACGACGAGGACGAGAAGCCTGTCGAGCTCTCCGACGAGGACGCCGAGGATATCCTCTCTCCTCTCCGCGAAGAGGACAAGGGCGACGACCTGTGGACAGTGTTCAACCTCCTGCAGGAGAAAATCATCAAGGGCAGCTTCAAAATGCTCTCCCCCACCAACGGCAAGACGCGTAAAGCACGCCCTATCACGGGAGTCGCTCGTGACATTGAAATCAATCAGGCTCTGTTCCTGTATGCCTCCGAGCTCCGCCTCGCAGCATAACTCTCTCTACCTCAACCGAATTGGACTGCAGAAATGCAGTCCTTTTTTTTTTTTGTTGCCAAGCTTGCCGGTGTCGCCGCGAAGGTTTTATTATAGAATGTAGAAGCTGGTGACCCGAGCCTCTCCTCCTGGTGGTCTGCACGCTGTACATTCTATAAAAAAACAGAACAGTTCGCATCCACAAATAAATTTTCCTGTAAAAAAAAAATCGAAATAAATTTGGATATTAAATTTATTATCCCTATCTTTGCAACGTAATCAAAGAGAAACATTATGAAGACAATTACAGTTAAAATCAGTAAGGAAAAGAATTGGGCGGGTAACGAATACCTTATCTATTCTTCCGAACAGCACGGCAAGCTCGCAGAGGTTGACTATCCTATCAAGAGCGACCCGTACAGAAAACGTCCGCGTGTTTACGGTACAGAAGAAAACCCTGTCATTATCGAGGGTGCCAACGGTTGCAACTTCGTCGAATTTAGCGGTGTACCTCAGGCACTGGTTGGTGCCGAAACCCTGTGCAAGGGTATTCTCCATGGACGTGGCTACGAAACTGTAGTCTTCGACTATCCCCGAACCATTAAAATGAAATAATATGGCAAAGTTCAGAGTAACGCGCCCCGTAATTGTCACTACCACTGACATTTGGGAAGCAGAAAACGAGCAGGAAATTTGGGACAGGCTCAACAATAAAAAGTCCCTCGCAGGTGAAATTTCAGAGTTGGGAATCGGAAATGTCCCTGACAGAACTGTCAAATACGAATTCCTCAACGACAAAGTAGAAAAGTTAAGCAATTAATTTTCGAATATTATGTGCCTCTACATTAAAAAGGATACCAAGAGAATGCGTGCTGAGAATGACATTCTCGTATACAAGAACCTCGACTACAGCCGCCGTACCGGGTATTGCACCCCTTATCAGTACATGCGTGTTGAATTCAACGAACTTGGGCGGGCTAAACTCACGAGCAAGATTGAACGCATCAAGGGCGTTATCGACAGGGCTATCCACTCGTACTACAACGAAAAGATTGCAAAAGAAACTTCACTCGAGTCTAAGTACGATTACGGCACTCGTACCAAGCTCGCAGTGATTCCCAAGGGTTCGCTCTACTACATAGGCGACGACGGAGATGTAGCCTCAACGCAGCTTTACATCTTCAAGACAAAGAAAGCCCTTGACGAGTGGAAAGAGGGAAGGGATCCGGGATTTGACAAAATTCCTGCATAAAAATTTGGATATTAAAAATTAATTCCCTATCTTTGCACCCGTAGACTCGAATGAGTATATTTTAAAGATTATTAATATGGAAAAGTTATATTCAGTCAAATTACCCTCAACAGGCAAGTATATACTGTGGTGCGATGAGCACTGGTATGAAACCACCCCTGAGCCGTATCCTTTCTTTGAAAAGGAGCAGGCGGAAGCAATTGTCAAGCAGCTTCGGAACCACTACACATACAACGCTGTCGTGGTTGACGCACAGGGCAACGAAATCAACAAACCCAAGGTATCTCCCATTAAGGAGTTCACCGAGGAAAAGAAATCATTCTTCAGGAAATTTTAACAATTAAAAAAATTAAGCAATATGGAAACCAACAAGACTACCAAAAAGGACATTTATCAGATTGACCCGCGCAACATCGTCGTGCAGGAAGGCTTCAACTCCCGTGTCGATTTCGGCGACATTGACGAGCTTGCCTCCCAGATTCGTGAACAGGGCGTTCTGAACCCTATCACCGTCATTCCTTTCACCACGGAAGATGGAGCCGAGAAATATCGCCTTGTGGATGGAGAGCGCCGCTACCGCGCAACTATGAAACTCATTGAAAGCGGATTCGAGATCCCGCGCATCCCCGCGCTCTTCCAGCCCAAGTCAACTTCCAAGGAGGATATGTTCATTCAGCAGCTTATGCGAAACGAGGGCAAGCCTTTCTCCGAGTACGAGTACGGTATCGCGTTCCAGAAGTTCCAGAAGTTCGGCTACAGCAACGCAGACATTGCCAAGAAGCTCGGCGTCAAGCAGTGGAAGGTTGACTGCTTCCTTGCCCACCTCAACCGTGACGAGAAGGTGCAGGAGCTTATGAAGGACGGGCGTATCACCGGTGTTGACGTGCGTCATATCTACCAGGCCGCCAAGAACGAGCAGGCAGCCGTCAAGGAAATCCTCAAGCTGGTTGACAAAGCTGAGGGTAAGGGTGAGAAGAAGGTATCCCTGAAGGACTTGGATATGGATTCCGCCTACAGTGTCGCCAAGGAAACCGCCGCCGTAAAGAAGGGCCTGGGCATTCTGTTCAACTACATTAAGACATACACCCACAACGGTGCTATCAACCTCGGTATCGGAGTGGACGATGTGTACACCGCAATCACAAAGGGCGGAAAGAACCTCAAAGAAGTGTTTGAGTCCGCACAGAGAACTGCAATGCAAAAGAAGGCAGAGTAAAAGCTACTGATTAATCAGGAAAAGGAAGGTATCACTACAGTGGTGCCTTTTTTTGTTTCCTGAAACTCGAAGTCGGTGAAGCCCTATATTCGTTAAAATACGCCGCACGCTCGCATCTGCAAATAAATCGACGGTAAAAAAAAATGAAAATAAATTTTGATATTAAATTTATTTCATCTATCTTTGCATCAAATAAAGCAATATTATGAAAACATTTGAAGTAACACTTTTCGTATTGGGGCTGCCTTTTTCAAAGGAAAACACAAGGACAGTTGAAATAGAAGCTAATTCGCAGGAAGAAGCTGAACAGAAAGCCCACGATTGGTATGTATCCGATGGGTGGGGAGTTTACGATTCCAAAGAAATAACCGAATAAAACAATAGTATTATGAAAGAAAAAGCTGTACCTGTTGGTATATTCCAAAACGAAATTTTCATTGCCCGTTATAAGGATGGAGAACTTTCTGCACTACCGTTCAATTTCGACGTTATCCGTCCTGTTGAGGCGAGCGTCCTCCAGGATCTCCGCGACCCTGATTCTTACCAGGACTATTGCGAGGACTTGTGGAAAGGCGCAGTCCAAGCAGGGGCTACAAAGCTGGGACTTCGCGAATACGCGGAGCAGTGCATAGACGAAGCAGATTGTCTAAACGACGATGAAGCTTTCCCTGGTAAGGACGATAGCGGTTGCGAGTATCTTACCCCGGAACTCAGAGAGGAAGCCGACAACTACCTTTTGAACGAGTGCGGCGTTGAGGTTGGAACGTGGGAATGTTCAGGCTCTTTCTGCCCCAACTCTTTCTACAAGAACTTCAAGAAGTTCGACTATGTGTTCGACAACGATGCCGCCCGTAAAGCTGCAGAGGACTACTACAAGAAAATAGCTAAATAGTGTTTTCCATATTTTTTGTTCAAAGAAGCAGTCTCATAAATGAGGCTGTTTTTTTTGCTTCAGTACTTGCGGGTGCGGAGCCCGTGTATTTTTTAAGGAATATAATTACCTGGTTTACAGATAAAACCGTCTTGGCTACAGAACCAGCTTCCGCTGTCTACAGTATATTCGTTAAAATACGCCTCGACGCCGCACTGGCAAATTTAACTCATGAAATTAAATTGCAAAATAAATTTGGATATGAAATTTATTCTTCTTATATTTGCATTGAACAAAACACACATAGCAATATGGAAAAGGAAATTCAGAACATTTTAAGCGGCTACAAACGCATTGGTGCCACAAAGGTTAGCACGAGTAATAGCGGAGTTACAATCAACGCCCATGAAGCCACAAATGAGGTTATGGGGCTTGCATCCACTAAAATTCTCAACAAGTATCCAGACTTTGAAATTATCTATTGGACGGGGCAGTTTCAGACTTGGGTATTCACCCGTAGGACACTTCGTTACGCAGGATATAACGTAAAATAACAAACAAGGCTATGACAAAAGAAGAAACCCTTCAGGTAATCAACGAGATTATCGATGAATCCACAAAGGCTATGAAAGCCGAGGCAAAGCAGCTCCTTGACGCGCAGGAATGGGACTTTGACACTTTCAACGATAGGAACACCTTCGCCCGTACTGCAATGGAAGTTATCTTTGATAAGGAAAAGGCTCAGTACGCCGCTATCAACAACACAAAGGCATACAAGCAGTTGAAAGCTAATCTCGCTTACGAACTCGCCTTTATCCACGTATAACCTATTCCACAACCATTGAAATCCTGTACAAAAGTGCAGGATTTTTTTGTACCCGTACTTGCCGGTGCGACGAAGACAAGTTTATTAAGGAATATAAACCCGCGATCCATGCTGGTATCATCGCCTGCAGACCAGCGATCCATGCTGGTTGATATATTCGTTAAAATAACGCTTCCTCCCGCACCTGCAAGTATCCTCTCAATAAAGTGTTAAATTCTACACATTAGCCCCTGTTTTTGCCATTAACAGGTGTTTTTCTACACGTTATAAATTTCCTGAAATAAATTTGCAAATTAGAATTTAATTCACTATCTTTGTACTACAAGCAAGCAATACTATGGAACCACCTCAGTAGATAGTCATAGGGTATAAGGGGCTTAAAGGCGTCCCGAAAAGGGCTGGACGATTTAATCGTAATAGGAAGGAGTACACTCCAACCTACAAAAATCGGACGGGAGAGTAGACTCCAACCTGGTCATAACTCAACAAAAAAATTAAATTTCATTGTCGAATTTATTTGTCCGATCAGTCGTTCAATAATAAAAAAGTTCATAATTTTGCTTATTAAGGAAAAACGCCTATCTTTGCATTGTTAAACAAGTAAAGCAATACAATATATGGAAGATATTAAATTTCTCGACGTGGTTAAGTGGAACCACCCTATGAGCAAGCCTGAGAAGGACGACGTTATGGTAGTAGAGGACACAGACAAGGACGCTATCACCGTACGCCACCTGCAGGACAATAACATAACAACTGTTTTCGCCCGCGATTTGCGCGTTGTCGGACACTGCACTGCCTATGAGCCAATCGCCGATATCGTCGCCCGCTACGTGAGCAAATAGACTCTTCTGAGTATATATTCCAAATAATATAACATAAATTTTAATAAATGGATAAAAACACATTAATTAATCATATCAAAACAAGACTCCCAGAAAATCATACAGGAAGATTACATGCACTAATGCTGTTCTTCACAGAAGTAGAACTCGGCTATTCAAATACACCTAACAAATGGGTTAATACTTCAAATATCGTGTACTTCAACGGAATCGACGCACTCAATGCCTATGCAAATACCCGGTGCCCCGCAAGCCAACTCGTAGAAGGAGATACACCTGAAGAACTAGCCGACAATATGATCCAAATGGTTCATAACTTCAACAACGAAGCCTGGCTCGAAACAGAACTCTACCCATATATGTAATAGACTCGATTGAGTATAAATTTTAAATTTACAATATTATGACAGAACAAGAAATCAAACAGAAGGCAATTGAGATAGTCAAAAGTTACGGCTATCATGAGGGAGAAATAATCGACTACGACTACGCCGTAGAAATGGTTGCCGAAGCCCTGTCAAAATAGCTGACTTTCATATTCCATATTGTTTCTTTCCCCACCGTTATTGCCCAATATAAATTTCGGTGGGATTTTTTTTAATAAAAACCTGATAATAATAAATTATCTAATATTTTCCTGATAAATTAATTTCAGAGATTGCTCTTTCCCCATAGACTCGTTTGAGTATATTTATACCCGAATACTGTATTTTTTTAAAATTATTTGTATATTCATTATAAAATGAATATAATATATGGAATGGAAAGAACACCCTACAATAGTAGGATATTTGGCTAATGAAAATGGAGAAATTGCAAGAATTGATGAAACAAGTTTATTTCCTCTCGACACTTTAAATATCGTAAAACAAACACTAAATTCTAATGGATATTTAATGTTTACATGCCATAAAAAATCAAAAATAGCACATAGATTTATTTATGAATGCTTTTACGGGCCAATAGAAAAAGGATTGGTAATAGGCCACATTAATTGCAACAGAACTGATAATAGAATCGAAAATTTAAGAAAAGTCACGGCAAAAGAAAATAACTCTAATCCAATAACTGTTAAACGACAATTAGAAATAAAGAGAGAAAAAAACGGGAAGAAAGTTTTAAAACGCGATAAAAAAACGGGAGAAATTCTTGGATACTACGAAAGCGTAAGACAAGCCGCAGAAGAAAACGGTACTTTGCCTCAATATATCAGATGGGTATGCAACGGTAAAAAAGGATACTATAGCTCCGCAGGATATAAATGGGAATGGGCAAAATATAGATACTCCTGTAAATGGGGAAAATGGTGGATTAGTGGAGACTTATAAAATTTTATCACATTGAAATACAACGTGATTTTTTTTTGCTTTTCTGAAATTTTCTTCCTATCTTTGTATTGCTGAACAGAAAGACAGTAGCTGTGAAGAAACCTTGGTAAACAGTTATAGGGTATAAGGAATTTAAAGGCATTCCGAAAAGGGCTGGGTGATTTTAATCGCATAGGAAGGAGTATACTCCGTCACGATTGATCACGCTGGAGCGTAGACTCCAATCTGGCCTAAAAAAAAATATAACATTTTCGGCAATAAATCCGTTTTCCTGCCAATAATGTATAAATTTATATATAAAAAAATCCTCAGTAAAATTTACTGAAGATTCTATGTAGCGGGTGAGGGACTCGAACCCCCGAGGCTTGCGCATAGGCTTATGAGGCCTACAAGATGACCAACTTCTTACAACCCGCAATGTTATTTCTGAGCCGGTGGAGGGATTCGAACCCCCGACCCTCGCATTACAAGTGCGACGCTCTGGCCAACTGAGCTACACCGGCATTCGTATGATCTTCCCAAACATTCTATTCTGAAATATATAATCGAATAATAAATATTCAACACTTTTATTTTCGACTACAAATATACGAAATTTTTTTGACTCCTGCAAATTTTTCTGAATTTTTTTTTGACAAATTTAATTTGTTAAATCAAATTTTAGCAAATTTTGACATTTGATTATAATCTATTACTTGCGCCCCCGCGCTGAAAAATCAAATCGAAAGTAAATTGCTGAATTTAATTTCAAACTGTAAGCAATCGACTGATTTTATATCGTGGAACAAAATGTTCCACAGTTTAATTTGGAATTTTTAAAATTTTTTAAAAATTTGGCATGCGCGGCAGTCTGAATCGGGATAAAGGGCACTTTTCTCCTGAGGAACTCTCCCTCTTTTTCCACTTTTTTCCATTTTCTTCCCCGGCACTCACGTTAACACACGGGAAATTGCGGAATTTATTTACCAATCCCAGCCCCTAATTCACCTTATTTTGCAACTATTTAATACCCAACAACTTACCAAATCCCTAATAAATATCCAAATATAATTTCACTAAATGGACTAACGAGGGGGACTTTCCCAGACTTCTAACTCCTTAAAACACAGCAGAATACAAACAAAAAATGGCGGACAAGCCGCCAAAATTAGGGAAAGTAATTCAAAAACGTACATTCCTCCGGGTTATCTTATGATAAAAAAACGTGGGGTTAAATTCCCACGTTACCTATCTGATTAATTCCCTTGAGTTGACTATTATTTGCCATTGGTTTATTAAACGTACTATTATCTGTATGGACTTTTATCTTTGATTTCCATTGCGGATATTTTTCAAGGGTATCATAGAATGCTGTTACGTCCGGTAATGATTTATTTCTGATCATAACGTCTATTACAGTAATGCAGTTAAAAGCGCCGGATATATCGTTACTATTGGAAAACATTCTATCTTCTGCTTGTGAATAAAAATCCCCGCAATATTTGCAGGGATTAGTCACTATTTTCGAGTTTGTTACTCCTTCACGTACTTATCGAAATCCTCATATTTTTCGATCCATTTATGTTCAACTAGGTCATATTCTCCGACTATCCAGTTGCCGACATAATTGCAGGGAATCTTGAAATACTTATCGACAAAATCTTTCCAAGCCTTTTCAGCTTCTTCAATGTTACGGACTCTTACTTCCTCGTCGTCGTCGATTGCGTTTATGCAGTAGAAGGAATCTGTCATCTCGTCGCAGATACTATCAAGTGACGGGGCGAAGTCATAGGGTGAATACTTTCTTACGGTTCCGACGAAGATAACGCCTGAATAGTCAACGTCCTCGTCGAACGGGTTTCCGTCCTTATTGTCCCATGAATACTGAGCGTACTCAATGAGTTCCTCCACGGTGTCAAACGTATCTGGTTCACAGATATCTTGATCTACTCCGAATCCGAATTTAACTTTATCCTTTTCCATTGTATTGTTATTTTATTTATTTGGTTTATCGAGCTCTTTGTCTATTTGTTTCTTACAACCACCTAGTGTACTTGTGTGGGCGAATCCGCAGTTATACTCGTCTACTGCTTCCCATATATATCTGGCTTTACCAAGTAATCCTTCTGCAGCATATTTTCTTATTTCATATCCCCTATAGATATAATGTCCGCTACTGATTCTTTTTGCATGCATACCTACTCTTGACTACTACTCTTTCTAGGTTGAAATTTTTAATCTTAAAATTTTCTGTCATTTCTTTGCCTGTTTTACCGGCAGGATTTCGTGAACCATTACAGAAGCGTATTTTGCTTCCGGGTACTGTGCCTCGAGTCGCTTGATTTGAGCATTAAGAGATTCCACTTCCTTATGGATACGGATTTCCGTCATAGCATCCTCGCAATCGCAGTGATAATACTCACACACTTCGTTATGATCGATTTCTGTATCAGGATGAATTTCTCTACCACAGTAAGAACAATATACCTTATGATTGCAATGGATGTTCTTTGTGTTATATGGTAATTTTGCGTAAATCATACTACTTTAATTTTATTTGTTTTTAATATAGTCGGTAAGTTGCCGGCCAGGTTTCTTTTTCAGTGAACGCCGCATGGCGTTTTCTATGATTAGCATAGGGAACGATATACCTGTTGGCTACCCAACAAGGATTTACTATCTTGACATTCGTTATTCACTCCTGCCCGTAATCCCGCTTCCCGACGGGATGTTTGTTATATTTTCTACTTTCAATTCCTTGGCAACCAACGCCTGAGGGTGTAAACCCATTTTCTTTATGTTGATTGCCGCATTAATGTCCCTGTCATGTTCGGCGCCGCAGTGCGGGCACACCCACTGACGGTCATCTAATTTGAGTTCGTGGTTTACATAACCACAGTTGGAGCAGGTTTTCGAAGAAGGCTCATACTGCCCAATGAAAACAACATTCTTACCATACATATCAGCCTTGTAAGCAAGTTGCCTTGTAAATTCGTTCCACGCGGCACTTCGAATACTATTAGCAAGGCGGTGATTTTGTGTCATTCCTGTAATATTCAAGTTCTCAAGGCATACCGTATCGTAATCCCTAATAATTAAGGTTGATAACTTATGGAGGAAATCGCTTCTCCTGTTCGCTATCTTACGATGCAATTTTGCAATTTGAAGGCGTTTTTTCTCGTGCCTTTTACTCCCCTTCTGTGTTTTTGCAAATCCCTGTTGAAGTCCTGCAAGTCTTTTTTGCCCTTTTTCAAGGAATTTAGGGTTTCCGTACTTTATTCCATTGGAAAGAATTGCATAATCTTTGATACCTAAGTCGATACCTACGGTTGTTTCCTCACATACCTTGGTTTTCGGCATGTTTGGTTTTCCGTCATCAACCAGTATTGTACACCAATAATCTCCACAATGGTCTTTGCTTACGGTAAGAGTACCCATTCTGAGCGTGGTATCAAAAACCCTATTTTCACAGAACTTTACCCACCCTATAGTTGGAACAAACACCCAATTTGTTTCGAAATTAAATTTTGCCCCCTGAGGTAGGCGGAAGGAATCTGTGGAGTTCTTTCTCGATTTAAACTTTGGATAACCTTTCTTCGCTTTAAAAAAACGAGTAAAGGCATTATCCAAATTCCTAAGTGATTGTTGCAGTGACGCAGCGGAGGACAGTTTTAGCCATTCGTGTTCACCGTCCTTTTTGAGTTTTGTAAGTTCGCCACAAAGTTGGACACAGGAGATTGATTTCCTTTCTTCCTCCCACACCTTCTTTTTCATGTCAAGCCCCCAGTTATAAACGAATCGAGCATTGCCGAAGGCTTGGGACAATGACTTGCATTGTTTAACCGTCGGTTTTAATTTGTATTTGTATGCTCTCATCATTTTATAAAAAATCTTTTTTATTATAAATAGTTGCTTGTCTGAAAAAGTTCGAAGGGAATCGGGGTGTCGGTTTACTATAAATTCAATGGATTTACAACTTTCCATTATATATTCAATTGGTAGTAGCAGGTGTTGGTTCACCACAAATTCAATGGATTTACAACCTTCTCGTTCTATCTTATTGATTTTCCGAGCAATACACGCGCACACCGACGCGCAAAATTCCTAAAATTATATTGCATTATGTCATATTTGTTCATTTTTTAGCCAACAGGTATATCATTTCCTTAGCATATATACATTATATCTTTCCTCAAAAGGCATGGACGTTTGTAGGAGTTTGTCAACAGTCAGATTCAGTACGTTGTCCAACTTCTCATATTCTTTTTTAGAAAGGATGCCCTTCGCCTTGGCTTCAAGGCTGTACAGTTTGTTATTTAATATTTCAGGAGAGGGACGCATTAATCTGTCTCCTCTCCCTTCAACTGAGCAAGCACCTTCTCAAGTTTCTGAATCATCAAATCCTTGAACGGCACCTTTCTTACACCAAAGAATGAACCATTGTCGGGAACGTATGCCTCAATCTCAGTAGTAACCTTCTCGTCGCAGGAAGCCACAAGCTCCACGATATCCTTTGCCATCATCAGGGTTTCTCCGTTAATGATAGAGGAAATGACGGCAATGCCGCTCTCGGTATCCTCTACGTCCTGAGAGAATGAGAGCCCGCCGAAGCTGCTGACGATAGAGACAGTATCGTTGTCAAAATTATCCTTGACGCTGAATGACAGCCTGAACACCGGTCCAATGCTTCTTGTATAGGTGTCTGCCGTCCATCCGTCCTTGCTGCGCTCGAATCCGAACTTTTCCTCCATATGGTAGATAATCTGTGAGGAGATACGGCAACCTTTTCTCATTAACGGATTGTATGTATCCACAGGATAAGGAAGTGATTTCTCCCATTCGAGAAGTGCATTGTTCAACTCCTCAACGGTAGAATATGATTTACCGTTGAAAATAGCCTTGCCATTCTTGAGGGCAATGTTGCCACAATAACCTACACCATAGGTGAACTCTCCACTCTTGCGATAGAGTGAAATATCCTTGTTGTCACCGAGGATGTTAAACTTCTCTTTTAAATCTTGTCTTGTCATAATTTCGTTATTTTTATTACAACGCAAATGTAGGGAGAATTTTTTTAATTTGCAAGTCAGATTATTCTGATTTTTTGTGTTCTACGTGTCAATACCTTCCACTTTACCGCCGCACATTACGATACCGTTAACCAGACCCTCGAAGAGTGCGTTCTCATATATTTGGAAACTTCTCTTAAAAGCTTTGGGATGTTTCATATCGAAGCGAGACAATGACAAATGTAACTCATTGTTGTCGATTTTTTGTTGTATATGTTCGTGAACGAAATTTTCTAATTGTTCTGTGGTAAAAATTTTATTTTCTTTCATGGTGTTTGATATAATTGGTAAGGCGAATTTTGTAATTGTCTTCATTGCTCAAATTTCTTATAGCGTCGAGATAGATAGATTCGTACGCCAGGAATTTTCTATAAAGTGGGTAATTTTTTCTGAGACATTCATGGGCAATTATGGAAAAATTTAAGTCTACGTCCTTACGGAATTTTTGATATTGTGAACGGGTGAGGTTATTCTCGGCCCATTCTTCATATTCATTAAGCCTTTGGCAAAATTCACGCTCTGTCATGGTTCTTTATATAATCAGTAAGTCTTATAGGGGAATCCTGGGAACGCCCCCTTATGGTAAACGTTGTAGTAATCTTATCTGGTAGGTACGGGGTTGCGTTGAAATGGAGGGTTACTGTCTTATTCGCATATTTAGACTTCACTGTTCCTATCATAAATTTTGGAAATTATACATGCGTTTGATCCTGAACACAGGGATTGTTTTCTTCCTGTTCCATGCTTTTTTTGCTTACAATTCGTACTCTCTAATGGTTTTAAGCGGATATAGACGAATCTTATCAGAACAGTTGTCCGTTGTTATAATAAGGTCTATGAATTCAGCCTTCTTTAATTTCCTATATTGCTCGGGAGATACCTTCTCCCGTATCCACATTCCGTCCATATGTTTACTTTATTAAATTTTCAAAACAGTATTTTATTCGTTCCTGATTTTCTGTGCCTCTTTCCAGTTCCGTTTATATCCAATCTTACCGGCAATATTTTCTTCTGTAATAGTAATCAACCCCAAGGTATCATTTACGCCATAACCGGAGTAAAAAATCGTAGTAAATATTCCAACCCGATATATATTATCAACTGCAAATTCAGACCCGGCATTGGTCCTCAAAATATCGCCTCTCTTGTATTTCGCCTTTTTTATCTTGTGTAATGTTTCCATACTCTAAATCAAATTTTCAAGACAATACTTTATTGCTGCTTCTGCTGCCTTTTCATAAGAATCATAACCACACAATTCTGTAACAAGTCCATCCTTCTTGATATATCCAACATCTGCTGTCCACCAATATCCTTCACCGCTTCCAAAATCTACAAAAGGTTCAATAGAAATATTGTGTACTTCTCTAAACCACTTCATTGCCGTTTGGAGAGTTGGAACATTTAGGTAATTAGTATTAGGCTGTGCTCTATGTGGATATTTTCTCCATAGTTTTAAATCCTTTCCATCATTGTCATAGAATATATTATAGTAAGCATAACATTGTTCATCAAACCCCTTTTCCTTCAGGAGTTTGGCAGTCTTAAAGCTAACGTAATCTTCAGTAATCATTTTGCATGCAAATTAGCATATTTTTTGACAAGTTCTTCAATATCAACCATTCTTGCGCGTTTTGGGGTTTGCTCGTCTATTTGGGATAAAATGTCAGATACGAGATATTCGGGCAGTTTACTGTCCGCATAGTTTTTAATAAGATCACGAAAATCTTCTACGTCTGCTTGTGGAATGTAAATAATCATTTTATTTTATTTTATATGGTTACGCGCCGATACCGAAAAGCCTTTTTATAAAGTTTCTTCTTTGCATATCTTTAATTTTTTAAACATCTTCCATCCAGTTGCCCTCATTCCACGAATAACCGCTCATCCAATCTCCCAAGACAAATAGCCCGTGTCCAAGTTTCATGATAAGCCAACAAAGCCCAAGCCACAACATTATAAACGGGAATGTTACTACATACAGTATCTGCTTCCATAACGGATAGAACCACCAATCTCCACGGCCCTCATCGTGGTACCTCTGTATTTTTTCTAATTCGGTTTCTTTTTTCATAATGAGTTGATTATATCCAGCACAAATTATTCCGCCTTGTACATTCCTTCAGGTGCTTCGAGTGCAAGTCCCTTTGGAATTAAGCAACGATAGTCAAAATGATGAGCATTGAGCCAATCAATAGAAACCTGATGTGATTTTCCAAAATAATAAGGAGCGAGTTCTTCTGCTTTATCTTCATCATCAATTTCGTTTAATTTATCTAATTCTAAATTAAATAAATCAGCCCACTCTTCTCTTTCCTTATCTGTCATGCTTGACATTAAGCGAAGGTAAGGCCTTACATTGCACTCATCAATATCAAAACCACCACATCTTACATTATATTGAGCGATTGGTTCACTAAGCTCATCTATAATTACTCTATTTTCTTGTGGATATACAGCGTATAAGATGCCGGTGAGAAATCTACCATCTCTGTAAGAAAATTCACTGGCAGAAGCATCTCTTTCTGTTTCAGTTAAAGAAATTCTAACACCATACGGCAATCTAACACAAAGTTCTTTAAGCAATAGTTGTTTTTCTTCTTGTGTCATAATTCAAGTAAACGTTTTATTATTTCCTCTTTTTTATTTTGTTCCAAGATACATCGAACTCCGTCTTTCAATAACAATACGCACTCAGTATATTCCCTAAATTCTCCAATAGGTATAAGTTTTACCTTTTTATATTCCTCTATTCTGTCAATCTCATCAGTATTTACAATGAAACGCCTTACTGTACATTGCCCACTAAAATGGAAATATATTTCTACAAACTTTGTCATATTAATTTTCAATTGTCTCTCCCTGTTTCGCCATCCACTCTGCTCCGGCTTTGAAACCATCAAAGAATAAGAATCCAACTGGATGTTCTTTTGGCTTTACAGCAGTTTTTACATCATATTCTTTGTACGCTTTCTTCGCCGCCTCGTCCAGATTGGAGGGAAGGGAAGGCTGAGATAAGTTATAAGTCGCTAAAATGTGCTCCCAAAATGTATCATCCGAGTTGTATATTATTGTTGCGGCGTCCCGTTCGCTGCGGAAATTGTCATAAATTTGGCAGATTTGTTTTATATCTTCTTTTGTCATAATCTATTCAGTTTTATACATATCTTCTGGTGCTTCAAGAGCAAGTCCCATAGGAATAAGACCACGGTAATCAAAATAATGAGAATTGAGCCAATCGATTGTTCTCACCATTACCCTTTCAGTAATAATGGAATTCCCCCACTCAGGTAAATGATTGGAAAAATACTCTCCATCTTTCCGAAGACCGCTTATCTTACGGAACTCATAGTACTCCTCCTCGGTCATACTTGACATTGGACGGAGATATGGTTTGACATTGTCTATATATACTTTTGCGTCGTCATCATTTGGAATATCCAGATTAATAGCATTAGTATATAAATCAATTCCAATGCATTTTATATCAATGCATTCATTGTACCAAGTATGAACAATTATGCCGTATGGTAATCTTGCACAAAGATCAGTAAGCAATAGTTGTTTTTCTTCTTGTGTCATAAAGGTTACTTTTAAATTTTAGAATTAAGCCAGGCGTTGAGCTTATGGCTTGATTTGGAGTAGAACACAAAGGATGTTATGAGCGCCAGACAAATAGGGTTTGTAAGTATCAATGCTTCGTTACCCCATATAAACATTGAGACGACGTTAACTATAAGCCATATGGTTGCCATTACCCATACGGAGGCGTCTCTCTTTGTTTTAACCAATTTACTTAAGTTCATATTGTTGTGTTTTTTAGTGAGAAGAATTAAAGACGAATTCGTTGTTATGGAAATTAATGAATATATTGCCGTTTAAGATAAAATCCCATAACAGTTTACTCACCCTTATATGTTCTGATGGTTGTAGTTGAGGCGACTGATAGAAAATCTCAGGGTCGGCTCCTACTAGACGATTGTTAATAACGGCATCATTAATTAAATTACGGCAAAGATGATTATATGTAGGAAACTCTTCTTTTTTAACATAAGACAAAATAAACTCCTTTAGTTCATTATCAGTATAAGATGTTTCAAAATAAACATCTCCATAAATTGTGTGATTGTATTGCTGCATATATCATTAAATTTTATACATTCATTATAAACGTCGCAAAGATAAGTAATTAATCCAATATATACAAATTATTTACATTTGCAACAAGATCGAATTTTTTAATAATATAATTAATCAAAATGTATCTCAATGAACCGTCATGTTACAGTAAAGCCTCTATGTGCACACAAAGTTTCCTAAAATACATCTTTTCTTCCTGTGTCATAATTACTAATCATCCAATAAAAAATGAGACATAAGAGTGATTGGCCAGAAGGCAATCAGTATTCCTCCTATTACATTATCCAACATATCATTTTCATTCAACATATTAAGAACATCTATCTTATAACAGATAAATGTTCCAAATATAGAATATGCAATAAGCGCCAATACAATCCAAATCATAATCTGTACATTCCTTCTGGGGCTTCAATTGCAAGTCCTTTATTAATTAAACCTCTATAATCTAAATTATGCGCATTGAATAAATCAAATATGTCTGAAAGAATATTCATATGACAGATAATAATCTTTTCTTCCTCTGTAATACTTGATAATGGACGGAGATAAGGCTTATAATCATAATACTCATAGCCGTTTTGGATTTCGTGGAGAATGTCCGTCGTTAAAAAGCACTTGTAATCAGTATCGCTGTCTGTACAGCGAACAACAACATTATAAGGCAACCTTGCACAAAGATCAGTCAGCAACAGTTGTTTATCTTCCTGTATCATATAGATTGTTTTAAATCATAATTATTGGTAGTAAATTTCCGCCAAACCACTCATTCATATATTCCTTTTTATAAAAAAACACATTCCCTGTATGATTCACATAATCACCATCAATCTTAATGTTAGTAGTGTCTTTTACTAACCAACTATGTCCATTTTTATATAATATTTTGCCATTTTCATCTTTAATGAAATTTACAAATGGATGGCATATAAGATAATACCCATCATATAATTTATTTTCAGAACTAACCATAAAAGAGAACATAGCAATATGGTCTATCTTCTCTGGAAATTCGGTGCATATTGTAATGAATGCATCGAACCATTCTTTAGGAGAAACATTGTTGCAATACTCCAAAGTTGGCATAAACACATCATCCGGAACTGTTTTCACAAGCCCATTATATTCTGGTTCAGAATGCTGTATAACATAATGACCAAAGTTTTTTCTTGGATAGTTATCTTCCCTACACAGTTCATATGGTGCATTTAATGGAAGATAATATCCTATCCCTCCTTCCTCCTTCAAGAGAACACAGACCTGTGTACGACGGCCTTTATTATATGTTGTTTCAACCCAATGATAACCATACTTATCAGATTTGTCTTGTTTGTTTAATAAGAGATCTGGAAACTTTATTTTACATATCTTATCCATATTTCAATTATTTAATTATACAACCATTCCTTCGCCTCCAAGGCTAGGCCCATGGGAATCAAACCTCTGTAATCAAATCCTTTCTTATTGAGCCAATCGACAGACAGGTGACAGTGTTCCATGGGCAGTGTGGGTTCAGGCTTAAACTCGCAATCATAATCTACCTTGCTCTGCCTGTACCAATCCTTTTTTTCCTCTTCAGTCATACTTGACATTGGACGAAGATATGGTTTAACTTCTGCCATCGCACAAAAATTATATTTTCCATCAGGCTTATTAAACCCGACTGTATGAAATGTTTCTCCGTTCAATTTATCACCCATTTCGGTGTCAATATCAAGGAGCGTACATATATAACCACCAACACATATTTTTAATCCATATGGCAGCCTTGCACAAAGATCAGTCAGCAATAGTTGTTTTTCTTCTTGTTCCATATTAATTTTTATTTTTCATTATTCATCTTTTCTTGCGTTAAGTCCAAGTTTGTAGAAGTAGCAGGCGATTTCAATAGCGGACGGATATTCGCCACTATTTTCATGGGCATAGTATCCAGTGAAACCTGATAGTACTTTCTCCAAATCTACCTCTGGCTGCTCCTGCTGGAGAGAGGTGATAATTCCTTTTATTTCGACAAGAAGACTTAATGTAAGTTTCCCATCACTCCACTTTTCTATCTCGGCAATCAATTTTTCGGAATCAATGTATTTCATAACTCAATTTCTTTATCAATTCCACAAAGGCGAAAGGCGTGATGGAGTTCGTGGACATACTTAAAGTACATTTCATCCATACATCCATTTTTCCCGTTAATATGAATCCCAATAACATCACCACCATAACTTTGAGCATAGCACAAATCGTCGTTACAATAGTCAGCACTAAACCCGTTCTTCTCCAAGATTTCTGCCGTGAGGGGAATAGGCTTTACGCTTGAAGCGTGCACGAATAGGATTTCATTATTTGGCCCTGCCAATTTGAATGTGTATCCTTCTCTTGATCCCAATCCCTCCATTGGGTCAATTCCAATCACCTTACAAGGCTTACTGATACTCTTGGAGAATACCCAGTCGCCAAGCATCAATTCGTTGGCTTTAATTTCTACTTCAGTTTTCATGGGCTATCTATCTTTCACGAAATGATAAGTAACTGTTGTGTCTTGTTGGTGTATCGTATAGATTGTATCTATGCGCACTTTTGGATTATTGAGCACCTTATCGGCACATTCAATGCCAAAACCTGTTGCATTTGTGGCTGTCATACTTATCATTAACATAACAAAAATAATCCCAACTACAGACCCAATCCATAAACCAAATAATAATGCGGGTTTATCCATAACTATAACTTTTTAATATCGTTGTAAAGTGACTCCAATTCTTCCATATGTTTATAACCATCATGCCTGAGGTTAGATAAAGCATCCCACAGAATACCAATCTGTACCTTGCTTGGCTTCCAATGAGGCTGGGTACGAAGACGAAGGGATTCAAACCAACAGACATCACTATTTAAATTATTAAAACCTTTCTCCATTTGTTTACCCTGTACGTCTTCTAAAACATTCAAAATATGCTTAAAATGATTTTCATCTTCCTCGCTCCATTCTGATGGCTTGCATAAACCATATTCTTCTGGGTTGTCAACTACTTGTTTCCTGCCTTCAATCACTCCACTTCTTCGCCCATTATCTATCATAAGAGCAATTTGCCGGCTATCTCGCATCTCTGCGGACTTCTGCTCTTCCATACCAAGCCTAACACCCTCTTCCATTGCCTTGACAATATCCTTCATATCGGTTTTTACAACCGTGTCAGCAATAAAGTGTCTAGCAACATCTCTAACAGTAGTATCTCTATCCATATCTTCCCGTTGGTAGCGGATTATCTCCTTCTCCAAATCTACCTCCGACTTTTTGTCCAGTGAAGAAGGTAAGCCAAGTTGTTTTGCTGGAACATGTGCATCTTTTCTACCCTTAATATAACCTTCGTTATGGCCGAGAATAAGATAATGGGTTGCAAATTCCTTTGCTTGTCTTGGCGTTATGTTTATACCGTTGTCAAAGCAATATAATACTGCATCTCTTTCAATATCTTTCAGTACTTCAACTTCTTTCTCCGCCTCCAGCTGCTCCTGCTTTAACATAATATCGGTAAAAGAGGTCATTCCTTTCTTTTCGCAGTAGGCACGGAATACAGTCCACATCATATCATCATCAAGTTTGGAATCAGTAAATTCTCTTCCAGTATCTTCACAACGATAATACTTCCGAAGAATCTTTACCTTTTCTCCTCTAAATGTAACTTCTTCTTCTTTCGATAGAATTGCTACCTTACCACCTGTAAATGGGGACTTTATATCATTTTCTGGCTGTTCTTGCTGGAGAAAGGTAATAATAGAAAGAGCTGTCTCATATCCCTTTACTTCTGCTTCCCATTCTTTATAATTAGTCGCATAATAAAATTTGGTCATTAGAGACTTAAGCCCGTTTTTCACCTTTTCTATTTTGGCAATCAGTTTGTCTGCATCAATGTACCTCATGCTATTTTACTTTTTCTCAAATTCTTTATAGAATGAATCTTTTTCACGAGCAAACATTTCAAATTCATTTTCGTACAATGGTGCATATATTACACAATCAATCCATTTTCCGTCTGAATCTTTTAGTCTTGCCTTATCTGAAATAATTTTATATTCTCTATTATATTTCTTGTGAATCCAAATACAATCAGGCTGCTCCTGCTGGAGAGAGGCGATGGTTTCCTGGATAACGTGTAACTCTCCAATTCTCGCCGACGCGTGATCTGCAAGGTTAAAGCATTCGACCTCAATCGCATCGGACCGCTGCTTTTCACAAATACTAATCTTCTGTTCTATCTTGGCAAGCAGTTTATCTG